CTGCATCGAAACAAGACTCTACAATCACCCAAGGTAATGTATAAGGCTTATTGTTTATCCCTGCACCATAAGGTGTTTTATACTCAGAAAAATAACGGAAAGTCTTTGTATAGATGGGTCTTAGTAAAAGCCCAATTACTTGATCTTGAAAGCGATTAGGCATAGTCACCACTTCCTCATATTCCATAATGAATTGCTTTACCTGTGCGGGTAAAGGGAGTGTATATGCTATCTGCCCTGTAATCAAACGATAATCTAAGTTAAAGTAATGAGAGGAAACCTCATACTTGTTTCTATACTGCGGTACTGGTAAAGAGTGATAGAAAGATAAGTCCTGCATAAGATCACCTAAAAGAAAAACCCCTTGGTATTACGCCTAAAGGGGTTTCTTTTTAGAGACGGATTTTAAACGAATTAACGCTGTCGTCCTCTAAGGTCTTTCAGTATATCTGCTAACTGTTTCAAGATGTAATCCAATTTACGGGAACTAGCAACCGTCCTAGCCTCTGTCCCATCAATAGGGGCTTCAATCAGCCAATTCTCTAAAGCATCTGTTACCTGTGAACCTGTTGTAAACCCTACGGTAACAAGAATAACATCCTCTCCCTCTGTATTCTTACCAGATTTACATTGAATAACAAATTCCGATGGTTCTTGAGATAAGTCAAAATTCCTTCTTACCTCATTACGGACAGATTCAGGAAGGCCAACAATAATAACACCCTTACGATTATCTCCACCCATACGGGCTAAAGACTTAACAGCTTCTCCCTTTTCTTTTAATTCAGAGAGAATATCTTTAGCTAATTTATCTGCATCAGCAGTAATGGAACGAGACTTATTGATATTAGGGGCTAACCCGTTAGAAATGCGTTCTACTGTAATTCTCATATCTAAACTCCTTTACGTAAACCTTAATTGAGGCAAAACTCTCTAGGATTAGATAGAGACTTATTTTAGAACTGAATGTCCTCTATATGGTCTAGTGCTGTCGATGTCCGTGTACGGGGTTTCCCCATCACCATATTTCTTCTTGGTTTTGGTAACTGTGATAAAGATTGGAATTGAGCATAAAGAGGATTAAAAACCTCTGGTGTCAGCTTATTCTGATATAAGGAAACAGCCTCACTTATACTTGAATGTCTAAGCTGTATCGGGCACATCTTTTTTCCAATAAACTCTGTCGTAAATTGAACAACCTTCTGAATGTAAAGCTCTCTTACAGTCACACAAAACTGTTTTATAATCTCCATATCCTCTGGGGCCATTTTCTGTATTGCGGCGGGAAGGATAATAACAGTATTCTTTGCAGAAAATTTAAAGGTAGAAGTTGTTTCAGAATAATTAAAGGTAATCATAAAGAAAATCTCCTAAAAGAAAGACACGTTGTAAACAACGTGTCTTAATTCTAATTTAAGTCTCAAATGGGATAGAGACCTGTGAGGTATCGGAGTAGATATAAATTCTGGTGGTGTCCCAACTAAGACTCAATACCCCATTACCCAATGCCTTCAATAAAGGTTTAAGTAATTTAGTCTGAATAAAGGATGAGGAAAGATCCTCTGGGTGTCCTTCTATAACAGCTTCTATCGGGAATACCGTATTACCAATCTTACTGCAATATGTAATGTTTAATCCATTCTCCTGTGTATAGTTAAACTCTAAATTACCATTAGAATTGGGTAAAGACTCTGAAAGATTCGTTAGACGGGTTAAAATCTGTGCTTCCACCTTTAGTGAAAAGAGCTGTGGTGGTAGAGTGTCTGGAGTGGATTCTGGCTTACGGTAAATTAACCACAACTTAGCTATATCTGATTCTATCACCAGTCTTGGAATATCGGATTCTGTCAAATACAGCTTTACTTCCTGTGTCTCCGAAGAAATAGCCTTCAATAAAGAGGCTTCTCTCGAAGTTAAAATAAATGGTACAGAGAGAGGTACGGTCTTTCGTTGAAGGACAGACCATAACTGAGTTGACTGAACAATGCTGTCACAAAATAAGAGGTTACGATCTTTAGGAATAACAGCCGAGGAAAGGATGGGGATAATATCCGAGATGGGTGGTACAGTGTAAGACCCTACAAGTCGTGTGGGATCAGAGTTGACAAAAGAGGCATTAACAGTAATGGACTCAATAGGAATCCATTGACCCATAATTAAAACACTGGGTGATCCCGTATATTTAATTGTCAGTGTCTTTGAGGATAACTTAACCAACTTAATAAATGTTGCTGTTGGAAAGATCAAAGTTTCTCTTATAGGATTGGTGGATGTCTGTGGAATGGTAAATTCCAGATAAGTGTCAAAGTCGGTGGATCGACAAATTAAAGAGTCACCACTCTCATTAACACTTAAACAGACAGACTTTGAAGTTAAATCTGTACCAGAGCGCCAACCAAATAAAGAGCTTAAAGAAAGGAATAAAGAGAGGCGGGATGTCTCTACCTGCCAACAAGGATCATCTGTTGATACAGGTACATCCAAGGGGGAATCATCTAAAGATTCCGTATTCACCTGATCTAAGTTAAAAAGATCGTCCATAAACAAACTCCTTAAAAAGAAAGGCACGAACCGCAGTATGTGTGATTCGTGCCCATAAACAAGAATCCCTCTATTATACTCACATATAGAGGATTATTTTTGCAAGAGTTATACTATCTAAGCAGTTCTTGGATTTTTGGATCATCCGTATATGCTATTGCGGTATCTCCATCCTCATCCTTAGTATCTGGATTAGCTCCATGTGTGAGCATCCATTTGACATCCTCTACACTTGGTTTGAGGTTGGACAATATCTCCATGAATACAGTCTCATTATCATCCTCATCATAAATACCATTAAGATCAACCGCCTTGCTTTCCACAGCCGCCTTTAACAGTTTCATCCCTTCCGACTTGTCGGACATATAACGTATATCATCTATAAAAGAATAAACATCTGAACCTTTGTCAAAGCATAGCTTTAAGAATGCGTGATTTAATGTTATACTTTCTGGAAGGGTGGAGAGTATGTCTAGCATACTTACGCTCTCCCCAACCACCTTCCAATAAGGTTGATCTGCTATCACTAAATCAAAAGACTCTGCTTTAAGTGTTGGCATCACTTCCAAACAATCACCTTGAATAAAACATGAATCCATATTCATAACCCTACTTTAAATGATCCTGTCTTTAATAGAAGCTCTTAAGACTCTACACAATCCCCTAAAGTTAAATTCTTCTTATAAATCAACCTCTTGCACAGATCATTCAAAAATTTGGAACTTTTTAATCATAACAAATTACACCTCTCAAACCCGCATCAATACTAGGGATTTTGGCGTTTTTTGGTTAAAATTCGAGGGATGGAAGGTAGTTGCACTCCCATCCCTCGTTTCAGTGTTTTCTGAAACTATACTCTAATTACCCCTCTTTTTTATAGTAGTGTTCACTATATCTCATTAAAATATTTTTTTATACTAGGTAAATACTAGATTTGAGAGATCTTATATGAACATTTTTAGCTTTCTCTGGGTACAACAAAACAGCCATATTCAGAATTAGTTTAAAAAGAATATAGCTTTATCAGTGGGGTTTCACCACAGAGCATTTAAAGAATGTACAGCAAATAGTATTTGTTAGATGATTATTCACTCTTATTTGGAATTATTTAAGAGTCATTTAATCTTTTCTCACGGCTAGGCTCGGATAGCTTATTCTCTTTATAAGGTGCTTCTTAGACCAATTAATGGAGACCGTCCCGTTCGTCTATCCCATTCCTAAATTAACGGCCTGTTTTGATCTCTGGGCAGTACGACTGGATACTCTGCTTTTCGTGTCGGTAGAGATCGTGAGTGGTCGGGTGAGACAATTAAATAACTCTTATTCTTTTCTCAAAATAAGAACGAATAATCGTTCTAACAGGGATATAGATAACATAACTTATTTTAATTGCAACTAAAAAAGAAAAGCCCGTAAGATTTTCTTACGGGCTTTTCTCATGCACCTAAGAGGTCTAAGTATGTTCCTATTAGGGTTTTAACATCCTCTGGTATTTCGGTATTGTTTAAATAGTCTCTTATGGAAAGGTCGGCAGTATGATAAGAGGATTTAAGGTAATCTACCAACTCCTTCATACTGATTACCTCTTTTTCTTCCTCTTTCTCAAAGAATATGTTCATTCCTGATTCTGCGGGTACTTCCTCATAATGGAAAGATTTATCAGAGGTTTCCATCACCAGAATACGTGGTTTTCTTAAACGGTTATACTGATCCGACGAATTACGGGCTAATGATCCCGGCCGGATAATTTTAATTAACTTATCCCTACCCTCTACCATTATTGTAGAATAGGGTTTATGATCATGCCCTAATATACAGACATCATAATCTAATGTCTGTGCTTCCTCTTTAGTGATAGGAATCTCGTTAAATCCAGACTCATAAAAGCGGTGTAAGAGAAGGATGGAATAAAGGTCTTTTTGTGTATTTGGTTCTGGGGATTCTGGGAAGTGACATCCTTTAATAAACACATCATCTACAATAAGAGAGTCTAACAGCTTCATGGCATCCGATTTAATCAGTATGCCTAAAGGAGTTATAGGCAGAGTCTCCATTGAATCATATCGGAGATCATGATTACCTACTATGGTATAGAGGTCTATTCCACTGTCCGTAATCTTTTTAAAGAGTGTTAAACAGTGAGAGAAATACTGTAAGGATGTATTTACAGTATCGAATATATCCCCTAGGAATATAATCGTTGTACAGTCTATGGTATTGGCATAATTCCAGATATATTGGAGCTTATTAAGGATTGTTTCCGAGTAATTGTCTTTACGGGATATGGGTGTTGACCCTTTGAGATGGACATCACCTACAAAGATTATCTTAGACATTATTTTTACCTGCTTTGGTGGGTAGATCTTCCAGAGAATAAACACCATTACTCACTTTATAAAGACGATCTGCATATTCTAAAAAGCGAGTATCATGTGTGATTAAAACAACGGTAAGACCTATCTGTGTTGACAGCTCTTTTACAAAAGCAAAGAAGTTGTCTAGGTATTGTGTGGATATGTTGGATAAAGCCTCATCTAAGAATAAGATTTTAGCTACATCCAAGTTGGCCACATAAAAGACTTGGATTAGAAACCCTACGACAACAAGGATTCCACCTGCGACACAGGAATCCCTCATAAGGAATGAATGACCTGAGTCAATAAGATACAGTTCCGCACACTTGGCAGACCTCTTTTCTGACACCTTTATCTCTACACGATAATCACGGTCTTGAAAAATGCGCTGTACACCAAGAGTTAATAAATCCTCTAGCTTCTTTAAAGAGGTTTCTGAGAATTTATTGATTAAATCATCTATAAAAGGTTTGGATCTTTCCAGTAGAGTTTGGTTGTCATTTAACGCCGTGTACTCTTTACCTAATTCTTCTAATGACTGTGTGGTGGCTAAGTAAGACGACTTTAAAGCATTATACTTAATGTATATATTCGTCGCCCTCTTTTCTAATGATTGAATGTCCATAATGTTTTTACTCAAACTTGGCTAGTAGAGAGGATATTTCTGTGTATTGTGCTTCCAGTTCCTTTTCCCTCTCCGCTAGGATGGTTTCTGCATTATCTAAGTCCTCAATACCCAACTCTTTTAGCTGTTGTTTATAATTCTCCAATTCCTTTTCTAAGGATTCCAACTTAGCTTCCTCTTTAGCTTTAAGTAGAGTAAGTTCATCCTGTTTCTTTTTAAGGGCTTCAAATTCTTTAATTTCCATGTTTGTTCTCCTAATGGTTGCAGATGGGTTGATTGCATAACGGACAGACATCTACTGTACAAATACGTTCATGTACATCCTTTATCTGTTGTTCTGTCTTGGTAATAATCTCCTTAGACTTGTTCCTACTTACTAAAACTTTGAGATACTGCTGTAAGAGCAGAATGGTTTTCGTATCGGGAATAGTCACATTATTTAAAAGTTCTTTATTCTTTGTAAATCTTGTGTGCGCCTTTAAGTAAGCACTTAATGTTGTACATACCTTAATGTTCGGCTGTATATCTGTAATACGGTCTAAGACACAGGTAAGATTCTTTAAAGATTCCTTAGACCTCTGTACTTGGTTATAACAATGAATATAAGACTGCAATAAAGCAAAGTTATGTACACGCTCTGGGAAAAGATGGAAGGCGTCCAGAGCATTACTTATACTCTCAATCTTATTTTTTCTATACACTATCTGACGAAGGGTACTCTTATAAGAGTTAAATAAAGTAGACTGTCTTTGAAAAGTTTCATACTGCTGTTTTAACTTCTGCACATTGACAAAGATCTCTGGGAAAGAATCCAAAGGTTGCAATTCTTTCTCCTTAACCTCTTTCTCCTTTTCCAATGTCTCTTTTGTTTTAGTTAATACACGAATGTCCTGCTTCACCTTCTTAATATCGGTAAAGTAAAGGTCATTGATCTTGGTGATGTCGAAGGAAGATCGGTATGTGAGAATAGAGTAAAGGAATGAAGATGTGCCTAAGAGAAGGAATGGACCAGCAAACTGAGAGGAAAAATTAAAATTAACTTTCTCCCCATCAATCTCTATTGGGGATAGTTTAAATACAGTCTCCATTTCATCTAAGGAAGATCGACCTAGCTTGGTGTACACGGTATCATCAATCTTATACGCCGCTTTTCTTTGAGGGTTATCCAAGTCTCTGATATAAGTTGCTGTATGTCCATTATACACCATCTTAATAGCCATCTTTTTCTCTCCATAAGAAATGTTGGAGTCAGAAAAAGAATTGTCTATCATGGATCGTATAGCTCGAAGCAATGTACTTTTACCAGAGGACGAAGATCCTACGATTAAGTTTAACCCTTGTATAAACTCTAGGTGTGCTGATTTAATTATCCCTACATTTCTAAGTTCCAGTTCCATCTTTCAAACCTGCAAAAGTAAAAGAAAAGGGTGACGAGATTGTCCCGTCACCCTTATTATACTTCATTCAAATCAAAAAAGCATTATATTTGCTGTAAGAAATGGTTGACTAAGTTACCCACCTTTGAAGCATTGGGGTATTTATTCAACTGCTGAATCTCTTTGAGGAATGCAGAAGCGGCTAGGAAAAGTTTAAGCTCTTTCTTATCCTTATCCAACTGGGCATTGGTTACATCATTGTTTTTCCAATTCTGTAAAACCAAGTTCGATTTCTGATCCATCTTAGCATTAGTTATGGAAAGCAAATCTTTTGGCTGAACGGTGTCCACATAATCTTCAATCAGACCACTAATCTGATTTAAATCATCTGGGATAGCGACCAAACGAAGCATATTTTTACCTAAAGTAATGAGGACAGTTGGGAAAACATCCTCATCCTCATCAAAGTCCATATTGTCAAAGTTCCAGTCTACCTTATCATCCAGAGAGGTAATTTCATCAGGAATATGCAATTTCTCAATCAAACCATCGACAATATTCACTGGGTCATTCACCCAACTATAACTATCACGACCCTGACGGACAAGGTATGTACCATGATTGACAGCCGCCCAATTAGCTAAATCCTCTCTTAAATCGTCTAAACGATCATGTGTATTCTTTAAAAGCTGAACAAGAGCAACAAGACGATCAAACTTCTTTTCCCATTCAGCTAATTCTTTAACACGATCCTTATATGTCTTTAAAGCATCCTGATATTTACGAAGGGTGTCTGGACGGGGATTCTTAGAGGTGGGTGGTTTTGGTTTGGAAGCATCTGGGCGCTCACCAATAATCTTTTCTGCTTGAGCAATTGTAATGAGCTTAGAGGCATCATCGTAATCTTTGGGCTCATCAGAAGGGGCTTTAAAGTCAGCCTGTGTCCAGTCCAACCCTGCGGCCATAATATCCTCAATATCATCCACACCCATATTTGGGCTGTAGTTATTATCCTCTTTCTTTAAGAATGATTTGGATTCTTTCTTTATTCCTCTTTTTAACTCGCGCATATCAGTGTCTCCAATCTATAATTATGTTATTATTAACGTCTAAATAAACGTTGGCGTAATCCCAAGTGTCTTTATCCACGCTGTAATTAGGCTCTACTATATAGCCTATAAAAGCACGGGTATCATCGTTCCTGTATTTATTGATAGCCCCAAAATCCTTATCCGTTAGGAAACTGGAATTTTGCATATCCGTATCTAAGGTATGTCTTGAAGTAGATTTAAACACTTTATCTGGCCGTTCCTCATTCTTTATTATAGAGGAAATAGAACGATCTTTATCATAGACTGCAAAGTAAAAGTGGTATTCTCTAAGATTTGCCTCTGGCTTTAACCCATAATACATGACTGCTGTCTGGGGGAAAGCGGAAGCAGGAATGGATGTAACACCCTCATCTTCAAAACATCTCTTTAATTTAACCATAACTGTCTCTCCTTAACCACCAAATAAAAAAGACCCATAAGTTAGATAACCTATGGGTCTTGCTCACCGCTTCACTTTAATATATTTAAGATAGATTGAGTTAGGCTATTTCTTGCACATCAATAATGGTTTGCTTTACTCCATCTCTTTCATTATGGGATTTAACAACAGCATGTATAATCTGGCAAGCCTCTAGGTCTTTTGAAAAGTCCTCATCCGCAAACCAAATATACACATTACCTTTTTGATCTATAATCTGAGTAAGATGAAACTCTTTATTCTCATTAAACTTAGATTTTCCTTTAGTTAAAATCTTAAAGGATTTCATTGGGAATGAGATAGACTGTTTCGGCTGTCCTTGAAACTCGGATTTCTGTAACTGTCTCTTTGCATCCATTCTCTTTAAATAAGAATCATAACCAGAGAACATGGAAGCAACTAAACCCACAGCCTTTTCCTCAACCTCTCTCTTAGTCAGATAAGAACGGATATTGTCTATCCAATCAGACGATTTTTCATTCTTAATCCACTGAACGGCGGACTCTGCTCTAGGCTGATATTCAGATAAATCCTCTACATCATCATGGGTATTAAGATATTCCAATACCTTTTCTTTAGTAGAGACTCCACCTGCGGACACTGGGTGATACCCCTCTGATTGGGTAAAATAAGAGGCGACAATAAGGACATCACGAATCTTGTACTTCTTCATTTCCATAACAGCAAAAGACCTTCCTGCTTAAAGTGTACCGTGGGAATGCGGTATAAGGTTATAATTCAAACTCCCCATTAGAGTTTATACTTGGTTTACCATAATCATCAGGTACATCATCGTAACATATACCCTCGATTTCTTCTGCTTCCTGCTTGGCCTGTCCTACTACATTATCTATGGTATTCTGTATACCATATAATGTATCTTCATGTACAGGGGTAGTAAAACATTCCTGTATAAGTCTCTTTGGTGGCGGTACAGGTTTGGGTGCATCCGTATAAAGAGACTTAGCACCATAATTAAAACATTCTTCTATAACAGACAGCATTGTTCTATCAGGGTACTTGGCCGCAATTAAAGCGGCCTGTTTAATAATACCCTCGGACAGCTCAAATAAGATGGCCATTACTTGTCTCCAAAAAAGGTGTTAAAGAGTGGCTTTACAGTATGAGCAAACTCCTGCTTCACCTTCCACTCATAAGAACTATATACGTAGTAATGCCCATTTTCACATTCGTAATGGTAGCCAAATTGTTTCATTATTCTATACAGAGAATTTTTCGATACCTTACTGTCATTCAGCCTTTTTTCAAAATAAGTCTTTTTATAGTCTAACTTATTCTGCATCGGGATCGGTATAATAGTGTTTTGCACAGACAGGGACATACTCATTCCAAGACAACTTTATTCCGTTACTGTTTAATCCGTCCGTATTCAATAACTTTGAAAAGACGGCTTTATGATCACAATACGCACAAGTCGTCTTAATTTCTTCTATAGAATCTGCTAAGGCCATTAAGGTAATAATAGACGGCCATAAAGAAGCATCTGACTTTGTGCGTAACCCATAACAAATTACAGGTATGTCATTTAAAGCGGAAATCTGTCTAAGATACTCTATCTGCTCGGACGAGATAAACTGAACCTCATCCACTAAAATTGCAGATACACCAGACTGTTTATAAGGATAAAGTAGAATAGGTAGATTGTCTGAGTTAGCTAAAACAATATCAGGCTTATGGGATAACCCCGCTCTGGATTCTACATTAACGGAGCGGGTATCTGTTGCGGGCTTAATCAGCACCGCTTTCTTGCCCTGTTGCTCATAATTGTGCAAGGTTGCTAAAAGATTTAAAGTCTTTGCACTCGAAACAACACCATACCTAAAGTATAACTTAGCCATTCAAACTCCCTTTAATCATGGTTATGTGCATTAACAAAATGGCTAAGTTATAGATAGAAAAGAAAAGCCCCATTCCTTTACAGAATAGAGCTTTAAAATAATTTCTAAATGATTCTCTCTGGCAAATGCTTCCATCTCATCATCAGATGTTCATTATACCTAAATAGCACTAATTGTGATAATTAGTTTTGGCTCATCCTCACGAAAATGAAGTACCATATTTCCCAAATTCCATCCTTGAGACTTTATTACAAATTCATGGTACGCCTTATCCGTTACCCAACCTTTACCATTTACTCGATCTCCTATTAATTTAGCAACATCTATAAGATCATAATTATCCATATCTTCTTTATTATGACCTCTAAGAATACTAAAGTTTTCTGTTGCTATAAGCCACACCCATGAATCTGCTTGTCTATCCCCGTAAGTACTACCCTGATCCTCTTTTATCTCAAAGGAATCAAATAAATGACCTGCACCCTTAAAAACAACATCTGTAAATTTCTTAGTATAATCCCTAGTCCAAGGATTATCTGTTTGCCAATGTGCTGCCCCACCGGATAAATTATATAAGCGTCCTAGAGGATACTTTTTAGAGTAATCACCACGAATACCATCCAAAATAAACTGAAGATTAGTTAAAAATTCTTCTACAGTATCGGAATTATTAACAGCTTCATCAATATTGGATGATATTCGCTTTAAAACATTTACAACTTTATTTCCAATACTTTCCGCTACATCTTCTGGATCTCCTACCTCATCATATAAACGACCATAATCTGAGGTAAGATCTAGTTCTGCTTCATTTTTTCTATTTGTTTCGTTTTTACTAAGTCTCATAACAATAAACTCCTCTAACTTATATAAGTAAGTTAGAGTCTTTATTTTATTACCAGTAATAAAGTAAAGACTCTATATTCCACTAAACCTTAGATAGGTTAATCATCATTAAAATATTTATCTAAAAATAAAATATTCTTCTCTACGCAAACAAGGTCTAACAAGTCTTTATTTGTATTAACTTTTTCATACATATCCCAAGCAGAACAACCATAAAGAGTAGTGTCTTTAATAATGTAAAGGTACTCTATGTCGGCATGGAGACGGTTATGGTCTTCCTGTTCTAATTTATATTCATATTCTCTATCATACCCTAGGTATGTGAACTACCCACCCGCTTTAGCGGGTGGGCTTCAAATTCTAAGGAATTTGATTTATCCATTCTCACGAATTGGACTTCCTGTTTCAACGAACAGTCCACATCACCAAAAATCTTGGTTTTGCTTCCCTGTCCTCCACAGGCATAAGTTCCGATAGTTCCTACCGTACTTTTAATCTTACCTATAGCGTCATTACGCAAATTGATCGCCGCGTTGTGATCCCTGTTATTTTCCACTCCACAAGACGGACATACCCATTTACGAACACTCCACTTTTTCACAGCTTCATTCTTGAAGCCACAACGACTGCAAATCTGTGATGACGCAAACCACTTATCTGATTTGACAATGGAACAGTTGTGGAATGTACTTTTCCATTCAAGCATCTCCACAAATCTATTCCATGACACATCGTTATAGTTCTTTGCATTACGACTGAAACGCATCATTCCTTTTAAGTTCAACGTCTCAACACCAATCACTTCATAGTTACGAACATGACTTCGCGGAATGAACACCCATCTTTTTTCTTTTTGAAGTGTGGTTTCCCTTTATTGCCCTTAAAGAAATCAGAGTATGCTTTATGGGCATCACGCCGTGCTTGTTGTAGAGCAACGGATGAAACTTCTTTCAGAAAAGGAAACATCTCACAAAGGTATTTTTCTGTCGTGTATTTAAAACACTTGTAAATCTTATTCTTTTCGTCTTTATTCAGGTTACGACCTTTGATGTTATCAGTGTAGAACTGTTCCCTTGCTTCGACGTATTTGTTGTAAACAAAACGACGGCATCCACCAGTTTTGACGAACACTTGAAGTTGTTCTGGTGTTGGGTACAATCTAATTTTAAGGCAACGCTTAATTTCCATAATGGTAACTGACCTGTGTTACTGACCTAGATAAATGGTGGCAAATGATCGGTCAAATCATCTTTCGTCCCGTCGAACTAGCCACCAAATATATAGATAGCATAACATGATGCTTATTTCAAGTATTTGTATCAATTAAGTTAGATCGCCCTAAAACAAAAAAGGAGTAGAATTGCTCCTACTCCCTTTATACGCTAAATAATAAGAAATGGATTAATCTTGGTGATACAGTAATCCTCTTATACGCCAACGTCCACTAGCAGAATAATTATCAGCCTCTAAAGTTGTACGCATAAGGTCATACTGAACATTGTCAGGATCTTTACCCTCTGTACATAGAGTCATTCTCTCATACGCTCTACGGATAGTAGATTCAAAGAATGGAATCTGGAATTTGAACTTTCTACCCTGTGCTTTAATTGAGGTGAAGAAGTCGTCGGCATCCTTCTGGTCAATAATATTATTCTTAGTAATGGATTTATTATACTTATAGGAATGATTCTGATCCCCAACATACTCTGGATCAGCAAACTTCTTTTTCTCTGCCGCAGGTGCTTCTGTCTCATAGTAACCTGCATCAAAGCTAAAGTCTCCATCATTAGAGTTGGTGGCAAAGATAAAAGACTCTTGGCCAAACTTGGTGGCAATCTCTGTCATATCTCTTAAAGATGGGTTAATCAGGAATAACGAGTTCTCTGGATTACCATATTGCCCTTTAACCTTGAGATATTCAAGATTTGATTTGGCTAGGTGCTGTCTAAGAGCTTTATCTCTCTTAGCATTTTCCTCATCACTAAAAGAATGAGCCATTGGGTTTTCAGCAGTAATGATACCCCATGTCTTAATTAAATCATTCTTTCCAGACAAAGCCTGTTTAACTTTTTGGTATGTCCTAGCTTTTGCTTCTAAAATGTTCATCTTTCTATTCTCCTGTGTGAAAGGTTTTACTGAAGTGAGGTCTATGTCGGCATCAGGCTCATTAGGATCTATGGATAATAAAGCGGGCATCGTATAGGCATCTAAAAGATTCCCCACCTTTATTACTTCACCATTATCTAACTTGCCACCAAAGAGAGGTTGTTCTGGTAACTCTTTTAATGGGATAAAAGGTGTGCCACGGTGCTTGGCATAAAAAGCACAATACTCATCTATATACCCAATATTAGGTTTAGCTTTCCAAACATGATAATCATCGTCCTCTTTATCATTGCTCTTTCTTTTCTTTGGTCCGTAATAAAGAACGGAAGTGTCATCATCCCGATATTCAAACGGGGCATCTTTTGTTATTTTAAGTTTCTTTCCATTATTGCAGACAACAATAACATCTCCATCCAAGTAAGAGCTTATCTGGTATAAACTTTCTGCTTCCCCACCTAACAAACTTTTCATTGTCTGTGTGGAATTTCTATGTGTGCTAATCATCTGATTCATACCCACACTTCTTTCACGAGAAGCATTCTGCTGAGTAGCTATGGTTAGTGGTGTTAAAGCCCAGACTAAAGAAACATCTTTCGGGTCAACTTTACTCTTACCCACCTTTTCTAAAACTTCATTTAATAAGTCTATGGTATCTTTTATTTTCTTTGGGGAAGATAAGGTTGTATCTATAATAATATTTGGCCTTCTCCCTTCTTGAGAATTTATAACCATATTTGCTAATGTATGGTCATCAATAGGTAAATCTTTATCTACAACCTTAGATCCAGAATTAGGCATTATCAATGGTTTTTTAATGCTCTTTTGAAACCAATATCTTAATGAGACATCACGTGGATTTTTTGGATTAAAGAAATCACCAGTCTTTCTTGGATCATACTCGGTAGACATGAAAGTGTTGCCATCCTCAATATCCGAAATTCGCTTTTCTATTGAGGCATAATAATCCTTTAATTCAACTTTACCCACAATATCTGGATCAAAGTCTTCCTGATCTTCTGCTAATTTAGCTTTCGTTTTTGGATCTCTAAGCCACTTACGGAAACGATCTAAAAAGGTGGCAAACTCCCCACCATGATATTTCTTAGGGTCAATTTGTTTACTAAGAATCTTGGAAATCTTGCCAGATATTTCATCAACATCTAGTATCTTACCCTCTATCCCTAAAAGATTATGTAAGATATACCCCTTTCCACTTCCTGCACCACCCGCAAGGAAAACAATCTGATTAAACTTTGGGAAGTTTTCGCCGCCAATCCCAATTAATTTTTCTTTAGTAAGTCTCATACTCTACTCCTTCTAACCTAAGAACCCCTAAAGAGTTCTATATAATAGCTAACTAAGATAGATAGAGTATTAGGTAGTTGGGATCAACTCTTTTAAAGCATCTAAAGCCTCTCTGTACATCTTAATCACTCTGTGATTACCCAATCTTTTAACATAGACCTCTCCCAGACTTTCATAATTCTTTATGGTATTCTCTGGTGACTGTGAGAATTTACCCCAAAACTTCTCCCCTATAAGGTCATAGTCCGAAACCATTGTACGAAGATTATGGATCTTGTCACAGCATGAGATCAAGACAATCTCTTTTGGTGCTATACTTAACTTTTCACGATAAACTTTGTTTCGAGTTGGTTTGTCTGGTTTAATACCACCCTCGGGTACACAGTCTGAAAGAAGCATAATACTGTCCGCTATAAACTGTCCAAACATCTCCTTTATTTTTTCATAAGAGCTAAAACCACCTTGATCTTCTATTGCATCATGTAGCATTGCTGTAATCACATAATCCTCTGCAAGATTCTGATCTTTACAGAGGGTTTCAATGTTCTCACAGACCATCGAGGAAACAGCCATTAAATGAGTCATATAAGGTACATCACTATTCTTTCGTTTTTGGTTTCTGTGCAGTTCACTAGCCAAACAAAAAGCCTCATCAAAACGTTTAGTCAGAATCATACCTTACCTCCATTTAATTATTTGCTGTACTTAACACCAGACAGAATATTAAGAATCACCGTTTTAGGAAATTTCTCAACACCTTTTTTAAGAGTACGAACAGAAAAGTCCACATCTTCATAAGTACAGCCAGAGTTGTAGAAACTTTCCAATCTTTTTACCACATCATCATAGTCTTTAGCCAAAGAATACCATTCATTGTCTATATGGTAAAAAGTACAGTGTAAAAGATAGTGGCATTTCGTATCAGGTTCAAGGTAATTAACAATGCAGTTAATATAAGAAGGCCAATCATACGTCTCAAATTTAGGGCCTATTGAAGGGCAGTATTTTTCGTGTTTCATAATCACTCTCCTTAAAAAGTTTAAAGTTGGTACGAAGGGGAATCAGGAAAAAGGAAACTCCCACATAAAGGAACATACCCAATTTAGGGAATATGGCTGACATAAGCAATCATCATATCCAGACCCCTACCTACTATAGCCAGAGCTGTCTCAAAACCAACATTGGTGAACAGGACAAAGAGGCAAGCAATAAGGAAAAGAGCAAAAACTGTATTCTTAATCATGGTGTCTCCTCTAAAGTTGGTTAAATATTTTTGTAAAATTGGCGCGAGGGGAGAATGATTCTTTTTTCCATCCCATTAAACTAAAAAAGCCCCAACAAAGTGGGGCTTTAGGTTAGAGGTAATCGGACAATGGGTTTGTCTCAACTACGTTAAAGTCTTTAATGAAATCTTTTATCTCCTGTAAGGTTATCTCTGCCATAAAGGCATTGTAAAGACTATCTTTGGTAATCACTATGCTGAAATTCTCGGGTATTGCTTCCTCGCCATAATCAACCCAGAAGGTAAAGGCTTTGTATTCCCCTATCTCCTCTTTGTTTATCCCCAGTATTCCATTTACCCAATTACCCATAACCTTGTCTCCATCTTTAGTAACAATAGTGTTGTTTGAGGAAACATCAGAGATACGGTTTAAGAGGTTTGTCAACTCTTCAATTTCCTGTGGTGTCACCTTCCTTTCAACCAAGGTTATTCTGTTTTGACTAAGCCAATTTGTAAAACGTTTAATTAACCTTGCATTTCTGTTGTCGCCAAGAAGATAGCTTCTAAGATCCACCTTGTAAGTCTGCTTTGATCTTTCCTTTAGGTTGGAATGTGTACTCTCTAGGAATTGGTCAATCATCATTTCCTGCAATGGAGTGATGTCTTTTCTATGATTTACTCTAATGAAATTCTGTTTTGTCCCTTTCATGGTTGTCTCCTTTTGGAAAATTTTTGTAAAGTTGGTGTCATGGGAAATGAAACGGATTTTTCATCCCTCAATTAGCCACAAATCATTAAGCCTTTATCCCTATCATACCAAAGAGTTATTCCAGTATCTTGTAAAGGTAGTAATTCCGCATCTTCAAACACTAAATACGGAGATCTGTTTAACTTTACTCTCTCAGGTTTCATACTTTTTAACTTCTCCCTTAATGCTTTTATCCCACCACTTTTACGAACAATCTTAGTGGGTAGGTTTATTGTATGGAAATCTGTTTCCTCTTTACTAAAAGTATGCAGTACAGAACCATCAAAGCATGAGGTATATGTGGTATTACCATACTCATCTATTTGTTTATTAAGCATAATTACTTCTAATGATGGTAATGTATCTCGGACTTCTCCGTCCTTGACTTCATTTAAACCTGTTTCTAACAAGAAACTCTTATTCTTATTTAAATACTTTTTAAAGTCTTTAAGATCTTCCGACTTTATAAACATATCCTTGTATGTATCATGTTCCGTAGCACTCTTATCTAAAGCATACTCAGAATGAATCTGCATTAAAGACTTTCCAAATAAGCTCTTATCAGCGTTAAAATTAAATACTCCTTTTATTACCTTCTCTGTTTCTGTAACGGTATCTAACTTACCATTAAGAGAGATCAGTTCTGCATAAGTAGCAAGCATCAAGTACGGGGAATAAATAAGATTAGCATAATTGTCTGTACAATTAGAAAAGTCGGTTATATAAGAAACTAGACCATCCTCCTTCTGTACTTTAGAATAGGCTTGCATTACATAAAAGAATGGTTGCTTTAATGTTCTAGGTCTATAAGAATCATTCTGACTGTGCCTATGCAGTCGCCCCACTCTTTGAACTAAAGCATCCATTGGACACAAGTCTGTAAACAAACAGTCGAAGTCTATGTCTATACTCTGCTCAACAATTTGAGTAGAAATAACTACCTTAAAATAGTTCCCCTCTTTTCTTTTACTAAACCCTTTTTTACCTAAAGAGGAAATAAGGTTCTTTTCTATTGCCTCTCTATGCTCGGCAACCATTCGAGAATGCAAAAGAATGACATTATCTTTACCAAATTCCTCTGTAAAGAAGTCATAAAAATCCTGTGATCTGTCCACTGTATTTACAACAACGCCATAATAACCAGTGCTACCTAAAGACTTTATTTTATTTATTATAGCCCTTGCATCTTTTTCATGTTCTGTTGGTGGACAATACTCTGGTTGTAAGGAAAGGTCAAAAGATACTACTTTATTCTTTTCCTTCTCTTTAACTCTCACTACTATATCATCGTCTATAATAGATTCACTTTTGGGATAAGCATTAAGACACAAAGACATATCTCTGCCATACGCCTCTATAAGCTGTTGTCTCTTTTCATCGGGCATGGTTGCTGACAGAATAATAACGGGGACTTTATACTTTGCTAAAAGGGCTAATGAAGCACAGAGACATGAAAACATACAATCATCATAAGAGTGTACCTCATCAAACACAATAACATGATTTACTAAGCAAGCATGGTGCATAGTAAAGTGTTTAACATTCATACACATCTTTAATACATGGTCTGTTGTACCAAGAATAAACTTTCTCGCATTAGTTAGCTTATATTTGAAAAAATGGTCTAATACCCAACTAGGCATATCCATATCTTCTTTACATTCATCATCACCTTTAGAATAAAAGAAGAGGTCTGCTTTAGAATGATACAACTTACACATCTCTGGGTTATTATACACCTTCTTTATAAAGCCGCTGATTCTGTTATATAAGGCATTACTGGTAGCTCTGGTGGGCATTGCTATATAAATACCTCTATCAGTAAGATCACAATAACGATAAGCTAAAGTTATAGCCGCCTCTGTTTTACCATGTCCTGTTGGGGCCTCCATAAATACTAATCTTTTAGAGGAAACATCCACAGAAAATACAGACTTTTGTAAAGCATTAGGTTCAAAACCAAATACTTCTGAAAAGAAGGTTTCCTGTGATTCAAATTTCTTTATCGAAGTATTGACTAGGAGATTATTAAGCTGATCTAACGCCCTCTTTTTTCTATCCTCATAAGGTAAATCATTGTAAGGAAACAACTGTACGGTACTACCTAACCAGTCTGACATAATTAACAATCCTGATAAAGTGTCTCGTACATAAAAAGGAATACTTTTACGTGGTAGTGTAAGAATATCTTTTGATAAATTCAATTCTTCTAAAAGAGACTCTATATATAAGCAAGTCTGGCTAAACTGAATATACCTTTGATTTTTAAACGTTTCCTCTTTTACACCTTCTGACGTAGATAGAGTTTGTGTTAAATGGATAAGGGCTAGTATTCCATGATGATATGAAAGCACCTCACGAAGGAAACTATCTTCCAATAATTTCCTTCCTTTACTCTTTCCAATAAAGGATTCCACATAATCAGACAACATAAAGTTAGTTAAAGTAACATGATCTATACCATTTCTACTACCAGAGAGAAGTCGGTCTTGGAAATCCGTAGAGGCTTTGCCTAAGTCATGTAGGTAACAGGAAAGTAAAAGAAAGGATCTCGCTTGAGGGAAAACAGCTTCTATCTCTTTCTTTGTCTCTGAACATAACCATTTATCCCAAAGAAACTCCGCTACGGTTGCCACATCATTAAGGTGGTATTGTAAAGATAAAGAAGCATCCCCTTCTTTTTTACCAAGAATTTCTCTTGAAATACTCAACACTGCTTGTCTCCTTTTAAAGTTGGTTAAATACTTTTATCATCCCCCGTACAGTGGAAAGTACAAAGGTGTGAAACGCGAAAGACTGGGAAGTCTAGGAACATCCCCCTGTATAGGGGGAATACTATTCTTTAGTTTTATTTCAGCTTTGGCATCACCGGAACATCCCCCTGTATAGGGGGAATACGTCAAATTCATTCATTCTCATACCTCACTAAGAGGAAAATCCCCCTGTATAGGGGGAATACGTGTAACGAACCGATCCCAACACTTACGGGTTAGGAACATCCCCCTGTATAGGGAGAATACCCTAAAAATTCTTAGGTAGAATCTCGGTTTCTATTTACACAATCCTCAAATTTAATGAGTTTCACTTTCCTCAGAACATTCCCCTGTACGAGAAATTACTTCCTCTTTAGCTAAGTAAAACCCTACCATAACATCTTCAAGAAACTCATGTGTATTACCTGTATTCTCTAAGATTCGAGTAAAGAAATAGGCAAGACGGCCATAGTCTAACTGAACATCTATATTATGGTCTAAAGCCTCTTTAGTAGTAAGTAGGATGAATTTGGCAAGCCTATCTATGTTATGTGAGGCTAATTCATATTTATGTAGTTTGCTTTTCCATTCATCTTCAGTGTAGAATGGTCTTAACTTATACATCACATACCCAAAGGTATTCTTGTAGCTTGTGGTTTCCTTTATAAAGTCTTCTTTTATAATAACTCCTGCATAACCATCACCCATTTTATGTTGGTGGTTTGACCACAAATATAAAGCATATTTAATACCTTCCTTCATATAGTGATCTCTCCTTCCACCATTCGAGAATAAACGAAAGCCCTCTAAATTTAAGTCTGGGACATATTTACATTGCCGCATACTTCTTAGCTGTACTAAGTCTTTAAAGTTAGCTTTCATACAGGCATAAGTATTTGTGGATATAGCTTTTATAGTTTCGAGTTTACTCATTGTATTTACTCCTAGTGTTAGTTTGTCGCTTAGTAAGAAGTACAGCTTGGGACAGTAGTCTTTAATAAAGTTTTTATACGAAGTTAGGTAATGAGCATATACCCTTTTACTTAGTGCATTCTCCTCTTTTTCTAGTAAGTTTGCATCCGATAGCTTCTCTGCTATTGATGTAATGAAATCAAAGAATTGGGTTTCTGCATAAGAGGAATCTGATACATGAATACTTTCATATATCTTTGAAATCGTTTCCTTTTTCTTGTTTCCTTTATTCTTCTTTGGGTCATCTTTGTTAAAGAGTTGTTTTAAAGCAATATCACACCTATTTTTAAATTTATTTTCTGACGCCTCAAGTGTACCACATAACTTAGTAAAGAGATCTCGTATGTACTCTTTATGGTCATCATCCTGTGTATCAACTTTAAGTAAACCATTTCCAATAAGATTTATTGGTTTTGTGAATAGTTGTGTGTAAGTGGAATTTTGATCATTTAATTCTGGTGTACGCACTAAAGAAATGTACTTTGCTTTAATTAAAGACTCATTATCAGAATCCCATAGAATCTCTTTTTGTATTGAGTATGAGTTTCTGTCCAGATTGCCACAAAAGATATTTAATCTTTCACTAAGATATGACCAATCATACATTGAGGAGTCTTTACCATCGGAATTAGATCTAATACTAAACAACTTTATTGGCAGACGATAGCACTGTCTAAATTCTTTTTCTTTTTTATATGGGTCTATATTGATATAAACATTACTGTAAGTTAATATCCTAGCTATATCTGCATGATCAGAATAAGCATCATAATAAACACCTTCTTTTTTATCAAAAAATACCTTACTATTTATATAAGCATCTTCTGCTTCCTGATCCTGCTCCCATATAGGGTGCATCTCCTTTCCAAGATTTTTTTCTTTAAAGTTAAGATGGAATAGATCAGCCAGAGTCTCACCAGTAATAAACATTAGAGAAATATTTTTTGTTAAAACACCCGCCTTTATCGTAATAGAATCTCCTCTTGCCGCAGACGCTGACAAATGAAAGAGTCTGTATGTAACAAGGTGACGGGCTATCCAATCATCCGTATAATCCTCTTTTAAAGACCATTGAGAGGATTTATGGGATGAGGATGAAAACGGATTCAAACACTTTATTTCTTTACCTTTAGCTCTAAGAGAGTTTGACTTAGAAACCTTCTCGTACCCAACATGTTTAGATCTTTCTTTAATTTCTTTAGTACAAGGGGCATTTTCTACTTTAAAATCCTCTCGAATCTGCATGAAAGGATATTGTGCATCATACAAATCAAACTTGTCATGCACAGAATCTAAATAATCCAAAATAACATCTTTACGATAGGTAAACTCATCCTGATCCATATCTTTTGTATCTGCATTTCTACTATATGCTGTATAGAGAATGGCAAAAAGCAAAAGGGTTATAGAAGCATCTACATACACATTCTCATTGGAAAGACAAATAATGTTCTCAGCTTGACTAAACACCTCTCTTAAAGAAAGTCTCTTTGTACTTCCTTTCTCTGTTGTTACCAATACCCACGGTTTGTCTGAAAGATTAAAGGAATATGTCCTTTCCTCTATAAGGTCTGTAGTTGGCATAAGTCTCTCCAAATTTTTGTAAAGTTGGTCTGTGGGGATTTAATTACAGCAAAACATCCCCCATATAGGGGAAATCACTAATCAGGTCTACCGCAACGCTAGGAACATCCCCCTGTATAGGGGGAATACACTAAAAATGAGATAATGATGCACTGGACGCATCAGGAACATCCCCCCCTATATGGGGGGGGGAAATACACTAAAATTTCTTAGGTAGAATCTACGTTTCCTATTTATTCAAGCATTGAATTTAATGAGTTTTATTTTAAAGCTGATCTTGAGCCTCGCCCCAAGTCTGCCCTAATGCATACTCATACCTAAAGTTAAATGGGGCACATGGTTTAAAGAAGGTGGAAAGGAAGTCTTTAGCTTGAGTTATGGTGAAGTCCTGTGGTACTTCAAACAGTACAGAGTCAAAGACTGTGGTAATAAACTTTATGGGTGATTTTCTATCATGCTGTCCAATACAGATTTTAAGACAGTCTGCACACGTATTCTGCACAGCATTATTCACACACTGTCTTTTACGTGAAGCATCTCCATTAGACTGATCCTCTTTAAGAATACGAGGACGAAAATAAAAGGATTGAGTGTATCCGTGAGCTACAGTGTAAGCATAGGCATTAGCTTGAAACTGTGCAATCTCTGGAAAAGCAAACATGAATTTATCTACCAGTGCTTTAGCTTCTTCCTCTGTAATGTGTAGAGCCCTCGCCGCACTACTTCCCTCTGATCCATAGAGAATGGAAAGCACCACCACCTTCATTGTATCTCGCTCATTCTTATCAATCGTCTGTTTATGTAAGACTGTCTGGGCTATAAAGGTGTAGAGGTCTTGTCCATTCTCATAAGCCTCTATAAGCACCTGACACTTAGCCCATTTGCAAAGAATGTAAACTTCTGCCGCTTTCAAATCTACATACATAAACTTGTTACCCTCATGTGGAATAACAGCATGACGCAGAATTTTGGGTATCTGGGATAAAGAGGGATTGCCAGAATAAACACGGGATGTACCATCAAACCCAACAATCTTATATTCTGGATGTATTGTTTTAAACTGTGTTTCGCTCATGTTTAAACTCCTTTAAAATGGAAACTCTCCCGGAACATCCCCCTATATGGGGGAATTATTAATGTCGAAAAGGAACATCCCTCATATAGGGGGAATTACGCACCTTGCACTAAAGGCATTTCGACCCTTAAAGGAACATCCCCCTGTACGGGGGAAATACCGATTACAGCTTTATTTATAAACGGTGCGAACAGGAACATCCCCCTGTACGGGGGAAATACTTATTAAAAAGATATTTTTTCAGTGCCCACTAAGGAACATCCCCCTGTACGGGGGAAATACACTAAAAATTCTTAGGTAGAATCTCGGTTTCTATTTACCCAATACTCCAATTTAATGAGTTTTATTTTCTACCCATAGCAGACCAAACCCGAATCCTTTTTCATGCCCTATACCTGTTAAGATTGTATTCTTGAATAAGGTGGAGTCTGTTATCTCTAAAACACCATTAAACTGTACGGTATTTAATTTAATGTTATTTTTACCTATATATGGAGCTATGTAGGAAGTGTCTATGTCTTTTATAATGAACCCCAAATTCTTAGACTTATCAAACAGCCATTTCACACACCCTTCTTTATCCTTAATAGGGAGTCTCCGTCCATCCTGTTTATAAACAGGGTTTCCAATCAACATAAAATCACACACCTTCTTCTCTGTCATGTTATTAAGTCTAGTAGAGTAATCGTAAATATGAATATCATCAAAGCTAATATCGAACTCGCCTACTAAGTGACTTTTACTAGGTGCTTTATTAGACAAAATCCTAATCTCTTTTTGTTCTGCATCACACTGGTATAATTTCTTTTCATCCTTATGGGGATAAAATGCTGAGTATATAATACCATGCAGAATATCCATATTTTCTTTTATCTCTGCATATCGTGAAGAATGAGATACATCTATTACAGTAAGCAATGTTTCATTATTCATCTTCAATCTCCTCTAAGTCATTGTACTTCATATAGGTTATAGAGTAACAAAGCATATCACCCCATAACTGTTTATCGAATTGCAATGGAGTCGTTTTCTTCTTTATGAAGAATGTGGGCTTCCACATTTTACCGCCTAACACAGTGTCTAAACAATGTTTCCCTTCCTCACTAAGAGTCTTTTTCTTATATAGAGCTATATCTCCGCCTTCTATAAGATGAGTAGGAAATGGTTTCGTTAGATTCACATCTTTAAATATGACATCCTCAATACGGACATTCTCTGTAATAGTAGGCTTAGTCTCTCTTTTATCCCAACACAAACTGTCTTGTAAAACACAGCATTTACGTCCAAGATATAGCTGTCTTTTAGGATTTAAAAGAGCTTTAGCAATATATACTATATCAGCATTATCTCCCTCTAAGTAAACATGGTATTTGCCATTGATAATGTAATCTTTTTTTATCACATCATTCTCTTTAATTTTATCATTCCGCCTAGCTATACAGTAATCCGTCTTTTTATAAGCATCTCTTTTGTATAACTTCTTAGTAGCAAATCTAAGTTTATTTGACCATACCTCTGGTAAACACTTAGAGTCTGGATCATCAGAGTATTTATCATGCCCTAAAGCATTAAGAATCATTCCTATTACCATACTCTTAGTAGGCAAGTCACCAGAGTCTCTATGTTTTGCTATAATAGAGTTCTCTCCAAAAGACTGAATATAAGAATCAAAAGTTAAGGTTAAAACAGAAAGCATATAACCTCCAAATAAAGATCCCCTATGTGTGGGGGAATTACACTAAAAATATCTAGGTAGAATCTAGGAACATCCCCCTATATGGGGGAATTACTTGTTACCACGAAAACAGCACATACCTAACTTGGGAACATCCCCCTATATGGGGGAATTACTATAAGGACATTGCTTCCGTCCTAGCCATAATAGGAACATCCCCCCTATATGGGGGAATTACTAATGCACACGCACCACAAAGCGTTTGTCCGCAGGGGAACATCCCCCTATATGGGGGAATTACGGATTTCATAAGGAAACTCAGTGAGAATCCAAAGGAACATCCCCCTATATGGGGGAATTACACTAAAATTTCTTAGGTAGAATCTACGTTTCCTATTTATTCAAGCATTGAATTTAATGAGTTTTGTAAATAGGTAAAGTTATCTGGATTAAACTCAAAGGAATCAATCCTCGTTGGATTTCCATAGAATGAGTTGATTGCCTTTAACGCATTATTATCCTTCTCAATTTTCTCCTTTAGCTTACTAATACTTTCCTCTATCACATGATCCTTATCTGGGGAAGTGTAGAATAAAGAAGAATGATTTAATGGAAGGACATTACCTATTGTTATATGGCAATAAGATGGAAGGGTGTTATGAGAAGTACCAGAAACACCAGAATTAAGACGCAAAGTGTACATACCCATTGTAAACGTTTTAGCTAGGTAAATTACTGTCTCTTTAGAATATCCTCGATTAAGAAGTTCGGATAGATTTAGATTCGCATTAAAGTAAACTAATGAAGATAACAATTCATTATTACCCATAGTTGTACACCCTTTCTTATCTGTCAAAGAGTTACGGCAAACCCATAAATCAACTAATACAGTAACATCTTGGACAGAGTATGCAGGAGCTATTTGAGAAACAGCCTCCGTTTTAGCATCTTCATCAGAAGCATACATTCTTCCAAAAATGTCTATGGCAGGAAATTTCTTACACCAAATTAATTTTTTAGCTTTATATGTTTCGACTAATTCCTTAAAGGACATAAATAATACAACATTATCTCCACCCTTATCTTTACTTTTAATAAGATCTTTCACAAAACTTTCTGAGAGGTAAAAACTCTTTTGTAAGTCTTCCTCTTTATACTCTTTATTACATTCCTTTATATCTTCAATAAGTTTGTCTTTATCTACATCCATCTGAAGGCCGAATTGACTTCTAAGACAGGATTTAATACATTGTGATGAAATGAAAAGACGTTCTCCGCCATTTATTATAATAGTTTTTGGACGGTTATTTTCATCCCGATTAGTCCTGCAAGGTGGCATAAAACGAAGGATGTCAAGGTTGAGGTAGATGTTGGAATTACTGTTGTTACTCATGTTTTTCTCCTTTTGATTTATTGGATGGAATGTTTCCATCCAATAAATAGTTTACAGTTGACTATTTTGAAATGTACATTACCTTTTCGTTGTCATCCTGTGTAAAATCAGATTCACACATTTCACATTGAATCCATTCAGAACCATCTTTACATGGCCCAACAACTTCATAATCTTCGTTAAATGTTTTTAAGATTTCAATCAACTCTTTTACTGTCATGTTTTTTCTCCTTTAAAGTTGGTTAAAGATTTTTGTAAAATTGGTCTCAGGGGATTTAAGGAATTAACTTTATCCCCTTAATGGTCTCTACTGAATCAAATCAAAGAATTTGGGTTTCTCGTTACCCGTAGCATGAATGCTACACACTTTTGTGTAACGGCCAGAAAGACCTTTATACCTACCATTGTTCGATTGCTGAAAAACCAGATAAGAAAGTTTAATGTCAGACATACGCTCTATCTTTTCATACCTAGCAATAAAGCTCAGTACATCTTTAATGGATGTAGCAGGAAACCACTGAAGGAAAGTGTTGTTATTAAAGATTTCAACGTTTAGGCTTTTTGTCATGTTTCAATTCCTTTAAAGGGAGACATCCCCATTTAGGGGGAAAATTTTTATAAAGTTGGTGTCAGGGGATTTAAGGATTTAACTTTATCCCCTAAAGATTCTTCATGGAGGCTAAGACCGAACGGGATTCTTTAATCTGGGTGATAAGTGTGATAACACCATCCTTATCAGGTACATAGCTAAGAGCTTCTTTGGAAACACTCACTTCCCCCTTTTCTGTGGTAATGGGTGGTGTGGGTAGCTCTAGTTGTTCAAACAATAATTTCTTTAGATCTTTGGTGGATGTTGTTCGCACTTCCCATCCTGCATACTCATTTAACTTGGTCTGTAAGTCATTCACTTGGTTGGTATATTGCTCAAGATATTGTGCAAATTTCTCTTGATCAATCTGCAAACCTAGTACAGAGGCTTCCATGTATTGAATCATCGCCTTTATGTCTATCTCATGTACCTTTTTAACAAAACGGTAAGCACCTAACTGCTTGTAATGTTCAAATAATAAGTAAGTGTAATAAGGATCATTTGCTACATAGTGCCATTTTTCGCCAGTCATATCAGAATAGTCATAGTCATTAAAAAGACTTTCCCAAGTGGTTATAGGGAAACCAAAGAATTGGTTACACAGTGGCTTTAATCCTTTTTGATCTTCCTGTAAGGAACAGGCTAATAAAAAGGTGTCGGCAACAGGGTTTGGATAACTTCCATATTGCTTTAAACAGTTGGCTAAGTCGAATTGAACATTGTGCCCAACAACGTTAATACTTTCCCATATATCCAGTAAGAGTTTTATTTGAGGATCATCCCCATTAAAGATAAAGGTTTGATTAGATACTGGGGAATAGAGTTGAATGAAGTGGATTGACCCATCTTTGTTTGTCTCTGTGTCAAAGCCCATTATGCCATCTACTGATTTAAGATGGCTTATTACAGTGGAAAAGTTTTCTTCATTGACCAGTGTATACTCAACGTTCTGCTTCATAAGAACCCTCGTTGAAAACCCACATGACTTTAGCCACGTGAGAGGAATGTAAAAACTTGACTTAAATCTTTAAGTCAAGTAAAAAATTTATTTAGGGAGAAAACCGTTTGGTACTTGGACTGAAGGCACTCTCTAAACTTAAACACCAAGATTCAAGTTTAAGTGGGTCTTAAACATGTTTTAAGCCTACGGGGTGCAGTCAATCACCCCACGATGTAACGACAGCCAATCTACTGAAAAGAAGATTGGTAAAAAACGTAGTAGAGTCTCAAAAACTCGATCAAGAGCTACAGGTCAGTTACAAGCCAACCCGCTTTAGCGGGTTGGTAGTTGACACTTGCTCCATGTATGTAGTGTCCCCCCATACATGGGGGGAATTAAATTAAAAGTGCATTTCGTACAGGTGTAAGTCTAAGGAAACACAATCAGGGACATCATCTCCTGCATTTGGATCTAAGTAACCATAAGCATTTACACCCAAAGTATTATGCAGTAAATCTCTTAAACGGTCTTTATCCGTCATTTCTATCTCTTTACCAAAGACAGGATAATTTAACGTTACATTCATAATAGCCTCTATTTCCTGCATCCGCAAAAGACCATTTAATAGCACAGTGTATTCAATAGTTGCCTCTTTGGGATATTCCTTTTTTAGGAATGAATAAAGGCATTGAATGTTATGGTAGGCATCATGTAGGTGACAGTAGGCATGTTTAATAATCTCTGCTTCTCTCTGTGGAATCTTCATAACTCTCTCCTTATGATTTAAAGTAAGTTATTTAAAGAGGGGTTTGTAACCCCTCACACGCTTAGTTCAGCTCGGCATCACGGCTAAAGAAGAACTGCTGTGCCTCATTGGAAAGTTCAATCTTTTCAAAGAACTCTTCCATTGACAGGTAAGTATCGCAGAAGTTGGAAGGATTTTTGAAATATTTAATCATGTATTTGCCATTAAGCTCCATCCATGACCAAATCTTTTTGACTTCCAACGTGCCTTGGTGCTGTCTATTTTCCAGAGTGCCAAAACCAAAGATGTTTTGAGCATTCATTTTGTAATAACGACCATCAATGTAATTGGTATTGCACGATTTGCAGTAATGGTTGTTATTGCCTTTACGGGACGGGGAAACCAGACGATCAAACACCTTTTCCTCAAAAGCACCGTAATTCTTTTGGAAATTCAAAACCTTATTACGGAACTCATAGGTGTTTTGAATACGAGTGAAATTGCCAACATGAACATGAGTACCGCAAGTCTTATTGACAATACCTTCAAAGATTGTGGTAATTAGGTGTAATACCGTTGCCAATTCCTGTTTTGACGCTTCATCAAATTTCAGAATTGGGCTAGTCAGCTCATAACCACGTTTGTATTCACGGGGACGAGTAGAACGGACAGAGCCATCATAACCCAATACCCATTTGGTTGTAGAGGATTGACCATAAGTGAGGCTGTTAGGATTAGGACGGGAGAATTTAGTGCTACCAACAGCTTGAATCATAGCATCACAGAATTGATCGAATTTGTCAGGATTAGCAACAAATTCCAACTCAACACCAAAAGTGAGGTGTCTCATTTCACGGCCATTGGGATAATTATTTGATTCATCCCAATCCACATAAGCACTTGAGCCACGACGAAGCCATGTACTCATAAGCTCATTGGGAACGTGTACCCGTTCACCATTCTGCAATTGAACGGTAGTGTTACGAGAACCATGACGGGTAATGCTGTCATAGATACGATCCGCTTGGTTTGTCGGATTGACAAAACCGTGACTTATATTAGCTCTTTCCAATGTGGGAATTTCAGCATTGGTATCACCCACATAAGTCCAGTTGGGCAAATCTTCCGTTCTAGCTAAGTAAGTTGTACCATCAGGCAGAAGCAAACGGACATGATGGCCACGGCCTCTATGAAGGATACGAATGTAGTTACGTTCTGCCGGGGCCGATTCTACAGCTTCATGGGCAGAAGAAGCTGTGTGACGTGTACGAACAAAGGGAGTAGCATCCGCATTACGCTCAACCTGTGTCCAGTTTTGAAGATCATTCACATTGACCAAACGAGTGCTACCATCAGGAAGCTCTACACGAACGTTAAAACCACGACCACGATGAACGATACGAACATAACTAGGCATAACTATCTCCTTTTGGAAAAGAAATTTTTGTAAAATTGGTTCGAGGGGATTTAAGGAATTAACTCTATCCCCTTAAAAGGCTTTAACCATCACCCCAACGAATAACCGCTAGGGTAAAAGTTGAAACTTTTTAAGAGAAATTTTTGTAAATTTGGTGTGAGGGGAAAAGGGAAGGAATTTCCTTCCCTCTAACTACCACACATAATACCCATTTTCCTTTCGGATTTTCCCTGTGGCTAAGGAATGAAGGATAAGTTGACGGGCATACTTAGGAACGAGCCTCATTAAAACAACCATCTGATAAGAGGTGAGATGTCCCGTGGCCAAATACTGTTTGGCCATTGCTGTAAGCCGCTTGGCATCATTGTGATTGAAGCCAACAGTGTTAAAGTACTTGGTATGCTCATGTAATTTCTCATCTTCTGTTTGACGATTAAACAGGAAAACCAGAGCTTTCAGAGCTTGTGAAGTATTGGTGGAGAGCTGTTCACGGAGAGCAGAAACTAACTGAGCCTGTGTTTTGAACTGTGCCATAACTAAACTCCTTTTGGTCAAAGATTTTTGTAAATTTAGTGTCAGGGGAATTTAACTTAATTCCCCATCCCCTTAATGGGTTAGTCGATTGTCAGCAGAATACCATGTCCGTATTGAGCTTTATTTCGATCAGCCCAATAATTATCCTCTCCCCAAGACTTTGTGAGTTCAATCTTAACGGACTCTGCCTTATAGCCATTAACCATAAGGGATGAAATTAAGCAAGATTTTGTTTCCGTTGTCATAACCACTCGCTTAATCTCAAACTTCTTAAATAGGGAAACATAATAGGAATCTGGAGTAACTACGGGACAATTACGGATAAGGAAATCTTGTGAGATGTACTTATCATCCTTGTCAAAGGATGTAATAGCCTTAAAGAAGGATGAGATTTCTTCTTTATTGCTATAGTCAGAAACATCTAAGCCATACTCACTTGCCCATTGTTCACCTTCCTCTGAATTTAAGGAAGCACCATTAAGAGCAACAAATCCTGCAATCGCCTGTTTCAATGTTTCATTCATAGTCATAGCTAACTCCTTTTGGTCAAAGATTTTTGTAAAGTTGGTTCGAGGGGATTTAATTTAACTTTTTCATCCCCTTAAAAGAAGAGGCTCTGCTAAATCTTAGCAGAGCCTCTATACCTTAATTTAACTTTTTGATCTTTTCATTTAGGTGACACACTTAAAAGTCATATTCATCACTATCCTCTGTAAACAAGGTTTTCTTTTGGATAGCTCTGTTTACCTCTGGACGTAAACCACCACGATTAGAGTAGAAGCAGTCACGCCAATTACCAGAGAGAATTTGAACGGTGGCATTTGGGATTGTTTCCATATTGTAAATCCAAGCCCAAATAATTCCTTCCTCTGTCTCTACTGGGACTAAAGTACGGTTATAAAGATTATAGTCGGACTCTGGGGTAAATCCCTCATAGCTATCTAAAGTGTCCAATACTGTTTCCTCATCTTCACAAGGAATCATATAAAGTTCACCATGCACACGGCCATAGTTTAAATCAAACGGCAAGCATTCAGGTTCATTACGATTTAAGCTGTCCTGCACATCAATGTCAAGTGAGTAATTTCGTGTGCCTCTGACGGACTGGGAATGTTTAAGAATTTCAACAATGGGGAATCCTGCCGCATAGTGGTAAAGATTACCTGCTATCCTTCCTTTAAGCATCTTTGATCCTTCTGGGATAAAAGAGTTAGCTCTAAAACCGCTCATCAATGTACCATAAACAAACACGTTTAATGTCCTCATCTTCAACTCCTTTTGTGAAAGATTTTTGTAAAATTGGTTCGAGGGGAATTAAGTTAAATTCTCTATCCCCTAATATTCAACAAAGAGGGAACGCTGTGGTTTACTTTTCTTTTTGACGTAATTGCTTATAGGCTGATTACGCATAAAGGTAAATGAGTCAGAGACAACATTTTTAAAGTCGTCAAAGCAAGTCTGATACATTCTGTTTTCGGGCATCTTTAAAGGAAACCAACCATCTGAATCCACGATTGAAGCATCAATGTAAGCATCATTAGATGAATAAATAATTACCTGCAAACGAGGATTGTAATAGAGGAATAGTGGTTTAGATCCTTTAAATAAGTACACACACTTTGGGTCTGCCTTAGAGGCAAAGACACATGAAAGATCACCTTGACACTCTGCCAAGTAATTCTTGTAGGTCACAGTGTTTAATGTTCCTTCCTGTAAAGAAGCATCTGCCATACGGAAAAGAACTTCGGAGTCAACCTCGGCCAATCTCTTTAGCTGATAACGAGCAAAAAGAGCTGTGGCATTAGAGATTGTCCCATTGTGTGTACCCAAGATTGATCCAGAAATAATTGGCTGATTGTTATTATTGTTATACTCAGACCCAACCGTTTTCCATCTGGAATGGCCAATTAAGAGAGTTGTTTTATTGTTTACCGTATTAAGGATTTTATTAAACCCTGCTAAATTAACCATTCTAGTTGGTGGGACAGGAAGTTTGTAAAGGTGTGTTTTACCTGTGGTATCCAGTGTAGCCAAACCAGAGGCATGACGGCCTCTTTGCTCAGAGAGGATAAACATTGAAGTAAAGATTTCCTTCAATTCCTCATAGTCATCAAATGAACGTGAATGTTTACCAAAAATGATTCCTGTAAGTCCGCACATGGTCAACTCCTTTTTAAAAGTTGGTTAAAAATTTCTGTAAAATTGATCTCAGGGGGATTGAAGGATTAATTCAATCCCCTAAAACGATACATTATTGGTACTAGACGTGCAATAACTTTTTACTTCCTCTAGGTAGTATGGGATCGGGGAAGTGTGAATACGATACATGGTTATTGCTTTACATAAAGGCTTAACAAAATCAAATAATGCATCCATTGTCGGAAACACCGTTTCTTTTAAGGTGTTTAAAAACAGTCTGTCTGACATCTTAGGGTGATGGAAGGAAAGATCATCCACATTACGATAAGGATCCGAGCTGTATTTGTTTAGCGCTTCTGCATCTTCCTCTTTAATCACATTCGAGATTAAACTACCTAAAGGTGAATCAGCCAAAACTCTAAAACCTTTTTGGTCTGCATACAGAGTTGCCAATTCCCTACCTTTAATCCAAAACGTTTCTTCATCTTCCTCATCCCCGATAGAAAGTAAATAAAGACGGTTTTTTAAAAGGGTGTTTGAGATAGATTTAGGATAAACCTTATCATTGTTTGCCCGCATTAACAATGTACCAAACACTAAACCAACCTGTACTGATTCTCTCCAAATCATTATCAGTCTCCTTGACTTAATTCTAAATAAAAGAAAAGCCCCAATAGGGCGGGGCTCTAACTTTCCCATTCCTCTATTTCTTCTAAGAAATGGTCTGTGTCTTTAATTACATCTATGTACCATGACTTTGTACCTAATAGGTCTAAAAAGTCTTTTATGTACTGCTCTGGAATTGTTTTATACAGCTCCTTTAAATCATCCTTCTCAGTAAACTCTATGGGTATTGAATTATCCTTTAGGAACTTTAAAGCTGTAGGTAACTCAGAAAACCTCTTTAGCCAGTAAGTGTAATCTATTGGTATATCTGGGTTTGACTGATGGATATAAACCAATAGAGGAAAATAGGATTCTGTTGGCGACCATTCTGACAATAAACCAGAACAATCAATATACCTATTATAACTAAAGATACACTTGTAATTCTGGATCATGTCTCGACATGATCCAGAAGGGTTATTAGTAAGAACCTTTAAATGAAAAAACTGCATGGATGTCGAACCTACCAGTTTTGAATAATAAGAGTTTAGTAACTTCAATAACTGGTATTTGTTCGTAGAAAAAAGGGTATTACAGAATGTCTCTAAATCAGAGAACTTCATCTTAGGAAAATCACCCGCCTTTATGATTTCCTCTAACTGGGATAAAGGCTGTGTGCTATCCATGAACTCCTGTATCTTCTTTTTTATGTTCATCCTGCATCTCCAATGTGTCTAAATTCACATTATCATTTTCATTATTTAAGTCTTTTACTAAGAGTAAAACGAGTTCACGTTCCTCTAATAAATCCATAGCATCTGTCTCTGTAATAGATATATGTGCTATTTTACTTAGTCTCAGTTGTGTCTGAAGGACCTTCTTCCAAAGTTCCCTTCGCTGTTTTAATTCCTGTGATATTCCCCACATCTGGGCGAAAAAAGTCGGAGTTTATTTGAAGCGGTACAGAGTATTCATGCCCACAAGAGGAACAGGTAGTAAGTCGGTCGGTATGGATACCAAAGTCCTGCATAGCATCCAATACTTTGTCAATATAGATGGCATCTTTTAATGACAAAGAATTGTACCATTCTGCACGCTCTACTAAATCATTCATACCATCTACTGACATAATGGTAGCTATTTTAAAAGATGGTAGAAACTCAGTCGCTTTCTTTTCAAAACGTGTAGCTCGCTTTTGTGCTTCCTCTTTAGCCAATTTTTCTGATTTACTTGTAGGCATACTCAGCCTAATCTTTTTCTTAGCATCAGGCAAAGTTACTGTAAGAGGATATTCATCCAAAGACAGGTAGGAACATTCCAGTTTCATTATGTCCCAATCATCTGTATTCTTTTCTTTACACTTAGGACATACAGAGAATATAGGAAGCATACTACCCATAGAGATAGACCTTATTTTAAGGTACACGGCTAGTTCATCCTGATAGACTAATTCCTCTGCTGATATAGGACAATCCACAAGACAGGAATCTACAAGATGTATAACACCTTCCTCATTAGGATTAACTAAGAAGTCTTTGTAAACTCTTGTGGTTAATGGTCTGACTGTTACCGATGTCCCATTCAGTCTCCCATTGTAAGGATAACCCTGTGAAGGAAGGATAATAGATTCTTTAATCATAAGATACTCCTAAGAAAAGTAATCCCCTAATATAAGGGGATTAGTCTGTTTACATTCTGCTTAATTCCTGCTTGGCTGTATTCTCTAATATTTTCCACCACTTATCAAAGGTGGATTGTGTAACTGGTGCATTCGTCTTTAAGTTTATTATACACGGCATAATCTCTTTTCTCGAATAGTGTGTTTTAATAAAGAAATCGAAAAGAGCTTCTATGGAAAATGGAGTGTCTACATCATTATGACGTATAACAATCTGCTGATTAACCTCGGGGTCCATGCTCGCGGATAACCTGTTTATACGATACTGCATATCCAAGTCGAGATGTTGTACATCTGTCTCTGTGGATAATATCTCTAAGATTGTTCTGGAATCATCATCACTATCTCTAGGCTGATCCAAAACAGTCCACTCACGAATATTAGAACATTTATTTGCAAAAGATATAGCACAACCGTTTGCTACACGATAAATAAAACCAACTTTAGGATATTTGTCTGAATACTTTTTATAATTGTCACGGTGTAAGAGTTTGAGGAAAACCATTTGTATTAAATCTTCCTCATCAATCTGGGTACGCAACCGTGCATACCTAGAGTTCCAATATACTTTTCTAGCAACACGACGAATTAAGTCTGCTTCCTGCATTACGTCTAACATTGTTCTACCCCTACAAAAATACTGCTCCCTACCTTGGTTATATATAAATAGTGAAAGTGAGATCGGAGCTTAATCCCACCTCACCTTTATTTATTCTGTGGTTACATCCTGTTCACTGTAAAACAATATGATTGACTGAACCTTCATAGAACATAAGAAGTATTGGGTGTTCAGCTCAATCAATGCCATTACCATGTCGCCATTGGTTTTCATTTCCAATGGCACGTCTGGACATGGTACCAGTAGTGTTTCAGGTGGTTTTATAACTTTGTATTCCGTTACGGTTTTTACAGTTGGCTTACAGCAACTAGCGGCAAGTAATGAGGTCAAGAATATCAGCAGGTATAGGGGTATTCCACCAATCCTTGTTTTCCTCTGTGGACATAACTTTTTCAAGTATTTGCACCTTAGTTGTTGTTTCATCCTCTAAAACCTTTTCTTTTTCCTTCTCGTAACTATTGGCAATACTTATACCTTTTTGAAGATATTGGATTTCAAAATCCTTTACCTTTATTTGTTGATTCAATTCTATTATGGTCTCCTCTTTATTGTCAATAGTTTTATTCAAATCATCTATTTTTTGGTTCAATCCCTTTTTCTGTACTTGAATAACACCGATGGTAACAAGAAGGATAATAATAAGAATTAAAGCTGTAATAGAAAGGGCTTTAGAGGAAAGTAACTTAGAAAGTATTGCAGTCATGTTCTACCTCCTATATGCGGGGTAGATAGCCTAAAATAACAAGTAAAAGAAGAATGATGAATAAGAGTAAGACCATATTAAAGACTGGAATCCAATGGAGAATTGGGCGGTCTTTAATCTTTAGAGAAAGTAAATCTTTAATGGGATCACTCTCTTTATCCTCTGTCTCCTCACTCTTTACTTCTTCTTTATCTTTCCTTACATCATCCTTAACTTCCTCTTTTACTTCCTCTTTTACTTCCTCTTTTACTTCCTCATCCTTAGAGACTTCCTCTTTTTTATCCGCATTCCAGTCTTTAACAACTTCCTTTATTTGTTCCCAACTTTTTTCTTCTGACATGGCTTCACTCCATTATGAATAAAGTAATCTACGTATATAAGAGCTTCAAAACAATCATGGCAGGGTTTTCTTTTCTGGGTCATTTCCCAACCATCTTTTTGAAGTTCCTTTATAATAGATAACCCTTTCAAAACAGAGTCCGCTTTCGTTCTCGCCTTCCCTTTTCCTATTATAGTAGCCAATGTCATCGGATGATATAGCTGTGCTATATATGGGTGTAGAACAAAGTGATATAGGGAGTCTAAACAATACAAGGCAGGTGACATCGACGATATAGGTGGAGCATATTCCATCACTACATCAAAGGGTTTAAAAGGTTCTAAATAATCCCTTAACTGGATGGCTAAAGAGTAAGCAGAATTATAGGTATGACTAAAGTCCTTTTTACCTATTTGCTCTGACAGCGTATGAAAGACAATCTTTTTATCAGTAGTTAAAATAGCTATTCCTGTACGAGTAAACGAAGGATCTATTCCTACTACTGTTTTACTTAACTCAGTCATTCGTAACTCCATATAAAAGAAAACCCCAATGAATTAGATTCATTGGGGTTATATACGGAGCAGACTGATTATTTTAGACGGGCTTGAATATATCCTCTAAATCCTGATCCACTGTTTCCTTTATAGATGAGGAAGGATCACTTCCGCCACCTAACAGTTCTTCCAGTTTCTCAATAGGATAGGTTTTACCAACAGAAGCTAGGAAACGATCTCCATTCTGCTTCATATAGGAATCTATATATTCCGCCGCTTTATCACTGTTTCTCCATAAGGCCATACCACATTCAATTAACTGGGTTTTGGGGAAACGATCATTACCCGGGAGTTGTGTACCAAGAAAATCGAATTGTGTTATGTCGCCTTTTACGTCATTCACAGAACAGATAGACGTGTACATTTCTTTATTAGCAATAAGCATCTTTACCTGAATTGCATCGGATAAAGGTTTACCCTTATCACTACAATCCGTATAATGAACGACTGGGTATAAATAACAAACCGAAGGTGGTTTATCGAAATACTTATCATTCACACCATCAGAGATTACATATCCTAAATCTGGGTGATAATGCCGCTTCACTATCACAACCTCAGATGTAAGAATAGCAAATCTTGACTGCCTACCCTGTTCAAACTTAAGTCTTTCAAATGGGTAGGGTGTTACTGTAGTTCCTGTCTTAGCAACGATAATGTAGGGGTTATTTTCCGCTAAGTTCAAAGAGGACAAGCTAAAAGTGGCTTGGCTCGCTACGGTAACAGCAGATGAGGTAGAAGATACAGGTGCTAAAGAGTTTTTCTCGTCCATGTTTAAGTTCCTTTCTAAGTCTAAGTTTAAGTGTAAGTTTAAGTGTAAAAGAAAAAGATTGGCCAATCTTTTTTGTCCGCAGACATGTATATATACGCACAAGTGATATAGAATTGCAAGGAAAATATTTATGATTCTTCTTTTTCCTCTAATGCCTCTCCTAAAGCAGAAAAGCGGCGAACCTTCATCACTAAATCATAAGCCTGTGGGAAATACTTTTTAACAACCTTAATGTCCATACCTTTATAGTATGAGGTCTTTCTCATTAAGTTAGTACCTCCCGCATTAAAGGCCGCAACTGTCCAGTCTAAGGATTTGTCAAACCTATCATACAGAGATTTAAGATACTTGGCCGCAACTCTTGTAGAGATTAAAGGATCGTATGCAGAGGATGTTGGGCACGCCTCAAAAGAGTCAGAAGTACAAACGCCTTTTGAGTAAACCTTAAATGTGTATGGTACAAGTTGGAATAAACCTAGTGCATTCTTGTTAGATTTATTATTTGGGTCACAGCCCGATTCAGCCAGTGCCAAATAAAAGAAGTAGTCGGGTAAACCCTCCTCTTTTAATATTTGCTCTATCTCTGGGCGTAATTCTTCACATCGTTCCATATAGGTGTAAAAAGAGCTTTGAGCATGAGCAAAGGATGGAGTTAAAATAAGAATGAGAATAAAAAGTAAAAGCCCCATAAAAGGGGCTTTGGAAAGAGCTTTAGTTTTCGTCATACCATTATACTAAAATAGACTTTTTCCGTAGCCGCTACAAAGCATTTCTGCTTTTTGTCAAAGTGTTCCACAACTTCTAGTGTCGTGGAATTAACCAAATCAATCGTATTGATAGAAGGGTTGGCTTTAAACATCTTTGCACCTTTTGTGTGGCACGCCTTCAATGAGATGGGTTTGGAATCTATGGCCTGTGTACTTAATCCATAATCCGTCACAACAAAGAATCCTTCCTTATAAGAGGGAATAAAGACATCTGGTGTTTGTTCACGCTCATAAATATGGTGTTCCAAACAATACTGATCTATTCTCTCCCATAACGAGTTATTGTCTCCTCTTATAACATCTCCATTTATAACTGCTCTGCCCGCAACAATGTCTATCTCTGGATTTCTCACATGAATAAAAGAGATTTTTAAATTACGATCCTCAAAATAGTCTATTACCCTTTCCTTATTCTTATAATAGACATTACGCATAATGAGTTTATACCCTGCCGCACGTAAAGACTGTAAAACAAGAATACTGTTTTGTGCAACATCAGGATAATCCAGAGACATTAAATTAACTCGTACAGTAGCCATAACCTTCCCTTCCTTGTTTAGCTAAGAATGGTGGGAATACCCACCATAAGTTTAAAATGGAGCTTCTATCCCCTCGCAGTATTCCACAGACTCTACAACCATACTAATACTCTCATAAGGATGATCCATACCAAGACCATTCGTATTCTTGTGGAATGTACCCGCTTTATAATCTGCTTTAGCTTTTACCTCTTTTACAACCTTCTCTTTTGGTTCTTTTACTTTAATTTCTTTGACTGCCTCTTTATCCTGTCCGATACATTCCCATTGCTCTAACTCAGCTACAGGAACAAGCTGTGTGGTATGATCTGGTAACTCCACACGAATGTTAAAACCACGGCCACGATGGACAATCCTAAGATACTGATTCATAAAAGTCTCCTTAGTTTTTCATAGTTGGGACATGATGGAATACGTAAATTATTCCACAACTTTATTATACTTTAGAACAAGAGGAATTGTACACTAAAAACCACCTTAATTAAGGTGGTTTTTAAATTAACGTGTAAGATGGACAGGATTAAATCCTGTGTATCTCCCCTTAGTAGCTGAACGCATCCATTCACCTATTGTCTCAGGTGTCATATCACCTTCAAGTGAAGCTAGGTAAAGAAGGGTGATTGTATCGGCATCCACCACAAAGGGACATCCCTTTAGGTAATCGAAGTAACAACCATACTTAGATGACCAAGACACATCTGAAATGGTTAAATCTCTGGTTAAGATTGTTTCATATCTCACAGGTTCTTCATCCTTAGAGTAGGTGATGAACCATTCTCCAACCTCTCCAAACTCTACTCTGCTGATAGCTCTTGGATGAGTGGCAATAAGATTCTGTTTGGCAAAAGAGATTAAATGAGGGTTTTTAGAAATCTGGAAAGCAATATATTGGTGAAAGAAGACCCTCTTTGGTGTTACATCCTCTCCCCCTAAAGGTATGGATGTATCTGGGTAATTGTTAGTATTACTGTTAAAAATTGAGTCCACAAAATTGGTTTGATCCATTTCTTTTCTCCTTTTGGTTAAATGGAATAAGTATTATAAAATTGATCAATGATTGTAAGCATTGATTCAGGTAACAAGTCTTTTACTTTATCCCAAAGACTGTCAGGTACACCATAATATGCCTCTGCCATACCGCCGACAATCGCCGCCAATGTATCAGAGTCTCCACCATAGGAAACAGCCAGTCTTATTGCATCTTCAAAGTTCTGTGATTCTAGGAATAAAGAGACAGCCAGAGGAAGGGTGTTCTGACAAGTATCTGTAAATGTCCCTTTAGTTGGTATCTCCTTATCCCATCTCTTTCCAATAGAATCTATCATGGTCTCTACCGCAATCTTTTTATTTTTATACAGTCTGAGACGACGTAGAATCCTTATATAAGTGATGGCATAAGACAGAGCTATTGGGTGATCATGAGAACAGGTGGTGGCCTGTTGTGTATTTAAGAAAGCCTGCTGTGGGGAAACATTGATTAATCCTAATGAGGATATTCTCATTAAAGCCCCGTTGCCAAAACTGTTGGTATGGTAGTTTGGGTTATCAGACCAAATCCAGTCTTGAAACATTGTACCATAAGCACCTTTAGGATTCGGGTACTGTCTGCACCATTCCTTTAAGGTCTGTGCATACGGCTTTTTATTTAACAATGCATCTGCTATTGCAACGGTACAAATGGTATCATCTGTAAAGGTGGAATACTCTGTTAAAAGAGGAAAGTTGTAGTCAAAGGTGTTATCAAACTCGTAAACAGAACCGATAATGTCACCAATAATTGCCCCTTTCATTTTTACTCCTTGGTCCAAAAAGTTTTGTAAAATTGGTGTGCGGGGGATTGAGTAAGGATCTCTATCCCCTTATACTTGGTCATGGCTCATTCGTTATAGAGCTAAATGCCCTTTACTGTCAATATGAATATTTGCGGCTGTATCTAGAGGATTACCGAAGCACGTTATAACATACCCTTTTCCTTTTCTCTGAACATGAAGGGAAACAATAATGTGTGCCTGTAAGCTGTCATTGTGTGGCAAGTTATCTTTATTTATTGCAAGTATGGCAGTCTCCTCATTTCGGTAAGAGTCTATACCATCCTTTAATTTACCAGTAGAGGATGTGGGATATTGTTTTATTACCTTTAGGGTTTTAGTGATAGTTTCAGCCACAGTATTGTTATACTCGACTATAGTCAATTCTCTCTTTAACTGATCTAACTCCACCTTTCTCTTATCTACAAGGGCTGTATTCTCTTTGCCAAACAAATCCAAGAAAGATTCAACCTCTTTAATCTTCTTTTTCATATTCTCTATTGTTCGACTAGGTGCAGATAATTCTTCTATAACATCTGTAAAACTATCTTTAATAATAAATTCTTTAGGACTCATACTTGGATATTCTACTTTAAGGATAGCAGGATATTCTGCTGATTCATAATAAAGAGAATAAGCCTGTGTATGTGTTGGCTTATTGAAAGATAAGGAAACATGGAAGTCTTTACTCTTTTTATTTATGGCATTGAATTGCTTATTTAAGAGATAAAAGAGTCTCGGGTTAATTACTTCACTCCCCTTATACTTCACACATATACCATCATCCACAGGTTCTAATTCAGACAGATGGGATATAGTGTATGCAGGACTCATGGGCGAGTTTTCCTTATCTCCCTTAATCATTGTCTCTAAGGTATCTGCATCATCCATTGTGGTATATAAGTCTTCTAACTTAACACCACTGGACAGTGTTATTTTATCCTTTATCTTTTCCTCTAAGAGATCAGATAAAGAGTCGCATTCTGTCTCCATTATAGACTGAATCTTACTCTTTATCTGCTTAGTAGTTGGAGCTGTCTGTTTATCAGGCTTTTTGGCCTCCAAGTATGTTTTCCGTATTAACTTCACCATGAATCTGTATCACTCCATCTTCCAAAGTTACCTTTCCTTTACCTAGCACCCCATAATTAGATACAAATTCTGTATGCAGAAAAGAAAGGCTGACTCCATAGTCTGCAAACACGGAACTACAATCAGCATAGACAAACTGAAAATCTTTAATGCCAAATAAAGACAGGCTACCTACAATCTGGTCTTGGTGTGTCATTACAAAGGAATAACCATCTGCACCATCTGGAAAACGTGAGACAAGGAATAAGAAAACATCTGATTTCTTATTCCTTGTTTCCTCATAGCTTAGTAGAATTATATCATACAGACTTTCCCATCTCTCCACTTTATTTTGTTGGGTGTAATCCTTCTTAAAGGTTAATAGCTCTCTATAATAAAGGTCTTTAATATTTGCCTTGCTCTGTTTGTAACGACGTAAAGCACAATCTAATTCTCTGTTGTAATAGGACATAAGACAGTCTCCTTGGTAAAAGATTTTTGTAAAGTTGATCTGAGGGGGATTTGGGAAAAGAAAAAGCCCTCTTTTATAGAGGGCTTTTTCTTAGTTCATATCATGTTAAAATACCAACGATAATAATTCTTCTTCTGTTAAAATCTCACATCCATCTGGATCTTTATCTGGACGCCAACACTGTATTACAGCATGAGTCAAAGCTAGTTTTCTTGCACTGATATTCTGTCCACTTAATGTTGCAACCCTTCCTAAGAAGTCGGGGTTTAGACTGGGCTTATCATCAATATAAATGGTTGCTGCCTTTCTTAACTCAAAAGGAATACCAGAGCAAACACCAATAACATGATCCTTTATTGTCCCATCCTTCATCTGCACCTTACAGGAAAAGACTAAAGCTCCAATATAATTAGACCATCCTTTATCCTGTGTAGAAGGAATAAAACCTGTAACCCAAGCATCCAAGTCTTTATTCAGCCCTTCTGCCACCGTTCTTTTTAACTTAACCTGATCATCCGTCCTGCTTGTACATCCATGATAAGGTGCATCAATTCTTTTAAACACACAACCTTCTTTTCCTTGTTCAATTAAGTCGGAATAAAACTCTAATTTATTCTCTCTTACTACTGGGTTTATATCACAGGTAAATCCAGACTGTTTAAGCAAAGAGGCTAACTTTTCTGCATGAGGATGTCTTTCTTTCCAAGGTTTATTAATTAAAGATTCTCCATCATAAAGACAGTCAAAGATAATAAACTTTAATGGATCTTTTCTTTGCAATGCTTTGGAGTCCTCTGGATTAAGGGCTAATAAAGCTGTGGTTGCTTGAAGCTGTGTTGCACATACGACCCCTCTTTTCCCCATTACAGTAGAGATGTTTGGATTAGTAGAAATAACCTCGCAGTCTAATACAAAGTTCTCTGGATAAGTAAAACCTTTAGAAGTTACTAAAACAGTATCTTTATATGACTGAGGTAAAAAGTCTTTGACAGAGTTGTTACGGGAATAGAAGTCGAAGGATTGTGTTGAAGCATCCCAAATAATCAAACTACGAGAATTATGAACAATAATACCATTAGCAACATAACTATGGTTTCCATCCACTTCAATATCATAAGCATTCGTAGAGGAACATATTCTATTCTCTGATTTATGACTTTTCCATTTTACAGGAACAGAATCATAAATATATTCTAATTTAGAATCTCTCCACCATTCCACTTTCCCACACTCTTTCTGTAACTCTGGTGGAATCTTATAAGCCATTGATTCTGGTACATACTGAGCTATATCTTTAAAAAACTTCTGACTACCCATAGAAGATAAGTTAATAATATATCCTAATTTATTTCCTTTCCTAGTAGTCATGTGGAAAGAAGCACCATAATTTCTAGCATTCAACCATGAAACAATTATTTTCACATCATCTTCATTATATCGGTATGCTGAAAAAGTAACTCTTGAGTATTTATTTGTTATTTTACAAGTATGCTCATCCCTACTTTTATTTCGAGAGCCATCATCCAAATACCATATAGTAAGACCTAAAAGATCCATTCTATCTAGGTATTCTTTAGTAACTCTCCTAGTTTTATTAACATAACCTAAATGATGAAGCTCCGTGGCTTCTTTACAAGCATTTAAACGACAAGAATACATAGTTGAACCATAACCACTCACCCTTGTCTGTAATTTATTCGGCATTTTTATAAAAAGTTGTACTTTTTTATCAAAGTAATCTTTTTGCTTCTCTGAATTACAAAACTCATAATAAGCATTAACATCTTTATCAGTAGAAAATGCACATGTTCCATCACCTAGAACGGAACCATACATAACTTGTAATTGAGTAAGATTCATTGAAGGCAAAACTCTAGTTATATGGTCAGATTCTATTACACTTTTCCAAGCACCATCGGAATAAATAATATGGTTTTTTGTAATAAAATTTTCTTGTTGAGATAAATTCCTTAAAGGGACGGAATTACCTCCAGTACTACTCATTTTCACCCATTGAGATACTTTTTTTTGACCATGATTAAACCAATTAACTACTTGTCTAGGAACAAGTTTACCAGTTATTTCATCAAAAGACATTACCTCTACAGGTAAACGCTTTTCTACAATCTCTCCTATAGATCTTGTAGTACCATCAGATAGAAGAACTCCTGTATTATAAGAGAAACAACCATCTATTTTCTCCTCAGCTATATACTCATCCGATTCAAACATTCTTTTCTGCACCTCTGGTTTGCACTGTTTAAACCTCTTACAGAGCATAGGACAATCTATTTCATTCAGCATAAATTTAAGTGCCCAAGGTGCATTCTCTGGTGAGTCATAATACTTGTTTAACCAGTAATTTCTAAGAGCTTTTACATAATCCTCTTTATGTTCCTTTTTCCCTTCTATAACAACATTTATTCCCTTCTGCAAACATTCAGCTTTCAGTTGTGGTAAAGTACGCTGTGTCTCTAATGCCATTATTCATTCTCCTTTGTGAACTATTCACGAGGCTAAAGCCTCGTGGGATTTACCGTTCGCCTCTGTTAAATCCCAGTAAAAACAAATGGGGTATGCTTAATCTAAGCATACCCCATAATACTATGTATCCGAAATATTCCTCGTTTAAAGGGAATAGCTTATCCTTCTATCAGCTCTCCATCATTAAATCTGTATCTGTATTGGACGGTTGCAGTTGGTACAATATTCACCTTCCCATTAGAGTAAGAGAAATCTAACTGTCCTATCTTATGAGCCCTGTTAGCCATAGGCGCTAAGGAATAATAAAGAATACCATCCACCGTTCTGGCCTGTTGTGCTTTTGGCATAGGTTTGGTGAAGTCAAAGTTCTTAATGATCTGTACAGCCTCGGGATTGTTCGATACAGCATCTATTAAGAAAGTCTTTAGGTCTTGGATTGAGGTGACATCCTTATTGGTATAATTCTTTTTATTATACTTAAGGGATAGTTTAAGAATGGAAACCTTTGTCGAAGCCTCTATATGATAGAGCTTATTTAAAGACTGATTGTTATGGGAAACAATATTTATGTTTAATCTTATTCCTTTATCTTGTAATTGCTTCTTTAAATCTTTTAGACCTTGTGCAATATAGCTAGGGATAAAGATCATAAGATCATTTTGAGACTTAGTAAAAAGACCAGAAGCATCCACCTTATATGCACTCGGTTCTTCAATGGAATGATCTATCTCCCTAGCTATGGTTAATAAAGTTAAAGCATCATTCTGCTTCTCTCTCACTTCCTCTATGGTATCTTTTATCTTAGTAGCATCCCCTTCATTTATATAAAGAGTGTCTAAAGAATGTGGATCTCTTACTCGGACATCCCTTAACCCTAAAGAGGATAGAGGAATAAGTTTGGTCTGGGATAATTTATTCTTTGACTGTTGCCATAAGGTATAAGGATCGGCTGATTGCATTGTCAGTAAAGAATCATTCTTCTCTGTTATTCGTCGCAGTGTGACCATAATGGATTATCTCCTCTAGGCTATAAGGCTTATTGGATGTATGTAAACAATAAATCCTTATCTCTTTTCCTAGGGGTTTGATAGATTCCACACATTCCTGCAAAGACGTAAATGTATTGGGTATCTCGTTGATATACCTGTAGGGCACACCAATAGTTAAATCCCGAAAGTGTGTGCTGTAGAAGTTGGAACAGCCAAACACGTGATGAAAATTGGATGAATCCTCCTCGCTCATCTGTTCCTGTATCTCTCGCTCCAAATCAGATCCTCTAAGTATCTGATAGCCTTGAGGTACAAAGTAAAGGGTAAATAACTCCCTGCCTTTAATAAAGAATGTTTCCTCATCTTCCTCATCCCCCACAGTAACCAGATAAAACCTTCTTTTTTTAAGAATCTCTTTAATAGAATTATAATAGAATCCCTCATGGGAACTACGCATTAAGATTGTACCAAAACAAAAGCCTGGGCAGAACCCTAATATCTCTGTGTCTTTACTCATTGCTTTCCCCTTATATAAAACAACCCACTCTTTAGAGTAGGTTTTAAGTTAGTCTAAAGACCAATTACCGTTTGGGCCTCTCCAAGAAGGATCGTTGATTTTACCATTCGTAGAATCATGGTAAACAGGGACATACTCCTTTCGTTTGTGCCTCTCTACTGCATACTTATCGCCGTTACAGAATCTAGCATAATCCCTCTTAAACCATGACTTCATCCCGCATAAGGGTAAAGCTCTTGTAACATAGTATCTGCTAAGAATCTCCACAGCCTCTTTTTTCTCAGGATCATCCGTAGCATAATTCTCTTTTACCCAGTTAATAAACTCTTGGCACTCTGCTTCAGTCGCATTTTCCATACAGAACATTGTTCAGTCTCCTTTTGTAAAAGCTGGTCAAAATATATTCCCCATAAGTAGGGGAATATACGGATTAGAACACGTGAGCTATCGTTCTAGTGTGCAAGCACTGAATGTTATAGCCGCCCGCAAATATGGTGTGGAAATGAAGACGTTTTCCTGTATCACCAAAGATGTCACCTTCCACCTTCATACAGGTATTATCGAACTGTAAATCGTAGTGGGTGCATTTACCAACATCATACCGTAAGAGGATGTCAGTAATCCCAATCACCTCAAACTTTAACCAAAACCCCCATGTTTCCTCGGCCTCTCTACTGGCCTTCTCTTTTAACTCATCATCTGTGTATCGGGTAAACCCACCATACTGCTGTTTAAAGAATGCAAAGAGCATCTTTATTTTACTCTCTATATAGGCATCATGGAAAGAGGCAATGCCGTTCGTAAGAGCTTCCTCGAAATCTTTACCAAAGACGGACGCTATACGCTCTTTTTTAGCTTCCTGCTTACATCCCTTCTCAACCCATCTGTCATAAGCCCTCTGGGTAACAGGAAAAGATTTGTTCATCACAGATACACATTTATCCAAGAATAACTCTGCCATAACAGATACGCATTCATTCTCTGTTATACCTATATGGGAAAGCATAGTGTCGAAGCACTCAGACTTAAAAGAGAATGTATCACGCATCTCTTTTATCCCATCTATAATGAGGTCTTTTAAAGAGTCAGCATTCAATGTATTCTCAATCTTACCATCCACAACTAAGATAGCATCTTGCACATGCAGACGAATAGAGAAAGATTCATTTCTCTCCCACCAGTCTAACTTGGAATAATTATCCTGTTTCGACTCTATCTCCAACCAACTACAGAAACAACCATCCTCTTTGTTAAAGGAAACACCATTGCCATAAACACGACAATATTTCTTAATGAACGATTTGGCCTTATCCTGTGCTTTACTCATATTCAGTCTCCTATAAAATTGTCAAAGATTTTTGTAAAGTTGGTTCGAGGGGACTTAAACAACCATCTCCATCCCCTTTACATCTCACACTTAACCCAATTCTAAATCCCTATCTTTTCATTTAGGTAACACACTCAGATGAGTTAAATTAAATACAGCCTTTAGACAAAATAGATGACTTTAATTAAGCACAATCTTATATTAGACCAAACCAAATTAACATATTGCCCTAAGATCAAGAAAAATTTAATTCAGTTTTAGTAATACTAAACTTTTATGTCCTTATTTAAAAGACAGTAAATAAGGAATATTCAAAGAAAAGCTAAGATACTGGTTAATTAATCAGTATCTTAGGGCAATCAATGAATTAAATTTCCCTCAGTCTTAGGGGAAGTGACTAATTTAATTTTGTTCATTTACAGCATCTTAATGCCGCCTGATAGTATGGACTTTCCGTGGTAAGGACTAAGCTGTCCGTCTCAAAGTAATCGGTCATGGCATCGGAATCATTTTTGACATTGCCAAGTTCTCTAGGGATATGTTCGTTATAGTGTTTTGCTGAAATGTAAATGCTACCGTCACGGCCTTTCCAGTAATAACAGGAGCAGAAAGAGTTGCCTTTCTTAATCCCTCTTTTCTGAATCTTAATATCATTACTTACAGGTTTCGGTGCAGGCTCAACATAAGGGCATAGGACACGGATACGTGCATGTTCTTCATTATAACGGTTAGCCTCATGTCTTTTGTATGGGTCATTGAGATAAGTATGCAGAGGCCAACTGACGGTGGTGTGAGGGCCGTCTTTAGCTTTACGCATATCCTTATTCAGTTTATGGCAGTATGCCTCACTGGTGTACACACTGGTAACTACCCAAAGACCATTATCTCCCTTAATGCAGGAATCAGAAATCTCAACAACCATACCCACCTGAATTTCATTACCAAAGCTGTCGTTCATAGCTGTCTCCTTTAAAGATTGGTTAGATATTTTTGTAAAATTGGCGTTAGGGGATTTAAGTGATTAACTCCATCCCCTTTAAGACTCTATTTCTTCCTTATGAATACAACTTTCTCAGCAATAACCTGTTTTAGTTTGTCCTCATAGTTTTCATCAGTCAGCCTACCCTCAACACAGCATAAGTCACCTTTATCCAAATTCTCATTACACAAAACAGCTTGTCTGCTATAACAACGAACTGGATGTGCCATGCTTTCCGTTTTATCACCTGAAGTTACAGTGGTTATGATGTTAAAATCTGCATACTCCATGTTACCATCTCTCTTTAACTTGGGTTTACAGTCTACACGGCCAATAATTAAAGTACGATTAAATGACGACATAACATTCTCCTTTAAAGATTGGTTAAAGATTTTTATAAAGTTGGTCTGTGGGGATTTAACTTAACTTTTCTATCCCCTTATTGGTTACATAACACCCAGTAACTCCTTCCATTCCTCTATATGATCTGGGTCTTTATCCATAAGGAAATCGTGCAATGATTTTTCCAGATACTCGGGGTAATTCTTTTCCATCCATTCACCCAATGCTGTTATGTCTATAACAAACATTCCTATCATAAACAGCTCTGGATCAATCATACTCTTTTTGTCACAGTGACTAAGGCCGATATTAGGTGCTAAAGCATTCAGTCTTTCCATTACCTGATGGGGATTGCTCAACATAATTCAGTCTCCTTTATTTAAGAGTCGGTCAATAAGGGACATAAAAGGAAAAAGAAAGAATTAAATAAGGAACAAAAAATGTTCCTTATTTAATGTTAGCCTTATTTAAGAGTGTTTGGTAACAACAGCCATCACTTCATTATAGTATCTATCCCCTTCCTTTAAATAACAGTGGCTTTTCTCAAAGTAGTCGATTTGTCCGTTTGATTCATTGATGACATTACCCAAACCACTGGGAAGGCCGTCATAGCCATAGTCTTTTGCATAGACAGTCACAGTGCCATCACTGTTTTTCCAGTAATAGCATGGATAGTATTTATCACCTTTCCGAATCCCTTTCTTTAAAATCTTAATTTCATTGCTCACTGGTTTCGGAGTAGGTTCTACATAAGGACAAAGCATCTCTATTGTGGCATTGGCCTCATTATACTCGTTAATCTCACAACGTTTGTAACGGTTATTGCTGTATGAACGGAGGGGCCAACCTGTACAGGTATTTTTACCTTTGCTCTTGCTCATATCCTTATTTAACTTGTGTAACCAGACCCCTCTGTCAGAAGAATGGTCAACATACCACAAACCATTATCTAATTTGCTGTAAGCACCTTTAATCTCTACAACATAACCAGACACGATTTCTTTATTATTGATGTCTTTCGCCATAACACAGTCTCCTTTAAAGTTGGTCAAATATTTTTGTAAAATTGATGTGTGGGGGATAAGGAATTATTCCTTATCCCTAATAAGGTTACTACTTCCAACTATTTATTGCCTCACAACATTTAAGGTATTCTGCTCTAAATGGTTCATACTCAGGTTTTGATTCTTCTTCAAAGTCACAAAAGTGTAAACGATTCAGTTCCATAAGTACTTTTTCGCACTGTCTCAAAACAGATTCATTCTTGGAATGTTTCGCCAACTCACTAAGCTCCGCACTTAAATGAGTAAGTTTCCACATGGTTGACACTTCATAAGAGCTGTATTCTTTACCATTAACAGTGATACCTTCCATAATATGTCTCCCTTAAAGAAAGATTGGCCAAATATTTTTGTAAAGTTGCTCTCAGGGGACTTTGGAAAATTTCCTCATCCCCTTTTCTGTCAGAGTGGACATTTTGGGACTTAATGTGACATTCCTTCTAAAAGGAAAGTTCGTCTCGGGTAAACCCGTATCTTCTTAACACCTCTTTAACAAGGTTTAAATCCGTCTCTGTGGAATCTCCCGTATTTGTGTCCGTCATGGTAATGACACAGATACCAAACAAAGGATTGTTTACAATACCCAATTGGTACGCCCTAAGCCAATACTCATTGACTGGTGAACCGTTAATCATACCCTCATCATCCACATAACAATCCACTGATTTATGACCCTTCTCCCACAACTCTACCATGTCGAAACAACGACAACCAATAATCGGATAATAGGCTGTATAATGATCCTTTATGGTAGTGACATAAGGTTTGTCTTTTAATGAAACGGGGATTACTACTGCCTGTCTTGTTTTACTCATCGCTCTCTCCTTTTTTAAAGTTGGTCTGTTAAATAAGAGATAAAGGAATAATTCCCAAATCTCTGTAAGCCTTATTTAAGCAAAACTTTAACCTTTTATCTTTTCATTCAGGTGACAAAGTACCCTGCAAAGGGACATCTGGAAAAGAATGCTTCTACGCTCATCCATATTCATTTTATATAAGTCAAAACCAAACCCCTTTAATTCATCTACCTGCTCTTTACTTATCCCATGATAAATAAGCTCCATATCCTTAAATAAGGATTCAAGTAAAGAAGGGTAATGTTCTGATTTAATACCGTTTGCCTTGAATACCATCACCGCCTTGTCCGCACACTCTTTTAAATAATCTGACATCACACAGTCTCCTTAAATATTTTTGTAAAATTACTATCAGGGGAATTTTACTTAATTCCTTATCCCCTTAATGGACTGTGTGAAGGATTGGGTGAATAAAAAAGGGCATAGAGGATTAAACCACTATGCCCGTAACTGTGAAAGTCTTTAAATTAAGAGGAGGTAAATTTTAAAAAGGGACATCTAATCATATTCGTAATCATCGTCGAACCTGTGGGGATCATTCTCCCCTATCAGATCCTCAACCGAATTTATCATATCCCCTATTTCGTCTCTAAGAGAATAATCTATGTTTAAATCCTCTGCTTTCCTTAGAATACGGTGTAAATCAGAATAAGCCTGTTCTAAATCGGAATATCTATATGATAGTCTCCCCCATGTACGGCCATTAAGAGCTGTATATTCCCAGTCTTTTACCAATCCTTTATACTTCTCTATTTCTTTCATTAGAGACAGTGTTTCAGAATCTTTATTGGATTCTTTTACTCTTTTTAAGACTCTCATAATACGCTCCTTTTAATCCATGTTTTCCCAACCGTATGTACCATCCCAGACTGTTAATGATTTAGGATAGTCGGGTATTTGAATTTGTGCATACCTGTTTTCTGGTAGGGGAATACCCTGCATATCTCTTTTACCACTTATCTCTTTAGGGGGTAAAAGTGGGCACGTTGTCCAACCACCTATACTATCTCCCGGCTGATTACCATAAGTATAATCTATCTCATGTAAAATGATTCTTTTTGCTGTTTTACGTTTAACGATAAACCAGTTTGTTATAGTGCGGTTATAACCCCATCTGCCCCAGAATATATCCCCTTCTTCGACAGCATCTAATAATTCCTGTCCTTTTAATGTTCTTAACTGTTTAGCTCTGTTAGCATATTCTCTTGAATACACCTTATTATTTGTCTCTGGTTCTTCTACCTGTGTTACCTCGGGTTCTACCTCGGTATTATTATGATGTAAATCTAAGGGTAGGGGTTTATCAAAAAGGCTTAATTGTGCCTCATTGCATCTTCTTAACTTAACCATAATTTTCTCCTTTGTATTACTGTATTGTGGTTAAGGAATAGCACACTACCTTATTAGATAATAAGTGTTATTTAAGGGAAAGTGGATGTACCCAGAATGATTTGTTCATTTCCCATATAGTTATTTATGTTTAATTCAAAGAATACGCCGTCATAAATAACCATCTTTTCTTTAGGGTTTAGAATCTTACTCTTTAAGTCATAATAGCCTATAAAGAATCCTGCTTTATCAAACCCTGCTTTACCATTTGTAAATCCATCCTTTATCTTACTTATGAATCTATCCTTATTCAGCGTATACCTCTCCTTCTCAATCAACTCATCCAACCTATTACACTCTTTGGTTAAGTTAGGAAAAGAGGATATTATATACTCTCTTATTTCCTCTTTGGTTAAGGATGATTTACTACCGTTAATATATAATGCCGTTTTTTGTAGCATATAGGCTATATTGCTTACTGTATTTACTAATGCTTGCATTCCTTCCATCTCCTTTATGATTAAGAATCAATGTAATAGAATACCTAAAGAGTATGGAATTTTAGCTTGGCGTAGATACAGTTAAACACCGATACTGTAATTAACGAAAAAGGATAACAGTAACGGTGTAAAGTATTTTTGAAAGAGAGAGAGACATTTAAGGACATAATCGGACAATCAGTAATGAATCTTCCTAGGCTTAACTTAGAGCCGTGATTAAGATTGTTTTATTAGCCTTCTATTATCAAAGAATGAGTTTTGATAATCAACTCTCTTTCTCTGTTTATGTAGATAATATGGTTTTAAATTTATCTATGTATTTAGACGTTTTCTTTTCTTTATGAATAGATGGAGAGGAAATATGAGAGCGATAAAAGAATCTATTGAAGGGGATAGAAATAATAATGCGGTGAGTGCTATACACAGTATGGCGGAAGCGATCAATGCCCGTATTATGAAAGACTTGGACATAGATGAAAAGGATTTTTATGTCTGTTATACGGTATATGGTTTATGGGTAGAGTTTAAGATGTCGGATGTCTATGGGATTAGTATTAGTTATAATACGGATCATAGGGACATTCTGATTAGGAGTGAGGAAGATCATGACTGGCTCAATGAGACATTTATTGAGCTTAATTCCCACCCTTCTCGTGTGGCGAGTGCTGTGATAAATTTGATTAAAGAGGATGGTTATATAGAGGTTGGGTAAAATAAAAAGGGGTAGTAAGTGATTTATCTTACTACCCCTTTTTTATTATAATCCTGTTGATCCGAATCCGCCTTGTCCTCTTAGTGTATCTGACAGTGTAGGCACTTTAAATATTTTACATTGTTTTGCTTTAACTAAAAGACCTTGTGCCACACGCTGTCCTGATTCAAATTGTATTTCCTCATTAGAGAGATTCAGTATAGGCACTTTTACCTCGCCTCTATAATCGGAGTCTATGACGCCAACTGAATTTGGTATAATACATTTCTTTTGTCCAAGAGAAGATCTAGGGAAGATAAGTAAGCACCATCCTTTTGGTATTTCCATTCTATAACCTGTGCCAAAATTGTACAGCTCATTAGGCTTTAATACCTTATTTGCTGTAATAGGGATGTCGAAACAGGCAGACCCGCAGGTTTTATATTCTGGCAGTACAAAGGATGTGAGTATTTTTAAAACAGGTTTGAATAGTGATAGTAGAGTCATTCTCTTTTCCTTTATATTTAGCAATCTTCTAGGCGATAACTGGTCAACAAATACTGTGTACTATTATAGAAGCGTACAGTGGCTTCCAGTCCATCTTTAAGGAATTTATAAGCATCTATCAGCCCTTTTGTTTCTTCTTTTAATGCTTTTAATTCCGTAGAATATAGTTTTTGTTTTGAGAATACTTCTTGTGAATTGGACAGCTCTTTTAAGAGGCGATCAACTGTAATAGAGGTATATTGTAGTTTTGACAGTGTTTCACACACATTGTTATAGTACATAATCGTGCTTGAGTATTTCTTATACAGTTCTTCTTTTGAGGTTTTGATTGAGGAGTAAGGTGGGATAGACTCCATGCCTTCTGGCAATGTATAACTCTCCACCTTCTTTTTAAGTTCCATAATAATTTTTTCCATGATGAATGTCTCCTGTGTTTAAAGGTTATTACCCATTAAGGGTGTCTAATAAAAGCCATAGAGCTATCTCTGGCTTTTGGTCTGATTCAATATACGTTTGTATTGCAGGTTTTATCCGTGTACCAAATTTAAGGTACGCCGTATTGATTAACTTTTTATAAGAGGATGAGCAATTATTGAAATTTTGCTCTTTAACCTTTAGTAAAAAGGTTAGTATGGATGATGCCACCACCTTAATGGAAAGAGTGTTCAATAGTGAGAAATATTCTTTATGCAAAGCCTCTTTGGATGAAACCAAAGCCTTATACAATCCAAATATTCCTGTTTCATCTTCTTTTAACAGTGGAGGTTTCTTTTGTAGGATGTAATATTGTTTTAGTATAGGGATAAATTGTTCCAAGTCATAGTTGTTATATTGTTCTGCTTTATCAGCTATGACAGGAAACAGTATTTTTACATAATCACTAGGTGTGTATAGTACCACTTCCCCTATGTCTGTTAGAAGGATGTATTTCCCATCTGTTAGGCATTCCAGTTTATTCAAGATGGTTTCGGATATTAACCCTTTGTATATTACCCCTTGTGAGTAATCTATTACCTGTTTAAAGTCTGTAATAAATTGGAAGTGTGGGTAAAGGAATTGAAGGAATTGTGGGTGTGATATACTCACTTTTTTCTTTAATAGATCTACCATAGCCTTAGTCACTTATAAGTTGCAGTAGCTTTTGTTTATTCGACTTATTCTTTAAGTATTGGTCATAATAGTATGAGATGGGGGAAAGTTGCATCTCTTTCTTTATATACGTTAAATAATACGTATCTTGGTCTATATCATCCAATTCTTCTTGCGCCTGTTTGACAGTTAGGAATTGGGATGATACATTCTCTTTAATCTTATATACTAAAGACATTCTGGAAAGGATGGTAGAGATGATCTGATCCTCTGACGACAATAGAATAATCTTTAATTTACTATCCTCAATAAATTTAAGTAAATTGGATTGTGCGTCAAAAGGCAGATAGGCTATATCCTCAATAACCAATGGATTTTTCATACTTGGTATTGTGGAATAATAAGCTATAAATTCCGACAATGTTTCCTTTGTTACTTGATACACAGGGAAGGTGCATCTCTTTTTTAATTCTTGTGCCGCCTTGCCAATATACAGTCTTGGATAACCATTCATAATACACCTCTAATAATTTGGTGAACTACCCACCCGCTAAAGCAGGTGGGCTTTCGGCTCGCTTTTGGTAAAAGAAAAGCACCTGTATTGTTCAATACAGGTGCGACTTGTGCAGGAGTGAGAATCCATGACCATCTGGAATAGATTCTCTTTGTCGTTGTTTCGAGAAGCCCTATACGGCCTTACCATGCTGAATAACAATCCTATTATTCATTCTAAAGCCCTACCACAAGTAATAGGGTGCATCTGCTCTATCATGTGCGAAACATGATTGTGTGTCAAGTATGACGGACTATTCTGTTACCCCCTCTTAGGGGGAAAAGCACGCTTGCTTATCACAGAACAACTTTTTATACTTAGAGGTGTTTATTTTTTATAGTCTTTGGGAAATTCCTATTTCCCAAGTTTCGATAAGATAGATAGAATCTTCTTTTTATTCTCCATTTCCGTACCAAATTTTGTTTGCGGTATAATAATATCAGTCTGGCATCTGCTAAGAATGAATTGGAAAAAATCAAAGTCGGACTCTTTATCAAAGAGAATATCTTTAGATATAACAATGATTTTACTTACATGACGCTTTATCACTTCATCTACAAGGAAGGTAAATTTCTCTCTGTCATACCCAACCCCTATATCTTTAAGTATGGTACATTTAGGATATAGTTCTGACAACACTTCCTCTTGTTTTAAAAGATTCGCTTTATCTGAATCTTCCTTTACACAGCAGTAACAATAATCCTTTCTGGCATTATCGTCTAATATAACACATTCATAAAGCGCTCTCCCAGAGGGTGACGAAACTATATTAATCTTACCACTATCTCTCCATCTATGCAAAGTTCTAATACAAATACCATAAAAAGCACAAGCCTTTCTTGCAGGTAAAAACATAATAAATATCCTTATGCTAAAAGGAATAAATAACACCTTAATAGATATACGAAAAAGCCCCAAATAATAACGGTATTACTTGGGGCTTTCCACTTGTATTAGGAGCTGTGATGAGTGCTACAAAGACATCACATACGGAATAGGAAGGCATATACGCCCTTACTACACATACATTAAAATGTATTTCTAAAACCTCATTACAAGTTATGAGGTGTGTCTGCCTATGATCATGCAAGACCATGATCTAACGAAAAAGAACAACAGGACATAAAACAAAAATAGCTTTGTCATTCCTCTAAGGAATATTGCACCCAAAGTGCTAAACAAAGCTAAACAGAAGGTGTGGGATTTGAACCCACGAAACCCTTTAGGGGTTTACACGATTTCCAGTCGTGCGCCTTAGACCACTCGGCCAACCTTCTAAAAGAGAAGACCAGAGCTGTGTTCGGCAAGCCAATCATACTCTGGGTTTTATAAATAGTTTTTACACTATTTATTTCTTCTCTAATACCAGTGGTGAGACTCGAACTCACACTCCCGTAAAGGGAAGCGGATTTTCTTACTACTCTATGTTTCCATAGCCCCTTATTATAAGGGTTGTAGTCTGGAACATGTCTTAACCATGCACTATTAAGTGTTTAGGTTGTGGGTATATGTTCTCTACACATTTACAGAATATTAAATCCTGATTTAGCTCGGCGTTATCTTCAACTTTACTTGCTAAGACTTTCACCGAATTAGCCCACATCCCGTATATAGTTTCCCGATATACGGCTCAAATAACCAAGTCCGCTGCGTACTACCAATTTCGCCACACTGGCAAAAGTAACTAAGTTGTATGGTCTTAGTTACTTATTACAATCCGCAATTACTTATAGGAGATCTCAATCTATAAATAATTCGATTGCTTGAAAGGGGAATTAACGAAGCCCCTCTTCCACTCTACGTTTTTCTACCATACATAGAAAAATCTGACTGCCGGGATTTGAACCCAAGACCTCTGATCCCTTAGATTAATCTAAAGTGACTATCTCATCAGTGTTCTGTTACCATATTTTAAACTACAGCCCATAAGATGCTTGGGACGTGACAGGACTCGAACCTATTTCTACGAATATATTTCTATATTCCTCGCGAGAGTTGTTTTACCATATTAAACTACACGCCCATAAATGCCTGTTTAACGACACAGGCTATCGGGGTTATTTAGTCCTCAAAAATCGGACATGTCGTATCCCAACGGCAATAGCGGTGGTGGGGGTTGAACCCACATAATGACATGGCTTATAAGGCCACCGCATGAACCTATTCTGCTACACCGCTAAATAGTAGGTCACTGCATTCCTACTTCCCTTCTTTTTGCACTTTATAGAATAATTAACTAGTTAATTATTCGCGTGCTTTACAGACCTAAATTAATTAGGTGAAGATTGGTAACTCCGGATATCGGAATCGAACCGATGTCTCTCACTACAAGTCTAGTGGGCGTTCTACCACTGAACTAAACCAGAAAATGTGGAGGTCACTAACAATTTCCTGCCTAATATCCTTTCTTACTTTTATAGTAAGTGTTAGATTAATCTAAATTATAGAGACTATGATACTTTAGTTGTTCCTACTAAGGCACTCAAAGCATATAATTTAAAGTAAAAAGGATTAAAATACACCATGCAAGACTCGAACTTGCGACTTACTGCTTAGAAGGCAGTTATTCTTCCAACTGAATTAATGGTGCAAAAGCCAAATTCCTAGGTACATAACAATTAATTGTCAGTATTACTCCTTCACGAAATCTGGCTAAACCACAATTAGATACGATAGATCAAGATAGCATCACAGGGGAAACCTATTAGCCCGATACGACGTTCATAATTGTGGTAATGGGTAGGGATGGATTTGAACCACCGAACCCGTAGGGGAGCGGGTTTACAGCCCGCCGCGTTTAGCCACTTCGCTACCTACCCAAACGGGATGATCATAATCATCACGATTATTCACCCCTTGCCATTCACACAGGAGATGATTTATGAGATCAGAAAAAGGATTATTCAATTATCAAAGACCATCTGAAACAATGTATCTGAAACACATTGGAGGTTTCAATTCCTTATACTTGATAGCTTTAATTTTTTCCACGAAAATCTTTCAAAAAATCATAAAGGGATTTTAATTCATGTTCTATGTCACCATAACAGTCTGACTCAAACCCCTTTATTACTTCACCATTCTCTAACAGATTACAAGCAAACGGTTTATTTTTACCTCCCACTATCTGTATTTGAATAACAGCATGATTCACCTTATCGGGGAAAGTAAACATCATTCCATAGCGCCTGTCAAATATGGCTTTAAATTCCTCATTATTATCCTTTAAGAATTGGGATATAGCGGCTGTAAACTCTCTAATTGTTTTTACGATAATCATTCTCTTTCCTCATTAGTGTTCATGGTAATGCGTTGGAGATATTCCACAACTACCATACGCGGGAGATCCACAATATCGACAACGCCCTATTTCATTTGGTTTGCAATGTCCGTGTACGTGTTTTCCATTAGGGGAAAATCGGCAACTACTACCATACGCAGATTGACCACAATACATACACTGTGTTGCATCCGTAGAATGCTTATGTACCTTATTTGGGGAATTTGTACACCCTACACCAAAAGAAGGACTACCACAATAGATACACCTTGTACCCGCCATCACTTACCCCTAAGAAAAGAAAATGTAATAAGTAAAGGAATGCTTAAAACAAACATAGTTACACACGTTATAGTCTCTAAGATTGTAAAGTGGTTTATTATACGTGTTACTATGTCTGAGAGTAACGTAAAACAAGACCCTAATAAAAAGATAGAGGGTAATGTCTTACGTAGAGAAATACCATACCTGTTTGTTATAGCTAAAGGTATAACCATGCTTACAAAAAAGAGTAACCCTGTTTGTGATACCGTCAACGCTATCGGGATAATGGATAAACCTAGTGCGAGTAAACGTATCCTATTAGGATGAATACCATGCACTCTGGCAATATCAGCATCTATTCCTAAAGCATTTATCATATTAGAATAATGATAAATAACAAGTAATGGTAAAAGAATGAATGGTAAAAGGAAAAGAGAAAAGTAGGTGTCTATGTCAAAAGATCCTATAATCCAATGGAAATAAGACGGGTTATTAGTAGCGTAGAATAATAAGGATAATACTATACCTAGCCCGCCTATCACACCATAAGTTACTGTATTTCTTTTGACTAAAAATAATCCATTGATTAACCCGCATATTACAGCGAATAGTGAATCTATTAAGAATGAAGCTATGCCTAATAAAGAGGGTAAAACTGCACCTAATATACTAAAAGATGTAATACCTAACGTGTTCGGCGTTGCTGTCTCTCTTTTATAAAGTTGCTGTAAAACTGCCCCAATAAAAGCAAAGACACCACCTGAAATGGTACACCATACAACTCTTAGTAAGATGGGTGTATTAGATGGAATGAAACATGAGATTATAACTAGGATAAATGAACCTATTAAAATAGGCTTAGTATTCAACTTAGGTAAACACTCAATTTCTTTATTTACTCTTTGTTTTACCAGAACGGGGGAGTCATAAGACTTGCTATTTGAAAGCGTAATAATACGGTCTGGTAGATAATTCCGTTCCACCTCATGCGATACCAGAATAATCGTTTTACCCATTAAAGACATATCCTTAATGGTTGAGTAAATAATCTCTTTATTCTCACTGTCTATGGATGAAAAAGGCTCATCCAGAATAATAATTTCCGCGTCCTCTAAGACTGCCTGTGCAAACAAAACAAGCTGTACCTGTCCTAAAGATAACGACGTTAAAGAGGAATCCAGTAGATGTGCTAGGTTTAACCTACGTACAATTCTATCCTTATCACCATTATACAAGGATAAGAAATCGGAAACGGTAATATTTGGTATATGAGAAAGACGTTGCGGCAAGTAAGAGAATAACCTGTGTAATTCGTTTATAGTGTATTCTCTTATCTCTTTTCCTTTTAACTTAATGCTACCATCATAAGGATGTAGATTTAACAGGGTTTTAATTAGTGTAGTCTTGCCCTCTCCATTAAAACCCTGTATCAAAACCCATTCCCCTTCCTCTATCTCAAAAGAAATGTTGGCGAGAATGGGTTGTTTATTATAAGCTATGGAAAGATTACTTGCTTTTAAAAGTCTGACTTTCATTTCTAAATTGTGAGCAGGAAACCCACGGGCTAAAGCCCGTGGGTAGTTGACTTCTGAATCATCTCTGTGTAATTCCAAACTTTCGATATTATATCGGGCTTAGATATATAGTATGTCCTATCCTTCTTATACCGAATACCCAAAGAATTTAACTCAGAAAGCATCTCTCTGACTCGTGCCCAATTATATCCTATTTGATCCAGAAAAGGTTGAGCTTGTGTGAACTTCATAACCCTAAGTAAGGAAAGTTGAGCTTCCATCCATTCAATGTTTCGTAGGCATTGCGTAATACCTCTGTTTAAATCATCCGCCTTAGACATCATAACACTCCTGCACAAAAAGAAAAGGGTTATAGGGAATACCACACTCCCTATAACCCTATATACCATAAAAGTGTTATTATTTCTACTTAAAAAAGCAATCACACAAAAGAGCCCATGTAACCTGCGAATCTCCCATTCATTCGATTGTCCTGAATCTTAGCATATACCTTGTTTACAGTCTGTATGCAGTCTTGCAAAACATCCGACTTGGAACGGGAAGCATCCACTGTAAGGACATTAGTCTTTTGGGATAGCTCATTCATTAAATCCTCATACGCTTCATTTAAGTCTTTTAAATACGATAAAGATATTCCAGACTCACAACCACGCCCGCGATTATTTATTCTCTCTAAAGCCTGTTCTGGTGATAATTTAAGGTAAATAATCAACTCTGGGAATAAAAGGGACATTTGATAAGTAAGGTGAAGGTCTTGGTATGTTTGAAAATCCAAAGCAGACATTAAACCTTCCTCTTTTTGCACACGAGCAAAAGCAAAGTCCCCATAAAAAGATCTGTCCGCAACTATTTTAATATCTGGATTTCCTAAAGATTCCCACTGTGCTTTTTGAAAGGATTTATAACGAGCATTTAAAAGAAAAACTTGCATTTTAAACGACGTTTCTTTTGGGAAGGCGTAATACTCCTCAAGATACGGGTTATCCTGCACTGGCTCTGGTATATATTTATCACACACCCCCGCTTCTACTAAAGCCTGACTGTTTGTACTTTTAGATGCACCTATCAATCCTTCTACCGCAATTAACATAAAACTCTCCCCTTCCTGTTGAGAATATAAAGAAAAAGGGTGTATTTTATAACACCCTTCACATAAGAATCTAGCTACTAAGTAGATTATATCTCTACAAAAAACTCAGGTAGGAGCTTCAATGTTAAGGTTTCCTCTCCTTGGTCTGATAATTCCCTAATATAATCTAATATACAGTGGAAAGATACGTTAGCATTCTTTAAAAGAAGGTGCTTTGTACCCTTATCCGTAGAAACCTCTAAGATACCTGTTTCAATTACCTTCAAAGAGTTAATGGTTATTGAGGATTTGTATTTCTCAATAACTATATCTTTTGGACGTGTTCGGGTAACTAAATCCTCAAAATATTCCTTAAAAGATTCAGAGTATGACGACTTCATGTAATTATCATCTACTTTGAAGGAAAGAGAATATTCTGGGAAAAAGACTTTGTATAGAATATCCGTAGTCTCTGCCGTCTGTGTAAATCCTAAAACTTTGTCTTTTAATAAGAATTTCGGATAACGGAAAATGTAGGCGGAGCTTTTCACGGCCTGTCTAATACCTTTCTTATCATCCATTGGAATGGATAGTACTTGGTATGATCCTGCATCATGGCTAAGATAAGTAAAAGCGTCTTTATCCTCATACATGAAATCGGAAAGTAGGATAGGCTTTGTTTCCTCAACCATTTCCTCTACATCTTCTATCTCCTCTTTTTCTTCATCACTTTCTTCATCACCATCACTTTCTTTTACATCATTCGATTCTTCATTTTCGGATTCATCTGTATCATCCTCATCCATATCAGATGGTGCAATACCTAGCATTCTTTCTAAATCACGGGGATCATTCTCTACATAAATATCCTCACCCTTTGGTGCTTCTTTTTGATCCTCTTTAATTTCTGTTTCTGCTTCAATAACAGTGTCTTTAATTTCCTCGTCCATCATAGTCTCCTTTATTATATGTGACGGCGCTCTCTAAAACAAAAAGAGAGACTTATGTAAGCCTCTCTTTATATACCGAAAGGAATTAAATTTTTAGAATAGGGAACGTGTCTTTGCTTTAACACCTAGTATTCTGGCTAAAGCATCATAATTAGCTTGGAATGAATCATTAAAACTCTCAAGTGTTTTACGATACTGCATCATATCAGCATACCAAGCCTTATAAAGCACATCGACATCATTTATCTTTAAGCTCTCTATGTCTATAATCGACGGCGTAGGTGTAGCCATTAAATCCTTGTACCTGTACAAAAGAGGCGGTAGATCTAAGTTAGAAGCATACTTATTCTTTAATGCTTCCATCATCTCTACCTGTTTAGCCATCTTTTCCATTTTACCTTTAACTGTTTTCCACAAGGCATTATTGCTCATATAATCATCTAGGTATTCTTCTAAACTCGCTTCAAGTTTAGAAGCAGAGGCATCCAATGTTTCTTTACCTTGTGAAATTTTACCTCTGCCCGCAGTAATAAGACTCATTGTATCATCAAACTCTTTTCTAACTTGTACAAGCTCTTTTTTTAACTTAGTTAATTCAGAGCGTGATTTTGTCTTGGATATATCATCCTCTAATTTACTTATTTTACGGGCTAATTCAGAGGCTTTATAAAGATCATCTATATACTTAAAAGCACCCATTAGAGAATCATTTATAAGTGTTGCTGAATCCTGTTTATACCATTGATCTACAAGTTTTATGGTATCGGCAAATTGATTATATGGATCTGCATCTTCCCAAGCCTTATTTACATCATTGACATATTCATAAGCCTGTGCATAGGACATTTTATCGGCTTGCTTTTGAATAGAAGGGGAGACTTGCTGTTGTGTAGCAATATTCTGTTTCCCTAATTTCTGCGTAGCCGTCTTTGCAAGGTTCTGTCCTAAAACGGTATCTGTTGAAATGTCTTGCTGTTGAATAAGTTTTAATTCTTCTTCATTCTTTCGGGAATACCTATTCATATCCAAATTTCTAATTCTATTGGCTATGGTTGGGTCATTACCTTTAAGATCAGCAGGATTCATCATATAACCATCTTTAGGTTTAGGCACTCTTTTCTTTCTCTGTGGAATGTCTAAATCGTCAAAACGTTTATCGTCTGGAAGGTGTTTATCTCTTTGGATAGGTGGTTCGTCCCTCATATCCAAAGAGGAATAACGATCTAATTTATCCTGATTTAAACGTTTCTTATTTTTATTAGTTACCTGTACTTTGTAATCATCACCACTAAGCGATATTTCTACTTCATTAAGACAAGTAAATACTTTGGTTTTGTCCTTAGTAAAAATACTCATTTCCAAATCATAGAATGCGTGTGTGGTATGTGTAATCTCTGTTATTTCATCCTCAATGCGGGCTACGGGTTTTCTCAAAGATAATGAAAGGGAATCACCATTGACAAGTGTGTCACCTTCTAATGTCATTAAAGAATAAGCCCCACATTCTATTGCTGACTGTACAGAAAGATCGGAAAGTCCTTCTGATAGACGGGATTTATCCGATATTGTACTAACAGATCCTTGACCCCAATGTCCCTGTTCAAATACACAATAGTTCCCACCTGATAAAGCTCCATAATGAGAAATAAGGTTGGTTACTACTTCCTGTCCAGAGAAATGGGAGTCTTTAACATTAAAGGTTAATGGATCTGTAAATATGTTTTCAAAAGCAGATAAATCCAACTTTTGTGATAGCGATTCTTTTCTTATACGCATTGTTATATCTCCTGTATATTAAAAATCTAAGTTGGAATAGCGATTTACCAAAGGTTTTGGTAAATAATCACGCGGAATATCTGTATTTGTTTTCCTTGACTTCATAGAGATTCTTACGTGTGTTCTAATCGGGCTTTCAAGCTCTAAAGACAATGTGCCGTGATATTGCAGTATTTCCTCTTTTCCTTTTAATGTTTTCAGCATAACACTAAAGCTAAGATCAAATACAAACTCCTCTGTTGTAGAGGCTTTATAATCATACTTCTCTAATTCATCCAGAAAATCATTCCATACAGGAATATCCTTCAATGTCTTAATACGGAAAAGATCGTATCTTGTTTCCTCTAAATAACCAGAGAGAATGAAGTCACGAGTTAATGTGGCATCACTAAGAATGGAGTCTTTAGAGGAACGAATGAAGCTAAGAATATGGTCTGAAAAGAATGGATCTCTTGTGTCCACACCTAGCGTATCTTTTACTTCTAAATCATCTACAAAGTCTTTTTGAATATCTTTGACTATGGTATTGTCACGTTCCAATCTTTCAAAGTCCATCATTTTTGGTTTGGAAACAGGAATCATCTGCTTTTCATTTATAATTGTACCACAATAAGTATTCTTAATCTTTGTCATTTTTAATGTTGCCATCTGCTTATAGGATAAATCATCATCACTATCATAGACAAAAACTTGAATATCATATTCAGCAGATAAATATGAGTCTGCCTCTGGCAATGAGTTTACCTCATCCTTAATTAAATTCATTAGTCTTGGACGTTCTGGGCAATCATCTTTTTTACCATCATAGACAACAAACCCTTCCACTTCAACTCTGGTATAAGAGTGGGTCTGGCTAAACCAAATATCCGTTTTTTTGCCCTCTCCTCTTACGCCTTTATCGCCGTTAATTAAAGATTTCCCATTTGCCAATAGAACTAATGAGGCTAATGTATCTGCCTTAAATGATTTATTAACACTTCTAAATAAATCTACATCCTTGCCATCTTTGAATAAAGAGGTGAATGGAACATGGGTAACCTTGCTATACTCTTTTGTGTATTGTTCATCATCCATATCAAGCCCACTATAATAATCATCAGAGGGTGGGTTTAGTTTTGTCCAGAAATCATCAGCCTGTGCATATTTTAAAGTCATGTTAATTTTAAATGTCAACCCATACATTGTTTTATCAGGCTGTCTTGGTGAACCACTAACTTTAAATGTACCTGTATATTCGACAATTGTATAGCCTTTAACGTTGAAGCGTAGCATAGCAGGCATCTCAACTTCAAAATAACGAGGTTTTGGTTGGGCAAGTTTAGTGTTAATCATTTCCCGCCAACCTTTATTACTTAAAGGCTCATTATTTAAATACCATACAATATCCAAAGAGGATAAGGAATCAAATAAACGTCTGCCTGTTGTGCTACGGCCAAATACACCCATAGCATTTTGAAATTCGATACCATCAAAAGAGCAACACTCATTCAGAAAGTTAATTACGACATCTGATATATCAGAGTTTATTGGCTGTGCGCCCGGCTCTTTTATTCTGGATGGATTCTCTTTAAGTGCGTCAATCATTGGCTGTAAAGATTGAGCATCACCCTTAATTGCTTCACATTTCAACTTTCTCATAATAAAACCCTCCTTGAAAAGGCTACTATATAATAGATTATTCAAGGGGGTTTTGCTTGTTTAATTAGAGATCAGGATACTTCTTTTTCTTTCATAAGAACCGCGAGCAGGAAACCCACGGGCTTTAGCCCGTGGGAGGAATGCGAGCAACCAAACTACCCTTGATTCTCTATGTAATGTCTAGCTGTTTCGGTAGAAATTTCTCCAACACTACAAGCAAAATATCCATCAGACCAGAATATGTGCTTTTTCCAATATCTAGGACGCAGAAAACAATAGAAATTTTGCCACAATTCCCATGTAGTCTCTTGTTTCAGGCAATGCACTATGTCTGAAACCCTCTCAGTGGCATCATAATTCAAGAGTAAGTGAATGTGATCTCTATCTGTTTCCATAGCCACAATCTCCCACTCATGTTTCAAGCACAGTTCAGTAATCTTGTCCTTAACACAAGTATCCAACCCAGCGACTAAAATAGGTCGTCTATATTTGGTTACGAAAATCAGATGTACTTTTAGGCTGAACTTCCTGCGGTTTTTGCGCGTGTACCTTTTGATCATCTTTACCTCTCAACACTTGACTTTCAACAAATTTGATTATACTATCTACTCTAATGAAAGTCAATTTGTTTGGCTTTCTTTTTGAGGTAGAATAATGTCGAAAATCGTTGTCACAGCTAAGGTTCAGATACACCCAGAACGGTCAGTTCGTAAAATACTTGACCGTTCAATGGTGCAGTATTCCATTGCCTGTGACAGAATTGCGGCTTATTGCTTTGAAAACAAATGTCTCAAACGAGAAACGATCCATAATGATCTTTATGACGAATTGCGTGACAAATTTGGTCTAAAATCTCAGATGGCTTGCTCTGCCATTATTACAGTGATAGCCAAATACAAGACAATCCTTGCAGAAGAGCATCAATGGATTCAGCCGAAATTCAGAAAACCTCAATTAGACCTTGTATGGAATAGGGATTATTCTCTTGTTCAGGGCGTTTTCAGCGTAAATACTTTGGACGGTAGAATTAAAGCTCCATTCGACATTAAAGGAATGGAACAGTATTTCGACAAAGACAGATTCAAGTTCGGTACAGCCAGACTTGTTTGCTCAAAACGTAAATACTACCTACATATCCCAGTCACATCAGAAGTTGAGGATTGTGAGGTTTCTGAAATTTACAACGTGGTTGGCATTGACCGTGGTATAAATTTCTTAGCAGTAAGTTATGATTCAAAAGGTAAATCAACATTCTTTAACGGAGGAAAAGTAAAGCATAAAAGGGAGCAGTACAAAGAATTAAGAACAGAACTTCAAAAACGGGGTACATCATCAAGTAGAAGACGTTTGAAGAAGATTGGGCAACGAGAAAACCGTTGGATGAACGATGTAAACCATTGTGTATCGAAGGCACTCATAACCAGTAATCCTTCAAAAACTTTGTTTGTGCTTGAAAACTTGAAAGGGATTCGTGGTGCAACGGAAAAGGTCAAAAGAAAAGACCGTTATGTTTCAGTTAGTTGGTCGTATTATGACCTTGAACAAAAGCTGAAATACAAGGCACAACGAAACTCCTGTTTGGTAATCAATGCTGACCCACGCTATACAAGCCAGTGTTGCCCGAAATGTGGGCATATTGAAAAGTCAAATAGAGACAAGAAGCTCCATTGTTTCTGTTGTAAGAATTGTGGTTATCGTTCAAATGACGATAGAATAGGAGCAATGAATCTGTTTAATCTTGGTCTGAACTGGATTAAAGAGCAAACAGAATGTTCGGAGAGCATATCTCTTCAAACAGGGGTGCAGTCAATCACCCCACGATGTAACGACAGCCAACACTCTGAAAAGAAAGTTGGTAAAAAACGTAGTAGAGCTTCAAAAACTCGATCAAGAGCTACGGGTCAGTTACAAGCCAACCGCCTTTAGGCGGTTGGTAGTTGACTATAATCTACGAAGGATACGCCCTCTGGTTAAATCATAGGGTGACAGCTCTACAATTACTTTATCCTGTGGCAATATGCGGATAGAGAACTTGCGAATTTTTCCACATATAGAAGCTAAGACCTCTACATTGTTTTCCAATTTTACCTTAAACATAGCATTTGGGAAAGCCTCTACTACTGTACCCTCAAGCTGTATTCCTTCCTCTTTCACTATAAAATCTCCCTATTACTTAATTGTTAAAAAACTTCTTGACGAAGTGGGTCAAAGAATTGTGATTTCATTTGTTTTTCTTCACGTGGACGATCCTTCTCTGGGACATAAGGAACAATCTTTATAACATACCATAGACCTACTAAGTAGGTTCTATTGACTTCCTTTATCTGCCAAAGATCTCCATTGAATAACTTAATTACCATATTCTCTACAACAGAGAAATGGCGGCCTCCCCATTGTATCGGGGCAAAAGCTACCTGTCCTTGCTGTTGCTTTTCCACATTCTGCCAAGATAAGTTAGCTAGTATTTTCTTGTCTATGTATTCCTGTAAAAGAATGCGATAATCAAAGGCATGATCCAATGTACGATCATCCAAATACATATTTATGTCTTTTATGTCTATGAGTAAACACTGAAAGCCTAGTAACCGCATAGCCTCGTCAATCATAGTTAATTGAAGGTTATACTCATTATTAGAAGGTAGTAGAGAGACAGTGTTATTCATACTTTACGGCTCATCGTTTTACGGTTATGTATTTTCCCCTTCCATAGTAGATATAGCTTGTCTAGGTTATCACTATATCGTTTAATCACATTCACCCAAAACAGTTGGCGGTTATTATACACTAAATGCTTAATAGGCAAATAAAGATTAAATTTAATTACCCCTCTTTCTACACACAAAGATTCTATGCACTGATTCAGTGTGTACTTTTTACCGTGGAAAAGGAATACAGAATTAAAGAAAAAAGCCGACTTTTTAAGGTCGGCTTTAATCTTCTTGAGTAGGTATTCATTAAACTGGGTAGAGTAGTTTGAATGAATCTCAAGCATCATTTATCCCCTTCTAACGCGAGGGTTACTCGGTTTAGGTTTATCTTTACCACCACCAATACCCACCGCTAAAAGTTTATTTAACTGTCTTTTCTTTTGGCGATCTGACATAGGCTTATCAGGTGCAACTTTTCTAACACGTGGCTTAACACCATCAGGGATTTCCGCGTTAATTTTATCCACCTTAGCTTCTGGTAAAGACTCACCATTCATGGCATTCAATGTTCTCAAAACCTCTGGGGAATCATCCTTAACAGCGGATAATTGATCATTTGCTACCATTGGGATTTTGACATCGGGATTCTGCATACAGAAAGCCTTTAGTCTGTCTATGTAAGGTGACTGAATTACGAGAGCTTTGTAATTCCCTATTCTGCACCAGTCTTTACCATGCTTTTGTATTTCCTCTACTATTACGTTTAAAACGTTTATAATAGCTTTGGCAAAAGGATTTTCTGGCGAGACAGGTTCAACCATTACTTGAGAAAAACCACCATTAGGATCACAGTTACGGTTGATATAAAGGGTAATTGAGGAATCATCCACAGTTACCTTTACATCCGCACCAAGAGCTATGTCCATTTCCTCGGGTTTAAACTTAAAGTAAGTGGCTTTAAAGATGAAAGAATCTTCACCATCAGGGAAAGGCAAAACTCCACTAAGATGTGTTCTAACCACATCCCAAACGGCATTAGTTAATGCAGTTTTCTGTATTGCCTCATTCCTAATCATAATTATTCTCTCCCTCTTAATGGGCGACGAATGCGACGGGGAACATATTCCTCTTCTTTCTTTTCATCTTTAGATTCTTCTTTATCCTCTTTCTTATCGTCTTTTTTCCCGTATGCTTCTTCTAAGCGGGAAACAATATCCTCTAAGCGAGACAGTAAAGCATCCAGTTCTACTGTCTCTTTGGGGGCAGGGGCTTCCTCTGCTTTATCCTCGGCATCATCTTTGGCCTCAGAGATTTCGCGTAATTCTTTCCACAGGTTCTTAAGATCATCTTCACGATTCATTTTATTTCTCCTTTCAAATAAAGTCGAAGTGACTACCAAACAATTAAGTAGATAGACACCTTTATTATTCACCTTCTAGCTTCTCTATTTCAAAGTCTATGTACTTCCTAGCCTTTTCCAAATCCTCTATGTGTTTGGAAGGGTCTTTTTTACCCGCCCTAATAATGTACTTTAACACATTACCAAGATTGAAGTTAAGATCAAACTTGTTTATTACTACCTCTGCATCCATTGTACCGTCTGCCGAAGCGTAATAACCGCTATATTTCTTTTTAACTTCACTCTTTTCTATGACGCTATATTCAGGGTTTACTTTAAGATAAAGCCCTTCACCTTTTATGTTAGATAAGGTGATAGAAAAGACGTAGGAAACACCTATATTAGGCACGCATTCCAACTCCAAAGGGAATGTAAAAAATGTAACCTTGCCTAAAATTAAGTCTTTAAAGATAGAGTATATACCACCAATAGCCCAATGGTTGTCTGGCAGGACATAGATTTCATTATAGGTAAATTGAGTGTTTAATTTAATCCCTTTAATGAATGAAAGATATTCCTCTATTTCCCTTTCAGTAAAAGGTAATTCCTCTGACAACTCATAGGCGGAAAGTTTAGACATATTGGCATTGTCTAAGATAAACAGTTCCCCGTCTTTGAATAGACCAAAGAATGTGAGAAAACCCTCTGCTATTTCCTTTTGTAAAGCATCAGGTGTAGAAGCATGGAGCTTAACTAAAGTAGATTCAAACAGCGACTTCAAAAAAGGCTTAATGTCCATTATTCCTTCCCCTATTACAAAAGGATTTCCATATACCCATAATCAGAGTAACCACGCAGTCTAAATGCTACTGTGAGAACATTACTACCTATATACGTCTCACACTGGTTTATTTGATAATCCACGGATTCTAAATCATCCTTTAATAAATCTATATCTGCATTCTTGCTCTTTTTATTGGTTATAGGTGACTTATAGGTTAATGTTATTCCATTAGTAAGTAGGGAGTGGATATAGTCAGACAACTTCTTAAAAGAGGTTGGGTCTTTTACCTTTTGGAATAAAGGTATGATAGCATCCTCTATATCCGTAATAGATGTGAGATCATACGGGTTGTAAGAGAGAATGTCATTCAAGCTCTTAATTTTTCCTTTTAGTGAGGAATCCTTTATCTCCAACTCCACAGGAATGTTATTCTTAGTAGTGTATGATATTAAATCCTCAATGATATATTGAATATCATCCAACTCTTTATAAGGCAGGGATTTAACAATAACCTTTATAGACTTTAGGTAATTAGAAAACTTCTTAATCGGGCCAATAACAGCTTCTTCTTTTTCTAAATACATCGGGTCTATTTTATTAGGTGACTTAGGCGCATACACATTAGGGTCTGAATCACCCCTTGTATAAAAGTCATTGTATGGAGTGACTTTGTAATTCTCGGATAGCTTGTCCCCATCTACAACTAACTGCACATGAATAGGTGCATTGGCTATATTAGGTACATCGACAAAGAAATTCTTATCTCTGGTAAAAGAGATAGCTTTATCTGTCTTTAACAGCTTATTATAGTATGAGCCCGAACTGGATAAAGTGTCTTTAGGAATGAGGTATTCCAAATCGGATAAAGAGCAAACATGATAAATTGTTCCTACCTGTTTTGCCTCTGTGACATATTTCTTTAACGTAACCATAATAACCTCATAAAAGAAAAGCCTATCGTGAACATAGATAGGCTTTTCCTCTAATCAGAAAGAAGGGCTAAAAATCAAACATCTTTGAATCTACTTCCTCTACTAAATCATCCTCATAAGAAATAGAATCATCTATATTCTCTTTTTCCTCATCCAATTCATTATTCTCTGTTTCCTCTTGTGTACTTTCTTGAGTTTCTATACGTTTATCTTCTTCCCATTTGGGCTCAAATTCTTTTGTCTCAAAGTTATATACCATTTCATATTGCGCACCCAATGTGGGGCCACAACTCAATGAACAGTCAAGAGGTACAAGATCAGAGGGTCTTTGTACAGTCATACATCTAATCATCTTAGGGATAATCTCATTAGCTAGGTGTCTTGGTATACTAACATCTATTTCGTCATGTATAGTAACAATAAACTTGTATTCTGGATAAACGGTAAATAGGTTATCCCATAATCTTATTAATTCCAACTTTAAAACATCGGCGGCTGTACTTTGGATCGGGCCATTTTTGATCGTTCTTTCACCAAATGCTACATCCTTATAATCAGGTGATGTTAGATAATGTTTAACTCTACGCGGACGACCAAAACCAGAATAAAATGTCCCAGTACGTCTTGCTTCTTTAATCATTCTCTCTTGACCGTGTACAATATGTGGTATTGTACGTTTAAACTTTATCATAAATTCCTTTGCTTCATCTAAAGACATATCGGGAAATTTACGCTGAAACCCTCTATATTCTTGGCCGTAGAGCATTCCGAATGCTGCCCCTTTAGCTTTCTTCCTTGTTTCTTTAGTATAATTTTCTTCTCCATATATAGCATCAGAATTAGCATGATGTAAATCTCCACCAGAATTTATAATCCTAGCCCAAGAATCCTCTTTAAATAAATTTGTTACTACTCTTAGTTCCTCGCCGCAGTTTGAAGTAGATATAGCATTTGCATAATATAGGTGTTCTGGTGTATTTACCGTACAATTCCATACAGGCCATATAATATCTCCAAAATGTTCTAAATACCATTGCTCTATAATATCTCGTTTTCTTTGTAACCAAATAGTTGCACCTTGATATAAGTAAGCATGAATAAACTTCTTTTGTTCTAATCTACCATGCAAAAATAAATAAGATAAGGATTGGGTATATTTATATCCCCAATCTCCATCAATTCTTTTTTGTATTTCCTTAATATATAAATCGTGTCCTACAAAACTTAAATCCAAACCTGAACTAATACGAACATAACCATCTGAATCAAATAAACCACGAATAAAATGTCTAAAGTTCTCTCCAATCCAAGTAAAATCTACATAACTAGGTTCTGTGGACTTACGCATACTAATGCCTAACTCTTTAAGACGTTTACAAATACCTTGATCTGTTATATCAATAGACCACCATTCTTTATCATCTCTACTATGCTTACGCATTTTTGTATCTTTACCAAAGATTTCCATGATACGTGTGAGATGTGCTTTATCTTTAGAAGTAATATTTAACGTAGATATACCACTTTTTCTTTCATGTATATTACCATCACCTAAAATATAACCAAACAGATAAGCTGAAGTTGGATTACTAGAATCTATGAAAGGATTGTTATAAAAGCGATCTACTTTAAAAGCATATCTCTTATTCGTTTTATGAATACCTAAGTAGTCTAAAATATGCCCAAAGCTCGAAACTTTTGTACCTGTCCATCGAGCTATGTTTGCCCTAGTATATTTTTGAAGGGATGAAATAAAGAAATCTTTTAGGTTATTAGCTATTATATAATTTGCTTTTTCTTTGGGTGTCTTACACATTTTAAGCATAGACAGTTTTGCTTCAGTCAAACCACGCTTTTCAATTTCTTCATTATAGCTATAAAACGAAATAGAAGGTAAAGAAGCCTTAATATTCCTAGCTTCTATCTTTTTACTATCAATAGGGAAATGATGATCCTCTGTGCAATAAAGGGCTTGCCCACCATTATCAGGTAATACCTTAATGAGTTTCTTTATACCTGTCTGCATTACGCGAATAACTTCCACCCATCCTTGAGGCGAGTATATTTCATCACCAACCTTTAATTCTGATATACCTAAATAACCACGTTTTGTTTGTACAGGAGATCCCGCCTCTAAGCACATATCGCAAGACACCACATAATCTCCGTTTTCTGGATGTTCTGGTAGAAATGCGGCTCTAACATTAAGATTCTGATCCATTCCTTCTACTACTTTCCCGGGACTCCACTCAGGGTGATTAGGTGAAAACATCCATCCTAATACATCCTGTTTATTTTCTATTTCCTCGGGAGTAGCTTTTCTGGCATAACACTTTATAGACTTGGGCTTGGGCAAAGAATTATGTACAATAAACCCATTAGCTGTAAACTGGTTATACTCTGGAACATAGAGGTCATAGACAGTCTTTGTTAATTCTGGGAAAGGGTATAAATCAGGTTTCCAGAATTGCCACGGACATTCTATGATAATGTCAAATTTATAAGACTTGTAAAACTCGGCAACTTTACGATAACGGTCTAGGTCTAACTCTTTTCTTAGGTTTCCTATGACAGAATACGTGGGGTGATTATAAAGATCGTCAAACTGAATACCTAATGATTGTGGATCTTTTACTAAGGGTAGTTTACGAGAAATACATTCTGCTAGAGTATGCCACTCTATTTTATAGTCGTCATAGATATTAATGGTTAAAAATCTATGCTCTAAGGAAGCCTCAATCTCTCCCCATAAAGTCTTTATTTTAAAGCACTCTTTTTGTTTACTTCCTAATGGTTTACAAGGTACAAAACGTGTACCTGTCCAAACAAGATCCTTCTCTGTCACATTTTTAATAGGTATATTACCACGCTCCGTTTTAATCAATGTATTTTCTTCTAAGCATTGAAGGTTAATTGGTGCAAAGTAGGTATTCTTGCCATCTTTACCAGTAGCAAGTCTGCCTGTATTATGTGTGACAATACCATTGGCCACATACTCATGCACATCCTCTACTTCAATATCATAGACAGTATGCTCCCCTTCCATTTTCTCTTTTGCTTTTACCTTAGAATCAGCATACTCTATAAAATAATTGAATGGATTATAGTTCTGGAATAAGGATTTGAGATAATGAGAGTTAGAGTCTGTTATAATCAATGTCTTTAAAAGTGTTAGAGACTGCGATGTATTAAAGATAATAAAGAAGGAATCATCATCATAGGCTAGGGATGTTGGGATACCCAAGTAACTAAGGATATTCATTAAGAAGGTTAATAGTAAAGGCGTTTGTGATCTTAGAATAAACTCATCCATATTAGAGTTATTCCATGTTTGTGCTACGGGTGTTTCAAATACAGAGAAAAAGATTCCTTGTAAGAAATGAATCCACTGATATGGCTTAGATTTAATCACTAAATCAAACAGGTAGCCGGGATTTGACGTGATTGTATGAGTCATTTGCCTAAACTCGTTAGAAGCCTGTTTAAACAAATCATCCCTTGTCTCAATCCAATCTACCTGATATTGCACGCTAGGCTCAATATTCACGGCTATTAAATAACCTAAATATTCTAAATACTTAGACAGCTCTTTTTCTTTAGGATCATCAGAGTATTGCAAAGGTGGAGTATGATGATTAAATATTACCCTCTCCCCTTCTTTTAATGATTCCAAAGTAGCCCACTCCAACTCTGGATTTATCTCTGTCCCTTTATTTACTAAGACTGGGTGATGCGCAGTACCCTCTATAAATACCGCATTTTCAAAAGTAACGCGGTAAACATCCTCTGTTTTATGGCTATTACACCATAAAACTCTTTTATATCCATACTGCGTCCAGATATAGTCTTGCTCCTTTACCTCTGGTATGTAGGTTATTCCTTTATCCCTAATTAAAACCAAGTTGTTCTCTGTCAAACAAGGAACAGATTGTAATTTATAAGAGAATCTAGGTGGAACAGTGTCTTGCTTTTTGGCAATATCTACAAGGGTTTTAAGATAAGAGTTGTAGAACTTGAATTGCTCTTTGTACTCTATTAGTAGCTTTAACAGTGTACATTCTGGGTGATTACGAAGATACATATTTAATAATTCTATCCCCGTTTTCATATCCCCTGCTTTTGTTCTCTCCCCCGTATCAATTCCATGTTCTTGGAAAACTAAAGTAAGTTCTCTGTTAGAACCGATCTTAAAAGGATGTCCCGCAATGGAATAAATCTCTTGTTCTAGTTCTAATACACGGCTATAAACCTTATCCCTAAGATCTACCAAGTAATCGGTGTCAATATTAAGAGGTGTTTTTTCCAACTGTCCAATAATGTACACACAGGCATTATCCAACTGTGCGGCTTTACCAGACTCTTTATAAAAGCGATACGTAACTTTAAACAGATTCATTGTGTTAATAGCATCCAGACAGTTATGTGCTATTAAACCACACTGTAAAAAGAAATTATGCTCATCTTCAATAGTAAGATCAAATACGGGTTGTGGTTCATCCACATACTCTATTTTACACGCATTCCCGTCATCCATTACCATAGGTGACGGTGTGTAGCATTTCTCTATTTCATAAAGAGACTGCCCGCCACAATACCTCTTATGAAAAGAGATTTTATCAAGATCTTTGGCCTCTACCCAACAAATACAATGGTCTATCTCCATTGCAAATTTATGGTCTGGGGTACAGGTAAAGGATGTGCCAATAGGTGTGCTTACTCTAATCACCTTTTGCACACCTTGATCCAAAACATTAAGGAGTCGGTGATAGCCATCAGATGTTTTAATTAAATCTACGTTAGGCTTTAATTCACTAATCTGTTTAAGACCATGTTTAGTCTGAATTAGCGTATCTGCTGTAAAACAGGCATAACGATAAGCATCTTTGGCGGGTACATACTTAAAGTTTTGCTCATCCCCCAAAGTCTCTAAAAATTTTGGTGGCTGATAGCCTAAAAAGTGAAGGGTAGAGGATTTTAATGAGGGTAGTGGAATATTGGTATCTGCCAACCATACCTGATTCATTACATCAATGAAAACAGCTTGCGACAAATTAGTATCTGGGTTTTTCGGATATAAAAAAGACATATCATAGCCAGAATACTCCATCATGCGAATATCAAATCTTGCATTATATAAGAGCTGTAATTTGGCGTCTTTTAAGGCTTGGTAGAATAAGTCTAATGCGGGTTTTCCTAAAGCTAGATCAAAGTGCTTTACAGGGCAATAATAGCCTGTCTGTCCATCATAAGAGTATGAAAATCCAACTATCTCAGACTCAACAGGATTCAATCCTGTTGTTTCCGTATCCCACGCTATCACTACACCTTTTTGAAAAGAGTCTTTTAATTGGTCTAAGGTCTCTATTAAAACATAGGTAAAGTTTTTGTCATAGTCTGGATTTAAAGGTACAGGTGGAACAAAGTGCTTGTATGGTGTACTAGCCATTTCATCTACTCCTATTGGCTAAAGGATTACCAAAAAGAAAAGGAATGTTGTCTATGTGCAACATTCCTTGTGTAATACGACCTAGCTCAATTCTTTTAGAATGGAAAATAAGTCTCTTTTACCCTCTTTGTATTCCCTATATAAACCCCCATATTTCTTAACAGGTTCTCCAATGGATAAAGAGGGGTTTGTTTGTTTCCAGTAATCCTTCTCTGTATCGGGAAGGTGATTCCAAATTGCAGAAAATACCCAATTTGGGTCATAGGGAATAATGGATTTAAATTGGAATAATACAGATTTATCCACCACATTCTTTGGTGGGGATAAAAGAGAATGAGGGAAATAGAGTCTATTTTCTGCAAAGCAATACAGCTTTTCTGACTGGTTTTGATCCTCTTTATTTTTCCCATACAGTTTAGCCGCTTTCGTTTCCTTATTCTCATGGAAAGGGCAAAACACTGTGGTATCGGGAATGTAAGAGTCTGGATTTAACTCAATATAATCAGAACTTCTATATTGTAAGAGGTATTGAAAGGTTGTGTAAAAGTCTATGACGGAAAGTTGGAAAGAAAGTGAGGCATTCATTGGATCATTGGTAGGATTTGTTTAAATACAGCCGTTGCGGACTCTATGGGAGGTACAGAATCATCTGTTCTTATTATACTATACCCTAATGCCTTTAAAACCTTCTCTCTCTTATCCTCTTTTTCTTTGTCGTAATACTTATGGTTATTCTCATCATACTCCACAACCACATGAATGGGGTATAGTTCTATATCCACAAAATACCCCGCAAGATAGAGATGTCGGTTAATCTTTATTCCCGTATCTCTAAGCATGGAATATAAAGCATCATAAAAGATAGATTCTTTACGCGGCGGAGCTATTGTGGAAAGACCTAAAACCTTAGCAATGCTTTCCTTCAATCTAGGTATAGTAAAGGTATTTTTACTAAGGATGTAAACAATACCCTCTTTATTCGTAAACCATAGAGGTTTATATTTAACTAAACTTTTTTTAAATACTCTCTCATTCATCGGTATATATGAGTAGAATTGGTCGAGATATAAGGTATATAAAGAGTAAAGCTCTGACACACTAATTTTTAACTCTGGCGGGATATTCTGAATTAAAGAGTAAGGTGTAGAATAACCAAGAATATCCGCCAGAGGTGATAGAGGGAAATAGGTGGAATCCAAATCAATCTCAGTTAAGTATAGACTAGGGAAATTGGGGATAGGGATTTGTGTAAGGAAGGTATCCATTATTCTATAATGATCTCCTCTACCTCATCCGATATTTCTTTAACCTCTAACGTATTTTCTGCATCCTCTATGATGTCACTAGCATCCTGAATAGACAGAGACTCATTCTTATTATATATTCCTTCTACACCAGAGAATACACCCATTTTTACACCTTCCAAAAAACGTTTGGTTTCCTTATTAGTTCTATCTTTTAATAGAATTGTACATTCATTACTCATTCTGTTCTGGAATATGGAATATGGCTTGTTCATAACCACCTCTTTCATCTCTTTACCAAAAGGCTCTACCATAGAGACCGAAACAACATCATCTTTGTATATAATATACTTTTTCTCTAATTTATTATCTTCTACCAGAGGGATAAGATCTCCATTAATGATTTTATTACAAATACTCTCTATGATTTTCTGCCAAGGATAAATATAACCTTTGGTACGGCCAAAATGAGTGGTACAGATACTCTTTGCTTCTGCATCCTTATAGCTGTACATATACTCAGGCTCATAATGTTTAAGATAGTCTATATTCTCTTTATTAGATGGCGTGTCGGCTATGGTATAGACAAAAAGACCTTCTAGGGTTGGTTTAATATAGCAATAACCAGAGGTGGATTTACCGCCTATTCTATGCGCCGTGTTAATATCCTCATTATACTGTGTTATTTTAAACCCTTCTTTATTTTCTGGAGAGTTATTCACTAAATCAGCCGCTTTAAAGAATAATGGGCCGTGTCCCTGACTACCTGATCCCTGTTTGGCATCCATAGAATATCGAGTAAGGGAATTATCACACAATATATGAATCTGGTAGGCATGACACATCTCATGGACAAGGACTTGCTCCATAGAGAATCTGTTGTTAAATTTAAGTTTGGAAATACAAATCTCTTTGAGATTGATTTCATTCCTTGACTTACTGCCTAATGAAATACAGACACCCAAAGCGTGTTTGTATGTCTTTATATACAAAGGTAACTCGGGTAAAGCAGAGTTAAAAAATCTGCGATTATACTCACCATATTTTTTATACAGATATGAGACATTAAACCAGTCTTTATCATCCGTATCAGATAAACCATCATAGACGGTATCTACGGCATTACCGCCTTTAGGTTTCCAACTAAATAAATCCAACTGATTCTCATTCACCCTCTTTAATTTAACCATAAATTACCCCTCCTCTAATATCTCTCTTAATTCCTTATCCATCTCTAAAGGTATCGAATGAGACTGTGCATAATCCTCTATATCCTCAAGCATAGACTGAATGTATAGAGGGTTTAAATCTTTTACAGGCTTGTTTAAAATAACCTTAATCGACTTAATGAAGTTTGAGAATGGGGAAAGTTTGCCAACTACAACTTCCTCTTTTTCCAATTCTTCTTCATACTCGGGAACATCATAATCAGGATCATAATAATCATTATAAGGAAAGACTTTATGATTCTCCGATACCTTGTCACCATCTACCTTAAACTGTACAAGAATGGGATCTTTTCTAAGAATATCAACAATATATCGCTTGTCCCTAGTAAAAGATAATACATTGGATGAACCGATTAAACGGTTTGGCCACTTGCCAGAAGGTGATAAAGTATCATTAGGAATGATATATTTCACAGCTATTTGTAATGTGCAATAATGGTAGATGTCACCTACCTGCTTTGCTTCACATACCCTCTTTAATTTAAGCATATTTCTACACCCCATTAGTGCTTGGATGAATAATCAAGATACTGACTAAGCAGAATGACCCAAAGACGGTTTAACTCTTTTAAAAACTCATAAAGACTAACCTGTATCTTTGAATCCCTCTTTGGATTCTTAGGATGTGTACAATACATCAAATAAGAATAATGTGTATGAGCCATACACAAATGCTCAAAACCATTCCATATCCCTGTATGTGTTTCCTCATAATTTATATAGGTATTCAGAGACAGTATAATGGATGTTAAAGCCTTGTGATATTTCTGTGATATGGGCGGCAAGGTATCTCTAAACTCTGATAATAAAGATACCATCTCTTTTACCAACTCTTTTTTAGCCTCAAACGTCTGTGATTCTTTCGGCGCAGAAGCATCCAGAAAAGTTTTGCTCTCTTCATCATAGTTAATCTTAGATCGTACCTTGCTCATAATCCCAATCCTTTCATAAGACTACTATGGACATAAAATAGTTATCCCAAGAAATATTAGTAGTCCTAGCTTTTACTCCATTTTATTCAACTTTTTCAAAAGTTAATGCTTCTTCGTCTACAGTAAAGAATGGTGGGAAAGGTGTTACATCACCATCTATTACTAAAGTAAAACGTAGTTTAGCTACAATATTCTCACTCTCAAAGTTTTCATACATATCTACGTCAAACGAATTTATTAAATCTAAAGACTCTAATTTACCATTAGTATCTTCTCCATCTGGAAAATCTAAATTACCAATAATATCGGATTCTGTGGATGATACTTCATTAGAACCACCTACACCAAAAGAAGAGAGTGTAGCTGATTGTAAATAGGTATCCATATCATTACCAGAAAGAATATCTACTTTATAATAACAAGAGACCACTTCTTTATTAGAGATTTGAGTAGGGGTAAACGATACGGGATCTTCTATCTGAAGCATAGACATACTCTCACCATCCATAGGGTCTAGTACTCCGTTTTCATCCGCTAAAATAAAATAAAGGGAAAATTCGGATAAATCAGATGGAGTTGGGGCATTTACATCCACTTGGAAAAACCCTAAAGAATCTATGGGTTGGTCTACATTCCACTCACTATGAGAAGACGGCCCATTTATTATTACTTTCTCTTCATCAGAATCATCCTTGATTATAGATATTGTGGATTGTGATAACCATTCTTTATATTGCTCTAACCTACTAGGATCTACTTCAACATCATCATAACACCATATTTTTACATAATAAATATAGCTTCTTAACTCTTGCCAATCTTCAGCAAAAAACCTAACTATAGGTGATTTAAACGTACCTAAACCCTCCCCCGCATAATCATGTAACATACTTGTAATATTAAAAGATGATGTTCTCCAATAAGATTCCGTAGGTTCAGGTGTAGGGGAATCTCCACCACTACCAAAACTTAATCTACCAAAAGGGTCTACTGTAGCTTTCTCAGAACCAAAAATTAAATCTAAGCTATACGGATAGGACATATCTATACCTCCTTTAAAAGGACTCTAGGAATGACTTAAATGTAGATAGAAGGAGTTCTACAGCTCTCCTTCTATCTCCTTTTGACTAAAGTATACGGCAAATAATCTATTACTTTTATTTTTTACTTTAAAGAGTACTTCCAGTGTATCGAAGTTTGTGTACTGCATGTTCACAATAGAGAAATTAATATAGTTGCTCACATGCTTCTCTATTAGTTTTCTTACGGTTTCCTTTGTTAAAAATAATTTATTACACATCTCATACATCCTTTAAACATAACAAAAATTTAATCTCACTAAAGCTCCGTCACTCGATTTAGAATAAGATTCAAATGAGATTTCAGTTAGCTTCATCATCCTGTTTAAAACAACAAAATTGTGTTCAGCATCAGGACTGTATAGAGTGTATTTGACATGAAATAGGTGATTTTTATGCAGAGATTCCATATATTCTAAAACAGATCTAGTGGCATAGACATAGAGTGTAAGATCACCAGAAAACTTATCCAGTTTTGCTTTAGTTGTTGCTAGTCTTAATTCTTCTACTTCTCTTAAACCATTATCATAATCTGTTAGGCTAACTTCAAAATGATTTGTTCTATAACACTCATAATCCTTATTGTTAAGCTCACATTTTTCAGAGTTATTCTGTACCATAAATCCTCCTTTAAGTCTTGCTTCTTAATCCCACAAATCTAAGTAATACTCTGCCATAAGTGCAAATGCTTCTTTGCGTATAGCATCATGCTCTTCTAATATACGCTTTCTTTCATCCAGATTAACAATATCATCTAAATCTCCACCTAAATCAGACAAAGAGACTTCAAATCCTTGTTTTATCTTTGTTAGAATTTCTTTCCATGCGTCTGGTGACATTGAAGGATGATAACTAACACCTTTCTCTATCCACTTAGCTAATGCAGGGATTGAACGCTTTGCTGTAAACCAACCAAACTCCCAACAATTCATTGGTTCAGGTTTGCCGTCTAAGTAATCTGTAATATAGGACAGCGGATACCAAGCATAGACAGAGTAGAAATCTCCAATATTCTCATCGGACTCATCAAACCATGCTTCGTATTCAGCATCGTAACAAAGGATACGGATGTTTGATCCTAGCTTATGTTCTACACTTTCAAACTCTGTAACATTACACAGATTCTTTAAATCTTCTGTGTTTGTCATTTTAACCAGACATAATTTTCTTGTTTCTTTGTCTGGTTTATCTTCATCCAAGATAACGGGTCGTCCACTCTCTTTAGTAATATTCCACTTGAGATATTCTAGACTCATGGATGATTCCTTTATATTGTTTTGTAATACTTACTAGCTTCTTTTAAGAATGTTTCCTCACAGGTATCTCCTGATACATACCAGTCGTATGCGTGTAAAACATTCATTACTTTCTTCATATCTTTCAGCAATTTCTTTAAAATAGCTATGGTTTCTTTAGAATGCTGAAACCCATAATCTTCTACAGATTCACCAGTCTCAGTATTATAATTCCATTCTACATCATTGTATTTAATATCATGCTTAATTATATCCATCATGTCATCAATGCGATTATCCTGATAATCAAAATGTCCACCACTCATTATTAATTATCTCCTTTGTTTGTTGGTTAAAATATCCATGTTTCAATTTCAAACTTTATTTTTTCTAATGAAACTGGAGTGTAGTTGATTCTCTCAACTGAAACACATTTTGAAGTTGAAGTGTCTCCAAATCTGGGATCACTATGAACATGTCCGTATAAATTAAAGTATGGAGTAGTATTAGATAGAAGTAGTGGTTCGTGTGATAGGATAAAGAAATCGTCATAAATAATCGGATATGGTGAGACAAATTCAAATCCAGATGATTTATAGTATTCAGGATCTTGTGTGTCGTGATTTCCTATAATTAGGTTTTTTATTCCTTTAAGATTATTTGTAATTTCTCTGCATACTAACAGTGGTACACTGCTTTTTAGTGGTTCTGGAAAATAAAAATAGTCGCCTAAAACCCACACAATGTCTTCGTCTTCAACAATGCTATTCCAATTCTCTATTAATGTTTTGTTCATTTCTTCTACATCTGAGAATGGACGCTCGCAGATAGAAATTATGCGTTCGTGATTAAAATGTGTATCTGCAATAAAGAATGTTTTAGACATAAAATGATTGTACCTATGATATAACTGTCCAACAAATATCCTCTGGAGTTACAACTGTTTCTCTACCATCATACTCTTCTATATAATACTTATCTCCGTCTATCTCTCCAATAGCTAAGTCAGAGAAAGTACCATTAACATCTTTACCTAGAGCTTCTACAACGGCAATCAAATCTGGGTCATGCCTTTTTAAAAAATATCTCAGAGCACCCATGACATAAAAGATCTTGGTACTATCATTTATTGTTTTCTCATTAGCTTCTAGTCTCTTTTGAGCTATAAACTGCTTAGTCAATCATTATAAACAACCTTGTGTTTCATAAAAACCTCTCATTTCCTCAATAGCATAATTGAGTGGAAAAGGATGTGAATGCCTACATCTAGGCTTACACGTAAATGCTAACTTACTATCACCACACTGCTGAAAGCAATAGGTGTAAACAACTCTACCAAAGTATATTTTATTCTCTTTTTGATTCTGTTTTCCAAGGCGTTTAATGTCTCTATCTCTTTCTCGCATATAACGATGATGCCACTTTTTAAACAGCCTGCTTTTCACAGGTTTTCCAAATATTTCTTTGGTAGAATAATACAAGTAGAGTTGTTGTTCTACCGATTGTTTATGTCTTTCATAACTATTCATGTGAATAATACCTTAAAAACTCTCTATCATATTCTTCAAGACTTTTATCAGGACTTACATCAAATAATCTATTATTATCCCCATCCCAGATATGATCTACACAACACTTCTTAGAACAATATGCTGATTGACCATAATATGCAAAAGGTTTTCCATAAGGAATAGTATCCTTACATCCTGCACAAGTTATTGTTTTACCTATATGTTCTGGAGATAGTGTAACTGATTTAGGTTTAAGGTTTCCTTTCTTATCAGTATGATCTTTAATATACTCCTCTAAAGAAGAGTCTATGTATTCAACAACAATCCTAACTCTCTTAGCTTTATGCTGTCTCGGATCATCTACAATTTCTTTTATACATTTTTCTGCACCCTCGTAACATAGACATTCCTTATAATCTCGCCAATCCTTCACAATAACAGAAGAATTATAATCTGGGATTATCTGAACAATATACTTGTAATTTGGTTGCTCTCTACTTTGTTGTATGAAGTCTGATATAACTGGATTATCAGATTTTTCAAATTCAATGTTTCCATGAGTGGTATTAACAGAGTTAATTTTAATTTGTGTCATAGTTTGTTCTCCTTATTTGTTTTTAACAAAGTTTATTATGTCCTCATGTGACCAAGCAAAGTAACCTTCTTCTCTTTCTTCTAGATCGGATGCTACAAAAATAGGATAACCTCCATCATCCTCTGATTCTTCTGGTGTAATAATAGTGATAACAGGATAAATATCTTTAATATCATCATTAAGCTCTGAATATTCGTTTGCAACAGTGATGCGAATATCATCTTCATCATCAAAGTATTCGTTCATCCATGCTCTAAAATCTTTCCATTTCATAAGTACTCCTAAAATAGAATCAGTATTGATTCCAAACTCTAAATACACTATTTTTTGTTGCTATAATAAAATAGTCATAAAACTCATCGTTTACAGAACAATAACGATTCACGAAGTTTAATGCTGATTTGAATTTAGTGAAATATGCGACACATCCTTTATAAGGATCAAACAATGCTACATAATTACGAAATTTTCTACCACTTATTATGTAGTTTCCCCATGTTACATCCATTGCTGGGCCATAACATGTTCTACATCGTTTAGTAGAAAAATACTTTTTATAAGCCACATCATCCTCATAATAATCAGATTCATTATTTATTAATGAGTAATTAGTAAACAAATAAAAAGTGTAATAATAAATCTCATCACCAATAGAGAATTTATGTGGATCAATACGCTTCAGATTCTTCCTGCGGACTCTATATTTCTTATGCCATAATAAGTTCTCTACTTTGGAAAGGGGTTTGTTATATTTAATTTCTGAATCTGAGAAAAAATCTGTTAAATCTTTATCCATAACGAATACTCCTGTAACCGTGAACTTTATAATGATTTAGGATATGGGTAATGGTTATACTTTACGTCATCGACCAGTTGCTTAACAGCATCGTAAAGGCTCAGGAAATTATCTCTATTTCTGTTTGCTCTTTGCAAACATTCTTTCACGTTTAATTTTTTAACAGTTATTTTCCGCTTCTTCATAAATGTCCTCCAAAGCACATGTTAAATAACAAGCCAATCACTCTTTTCTTCTATATACTCATTATTCTCTTTATCATATACCAGTTTAATGATTAATGCTTCAGCATCACAGTCACAATGAACGACATCTGCAAACACAGGATCATCTTTGAACAACGGGTTCTCGTAATCTTCACAAGCACACATTCCGTACTTCTGTATAAAATCCTTTATTTCTTCTGGGGTATAGCATATTTTCAAATGTTTACGAACATAATCTGAATGTCCACTCTGACAAATAGAAAATATGGAACAAACTAGGTCTGGTAGAGAGGTTTTAAATTTCTCAAAGTCAAATCTATCGGACGTAAACTCATAACCCAAAGTCCTAACAAAGATGTCACCTAGTGTACTTAGTGACCTATAAAAATCATTGTCTCTAATCGTTATCAAGAAGTACTTATAGACTAAATTCTTTTCTTGAATCTCTGTTTCTTCTAAAGATTCAAGTAATCTGTTAAAATCCTCTTTTTCATATTCTATATTAATTTCAATAAAATCATCTACCAAGTCTAAACATCCAGAAACATTGTTTTTATCTTCAATATTCCTTATGTGTTTTAATTGTGTTCTAATAGTATTAAATCTATCAACAGTTCTTAGTAACAGAGATGTTATTTCGTTCTTTATAATGTGCATATTCATATAGGTATCTCCTTAATTCAATTCAGTTTCCTGAACATGTACCAATGTTTTGGTTGTCCGTCATTTCTATCTTCTATTGCCCTTATAGCATTCTCATAACCTTTTAATTCTTTTTTTAATTTCTTTAATACAGACTTCACTCTATCAATTTTCATTGAAGTTTCCCAATATTGCATAGCTATGTTTGCATGATCCATTTTGTCAAGATACTTCATAAATTTTCCTCCTTTTTGCTATACTCTGTGACCAACTCATAATCATAGGAATAGATCACATTCTCTTTTACTCCAATTACTCTGGTATCACAATCATTTTTGTTACGATAATGCCTTGCTTTCTTTTCTGCTGTAGAAATGTCACCACGACTAAATAATACATCCTGCCAATGGCAATCTTTGAAAGCCTGAATAATGTAATACCATTTGAAGTAAGGTGATCGTTCTATATTGGTTGTTACACCTAGAGTAGCTTTATTAACAACGGATTTTTTAAATGGTTGGATTATTTTTGCTATTGCATTCTCATCTTCACAAGTTAGCTGTGTACCAAAAGAATACGTACCACTTGTTCTTTGTCCATCTATTGTTAAATAATAGTCAAAGTAATATGGTTTTTCATCCCTAGGGCAACCATAATAAGCGATTATTTCAAACTCTGAATTACTTGTTTCCCAAATGAAACGATTATTAAACTCACCGCCTGTCATATCATCTGGTTGGAAACCTAGACAATGAATAATAAAGTTTCTTATTTGCCCAACCATGAAATTAAAAGTATCTTCTCTAGTGTCCATAACCTGTCACCTAAATCAAACGAAACTGCACCACAAATTTGTCATTTGCTATACATTTAAAAGGTCTATTATTTGGCAAGCAACAACGTCTATTATAAATAGTACGAAGAAACTGTACTCTGAAAGAGGAAAGTACATTATGTTCAGAATCACAAAATTTAATACGAACAAACAAAGTTAGTTTAGAATAATTTGATTTAGATTTGTTTGTATTAAACCACTCTAATGTTTCTGGTGTTAAAGAAAGTTCAGCATAAACACTATTGTGATCATGTGGATTAGACCAATTCTTATCAATGAAATATCTTTGACACTCAAACTCAAAACTTAAACATTTAAGACCAAAATGTTTTGTATTTGATTCAAGGATAATCCTACTGCACTGTCTAATCTCTTTTGAATTTAATTCTCTTGCTATAAGACTAAAGTCATCTGCACACTGTCTTGTATGTGTTTTCTTTTTTAACGGTGGAAACGTATGTGTCTCTGAGAACTCCAAGAAGTCTGCACTTGCACAATAAAGAAAAAGATCAGAACAAATAGAAGGGCTGAAACACCATGCTTTAAACTCTGTTGCGTCAAACGGATACATATCCCACTCTTGATCGTATGGAATGAACGTATCATCAGACCTATCATAATGACATTCTATTGCATCTCCATTAAAGAATAAGCAAATTACAGATGCACCATGCTTGGGTCTATGCCCCGTCTCAATCAAATGCCACCATATCATATAGTCACCTACCTATATTAGCGCCACCCTCACCATCTTAGAGAGTTTATTCTGCGTTCATTACCTTCAAAATCACGTATGACTATGCCATACGTTTCCATTATAGCATAATCATCAGTATATTTAGGTTCTGCATAAGACATAACAGATTGAATATCCAAACTGTTAAAATCTAAGTCTATCATCTCTTGAATAAGAAGATCCTCTTTTTCTCTTAATTTCATCCACACTTTGTTTAGTAATTTTTGATAACCCTCTATTTCTGTCATTCTAAAAGTATCATACCTTTCTTTATTACAGAATAACTTATGCAGTTCCATTGCTTGACTTGTTATGAGACGACAAACATGCATTCTGTAGAAAAGATCATAAGCCTTTCCCTTCATGCGTTCAATGTCACTAGGTTTATGATTTGCACTCATTGTATATTTTCCTACTCTGCTTCAAATACTAATTCAAACTCTAAAGGATCGTCTACTCCTTTTTTATTTAAACAATATGATTTCTTTGTTAGGACGCATGTTGTCAACGATAATAATTCTTCATGCTCGTTAAGATCATCATTAAAGGCTGTTAAATACAAGCTATGCTTTGAGCCAATATTAAAGGCATTACTGGTGCTAACATTCCGTGTAGCCTTGTTACAATAAAATTTAGCTTTTACAATGATTTTTCCTTTTTGATATGACACAAACACCTCTGTACAATAGCTACTTAGAACCTCTACATCATCTACCGTAAGATTAAAGTTGTCTGCTCTAAAAGCCTCATATCTCTTATTTATAGTATCTCTCTTATCTTTATCTGCACAACATTGCATTGAATTATCTTCTTTGTTACAATCATCCTCTTTTTCTAAATTAAGTGCCACTACATTACTAGCCTCATTAAATTTACAACATCCATATATTTTGTTTGTTTTACCATTTTTATATTCATAAACATAGGTTTTATGTGTTAAGTAATTTTTATCATTTGCATATTCTCTAGCCTTTTGTACAAAGTAATCTTTATTGCCGACTGAGAATGGACATACTTCAATTCCTCTATCATCTTTGACTGCATATAATGACAATTCTGCAAAAGTTTCTAACCCATCTCCACATCGTTTCACCGTAGAAATTACATCGTCTAAATTCTCTTGTAAAAGATGAAAAGTACAGTCCTCATCACAAACAAGCTCATCTGCTCTATATAGGCTTGGTATTCTGTTATAGAATGAATCTAGGTTATACAATTTCCCAATACGGTACTCGCAAACATAGACTTCATCCATCACGCAGTCATCTATATCAAATGCAGGCTCTAAAGAATAAGACTGTGGGAAGTCAAAGTATGAATGAATGCTCATATCGTGAACTCTACTAAACTGAGCATTTAAATATATTCTAACCAGACTTTTTAAATCTCTTTCTGGGTTGTCATGCTTTGTGTTAAACAGAGGATAGTACATTGAGTCTATTACAAAAGATGTGAAGGTATTACTGCACATTAAATTTGCACACCATTTCTTATGTTCTGGTGTGAAGAAATAAACGTCGCAATACTTCTCATCAAATACATTAATGATGACTGTTAGTGTATGTTTCTCTGTCATTGTTTGTTCTCCTTTGTAGTTTGTTGGTTATATATCAATGTTTTCTAAGATGTCGTCTAAGTACACCCACTTTAAATGTTCGGTACTCTCTGCATAAGGTTTGTATGTATCATAGTCATACCACCATTTATCCTCCTTCTGAAACCATAATAATTTATAATGATTAATACCTATTTCGACGAAACAAAGCGCTCGTTTTTGCGGGTATTCAGAGAAAACTGTGTAATTCCATCTCATAATAGTGTTCCTTATTTCTTAAAGTTGGTTACAGGGAGATTCCTAACAAATGAATCTCCCTTATAAGCACTATTTCAAAACAGTTATAATATCAGAGAATCGTTCATAGATTTCTGGAAGTTTGTGATAGACCTCATTTTTATCTGAATCAGCACCTAAAGTACAGATGAAATCTATATTGTTCTCACGACATACCCTAGAGAACTCACGGAAATATTCCTGAGGATCGTAATCACCGTGTATTAAAAATTTATTAATATCATCTAACACTATTGTTGTAATAGAAGCTGGAAATTCACACGCTTTCATCAGATGATAACTTGCTTCAACTGGTGAATATGCGTCTTTCCCATGAAATTCAATCAAAGTACAATACCCTCCATTCTCTGAATGAAATAGTTTAGAGTGTACGTCTTTATTTTTATTATATAAAACACGTGCAACTTGTTCACCATTATTTAGCCTATCTCTAACCAGTTTAGCTAATAGCGTAGTTTTACCACATCCTACTGCACCAAAAATAAGATGTGTTTTGGGGATATGTATTTCATTACTCATAATGCTTTCCTTTTCAGACTTATTATTGTCTGACTGTTCCTGTTGTTTAATAGCTTCCTCTGATTCACTTTTCTCAGAACATTCTTCATCCACTATAGACCCCACAATGAATTTATCACGATCCTTAAAATAATTATTATTTATACTTACAATAAAATTGTTTTCTGGCATAGTCGCGATATAGTGTACTTTTATAGCATCATCAATTCCTACCCAATTATCCATTTTCCAGAATCTTTTAGGGTCAAGTCTTTGTAAAAGCTCAAATCCTCTTTTACCAATATGTACAAAGTTACCATAATATCGGCCATCTGTTTGCTGATATAACATGGTGCAAGCATCATATAAGGTTTGTACAAATGATTCAGAACTATTCTCACCGTTTGCAGAATTGCTATCTTTACTACACCATTTTATCCTTTTGTTCTTAGGATTAGCCATTATAACATTTAGACTTGGTTGTATGTAGTCGCCATAAGCATTGTGCAATTCTTCTATTTCTTTTCTATCATCACACATAGTGTTATCCTTTTCAGACAATAAGCCTGCGTTAAGTCTGTTTAATGATTCAGAATCCTTTAATCCACATTCACTTTTAGAAAACAAAAGACGAATAGTGAAAGGATTGTTTGATTCTATGACAGCTTTCTTCTCTTTTAGAAGAAGCCTAGCTTTTCGTGGAGTGGTGGAATGTATAAATACACCACTCATGTTCTTTACTGCAACACGCATACTTACCTCAAATGTGAGTCTCCAACGGGAGTCTGGAATACCATCCAGTAACAAAAAGAGAACCAAACAGGTTCTCTTTATTCTAAATACAGCTTAGTTCCGATTTTTACAATCAGTTTTTATTATTTTCTACTAGTTTCTGATCAATAACTAATTCATCTTTACTTTTAATAGAAACATTAAAAGCGAGAATATCTCTACTTGTTTCATTTACATAATACCTATTATTTTCTTTATCAATGCAGATAGGGTTTCGCATATCATCAGAAGAACTAATAAATAATATATGACCATCTGATATATCTTCAGTAATATATATAGAACACATACCCCACATTAAACTCCATTCAGGTAAAAGCCTGTCTGGAAATACATTTTTAAATGTCGTTTCATTAAGAATAAGTGTATCTGGAAATGAAACACACCTAGTATCTGTGGAAGAAATATTCGCTTTTCTGTTTTCTAAATCCTTTAATGAATATTCCTTATACTGTTCTTTTAGTCTTTCTTTCACAAAAGAATGAACAGCATCAAAGCATTTTCTATTTTCTAACTTTTCAACAACAGGAATAACATTTACACATAATGTTATATTGCTGTGTGATGAACCATCAGATGATACTTTTGGTACACATCTAAAATTACTTGTTAAGCTATAAACTGAATTGCTAAAATAAGATGTTCCTATAAGGTTACTTAGATGTATATGTATATTGTTTAATAGCAACTCTGCTTTATTAAACATACCATTAAAATCTAATACAAACTTTGTGTCTACATGATTCATATACATACTTTGTATACTAAACCCTAAATATGCTTTCTGTAAAGATATTAATTGTTTCTGTAAATCAACATAATGTAGAAATACAAACTCTGCTACACGATGCTTCAAGTCACACTTAAATGCAGTAATCGTATATTCTCTACTTCTCTCTTCTCCATTTATAACTAAAGAATATGGATTAAGATCGAAAAATAGAGATAAATTTTTCGCTTTCTTATTAAGGTCTAGCTCACCGATTAAAGGAAAATTCAAACACTTAAATGTAAGTGTTTTATCATTTTCTTCACATATTACAAACCCTAAATCCTTAGCAATGCTTTGTAATATTGTATCTGTTACAAATAACAAAGTTGGCTGATTTTTCCTATTTGGATATATCTCATTCCAACAAGAAATTACACCTTCTAACTCTTTCCTTTCTCTCATACCTTTATCTCCCTAGTTTAATCAGCACCATTACTGATTAGTTAGTTTCAAACGATGATTGTGTTTCTCGAAGATAACGTCAACCATCACTCTCTTTATTCTTTATACAGCTTATTTTCGATTTTTGCAATCAGTTTTTGTTATTTTTTATTTTTGTTTCTGATCAATAACTATTTTCTTTAAAGCCTTAAAGAGTGCATCTAACGGTTCCTGAATATCATATATGGCATCAGATAATTCTTGGTAATCTAAAATCTCCACGCAATGCTAGGACATCCTGAAATATCTCACGATATTCTTCAAAATCTTCATCACTTAATTTTATCATTTCATCCATAATCATCTCCTATCCATAACGCCATTGTAATATCTGATTAACCACAAAGCATACTTATAGGGATATGCTTTTGCTCCTTTTTGTTTTGGATTTGATGTGAGGTAGCAATAATCTCCAATATTATAGGTGTACACCTTCCTGCCACAGAATGCTTTATCTTTTCTTAATTTAGAATGGCTATATTTCTTTAGTTTTCTTTTGGATTTATGTTTCGGCAGAGTTGGATAATGAAGCATAACTAACTCCTTTGTTTAGTTGGTGTGTTTTAACCAAAGATAATTCCTTAAACAACAATAAACTCATACTCGGCTTCTTTCTCATATTCTCCATCATTATTTAAGTCCCAACAATGAACAAGAATAGTATCATCTTTCTTTAAACCTGAATTTGTTATATATTTAATAATTTGTTTCATAGACGTTTCTTCACAAAAGCAGTTGTTGTTTACTGGATCATATCTGTCATACTTACATCCATTTCCCCAATCATAGAAACATCTATAGAAATAATTAAACTCTGGATAAGTTATGATTATTTTCTTTTTAAAAGCAGTCTTATTTCCGACAAAATGAATAGAACAATGTGACCAATGTTCCCGTTTGATGTGTCTAAGTGTCTTATTATTAGAAGACTTCACTAATTTAATCTTACATCCTGATAAATCTACTCTATATTTATCATAACAAGAAGTGTGATTTCTAATTAACTCAAAATCATCACCATACTGTTCTTTTAATCTATTCCACACATTAGGCATAGAGCTAATATCTTCATCTAAAAAGTGATGAATAATAAACACATCAGCCGCTAGAGAGAAATTCGAGACTGGATGTTCATCAATCCCATTAAAATAAGAACTGCCTAACTCATATAACATTCCGAACAAGCTATAATTATATCCCTTTAAGAACTCAGAATCACATCTCTCTAAGAAAATCTTAAGATGTTCATACTCAGTATAATTTTTTAAATATATTTTGTCTATTCCTGCCATAACTAACTCCTTTAATTTTTGTAAAGTTGGTCTGTGGGGATTTATGTGAACTACCCACCTACCTTATTAATTAACTCCATTGTTTAGTTGGTTTTGTGTAAAACTCATAACCACTATTAGGTGCATCCTTATAATCAGCATTATAGACAGATGGAGTGCCAAACCAACCATAAGGATCACTATAGAGTTGACCTTTAAAATCTCTATCAACAAAACTCATATCCAAAAGAGATGTTCTAAATATAGGCGTTCCTAATCCATCACGAACAACCAAATCAATTTTAGCATGTTTAGCTTCATTGAGTATAGCATAGAACTTGTCTAAACAAGCATCATAACTAGGATACGTTGCCACTGTCTCTGACACAAGATGTGTTCTACAATCCATTACCTCATAAGAAAGTGTATGAATGGTTTTTAATTCTGTTTCTTTTTTTCTTGCTGAATTACTCATAAAAGCTGTCTCCCCAGTCCTCTATAACGTGAATAACTTTAGGTTGTCTATACCTTCAACCTCATCAGGATTAATACCCCAATACTTCAGGTATATTTACCTAGAACTACTGTATCTCTCCCACCTGCAATAGTAACACAAAAAATGATCAAAATTTTCAAATTTTTAAAATCACTCGGATTCTTAGATGTGGTGCGGGTTTGAGGGCGTTTTTTGAGTAAAAAACAAGACCCAGTGGAAGATGGTTTCCCACTGGGTCGTTTCAGTGTTTTCTGAAACTATACTCTAATTACCCTTGAATTTTATAGTGTGTATATTCTTAGGTAATTAACTGAAAGTATAGAATCATATAAGATGGTTAATATATTCTACCCCTTAATAATCGGTACTGTTCTACGTTGTGTGAACATAAGTGTTATGGGTGTGTCGGGTCTTTGTCCACACTTTTTCTTAATGTTTGCATGAATACCTCCATATAAAAGAAAAGGCTAATAACCATCTTATTTAGAAAGGTGGTTATTAGCCTTTAGGGGGATTATTTAAACGAGTGAATTACCTGTATTTAATTCTATGACACGTTGATTTTTTGATCCGCGCCATTGTAACCCATATTCTTTTTGTTCCTCTATAAATGGGCCATCTACAATAACATCGCAGTATTTTAGAATTTCCTTTACTCCAAGCCATTCTTTAATGGAATCATAAAGATAACCAGTATAAATCCAAATGGTTTTATTAGGGAATCTCTCTTTTATTTCTTTTACTAAGGAAAGAATAATAGGTCGATTATCAGGGAATAAAGGATCTCCACCTGTTAGTGTTAATCCAGTACACCATTCCTGCTCTAATTCTTGGAATATTTCTTTCTTAGCTTCCTCAGTGAAGGGTATTCCAGAACAAGGATCATGTGTTTGTGGATTATGACAGCCTTTACAATTATGAGAACAGCCAGATACGAATAATACTACACGTAACCCAGTACCATTATTCTCATTACAATGAAGAATGTTATGATAGTTCATAAAGTCTCCCTATTTACATAGATTTTCTATCTGCTATTTCTGCTAATTTTCCATCATTCATTCTTGTTTTATCACCTACTCTGGACATCCCTAGGTAGCCGCAAACACGTTCTATACGCACAATATCCTCACTACCACAATTAGGACATTGGTCTAAATCAATAAACTCTTTACCGCAATTTTTACAATAATCTTTTGATTGATTACATCCATAGTAATACCCTAGTTTCATAGCTCTACGAATTAAAGCTACAAAAGAGTCTTTGTTATATTCGGAAGTAAACCTATTGTACATTATGTTTCCGCCATTACAAAGATGGAAACATTTGTATTCTGCATCCTGCTTTTCTATTGGGGTTATATCCTCGGATACGTGCATGTGAAAAGAGTTTGACATATACTCCCTATCAGATACACCTTTAATAACACCATACTTTTTACGGAATTGTTTTACTTGTAATGAAGCTAATGATTCTGCGGGAGTTCCATAAATAGCATATAGTACGCCATCTTCTTTTTTATGCTTATTTGCATAATCATTTATAAACTGTAAAACCTGAGATGCAAACTCTGATTTATCTTTATATATTGATTTACCATTATACATTACTGTAGCTTCATTAAGAGCTGTAATACCAAAAGACACTGTACAAGGTTTAAGAAAATCTTTTCCTAATTCTTCATCAGGATCTTTATGACCTTTATAGAAGCCTCCCTGACAGAAAGCTAATGGATTTATACCTGCTTTTTTGTGTGAGAAATATTCTAAGGTGCGAAGATGAATTTTACGACAAAGATCTAAGTAATACTCCAATACTTTAAAGAAATCTTTACTTTCCTCTTTAGCCTTTGCTACTATCATTGGGAAATTCAATGAGATAGCTCCCATATTAAACCTACCCTCATAAACAGGTTTATCATTTTCATCTGCGGGCTCTATACCACCTCTCTCATACCACGGGGATAGATTGGCTCTGCATCCCATACGGCTAATAGTAACACCATACTTTTTATAAATAGAAGGTGCATACCCATCACCTGTCATAGAAAGAAAGTCTGGGTATTGTGCTTTCATAGTACAATCTACCGCTTCTAAGAATAACCACTCTAATTCTTTTCCTTCACCATGTAGATTTTCATCATACATAAAAGTAAGTTTGGGGAATAACACAGGACGTTTAAAACCATCTTTACCCTGTCCTTCTTTTCTTACTTTAAGTATAGCAGAGGATATTATTTGCCCAAAGCGATCCTTAGAAAGACCAAAAGAAATAGAGGTAAAGATATAATCGCCACGAGAGGTCTCACATGAATTTAGCTTCATCTCCATAGCTTGTACATGTTGTTCAATCTCTCTTTTTAATTTCTTAGTAGCATACTCATCAGCACCTTTAAGGTCATCCATTCCTTTAATACTTTCATATTCTTTAATATATTCATTATAAGACCTTTCTGCATAAGGCGCTAGTAACTTATCAACTTCTGATACAGTGAAGCCACCATATTGACTAGATCCTGCATTAAATATAACATCTAACATAACAGAGAATGCAACACCTATACTTTTAGGCTCATTATAGTGCATATTCCCCATTTCAAAGCCACCTGTTAAAACAGATTTCATATCGAAGAGGCAACAGTTACTAGCATCCAGACGAGATCCACGATCATGAATGTATATATAACCATCCTTCATAGCTTTTTCTTCTTCATCTGTTAAAAAGAATCTTCTATACAATTCACCATTCAGTTCTGAATAAGTGATAGCTTTTTGTGTTGTAACCAAAGCGGAATCAGCATTAGCATTAGACGCATCCTGTGTATTATTTAAAGATAATTTCTTTCTATATACCTCATCCAACATTTTTACGAACTGCATTTTATAATTACGGTATTCACGATATGATTTAGCAACATCATGATCCACTTCATCCAAAGCTAATTCAACATATTTGTGAAGGTCTTTAACATCTATAATCTCCTTATCCTGTATAGCTTCTAAGACAAGTTCTATAAGACGGTTATTTTTAGTGGGTGGCATCTCTACATTAACTCTATCCGCCGACTTTTTTACAGCTTCTATTATTTTATTAGAATCAAATGCTTGCACCAATCCCGTCTTTTTACGAATCTGAACCATGATGTTACTCCCTGTCCATTCAGTTAGGTATAGTATAGGTTACAAAAAGGCGTCTCTTGGACGCCTCATCAATTTAGCACTTATTAGATACCTACATGGTTCATTTTTTAGATACTTGTTTATAGCTTAGACTAAAAATTTTCTTCTATATAATCAAGAAGAAAATATAGTATTTAGGACATTCTTTCTATATAATCTAAGTCTTCTTGAGTAGCTTCACTTACTATAGTCACTTCTGGATTATGGAAATTACCCTGACCAAATTCTATATAATAACAGAAATCGTCAAAAGTTAAGTTTGAAAAGTCTATTTTAAGTTTATCAAAAACGGGATCCATTATATCTACAAGGAAAATGTCAGCAGCTTTATTTTTATCAAAAGTGTCTGCTTTAGTCCAACCAACATCATGGAACCATGTACTAGAGGTATCATTATACCAAGAATATTTGTACTCATTAGTAATAACTCCTCTCTTTACTATCCCTTTAAAGAAACTACATATAATGTAATCAAAACCACCTTTATTGTCCTCTAGTAATCCTTCTTCCTCTCCTTTAGAAATTCTTGAAATCCAATCCTGTAGTTTTTTCTTATCCAGTACCTTTATCTCAGGTAATAAATCTACATACTTTATTTTAACACTTTCAGATCTATTGTCTTTCTCACCATTATTATATTCTAAGTCTATACTATCAGTATAATCAACATAAGAATCATAAAAATGTGCAGAGGAAGTATGCGTAGCTTCTACTAATACTTCTGAATCATCAGAGTCCTCGTCATCTTCCCTCCAATCTTCATTCCAATATGGATTGGAATCATACTTAACCCAAGAATCATAATCAGAAATTTCATTGCACCGTTTTAATTTTACCATGTTTATTCTCCTTCTTCTTTTAGTTTAAATGTTTTGTTTACCAGTAAATTGTAGGTATTACAACCTATAAAATTACCTAGTACGGTTATGATGTAAATATACCAAAAAGATGGTGTAATATCCCATGAGACAGAATAATAAAAAGCATCTGCTATTGAATGCCAAAACCCCGCTAGGATAAATAAAGGAACGCCGACTAAGAGTGGTATAAATTTCTTTTGTCTTGCGAACTTTACTACCGTAGTCATTATAAGCCCGCACATAAAGGATGAAAACAGGGCTACAAAGACACTTGCTTCTTGACGGTGTATAGTAATAGTATTAGCCTTTTCTATTAACTCTGGATAAGCTAGGTGCGTACAAACACCGATAATGAATGTACCGACGATATTCCCTAACAGAATTAAAGGTAGTGTTTTGAAGTCTTGGGAATATTTACAAAAACCTGATTTACCTGTGAATAAAGGTAAAGAGTAATGTACAACGGAAAGTAAACCAAAAGAAAATAGGAAAGCTCCAAATGGCCCTCCAATTTTCAAGTTTATCACTCCGCCCACGGCGATAAATATTCCTGATAGTATTGCTTTACAAAAGAGATCAAACATAATGGTTAATAGGCATATTGAGGGGTTAAATCACCAAGGATTAAATCAGAAAGGTAATCCTTTATCTCGTATTCTGATGTATCATAGAATGATACTGGGGCTAGAGAATTATCCTCTGGCATAATTACCACTTCCTCTGTGGTATTATCATATAACAACTCGGCTACCTCATCCCCGTGATAATAAAGGTCTGCTTTATTATCTGTGACATGATCAAAATAAAGAGTGTGCCCAAAGATGCTAATTAGGAAACTTTGAATACTCTTTAAAAGGTCTCTACCGATAGAGGTATTAAACCCTTCAAGTATAATGGGTTTATTCTGATTAAGACATTCATGCTTGTTCGCCCAGTATGCTCTTAATGCGGCCTGTGCATCAGCTTTGGTGTCATATTTAGCATTCCAATAATCTTTACGATTCTTTTTAAGAATCCTCCATTTACTTCCTACCTTCCTTATCACACCAGTATCATCGTTTTCTACTAATCTTTTTAATTTTATCATATAAACCTCCTAATCATACTCTGGATAATGTGCTTTTTGCCAATTATTCCAGTTTAGTAATCCACCATTACGCTTATATTCTTTATATAGAAGGGACGCTTCTCTTGAAAAGTTCGATTCACTAATCTTCTTCCTAGATTCAGCAGATAATGTTTTACCTTTATGATGACTCGGTTTACCCTTTACTCCTCTACTACACTTTTCTCTTATCTTAGGATCTTTCATTGCCTCTCTAGTTTTTTCAGATATAGTCCTCTTCTGATCCTCTGTAAGAGGATGATCTTTAAAATACCTAATTCTACTATCACTTAATTGCTTTCTATGTTCAGGATCAGCTAGATATAATTTTCTCTTTTCACTAATTCTTTTTTTCTGATCATCAGTAAACTCTCTCTTTTTTCCATACATATAATTATTCTTACCAGATACTTTATCCTTATATTCTTTCTTAGCTTTAGTAATCCTATTAGATTCTCCAATTTTCTTTCTAGTTTCTTCAGAAAAAGAATGATATTTTCTATGTTCATCTTCAGTCATTAAAATACAATATTTACAAACACCATCAAAGTCTATTCCCCATCGTTCATAATAGGTATCATTAAATGTCCTAGCTTCTTCAGAATCTCGTAAATGATGTATTACATAACCTTTCTTTAAACCTAATAATTGAGAAGCCAAATTCCTAAAATAAAAGAAAGAATTTCTATCTCCATCTTTTATTGAATATCTAGCTTTTCTCCATTCTTTCTGATTCATATAGGACTCCTTTTTAAATGTACTTTGCGTCCTTTTATCCGCCACTTGTTCCCCACCTTTACAATTACATCCGTCCTTTCACCTTCCTCTTTTTCTGTCATATAATGCATGGTAAAAGACTCCTTAGTAAGACCTAGTTTTTTCATTATATCTTTTAGTTTGGTGGTAGAGAATGATGTTAGAGAATCTTTAACCTTATCTACCAAGTCTTTTAAAGACTTAAATTTCTCATTTATGAATAAGGGGATGTCCTGCTTAATTTGCTCTTTATGATCCAATACGATTGAAAGCCTCTGCTTTAGTGAAAAGAGCTTGTCTTTAAGACCTAAAGACAATACTGTAATTAGTTGAATCCAAGAACCCTTTTTACCATCCCTTAAAGGAATGGAAAGACTGGATGTGATAGTTGGTTTGCCATATTTATCCAACTCCCAGTCAAGGTTAATCTTTTTATTATTCACTTTAAGCAATGTGGGGAGTTGTTTTATAACATCTTTAGGATCTATGTCCATATTGGAATTTCCAATACCAAATACCTCTTTTTTAACTCTCATAGTTATCTCCATAGAAGAAAAGCCCTACCGTAATAGATAGGGCTTTTCTTCTAGTCATAGTCTAAATCAAAACGATATTGTAAATCTGTCTTAAACCTAGCTTCCTCTGCTTCCTGCTTAACTACCTTCTTAGGCTTCTCTTTAACCGTATATGGAAAGTTCTTAATTAGATTATTAAACAGGGTGTGGATGTCTCTGTCTTTTCCTGTCTCTAAGTGTAAAGATGTTTGTATAGCTCTATTGAGCTTGGTAAAGTTCATCTTTTTGCCATATTCTTCATGTATAAATTTATCCTCTTTGGTTATATCTCCATCTAAGTATTCTTGGTATGGTATTAAATCCAATACCTTAGACGCCCTTTTAGGTGTCATTAAATACACCTTACTTTGACAATGGCGTGGAATGATCTGGCCTGTATAAGTGATATATCCTTTAGGAGTAGAATAATAAACAGGAATAGAGGCATCTGGGTATTGTGTGTAGTCGATTTTAGTTGTACTCATTTGCTATCTCCTTTTGATACGAATAAACTGGGCAATAATTTTCGATTAGTAAAGATTCTGCTTTAGGATTGGTAATCGTTGTAACACGCACATCAAACGTCCTATTGTTCAGAGTTACATTTACCCAAACCCCCTTTCTGGAATTTATCCTTATTACTTCCATCTTATCGGTTTGGTAATTGAAAATGCCATAAGAAGAATTGGGTGCAAACTCTTTTGTGTAATCCATTGTTACAAGTCCTGAGAATGGTAAAAGAAAAGCCGCAACGTCATGTCACGGCTCTATATTTATACTCAGTATGTCTCCCATTTTTCATTTAGGTGACACACCCAACCTTTAAAAGTTAAATTAACTTATCTAAGGCCGTACTTCTTAGCGAAGTAATCCACAACGGCTCTCTGGAGTTTGGGAACATTTGGGAGGCAAGCATTAGCTATGGTAGTTTTTAATTCCGCTTTAGTCTTTGGAATGTCACGCCAAGTACGACCTGACATGATCATATCCATTAATTTTTCATTCTCATCAGCATAATTCTGTGCCGACCAACCTTCCCATAAAGGTTTATTCATATCAACCGCTTCACAGCGGGCATTCTTTCTTGGGAGTTTACGAGGCTGTTTTACTTCAACCTTTCTGGACTCATCCTTTTCCTCATCTTCATCTTTTTCATTAAAGATGTCATCGCATTCAAACCAAACAAAGTCGTTTACCTCTGTTTCCGTAGGTATTTCCTCTGCAAAGACTTCTTGGATTAAATCCCATACACGCTCTTTTTGATCATCTGTTGCATCATTCCAACGATCTCTAGCACCAGACCAAAAGAAGCTGTCCAGATCATCAAAGTCTAATTCACGCTTTACTTCCATTGCTGTTTCTCCTTTTTATGTCTCCTTATGGTTAATTTAACTTAACCATGATACTTCATTAGATAATTGGGGGAAACACACTTAAAGTTCTGTTGCCCGTCTTGAGAATAAAAGACAAATCCCTCAATATCCCCGCCATCTATTGCAGACTGTTTAGAGTCTATGTCTTTTATAATCTCCTCAACCGTAGAAGGTAAATGATAATCCCAATTAAATATGTTTACATGAGGCAAATAGGTTTCATCACAGATATGTGTCATTTCCTGCATCGGAATACGCTTGCCATCAAACCAAATGTGGAAAACAACGAAATCCTGCTCCCCATGCTTTTTAGAATATGTCCTTTTCTGTACACCAGACCCGTAAGACTCTCCCTGTATAGCCACAGTCTTTACCTTACGCTTTTCTTTAAGCTGTTTTAACTTATCTCTAAGATTGTATTTCTCCCCCATATCCATCCAGATATTATTCTTAATGTACGCATTACCGTCGGCAATATTCTTAGAATCTTTATCCTTAGAGGAATACACAATCACATTGTGACTACCCACATAATACACATTCTTTTCATCCAGTATATAACTGGAACTCATTCCATCCACCTTTTCACTACATACATAAGAGATGGGGGATTTTTCCTTTACCTCAATCTCATTATCTCCAACTACCTCTGTTATTGTAGAATTGTCTAATAAGTGTGGTAGATTCTGGATTCTCTCTGAACCTGTTTTAGGTAGCCAACTTGGCCAAACAATCTTATCCTTCTTATGGATAAAGACTTTTTTCATTAAAGATCGAAACCAGTTAAAGCGAAGCATAAATTTAACAGGTGGGAATCTAAAGAAGGTTTTATGTCTGTCCATTGCTTTCTGGAAAGGAGATACCTTAGATTGTGGTTTATAATCCTTAACTTCTGGCTCATATAAAGAGACTTTCAATTTATCGGTAACGAAGTCTCCGACTTTTGCATTCTTAAGTTCTGGAAACTCCGTTATAGGTAAAGCTAATCCTTGAGAAGTGACACGACACATCTTTTGTGTTTTCACCCTAAATTTCTTTTTAGCCATAAACGCAAAACGTTTATCCGATTCTGGCAATAAAGAATCTATCTCGAAATAGATGGCTTTATCACCTGTATTTAAAGACTTTGTGGCAACCACCCACCATAAATTTATCCTGATATAATGTACCTTGTCATATCCCTCTAAGGGTTTTGTTTCCGCCACCTCTACAATATAAGCTAATTCTCTTTGGTTTGTCTTTGGATTAAGCATTGTTCTCTCCTGTACGGTTTGGAATTTCTACGACTTGTGGTTTAAAAAAGACATTGTATTCCTCATCCTTTATAGAGCAATTATACATCTCTGTAAATCCGCCCTCGGGATGATTATATACTGTTTTAGAATGATCTCCCTCATGGATATGACCACAGAAAAGATACTGCGGTCTTTTCCTTTGAATGACATCTAACAATTGGTATGAACCAAATTCACAATCCTGCTTGTTCACTACCGTTCTACCTATACGATTATATAAAGGTGGTTGGTGCGTAATCAGAATATCACACTTTTTAATCAGCCTAAAAGACTGTCTTATTTCAGCCTGACTAAAAGCCCAACCATGACACCCTTCTACGTTAGGAAAACCATATATTCTATAACCCTTATATACAGTAAGGGAATTGCACAGATACTTCACCTTGTTTGTAAGATTATGTTTTCTTAGTAAAGGCTGTAAGAAATCCTTTTCAAAACTAAGAAGGAATTGAAGCTCTGTAAAGCCCATATTGATATAGTTTGGGTCACATACAAAGTCATGGTTTCCTGCGATAAAGATGATCTTGTCTGCCTGAATCTCTTTAAACCATTCTAGCAAACAATCATTCATCCATTCCCGCATAAAGAATGGGTTTCGTTGTATCTCTAATGGAGACCAGTCACCCGCTATAATCAGTAAATCAGTTGGTTTTATTTGAATTAAGTCACCATGAATATCGGATATAGCTGTTATTCTCATTGCTTTAGAATAGTATGTATGGAAAAGTTAGTGAGCTGACGACAACTGGTATTAGATAGTTCCATTAGCCGTCTGGAAGCGATGTATATGTCTTTAGTAGAAGGCTCATTAAGATAAACAATCTCGGTTATCCCTTTATTGATTATCGCCTTCATACACTCATTGCATGGAAACAAAGTGCAGAATAAAGTAGAACCAGTAAGAGAATGTGTAACTGAATTAAGAATGCAGTTAATCTCTGCATGTACAATATACGGGTATTTCGTCGATAAAAAATCTCCCTCTCTGGATAAAGGTAATTGTGAATCATCTATACCCTTCACAAATGAATTATACCCCGTACCTACTATATGATGTTCTGAATCTACTAATACTGCCCCAACCTTAGTATGAGGATCTATACTACGCAATGAAGCTATATACGCTATGGACATGAAATAGGAATCCCATGAAATGCGGTCTGTCATGCTGTCTCCTATAAAAAAGAAAAGCCCCTTAGTTGGGGCTTTCTAACTAACCTATTTTACTTAATGTACTCAAGATATTTTCTATATCTCTTTCTAAGTATTTAAGTTGACTATGATTTGTCCATGTATCTCCCATAGGGTCATGTAACATCCTTAAAACTTTCTCAGCGGCATTACCAAAACGAACAATAATACCTCGAATACCTCTTAATCTATCATCCCGTATAGATTTTTCAAAGTCCCCATTATTCATTTTTACTATACTTGAAATAGCTTCTGATAAACTTTCTGCTAAAGAGATACAACGAGAAACTTCTTGTGGTACATCATAACGCTGTTCTATATAATCTAAATTCTCTATAATATTTCCTAAATCCATTAAAACCATATCTAAATCATGCCCAGTGACGATAGACTCTCTACGAATCACTCTGCTTTCTGGTTTGGTATTCTTTTTAATCTCGGCAAGTTTGCCATTTAACCAAGTATTCAGTTTAGAGAGATCCCATTTACCCTCATACCCTAGTAGAATATCATCTTCTTCCTCTTTTCCATCTATACTGGATTTGTAATAGACTGTATGATCATATTCATCATAATCCCAGTCTTTCCACCAAGCAAATGTTATAACAATATAATTATCATCAGGTGCTTTTTTATCCTGCATATACAGGCGGTGTTGAAGGGAATCTTTTTTATTATGACTATTCAGTTCTAAGTTAGCTTCCCAACCATTAGGTGTTAGTTTAGAGAGGGCTTTTAATTCCTCTGTAGCTTTCTTAGTAAACTCATCCTCAGTCAGTTTTTTGCCTTTTAGGCCAACTTTAGAGAGAATCTTATTCGACATTTTTTCATCTTTCTTTAATTTAACCATGATATTCTCCTTTATATTATGAGAGTTAAACCCGTAGTAAGGGTTTATAAAGAGCTATACAATTTGATATTAGGAATAAAGGGATTCTGTTATCCAGTTTCCTACTTCATCTGTGTAATGGATAATGGGAATGTTAAATGTCCTGATTATCTTTTGACACATTGGGCAAGGCTTTGAGTAACTGTTTAGCTTCCCCTTCCTACATACCCACAATTCTGTCTTATGCAGTATATTATGGTGTTTAGGAATAGCTCTCATTATAGCTACAGCCTCGGCGTGCAGACATTTAAGGTCATTATACACACGAGTAAAATCATTCTTTAAGTTAATGTTTATCCCCGTAGCTATAACAGCATTGTTATATGTTAGCACACAGGCGTGCTTTTGCCTGTGTGCATACGAGTTGTGCTTTAATGCTAAATCCTCACACAACTCTTGGATATATCTTTCAAAGGTATTCCTATTCATTTTTTTTATTGATTATCTCCAACACCTTTTCTGTCGGGGCTATTTGAATATTGTTATTCTCATCAGGATACCAAGAGTAACCTTTTTGAGCTAACATAATTTCTGTATTAAACAGAGTTTTATAATCATTATCCTTAATAGCTATTTCTAGCACGTTTGCCGTAAATGAATTAAGGAATGCTTTGGATTTTTCCCAGACTTTTGGATCTGTCAGATTATTGATTGAGTTGGCTACATTTACCTGCTGTCTCTGTTCCACCTTCTTTTTATGCTTTTCGTGACAGTCTTTAAGGAATTGGATTCTGTCTTTACGCTCCTGCTGTACAAGGGCTAGAGCATTATCAGTATTATTTTTAGGTGCTTCCTTCTTAATAGGAATATCCTTCTTTTCAATTAAGGATTCTAAAGGTACGGTATTCTCTCTTTTCTTAGTAACGGGGATATTTATGTCTTTTACACAAGGGCTGTATTTACTTTCTACAATCTTAGTGGATTCCTTAGTAACAAACATAATGGGGGTGTTATCCTCTACTTGGAAAATCTCCACAGTATGAATGTTATTCTTAGTGTTATTTAAAAGCTGTTTAGAGGCATTCTTAGCTAGTGGTAAATCTTTGTATCTCCGCAAACGTCCATTCTGAAAATAAGCCTTATAGTCTTTTCCGTTCTGTGAAATGTTGAGTGCAAACATAATGTCTCTCCTATTCTATGCAGTCTCGAAGGATTCTTCTGTATTGAAGGTTATCGTAGAATGGGAAAAAATCCCAAACAACAATATTGGAAGTTACCATAAAAGAGTCTTTGGATGGAACAACTTTCTTTTTCAAGTATTCGTGATGCACAGCATCCACCAATAAAGAGTGATACAGGAAAAGAAAATGACCTTTAATTACGTCATAAACGATAAACCCTTGTGGGAAACGTACTTTAAGAATAGCCGCAAAATAAAAGCAGTTTCCAGATACCCATTGTGGGTCATCTTTCGCCGTTTGGAAACGGCGTTGAATAAAGTCTAATACATCGGCCATAATGGGCTGATTATACAGCTCTCTTAAGTTCTCTTTACTCATTGTTCAATTAACCCGACTCTACCTTGCTTTATAAGACGGAATATTCTTCTATGCAGAAGAATGGAATATTTCTCATACAGTCTTTTATAATGTTCTCTCTCTTTGATTCTTTTCTCCGATTTGGCATCCATTATAGGAATGAGTTTATTAGCCTCTACATACTGGTCTATTTCTGTTTTAGACGGCAGAGGTTCTTCATTTAACATAGCATTTATAGCTCGAAAGATTAGCTCATTACCCACAGATCGGGAAGCATACAGCATTGAATAGACACCTTGCTCTATTCTAAGATTATCCCATACTTTAAACTCCAAAGGATTTTTAAACCCTTTAACGACCCACCATAAATGACTCTCCTTCATTAAATTAAGGTTGTCTAAAGTAGGTGGAAGAATCTCCACCCTGCTTACATCACTATCGGTAAACATCCAGTAATGGTAGTTTTTAATTGCCTCAAAAATATCCCAGTAATGCTTCTTGTGGATTCTGCATCCTTTTAACCTAGGTGCTTTTCTATGATACCTCATTCTTAATCCTTTGTTAGAATAAATACACAGCTCTATAATACGAATAAGACTAAAAAAGCGGCATAACCGCCGCTTTCTAATTCATATCTCCAACTAGCTCTTTAACCTCTTTACACCCTTCAAGGAATTTAGAGGCTAATTCAGGTGACACCTTCATAGCTAGGTACATAAGTTCGCCGACGTGAACTTTTTCCTCATCCCTAATAGACGTTAAAACCTCTACTACAGTTGGATCAGTACTCTGTTCTATGGCTTTTGTGTACAGCTTAATTGCATCAATCTCGCCAGAAATATTTTCTAATATAGGTAATAAATCCATAATTCCCTCCTTAGTAGAAAAGATCATCCGATTAGATAGAGGGTGTAAAAAGAGTGTTCCCAACTAGTACCAAAGATGTCCTTTATAGACTGACCAGAGAATTTAAAGTCTAAAGAATAATGTTCTACTTCTTTCTTATATAAGATTGCTTTAAGGATGTCTCCTGCATCGCAGGCACGAATCTTAATGTGGTCTGTTATTTCTTTGAGGGATAAAAAATCTTGCTCAGTTAATTTCTTGAATTGGAGCAAGGAAATTTGAAAACGGTATTCTGGTAAAACACCGTTCACTTCTTTTAACACCTCTTTAACTATAGTAGATTGAGTTGAGTCAAATAAAGCTAAGTGTTCTGGCAAAATCTCTTTACGCACACCTGCCCAATATTCCTCTGGTGATATTATAGGTGGAAGGTCTTTAACAATGTTTCCAATCCAGTTACGCCCATTTTTATCTTGTTTTGGCTTATTCTCCTCATACATATTCTGGTCTTGCTGAATACGTATTGAGTCTTTTTTAATCTCTTTGTTACGTCTAACTTTAACTGTCCCTTTAATTGCCACGGTCTCTTTGTTCTCTTTACTCATAGTTTTTTGCTCCAAATTTTTTGAAAGTTGGTATGATGGAAAATGAAGGAAAGGAAAAGCCCCTTAACGAGGCATTGGTTAAATCCAAATGAAGTAGAACTCTTTATCGTGCCATGATATACCCTCTAAAGAGTCCAAGTAATCATCATCATAATCAGAATAACCCATAGCCACATCATACGCCAACCTATCTGATTCATTTTTAAGAATGTCATACATCTTATTTAAAGCCATAACCCGATTAGTCGCATTGGGATCATCCTGATTCATGTCTGGATGAAGTGTACGGGCTTTGTTATGATACGCCTTTTTTATCTCTGAAAGGTCAGCCCTCTTAGAGATACCCAAATACTTATAATAATTAAATACCTTATGGAGTTTGGTTGGGTCTTCTGCTTTACCTTTTGGACGGGTGTCAAAAGAAATGTCTGGGATTATCTCTTTACTGGAAAGGAATGCACAAAAAGAACGTAGGTAGGAACGAATGACATCAGCATAGCTCTTTGCCTTAGTCGAATAAAGCTCTGTAATGTAAGACTCCGTGCTTTTCTGTGTGATAGCCTCAATGCTGTGTGAATTGTGCCAGAGTAAAAAGTCAACAAGGAAGGGAACTTGTTTTGAGAGTGAATTAAGCATAAACTGTTTAATATCCAAGTAAGAGGCTAGCAAAAAACTAGCACAGTTACCACTCAGATCAAAGTTCAGCTTAACAATAACATCCGTATTAAGCATCATAGCAACCCTCCAAGAGTTTGGAAAATTTTTGTAAAATTGGTCTCAGGGGATTCACCTACTAAATCCTCTCCCACTAGTGCATACCATAATACGAAAATTTAGGCAACCTTTCTAAGAAGGTTTAACCCGAGGACTCCATACCTTAAATTAACTCTTTAATCTTTTCATTCAGGTGACACACTCAAGTATTAAACCAAACTGTCTCTATGGATTCAGAGGAGGGAGACTTAAAGTTTTTCTTATTGAACCCGTTATCCAACAGGGGGTCATAGATGGGATTATCGTAACCAGAAATCACGAACTTTCCACTATGGTTAATGATGGCCTCTATCATGGATCGGTGTTGATCGTCCGTCATCTCTACGTTATAGCGAGCCGTGGATTTTCGAGTAGAGTGAACATAGGGTGGATCAAGGTAAAAGAAAATTGAGGGTTTATTATACTTGTCTAACAGTTCCAGAATGTCCACCTTTTCAATGATCACTCTAGAAATGCGGTCGTGTATCTCTGGAAGGTAATCCACCATAGACAGATAATCCGAAACAGCCTTGCTCATGTTCCTGCGTACACTTAAATTAGTGCAGAACCCACCTACCCCGTTAAAGGATGTTCGGTTAATGTAGAAGAACATGAAGGCGCGGGTAACTAGGTCAATGTTATCCTGCTTTATGCTGTCCTTAAATTCCTGTCTGATTTGTTTGGAATAAGGTGTGAGGTCTAACTTAGACTTAAAGACTGCGAATAATTCCTTATCCTGCAATACCTTAAATAAAGCATACAGGTTTTCGTCTAAGTCATTATACACCTCTACCCCAAATGGGGGTTTGGCAAATAAAGCGGAAGCCCCGCCACCAAAACCCTCAACAAAAGTGTAATCATAAAGATTTGACGGGTAACAAGATTGAATCTCTCCCTGCATATAGATTTTACCCCCAAAGTACTTAATCGGACTTCTCATCACTCTACTTCACCTTCTATATCATCAAACACCACAGGTATTAAAGATTTAAGCTCGTTTAAAAGAGGGATAGTGACTTGACGCATTTGTGGGTGGGAAAATGCCGACGTTCTCAACTTTAAGAAATGACGCCATTCTCGAATATTAGCTGTCATAACCAATTCTGTTTTAAGTGATAGCGGTAATACACACCTAGCTTCCTCTGGTTTGGAATGTGACACTAAGAATAAGTAATAAGCCTCTGCATCCTTCATCGCCTTTTTCCAAAACTCAAATTCCGCTGTACCATCTTTATAAAAGAATGGTCGAATGACTGTTATCTCATTACCAAACTTATCTTTAGAATAATTACAGTAACGTGTACTTGAGCAACAGAATGAGCTAAGTCTATGCCGCACTATTTCATTCTGAATAGCCCTGTCTACTACAAATTTAACAGAGAATGAATAGTGTTCTAAACATGATTCATGGTTTCTCCCCATAAGCATCTTTACAAACTGGAAACAGGAATCATCCGTCTGTTTATCGTAAGACTGGTAGCAAGTGCGGGCACAATACTCTATTGTTTGCAGAGCCTCTTTACCATTAATAGGTGTAAGAATCTCATAATATGGTTCTATAATCTTCATGCTGTCTCCTTGTTCCATTTGGATATGCGATTTAGTGCAAACTGTACTTGGTTTTGAGATATTTCACTACCTAAATCCTGTCTCCGTATGGGAGCGACTTTATGTAATTCTCCATAAACTGCCAGTCTGGTTCTCCTTTTTTTGAAGGAAGAAAGATCTTAATTCTCTGTGTATTACCTACACGGCATTGTCGTCCATAATTCCATCGAAAGTTTTCGTTAAAGTTAATTATGGTAGCTATAAAAAGACCAATCTCTACATTTAGATGAAATTTTGGTAGTAAAATATTTACATCACTTGTAGCACAAAAAGAAAAAGGTTCGTAGAAAGATGTACACCCTACTTTTCCTGTAACAATACAATTACCATCAAAATCAGGAGGAATACTAATTCTTTCTTTTACCCCATTGTTTTCATTTGAAGCCGATAAATAAGGAGTATCACCATTGTCATACTCATAAGAATAATAGTATTTTCCAGCCTTAACATTAAAGTATTTTTGGATTTCAATTTCCACCCAAGAGGATGTATCAATCGAAGAATCTTTAATTGAACGTTCAGACAAATTACAAATTAAATCGTTAATCCAATCTAATGCACCATTATTTTGGCCAGTGGGTAGAAATGATAAGGTCATATTATCTTTAACGAGGTAGGATATATACTCTCGCACTGTATTCAAAAACATCTTTTTTGAAAGTTTAGAATAGTCTGCTTTCATATATGCTTCCGCACACCATTCGTCCGTTGCTTTCACATGACGATTAATCGACTTACCAGCAACTGTTAAACGATGATTATATAAGTGTAGCCAATCCTTTTGAATTGTTTCCCATGTTTCATACACATCAACACGACCTACACCTTTGCGCTTTTCAAAACCATCTTCCCTGAAATATCCAAAGAATGTCTCTTTGTCTGGTTTATGTGGCTTTCCTAAATCGAAAACCATACAACACGCAACAGCACTAGCCCCAGGATAAAACATTTCAGTTGGAAATGAAAATACCGCATCTAACGTATGCTTTTCAAGCATCTTTTGTTTAAAATCACCGATTACACCATCTGTTTGAATTGCACATGCCATAGGCAAAAGTGTTACTAATCTTCCTTTCCCAACCTTATCAGCAACAAATTCAACAAAACTAAACCCCTTTGATGGGTCTGTACTCGTTTTGCTCCATGTTGAAGCAAATCTATCTGTTACCTGATTCTTTGACGCATTATATGGTGGATTCATTAAAACAACATCCGCATTACTTTTCTTTATCCAATCACCTAAATCAAAACATGATCCACATCGAATATTTGAGTTTCCATCACCATGAATTAGCATATTTGTTGTTGCCAATCCATACACATTTCTATCGAACTCTATACCATAGATTTGTTCTCTTTTTATGGCATCACGCTCTTCATTGGTATCACATTGGTTAAGTGCTTGAGTCATAGCTTGCACAAGAAATGTTCCAGAACCACATGTTGGGTCTAAAATTCGTGATGTTCTATAAATACCCGCAACAGTAGCCATGAACTGAGCAATATGGTTTGGAGTGAATGCTTGATTCTTATCTTCTCTGGCTACATATTTATTAAATGTTGTAAAAAAATAACTTAAAATATCATGTCCTTCATTACTTGACTCGTTAATATAAGGAACAATGTTAGTCTCAATAAATAGTAGTAACCTTTCAAAATTTTCCGACTTAATCTTTTCTACACTTTGACTTTGTAATATCTGTGTGTGTAAAATTGCTATTTTATCTGCCTTGTCTACACTACCCTCAAGAAGGCTTCCTAATACATCCTTAATACCAGCGATAATTTGACTGGTATTAAGTCCTTTATAGGTTAAATTATTCTTTAAAGCCAACAAACATGTACCTACGAATTGACTACGAAGTTTTTCAGGAATACCATTGTCATGTAATAATCTATTTAGTTTTGATGTATGTTCTAATACTGTTGTCTTATCATTAATATTTTTCGGTTTAAAATATTCAACATATTCTGCAAAGTCATAGATGCGAGAGTCTTGGTAATCGAAGTGTCCGCCACTCATTGTTTACCTCCAAAGTAAGCGTTAATTAAATTGATCATATTAGGAATATCATCCTTTATTTTCTGAATTTTAGTTTCCTCTCGCTCTAAGAATTGTCTAATATTATCCTTAGCTTCCTCTATACCTAACTGTGCGCCAATTAAATCAGGAAAATAAATAGAGTCTTTATCATTAGGATCTGTAGTTACTTTAAATCTGTATGAATAAAGATATTGCATTCTATTCCTCCTCTATAGACCTAATTATTATAGGTCTATACTCTACGTCCATATAAGCTAAAGAACGAAAAGTGTTATATTCTAACCAATCCATAGCATCCTCATAAGACATACCACCTTCTACAAGAGTATAAAGTAATAGGTCATAACTATAAATGATATGCTTAGAGTCTATGGATACACCTATAATTGCCTTATTATAGGATGATTGTGGTTCTAAGACAATTGTTCCTTCTTCTAATTCTAAATCTTCTATATTCACCATATTATATTTTCTCTTTTAATTTTAGGATAATTCTTTCCCATACTCATTAAGGTGAAAGAAGAATTGGTTATCCGTCTTGCCAACAGTCTTTAAAGGGTTATAAGATACTGTATGTACCTCATTACACTTGTAATACCTTAATAAAAGATTCTCTATATTGGTAAAAGAATCCACCATTCTAATACCCTTATACTTCTGCCAACTACACTCTATCCAATAACCATCTGCAATTATATAGGTATGCGTAGCAACCGTTTTATCCCTTTTCTGTACCTCAGAGAAATAACAGGTATAAGGAATGTCATATTTGTTTAGCTCATTAGCTATGGCTACTACAAAGTCCCAACATATTCCACCATGCTGTTCATCAAATTCCTCTGGTGACTTAATGAAGTAGGTGGCAAAATCGGGGTCTATATAATCATAGTCTTTATACTTGTTAAATACCTTTCTTAAATCACTGTACATGATTTTCTATCCTTTCTTTGGCAAAGTTAAACCAAGTTGTGTCTAACTCAATTCCAATAAATTTTCTACCTGTATTTAAACATGCTTCACCACAACTTCCACTTCCCATTGTTGGATCTAATATCACATCTCCTTCATTAGAATAAGTTTTTATTAAGTATTCTAGTATAGACACTGGCTTTTCAGTTGGATGATTCAATACATGAATATTCTTTTCAAACTGTAATATGGATGTCGGGTACTAATCATCTGTATATTTTTTAACATTTACTATTTTCTGTGCTTCTACTTCAGTAGATCCCCATAGCTTATTACAAGACTTAGCATTTTCACCACGAATATGAGAAGGTTTCCCCTTTGTAAATTGAGGATTATAAACACATTGCTTCTGGTAAAATACTAATATATCCTCATGCCTACGTAAAGGCTGTTTTTTAGCATTAAGAAATCCTGTTACTACTTTTTGTCCCATACTAAAGTATATTTAAAATCCTTGCGATTACTTTCTATTAAATCATGTGTGAATAATCCTGATGCAAAGAAAACATAAGCACAATTTTCCTTACCTATTCTTCTAAACTCACTCCATAGAAGTTGCAAATCTATTGGTTTGTCCCATTGTGCTGATTTATTTGATTTGTTTAATACACCATAAGGAAGATCACACAGACAAAGCTGTATAGAATGGTCTGGTATTTGTTTTATAATCTCTAAACAATCACCATTAAATAAAGAATAAGAGTTAGTTATAATATGATCCATCTTTTACCAGTCTGCATTAAGGACTATCTGCTCGTAGTCCCAGTCTGTCTCATTTAGAATATTTGTAAATTGAGTGTATAACTCACATACCTTACAAAATAGGAAAGTATCTTCACAGTCAAATATATCAGAACAGATAGAATCTGCTTCTTGCTCTAACTCGCCTGACAGAATACCATTTTTGAAAGTTAGATATTCTGGTTGTTTTCCACCCCACCTAGAAGTTTGGCCTGTATATTCAAGTGGTGAATGTTCAATCTCAAATCCTTTATCGGTAAAGTGTTTCATCACCATTTTAATGGTTTTCTCTGCAAGGTTTCTAGCCTCTTCTATTTGCTCTTTTGATACTGGTTTATCATTGGCATAATCCGAATCAGTATATTCAAAGAAATTTAATACCCACCAGAATTTACGGAAATAGGCTACCTCACAATGCCTATCATCATAGAAATCGGATTCCCGTTCTACAAATTGATTTATTGCTTTTACTAAGCATTCATTAAGTCTTTCCTCTGATAGTAAGGTATATTCTTTTAGACGCTTAAGTGCTTGCAATAATTCAGTGTCAGCAGATAATTCAGACACTTCTTTTAATACATCTATGCCATCCACTTTATGTTCTGGCTTTATCTTTTTTCTGTTATAGAAATGTACGTCAAGTCCCATACTTAGTCTCCTGTGTGATTTTCTATTCGTTGCTTTGCGACATCGAAATAGTTGTCGTTTAACTCTATACCTATGGATTTACGATTTGTGTTTAGACAGGCTATTCCCGTAGAACCGTAATTCATGCTTATTCTTCACCCTCAATAATGTTTTCCGATTTTCTTATAGCTATGCTATCCACAATCTGCACACCCTGTTTACCTGTCATATCATCCTTAATGCAGAATGAGTAACATCCTTTGGCGACATTCCATAAAGTGTTTTCAGTTTCGAGATTCCCTGCCTTAATTTCAATACAACCGTCTATTGGCTCTGCCACAAATACAGCTCGGTTATTATCGTCCCAACGAATGAACTTAATGGTGTAATAAACCATTACATATTCTCCTTACTCTTTTCTAAAAGATGGGAATAACCATTCCAGTTAGGATTCCAATAATATGCGATACACGTTGTAGCCTTTTTAGACAATTCCTCATTCACAATGTCTATCGCTTCAATCTCTGTGTCAGCATCCACATAACGGAATTTATTACCCTCTACTACTAATACTGTGTATGGTTTACGTTTACGCATAATTTAAACACCTTCAAATACTATGGACATAGTAGCATAACCCTCAGCTTTATAAGCATCTAAACCCAGTTCTACTTTACTTACTTCCATCTCCCCTTCATACACAGGCTTACTGTCTATATGACGATATAATTTAATATAGTGCTTAGTGTCTAATGGTAACACATCTATTAGCTTTCTTTTATCATCATCCACAAACCATGTGCCCGATATTGAAATAATACCTGTTTTTATCATACAGGATACGGAAAGAATACCAGTTCCTAATTCTGGTAAATCGTTTATCTCTAAGGAATAATCCGTTACCTTATGGGCGGATTCTGGATAATGTTTAATACAGGATGAAGTAACATTATCACTAATCATCTGCATATTCTTAATAACATCATCCTCATCCACTAAGAGATAACCTCTACTCCTAGATCTCTGTGGTTCTAAATAATCATAAGACCAAGCATGATAATAATTCGGATTACTAAAGTCTAAGATAAAGATTCTGGACTGTTTGAGAAGATTGATTTCGTTCTCTAAGGAAATATTATCTCCATGCTTCTCTATAACAAAATACTGGAAACCATTATCACTCATCTCCAATCTTAGTAAATCATTTATACCCTTTACAGGACTCCACTCTTTATCCTTCTTTTTCTCACGAATACAAGCAGACATACTGTTGTCTATGAATTTAATAAAATCGGATTGAGAGCGGTCTGGGATATACTTAAAAGGTCTAGTGATATAAACATCCCTTGTTTTACTCTCTGTGTCTTTTACAACCACCACAGCCATTTTAAAATCAAACATTCCCATCACCCACTCTCCTGCATTCTAAAGCTGTTTGTTCCTCTTTGGGTATTTCCGTTATTGTTAATACACCATCTGTGTATAACTACTCCTAGCTTAAATAAGCTAAATACCATATACGAAAAGCTATGGGTAATTTTGCAGTCTATTTAGCTATCCGTGGTGTAGTAGCATGGAGAGATAAGGTAATAGCAAAATAAAAGCCCTAGTGATTGGCTAGGGCTTGATTTCGTTACTTTAACGTAGTTGACCTTTTCTACTCTCCCCTATAGAGTATTCCTTATATAATTTATTTAATTCTTCTATCTGACTGTATAGATCTTGCCTTAAATGTTCTTTACCTGCTATATCAAAAGAGTCTATCTTTTTAAGCATTCTCTCCATATACTCTATAAGAAACTCTATATCCTCTTTAGTTTCTATACTTAATCTATCTTCTAATGTACCTATATTACTAATAAATGCTCTATGAAGCCAACGAAAATCCGAGTCAAAATCTGTCTTAGAATAAGAATCATTCTCTGGGAATATACCTGATTTAAAAGACTCTGATTTCTTCTTACGTTTAAGAGAACCATCCTTAGAAATGGTGTCAAAATCTAACACATCACCAGAACTACTGTGCAGATTACCCTCATCATCCAATTCACTACCTGCACCACAAACACCTGCGACATACGCCGCATCCTTTGACTGTGTTCTACTATAGGTATCTTTGATTGCAGGATACATTGGAGTGTTATGCCAGAAATGGTACAGGCCAGACACAACACCTTCTAATGCAGATTTTGGGGATTTCTTATCATAGTAGGTATTTAAAATAATTCTATGTGCTTCCTTATCCGTAAGTAACCCATCTTCTTTACCTACCCCAAAGATGGTGTCCCATACATTTAAACGAGATGTATCATTGAGCTTAGCTAATACAACACACCCCAAGGCAATCAGGCATTGTGCATCTGTATCACCTAGGGATTTAATCCATGATATATTACCCGCCTTCTTTATAAAGTCTTCCATTGAAAGACCTTTATTGGCTTGAGCGAACGTCACCATCTTTACACTATTGTCATGCTCATCTACACCTTGAATTTTTTCATCCACTCTGCCGCGTCTTAACTCTCTCATTTTATGTCTCCTTACTAATAAATTTAAAGGTGAATAATACACCACATTATCATAGATAATCTAAATCATCATCCAAAGTGAGACTATCCTTTTCTATCTTACACACTTCCTCTTTATAGAATCTTTCTGAACGCTTAGTGGATTTCAGTATGTTATAAGCCGTGTACACATACTTATCTGATTCAATAAGATATATGTAAGACATGGAATTAACTCTATGACCTATTACACCATGACGGTTAATCCACTCTAATGCAGATTTAAAAGAACTGAATGTGGCTATATCACCCTCGCCGAAATCAGGTTCTTCATAACCCAATCCCCAATATTCAAAGGAATAGGAAACTAGGTAGCCTTCTTTTCGTGTATTACGGTTGACTATATAATCATCACCATCTAAAAAATCTGTATAGCCACGAAAATAGACGGTCTGAACTTCCTCAAAGTCAAAATTCAATCTCGGATTCTTAGGTACAAAGACTTTATATTTGTTATCTGCTTTCATGTCTCTAACAGCCTTTTAACTTTGTTTGGATTATGCTTGCAATAACAGTCATAATCGCAATACCAGTCGTTATCACAAATCGTTGGTCGCTTATCTTTATTATTTCCGTCTATTTTTTCTCCACAACCTTTACACGTCCTCGTCGGTAAAGTCTGCATCATTATAGGCTTAGTAAGATCTATAATAACATCATAAACTTCGGCATTACGAATGTTCACACTCCCTTTATAATGAGCTAAATCCTCTTCTATTTCTGCTTCGGAAGCAAAGACATGATATTCTCTAAACCAAACATCATCTGTACGGAAAGCTAGTCTCTCGTAAGTAAGCACTTTGGTTTTAAAGATTGGGTTAGTAAAGATGTAGCCAGACATAGTTATTCCCTTACTCTACACAATTACTCATTTTACATAGCATTACTTTTTGTTCTTGCACAACTGTATCACCATTATGCAAACGAACTAAATATGGAATATTCCAAATTGCTAGTACTTCTTTTGGTACAAGTGTCCAATAAATAGAATCTGCGGTTTCGCAAATTCTATTTAAGTCATAATTCATATATCGAACGGATTTGTCTGATAATATTTCTAATGTCGCCTGCATGACTATTCTCCTTCTGGTAATTTAATGTCTCTTAGTCTGCACCAAGCTACCACATTGTTTGGGTGTATTGGTGAAGACCATCTGTATTGTAGCCAATAAGGGCCACTATAATTATGAAAATATTTACTACCACCATAATCGTGATATTCCGCTTCTGCTATATCACCTAATGTAGTGAGAATAAGGAAACTGCCAGAGGACATACTTGGTGTCTCTTTCCCTTCATGCCATGCTAATTCATTACTTACTTTCTGCATACTTCTTTAATCTCCTAACAAATTCCTCAAAATCAATACCTACAAGCTCAAATGTTCCTGATCTTTCTATATGATCACGATCTTGATCAAATCCATTCTGGATTTTCTTTATACATCGCTCAACCTTTTTCCACTTTAAGGGTTTTCTATAACCCTCTGGGTGACTGAGACTAACGGAATACACTTTAGTGTCCTCAATTCCAATTGGTTCATCAAAATCCATATTCTACCTCTTATTTCTTAATTACCATCCTCTTGCAAGCCTCATATCTTGTTCATAAATTTCAGAGGCATTCCTATAAGTGTTCCTAGCACTATGCACATTTCCGAATTTCAATCAAATAGTTACTGTTAGGCTGAATAAGTTGCATCTTCTTACAACTTACAGAACCATTGTTTACTTTTATACCATCAAGAGTGCGAATATCAAAAAATCCACTGTTTCTTCTACCAAAAATAATATATGTATTACCTTTATATCTAATGGTGTCGAACAGTCTAAAGCCTTTGATTTCGTAGTCTGCTTGATTGCGCTTTCTAATACCACCTTTAAGAATGGTATTCTTATATATCTGACGATTATGGCATCTTATTTTCTTTTGATAATATACCGTACCATCTGATACAGCTAATGGATTGCCGCTTATACATCTGGCATCAATATAGTGATTTTTGGATAAACCATTCTCTATACGAGTGTTCTTTGTGATATATCCGTAAGTAAGGCTTACATTTGGGTATGCCTCTTTCAGCTTATTATAGAAATACCAACGCATGATTCCCATAAAGGTAGCATCTCTAAAAGACATACCACGTTTTATTGTATTGGGTAGTTTTACTATGCCTTTGTGATAGCCTGAATGACACGTTTCACATAAGGTAATCAGATTGTTAGGTGCATTACCACCTGTATGTCTGCTTTCGATATGATGTACATTTAGGATTTTGTCTTTTGACTTACCCTTACAGCACTGACAAGTATGACCGTCTCTAAATAATACATATTCTCTGACATTCCAAAAGTCTAATTGTTCGCCTTGTTGATACTCTATCCCACTTATTGTAGGATTCTTTATCTTCTGAATATCAAAAGATGCTACTTCTACAATAATTTTAGTAATCGGAAGTATCTCATGTACTCTGCGGATTACCGTTAGGTGTGTATCTACTTTATTCTGAATTGAAGGGGCTAACCATCCGTCTTTTCGCCTGCGATTATTGAAGCGTGGTTTACGGTATCTGGTTTTATGATTTCTTCTGGTTCTGCGATTTTGTCTGCGTGTAGAAAGTAAATCTACTATATCATTTCGTAACTCTACATCAGACTCGAATAATACTTTGTCTTTTGTAGTAGCTGAAAGTCCGATATGCTTGCTTCCTGCGTCCACACCTAACGTAATATCCTGCGTATAATTCTTGCTATCATAAGCTAACTGTATTGTAAACGGACATCTTTTAATTATCTTTGCTTTTTTGTTCTTTAATAGAACACGGATTTTCGCATAATTTTCCGTAGGCATTAAAGGTTGTCCGTTTTTACTAATGACGTAAACCATAAATCCGTCTCCTTTTTAACTTACTTAAAAGTTAATTACTCACTCCGAAGAGTGGTTTGTGTACCATCGCCAATGTTATTCCAAGGTTTCTATGCTTACAGCACTATTCCTACCTCTCAGAATTGTTTAACCATAAGCCGTAGTGTTTAGGACTTGGTACTACATCCTAAAGTACCTATATATTCTTGGGTAACGTAGTTCTCAAAAAACTTAGGCTATTCAACTTGGGTTGCAGTTGCCTACAATCCAACGGTCTTTAGACCGTGGGTAGTTGAAAATCCAATACTTTATGTCTGTGGGACGCTTCTTTTTCTTTGCACGATTTAAAATAATCTGTAATTCGTGTTTCGCTCCTTCTAAAGTTTCTGTTGTTATTATGGTATGTCCGTCTCCACCTATCTGTTTAGCACAAATGGCATAACGGATTACCGTACCGTCGAAATCTATACCTACTTGCATGACTACACCCCTAATAAATCAAAGAGAGTAAGAGTATGGAAAGCTAAGAAAGCAAAAATATTATTATACTTCTCAGGTTTACCATAACCTATTCCCATACTTATACGCATTGCACCAAGTATGTCTATAATGTAAAGACCTATATCATTACAATTCTCACAACATCCTTTAAAATAATATGTTTCTATATACACATTTTCCAGACACTCAAACATCTCATCAATACCTATGGTTTGATGGTTAATTTGCTTTAACCCTTCTTTAATGAATGAAATGGTCATGGAAAGATTATGACTCTCTAATTCATTTTTTATCTGCTCTTTAGTTAGAGGAATGACGGAATGCACCTTTACCGTTTTACCTTTCCTTTGTTCCTCGGTAACTGTAATACGGTCTTGGTATGTCTTGTTATTCAAGTTTGTGACAATCTTTTCTATGTCCAATAACAGTTGAATAACCATAGGGAATAAGTAGTTTATAAAAGTTCGTTTGTTTGATTCTAATACTTGGTCACACATAATACAGCCCCTAGATAAGAGAAAAGAACCCTAGCTAGGTTCTTTCTCAATTTGTATGAATCCATATTTCTCGAATGCTTGCTTTATCGTAAGACTGTCCGAAGTACCATCCTTTTCTTTTTCTATTTGTTCCTTAACAAAGTCAAATACACAAAGCACACAATATGTCTTGTTATTCTTAGTATAGTAAAGAAGATTGTGGGCATCTCGGCCACAGATATGACACTTATTCTTTTTTCCCTCATCATAGTTGTCAATATCTGTCTTTAACCGTGTCAGCCAGTCTAAAAACTCTTTTAAATGAGTGTCTAACTGATCATATTCCTCGGAGTCCCTTGAGTAAAATTCTAAGAATATACTCTCCACCTTCTCTAAAGATTTCAGAATGTTGTAAAATTCAACATTCAATTCTCCCCTATAAAAGTCTATCAGTTTTTTCATATACAGCCTCCACAGCAACCCTGCTCAACATTCGCATTTACACAGTCTACAATCTCTTTCTTTAAAGAGTCACTACAAATAAATGGGACATCATTTTCATAAGTACAATCACTTAAATCTACACCCCAATACCCATACTCTATAAACTCATCACAGTTATCATCCACACCTGCACATCCGCCTGATTCCATAGAATAACCATACACCTTAATTACCTCTGGATCAGAATAAAGTTTATTCCTGTTTGCTCTCACTTCTCTCGTACAAAAACCATCATAATCTTTATACTGTATAAAACAGTGTGTGATACCGTTAATCTTTAACACCAATACACCCGAACAAAGATTGGGGTATTCCCCATCGTATGAAACAAATTCTACCATAACTTTCTCTCCTTACAGATCTATATCCTCTTCCTCATCGCCCTCTTCTTCAAATATAGTATCCTCATCACTATCATCTAAAGAAGCATAATACTCATCTTCCTCATCCAAATCATCCAGACAGTTAAAACCATAATAATAAGCTATACACTTTAACGAGCAAAACTGCATATCATCTTGTGTGTAAATAAGTTCTGGGTTTATATATTCCTTACACCATTCACATCTTCCAAGTTCGAATGCTTTAACCCCCAATACCTTTTCTAAGCAATCATCACAGATAAAAATTGGTTCATCTTTATTCTCTTTAAGACACTGGATACGGTCATCAAAACCTCTTACTCCGTCCATGTGATAAAAGGTGACATCATAAGTTGCCCCACACTTACAGCACTTAGGTTTGTATTCTTCATGTTCCATTGTTTATTCTCCTTTAAGTGAAAGATACCTGTACCTTAGCACAAGGTATCATGTTTGTTATTCTACCCAAACCATAATAGCTTAAAATAACAGGGAAATAGGATAGCTCTTTAAATCGTAGTAAGTCCGCAATTTCCTCTGATTCTATGTAATCATCCAGACCATTGTAAACAATGTGCAAAGAGTTTCCATTCTCCATTGCTTCCTTATTTAAGTTTCGTATAGAGTCAGCAGGAACAATTGAGATACAAATGTTATTGCCTTTAAGACCTTTATTTATAAGTTCCTTAATGTCACTACTAAGCCTCTTTTTAATAAAGTTAAAAATCTTTCTTAGGTATTCCGCATTACCACACTCAAGCAAACAATCCACCTCTCTACTGTAATTCTGCATGATATAACTAATGGGGAATGTCTCCCCACCTAGGTTATGCTTTGGACAAAATAAAGAGTTGTAAATGTTCTGTGGGGCTAATCCAAAATCCTCTCTCCAATCTTTAGGCTCAAGAATATAGTCTCTCCATACTCGCTTAACAGCTTCTCGGATAATGTCGTTATTACTCATCGTATTCCTCCTCATCGTATTCCTCCTCATCGTATTCATCATCCTCGTATTCCTCATCCAGTTTGTCTAATTCCTCGTTTAGTGCTTCCTGTATGTGGTTTACTGCATTAGGGTAAAAACAGTCTCTCCAATCCCCCGTAAGAATACGAATACTCTTATCTGGAATTGTCTCCATGTGATACACCCATGCCCAGACTATTCCTTCTTTAGTCTGGACGGGAACAAGGGAACGCTTATATAAGCTGTTAGCATTAGGATTAAACCTCTCATACCGATCCAATGTTTTATTTATCTCTCCATCCGTATAGGGAATCTTATATAGCTCCCCATATACCCTTCCATATTTAATGTTAAGAGGAAGGAAATTCATTTTTACAGAGTCTTGCATAGAGTCTTGTGCCTCTATGTCTATGGTGTATTGGGTTGAACCTGAGACAGAATGAGGATTATCTGGAATCTCAATCACAGGTACACCAGAGGAATGATGGTAAAGATTCCCAGTTATCTTCCCTTCTGTTGCAACTAAACCCTTAAAGAATTGTTTGCCTCTGAATTGATGCAGTAATGTGCCATAAACAAACAGATTAAAGTACAGCATACTTTGAGTCTCCTTTAAAAGTTGGTCAAAAATTTTTGTAAAATTGGTGTGAGGGGAAAACAGAGTTGGTTTTAACCCCCCCCCTATTTAAAATTCGTCTATCTCCCAGAATTTACCAAAAGCACTGGTGTGTCTCCAAGACCATTTCGCCGTAGAAAGGAAAGAAGGCCATGTGGTTGCCATTTTCTCTTTAGCCATCTCACAAAGCCACGTTCTCTTTCTGGAATCCGTTAATTCTAACGCATCACACACTTTCTTTTCCTCATCCCAACCAAACTGAAATATATCTGCCATTACTTGTTTATAACCTTCACAAGACAAGTTCGCTATATATGGATCATTATATGGGTGTGTACGCAGACGATCTTGCTCTTTGTAAACTAAGATAAGAGTGTCCACAGCAATATCCACCTTTGCCCTGTAATCAGATTCTTTCTTTATTTTCTCTAATTGCTCATTTATAGAATAATAAGATGGCATAAGCTCTCCTTTAGTTTGCTAGGGTCTTTTCTAATTCATCAATATATATCCAACGAATTACGTCTGTCAGCTCATAATAGAACTCATTATCAGGCGTATTAAGACACCACTTACTATAAGTTTTATTTTGTTCCCAACACAAAACCTCATAATGGTCTTTCATATCGCAGAGACACATTGTGTATGGTTCTGGAATCTCATTATTCTTTGTGTACTTCCACTTCATTCTCTTTCTCCCTTAAAACTTTTATTTTACAACCTTCAAATTCTTCTTTATCCTGATCAAGGAAATTCAATGCTTCTTTCTTAGTGTAAAATATTGGAGCATCTATGAAATCATCATATAACAGCCATAATGGATTGTCATTATATAAGTCTTTATAAAAGATGTGCCACATAGTCTATTCCTTATCTTCTATCATCTCATCACAAATGAATGTGAAGTCTATATACTTTTCTCCACACATAGAATCTTCTCTAAGTCCACTGATAAAAGTCTTGGTACACCTTATCTTTTCTAACATAAGCTCGCCATTATCTTTAGAATACCCCTTTATTACAGAGGGAACATAAAGATTATCATATATTCGTTGACACCAATCCTCTAAACACTGTTTTATTTCTTTATCATTCTCTGTTTTAATAAACATATAGCAATGGATTTTATAAACTCCATTTTTATTAACCCTCGGAACAGAGTAATAATCATAAGGCTTTGGTTCATACCCATCCTCAACACCTTTACTTAAATCCCTGCCAAAAGATGTGTTAGGGAATAAGCCTACTATATCCCTAGTTACCTCAAATGTGGGTAAGTCTATATTGGTTATTGGAAACCAAACATCTCTCTTAGTACATGGTATGGATTCAGGTATGCTTAACTCTAATTCTAAGTTGTAGTCTCTAAGGTTAAGTGCTGACATAATCTAACTCTCCTCTAAATCAAATTTCCATCTCTTAGCGGCATGAATACAGCTTTTAAAAGCTAAATTAAATACATCTATACACTCATCTAACACATACATGGTTGCTGTTTTATAAACATTTTTAATGTGCGGCCAGAGTGCATTATAAAGAGTTTCATAGTCGTACTCTAAAGAGGCTTTACTTACTGTTTTAATAAAGTCCTCATAGCTCTCTTGCGTATGCTCTTTTGGTATTACTAATCCTTCACCAAACATAGACTACTCCCAATATTTCTCTTTCTCTACCACTTGTCTGATAATCTCTCTTTCTTTTTCCTGCATCTCTCTAACAGAACTGACTGTATATTCCCATATCTGCTTTTTAATTATCTCGTAATTATAACCTTCCATTCCACCTCGTTTAGAAAAGCGGATAGCATCATCTAATGTCTCAAAGATTTGTGTTTTAGTCTCTCTTTTCAGTTCTCTGCGTCCTTCACAATCTCCAAAAGAAATTTCAACCGTTACCTTATACAGCTTTGTGTTTTCCATTGTTTAATCTCCTTCTTTTTCTGGAAACCAAGGCAAATACTCATCTGGATTATTTATGGCTGTCCAATATTCATTGTCTCTATTCAAAGACACACATTCATGCGAGCAATAAACCTCTCCCAAATCTCCACCAAAGACTAATTCATCCCCAGATTGAATCATCTTTCCGCAATGGAAACAATCACAAGTATCTCTATTCGCTATAAGCGGGAATGTTTCATCAGTGATAAGGTCTATTCCTTTAATCACAAACTTTCTTATCTTATAGGAATAGTTATAAGAATTGTCTTTCAGTAATTTCTTTAAACCTGCTTTTGCTTTCTCTAAGTCTGTATAAGTGTGGTGGTGCAACCATCCATTAGGATCATCTTTTAATTGTTCAGACCGTAAACAAATAACATAAATAGTTTGGGTGTAATTTTCCCCACAAATATTTAAGTCGGTTCGCATGACGGAATCTCCTATATCTCTTATAGCTGACTTTCATACTTAACATTAAAGACACTAAACATCGTATTAGCTCTTTTACCAGAATAGTGTCTAACCTCTGTTATGTATTCTTCATTATAAACCTTACAATATTTTTGCTTCGGTTTTGCTGTAAATCCCAAAAGAGTAAAAACTCCATTTTCATCCACACCTCTAAAAGTATAAAACTTTTTTCCTTTGTGTTTTCTGTATTTCAAAAGCGCTTTCTTTAAACGTTTTAAATATTGTCTTTTATTCATTTTTTATTCTCCTTACCAAACGCCTTTAAATACTTATGCTTATTTCTAAGCATATCTGAATAATCCAATGCTTCTTTCATCACAGAGAAGTATTCGTTTACGGCATCAGGCTTAAAACGAGCTAGGTCTATTATAGCATCTATTCTTATCATCACATCTTCTATAAATGTGTTACCCTCTGACGTAAATTTAAATGTAATAACATAATTACCACACTCTGTTTGCTTTACCATTATAGGGGTATGAAAAGCCTTACTGGTTGGCAACAGGTATAACACAGCAAGTATGTGATTTACCTTATCTGACAATTCTTTGGACAGCCAATTATATCCATAGTCTGCAATATTATCAATGCTCATTCGTCGTCATCCTCTATGGTAAAGTGTGGAACATTATCATCCTTTAATCCCTTACTTTTTCTAATTTTATCCATCTTAGCTTCTTCCCAAAAAAGTGCTTCATTCATAAGACTGTTAAACTCGGTTACATCCGCTTTCTTAGTGAATACACATCTATCTAATAACACTGGATCTATGGTATAATCCTGTCTATAATGTCCGCTATCATTCATAAGGAATGTAATTACAAAGAAATTTAAGAATTTAACCACCTTAATAGGATGTTTGCACTCAAGTTCTCTTGGTAGGTATCGTAGGCGAGACAAACAACCTGCAATTTTAACAGATAAGTTAAATGGTATCCAAGATATTTCTTCAAACTTTTCTGTATTCATGGTTTATTCTCCAATACATAAGTGTGTACTTCTATATCTCCGTATCGAGAATACAGTCTTTTTATCTTTTCTAAACTCTGTTTATACAAATACTCTGTGAAACAGATTTCCTTACTCCGACAAATCTCTTTAAACCGTGAGTCATAAAAGTAAAACCAGATTATCTTAACGGTTTTGGCATTAAAGGCATCTTTCCATAGAGTATCATCCATTGACCCTTTTCTCCTTTCAGCTAACCAGAATATCACTTAGAATTTTCTTTTTAACTTCCTCTGCATTAACCACCATAGAAACAATCTTTTTATCCTTACAAAGAAAAGTCTCTATGGCTACTTCAAAACACCCTTCCCGTCGCCACATATTTATAGTAGCCTTCATTGATTCTTCATCTGGGGCAAAGTATTCTTGGTAAGTGATTTTACCGTTACTAAGGCTTTTAAATTTACCTCTTAAACGGTAGCACTCTTTAAGGTCATCTGGGAAATAATAAGGCATGACTAATTCTCCTTATCTGAAAGGGTGTACAGGCTTAATAAAGAACAGATATTACTAATTCTTCTTAAAGTTCCTTCTATATCATTCCTACACATAGCCTCTAAGGAATTATGAATATCTTTCAAATCATTAGTGTATGTATTCTCTGAGTCTAATGCTTCACTTAATTCATACAATTCTTTAGAAACACCAATAAGGTTTCTATGCAATAACTTCATCCTAGTGACTGGGAATTTTTCTAGTGTTTCTTTATTAAAAGCCATAATCTCCTCCACTATGTTCCTGCTATGAATTTCTGATCTAATATCATCTGCTCTTTATATTCAGGAACATGTTTTTGTAGCCAGTGAAAAGCCGCAGATTTAGTCTTTAATTCAGGTTGTCCCAACCACGGCATATATGCACAAATAGTCTTTATAAAATTAAGCTGTTTCTCTGTTGGAGGATCTACACTATCACCTTCCTCTTCTTCCCAATAACACTTATTATCCATACAGGTAATGTTACTGACTGTTATTTTCTCACAGTGATTAAGGCATTCAAAGCTACAATAAAGTTCATTGTACTCATTCTTATATGCCTCATCACCCTCATATAACTTCTTTCCACAATAGGTACACTCATAATAAGGTTTCATTGCCAGTCTCCCCAGTTATCCATAATCTCTGAATGATTAGCTTCCCACTCTAATTCCTGTTCCTCACACTTCTTACGGTATATGGGGACATAGTAATTTAACCATGCGGAAGCCTCTACTTTTGTTTCAGGCTCATTATACGGACGCTCTAAAGTCTCACAAATACCCTTTATGAAACTAAGTTGTTTATCTGTGGGCGGAGTCATAGTGTCCTTAGACACCTCTGTAATAGTCAGAGTATTAAGGTCTATTTTAAACACCTCTAATAAGACAGGCTTATAGTCAACATACTTATGCTCTTTTACCTCATACCGTAAAGAAACTGGGGTAGAGGCTGAGACAGGATGATAGTGGACTTTGCGAGAAATAGTCGGGTCTTTTGGTGTGTTGTAGTGTGAAATGGAAAGGTAAAGGATTCGATGGTCTTTCATGTGATTTGCTCCTACGCTATAAATAGTAACAACTTCCAAGAGGTATATACGCGAAAGGCTACCAAAAAGGTAGCCTTTTTTCATCCCCTAGGATGGATTCGTCTAACTCAATGATTCTCTTAGACAATTTTCTTTTAAGTGTGTCCAACTCACTCAACCGTAACACAAAAGCTAACAACAATAAAAAAGCCTACTGAATAATTCAGTAGGCTTTTTGTTTCTATAAGAAGTTTTTTATTACAGGATGTCAAGACCGTTTGCACGTGCAAACGCTTTCATTTCTTCATCAGGAACATTTGAAGGCTTAATAGCTTTCATAACACGAACTCTACCGCGAACAAGCCAAAGCCTCTCGTCACCATTCTTCCAGTCTTCAATTTGACTATCAGAAGCTAAGTCATTATCTTCATCACCTTCATATTCTACCAGAAAACATGTTTCACCATTCATATCTGAAAGCTCAACACCCCAAGAATAGCCTTTACCATTCATATAAAGACTTTTCTGTACTTTCTTGAACAGATCTTCCAATGAATTGGCAGAAAGGTCTAAATTTATATCCCAAGATACTCCGCTGTCGATAACACCCTTTTCATAAGAATCCTCTTCTGAATCAAACCATGCTTTCTTTGCGGTATAAATAACATTACTTTCTTCTGATTCAGTAAAACGACGACGAATACCACGTGACTCTAAACTACGTTTTATTTTTCTCATCTCTTTATTCTCCTTAAAAATATCTGTTCTTACAGATAAAAAGAAACAACCCTATTTTATAGATAATAATCCTCACTTATTTTCCTTTCAGTTTTCTATCCACGAAAAACCATCTTAGAAAAAGAGGAATGATAATAAAGAATAAAAGTGCGGTCGGGATGAATATTAAGAGTGTTAGTAGAATGTTATTCATTGTTTTTATCACGACTATATTCTGTTAAACGAAGTACCGTTTTTGATTTAGGATCATACGAGACGTAGCTTGTTATTTCCATCATCTCTTTACCATTACTTAAAGGAATTATGCTAACATCCAACTCTGTTCCATAACCAAATGTGTTTTCCACAATATATCGACACACCCTTGAAGCAAACGCTTTAGGAACAATGAATGAAAACTTACCAATGAAGTGAGTGTTTATATCAGTGAGAAAAACAATGTAGGCAGATCCGTTTTGAAGTTGTTCTATTCTGTCAAGAGTAACTTTCATTGTTCGTCTCCTTATTTTATGCGTTTTCTCATAATACTCTGAATGATCCTCATCTTTAAAAGCACATTTCTCACACAGGGTATAATCTTTGTTTGGATCAACATAACCAAACACAATCTCTTTAATGCAAACTTTACATCTCATTTTCCTATCCTTATCCATTATTCCTTCTCCTTGTTTCTATCATACTTATCCACTACTTCATACTCATAGGAATATGCAATGTTCTCTCGTATCTCAACCACGCGGGTTTCACAATCATTCTGATTTCGGTAATGTCTTGCTTTTTTATTAGCCGTACAAATATTCCCTCTACTAAATAAGACATCACTCCAAAGATTGTCTCTAAAAGCCTGAATAACATAGTACCTGTATGTGAATGGTTTTGACTCTCTGTTTGAAGTGACATTAAGAGTCTTTCTATTCTCTATACAGTCTTTAAAAGGCTGTATAATCTTAACTATTTCTTCCTCATCCTCACAGTATAAAGGATCATTGAAGTGGTATTCCCCTTCAGTTTTATTACCGTTAATCCTTAGAAAATACCAAAAGTAATCCTTCTCATCCTTCCATGTACAGCCGTAATAAAATATTATCCTAAATTCTGCATTCTTTGTTTTCCACATGAAGTCATTTGCAAACTCGCCGCCTGTCATGTCCTCTGGTTGAAAACCTAGGCAATGAATAATAAAGTTCCTTATTTGCTCTTTGTTACTCTCGAATTTCTTTTGCCGTATTATTTGGTCTAAGCTATCTTCCATATCTTTGTCTCCTTAAACAGGTAGCCGTCATTGGTTGTAATACTTAAAATTGTTCCTTTACTGTCTCTATGGTAGTTTCGACAATGTACCCGAATGCAACGTCACGTTCGCTTCTATACTGAGAGCAACTGCCACAAGACTGTTGCAAATCCATAGTTATTCAGACTGTTGGTAGTTGATAACTTACCAAGAAGCGTTAAGTACAATTTGCTGTTTACTAAAGTCTGTCTCTTCTATAATCTTTTTCAAATCTTTATACAATTTAATTAGTTTCTCATAAATCCAAGCATCATAATACTTCTTTGTTCTACTTGTGTCTAAAGGATCCGTGTCGTAAAAATAAAACCTATCATAGCAAACTTTATTAGCTTCATACTCAAGTGTATGATCTATCTTTCCAGTAGATTCAAACTCAAAATTTCCTCTGTTAATAACAGAAACGGCTACATACCCATCACTTTGTAATAACAATAAGTTATCACTATCATCACTTATTGGGGATTTAATTATTTTAAATCCCTTATCTTCAAAGTGTCTCTCGACATCACATAATGATTTTGTGACAAGATCGAATAATTCTTTAACTGTGTCTTGCTCTAAAACCATATTAGAGCAATTCTCTGTATAATCCTTAAACATACAGAGAACACTCCATAGACCTTTACTGTGACTGACTTCTTCTGATTGTAAGCCACCAGAGATAACCCCAACATAACCATTTATCGCTTCTTTTAAACACTCTATAAATGGTTTGTCTATATACTGGCTATACTCTTTCAGTTCTCTAAGCTCTTTTATTGGCGATTGTTCTAGTAGTTCTATAAGTTCCTTGTTAGCATCCTTTATAGTGATTCTCTTTCTTTTCTTATTTCGACGATAGAGGTAGATGTCTAACATATTAAACCTCATCTAACGATCGAACTTTATAGGAGTTAATATAGTATTGAGGCATCCAGTTTTCTTCACAAAAGACATGAGCTAGTTCTCTTACAGATTCTTTATAATCATCAGAACAAACATCATCTTCTATGTTCAATGCTGTTTCTAACAAACCTAATGCACGAACAATCATACGACGCTCATCATTAGTTATTAGTACTATACGGTCTTCATGTGTAGTGTCCTGTTCTTTCATGGTTTGTTATCTCCTTATTATTTCTCCTAAAGATTAGTAAACTTTGTCACTTATTAGGTTGTTATAATCTATCATCATACGCTTAAATAGTTCAAGATCATTCTTGTTTTCACAAAAGGAACTCATAGATTCCCTTAATGTTTCTTCTTTTTTCTCATAATCAGCGTCTATAATAGACAACATTTTATGAACAATGGGTATTCTATCTAGCGTAGAATCTATGCGCAAAAGATAATAAAGAATATATTTATCTTGCTTATCTCTACCATCTTCCGATAAATCTTTAACGTGTTGAAGAACAATGTAGGGTGCAGGTTTATGATTAGAAAAGGAATTTCTATAGTTTTCTAAATTCTGAAGGTTATGAGTACTCTCAAGGTATTCTCTATACTTTTTATCATGTTCATAACACCTTCTATATAGGTTTAGTAGAGTATATTTTAATTCTTTCCAACCAGTATCCATCTCCCTACTCCTTATCATCTACTCACTTCAATCTCGCAATGTGGATGAAATAGACAAGCAGAACCAACACGTCTTGAAAAGTTTAATAGCCCTTCATAGCTTCCCCATCCGTTATCTGGATTATATTGCAGTAATTCTTCTTTGTGGTCAATCAGATATTTAACACCGATTGTCACATACTCCAGAATATCATCAGTGGTTTTAAGGTCTGATTCATCTGGACGCCATAACACATTATAGAGGGTTAATGTGTCTGATACAGGAACGTGCATTGCCATTTGATTAAGATTATGGGTAATATTACCAATAAGCAAACTCTCATAATTACAATCTGGTGCAGGTTTTCTTACAGTACTACCATTCTCACGTGTATAATATGTTTGTTCCGGGACATTTACGTAAAAATCTAAACTCATTTCTCATTCTCCTTTATGCTTACCGATATACTACATGCCTATTCTGTTTTCCCTTCGTGAAATTCATTCCACGAAAGTGTACCACCATTTTCTAAATACTCTCTGTACAATTCTGAACGGCGATGCTCTTTAGCTCGTTGTTCTGGAGTTTCATAAAAGTCTTCTTCATCATCATCTTCTAAACTAGTAAAAATTACAAAATTTCCGTCATAATCATAATCTGTACTAAAATAATCTTCATTAAACTTAACCACTCTCTCATCCACTGTGTCTTCATCTTGAATGACTGTTTCATACCAAGCTCTAATCAGAACCTCACTATCAGGTTTGAGTCTCTTTAATACATCAATCAATTCCTGAACTTTCATTGCTTGCCCTCCTTACCTTATTTAATGTTCTCATAGAGAAGGGTGTTATTGTTCTTCTTTATAAGACCTTCCATACACTTACAATGTGGTGCTTTATTACAAAACTCTATTGTATTAAACGGATGTGTGATAATATGTTTGCCTGTCTTAGTTGGAATTACAGTAACGATTTTCTTTTTAGGTTCACAAGACTCTATAATCTTAATGTAAAGTTCAACAAGATCATCTACTGTCATGGGTGCAGTTAAGCTATAATGTTCTACATCCTCTTTATCGACATCAATAATCCATAGCTGTTCTGAGCGTTCTACATACTTTGCAGCACATGAATCAAACACAGAATATGGTTTATCAAAATTTTCTTGTGCAATACGATTAGCATACTCTGCCATAGTGTTTAGTGTTACATGCTTCATCGACTTATGGTTGACTGAAATATAAGCTCGCATCTGAAGAGTGTCACAAAGCAACTTAATTTCATTCTCGTACTTATCAAAATCTTCTATTGTTCTGATATAGTATGTTTTGAATTTATGATTACCTGCTATAATACGAGCATTATCTTTAGCACGCCCAATAATGTCTACCATATAGAATACGTTTGTAAAAGAATCAAATTGGCCGCCCCATTGAGATTGAATAAAGTCTTTAATAAGTTTAAAGTTGTCTGTCATAGCCGATTCTCCTTAGCAAATGCAGATTGAGAACTTTACGAAAGTGGTGCAAGTGTCTCTTTAGTCAACAAGCACTATTTTAACCTGTTTAACTTTGCACTCCTGTCCTTCATTACCATAACCGATCCTAGCTTTCGCTCCCCTTTCGGTAGAAAACAAATGTGCTTTGTCGAAACTTTCATATCCGTAATATGAGGAAATACTCTGATGCTTCCAATAAAATTTACCGTCAGCTCTCTGAATAACGTACATTATTCTCTCTTTCATAACTACTCCGCAACAATGACAATACGCTCATCACCAATATAAATATGTTTCTCAGTCATTTCATAAGCATCACAACACTCACCAGTGGAGTCACGTCCTTCAATGACAACCTCCATATCAGGATCCACTGTATTTAACATTTCAATCAATTCTCCAGCTGTCATTAGAAACATCCTATTTATCAGAAATATCAATAATTACAATATCATCTTTTGCTCTAACATCGTCTTCGTCAAAGTCTTCAAGATCTTTCCAACACGAACCATAAGCATCAGCATCCATATACTGAATTAGAACCTGTGAATCAGAATCTAGTAATGCTAGTTTTTCTATTAACTCTTTTACTGTCATTGTTCTTTCTCCTATAAGTACAATACAATTCTTTCATGTATTGTACTTAATTTATAACATTGTGTTGTTTATATATTCTTTAATGCAGTTTTCTACAAAATCTGCCAATTCATAAGCATACTGCTCAACTTCGTACTCACTGTAACTGTGTTTTTCCATATCAGCTTTACTAACCACTGCTTTAGCATTAGTGGTTCCAATAATGGGACATCTATTGAATATATCATGCTCTAAGTCTCTAAGAAATTTTCTGTACTCTTCATTTTTCATTGCAGTGTCCCCTATACTATACCACAGTCAAATGTTATTTCAACTATAGGTTCTTTAGAAAACAAGTTTTCATATACTGAAGTTATGCCACCGTATGTAATATCCAACCTGTCTGCTTCTATCATTACTTTGCATTCTGGGTCAAATTGCTGTAATATTTCAATTAGTTCTTTCTCTGTCATAGTTTGTTCTCCTTATTTCTATGATCAGGTGACTTCAGTAATAACCACTTATTAATTTCGCTTTTTCAAATTAAAAAGAAGAAACTCTTTATCATAGACACGTTTCAAAAGTTTATCAAACTCTAATAGCCATGTCCCAAAATCATCATAATATTCTTCAAACTCAAACTCTATTTCCAAATCAGAATCATATTCTGATAACAAATCAATCAGCTCTTTTATTTTCATGGTTGTACCTCCTGTTTTTGTAGTTCTTCATAGACATCCTCTATGTAACACCATGCAACAACATTAATCCACTTCAGAGATCCCATATCAGCATCAAAACCTTCATCATCATAAAAAGACACTTCAAAAGATTTATGGTGATAGTCTTTATCATCGTCATAAGATGAATAACCCGTTTTCAACACGTCACCATCTTCACATTTCACAATTATTTCTGCATACCATTTCGGATAACCTTCATTTTTCAAATAATGCCATTTCATAGCTTATTCTCCTTAGTAGTCAGACTCTTTCATATCATAATTTTCTTTATGTGTTCTTGTTAAGCATAGTAACGATTTCAGAAACCCGTGCCCATCTTGTTACTTCAAACTCTACACATTCTTTGTCATAAAATTCTGTGTCACTGTAAGTAAGTGTTTGGTAGCCATGAAATTCTCCAGTATCACAAAAACACTCTTCATATTGCTCAGGCAATTCATTTTCTGTATAATGCCATTTCATCTCTTATTCACCAATACCCTTTTGTTTTAAAGATTAAGCTGTTACTGAAGATACGACCATTGTAAAAACTAATGATTGTACTCCACTCTACTTTATTTAGCTCTTTGCACCATCTTCTTAATCTTAGCCTAATAACATAACCTATATGCTCTTTGCTGTATTGCTCTGCATACGCAATAGCCTCCTCATCATCCGCTTTCTTAAAGTGGATGTATTCATACTTAATGTTTGGTGTGTCCATATCTGATCTTTTAAAGATCATCAAACAATATCGAAACTGTTTCATAATTTGTTCCTTTATGCTGAAGGAATTATCATTCCTGTACGTCTAACAAAGTCAAACCATTCTTCAAAAGTTAAATTTTTAAATTTGGAAGTTGCCAGATAAGTTTCCTTCATCTCTTTCATTTTATCTTCTGGAATGGAATCTAATACCTCATTACGGAAATCTGGATCAGAGAAAAATTTACATTTTAATTCTGTGTAAGTTTTCTTAGGATTGAAGGCAAAAGCTATTTTCCAGTGGTTCTTATCAATCATACTAACCTCTATCTAAGATTGTCCAAATATCACCAATTTCTACCCAACCATAAACTACACCAACAGGCAATCCATCTTCATACAACTCATAGAATCTTCTTTCACCGTTTATCACTTTACCTATGGCCGGGATAGCTACTACTGACTCTCCATCATCTGTAGTAGAGACAATTATTCCAAGGTTATTAAAGTAATCACACTCATCATCTCGGTTTCTCCAAAGATTATGTGAGTTAAGGTATTCTTCTATTTCTTCAAATGGACACCATGCAATAACTTCATTTAATTCTTCTGGAATAATCTTATCCAAATTAATAAATTTATCATTCTTATAAATGCAGTCAGCTATATCTTCTCTACCAAACTGGTCAATATATTTAACTAGGTAGTACGGATTTTGTGTTATCTTAACATTTTCTTTAGTGCTGTACCATCTCATAACCTATCCCCCATACTTTTCTAAATAGTCATCTTCTACCTCTTTCCACTCCGCCCAAGCATCAAAGTCTGAAAACGCATACAGGTTATCATCATCTTCCCAATACTCTTTATCTATTTCTTTTATGTAGTTATACCGAAAAATACGAATAAAACACCTGCAATAACGTGTCTTTAAGTCCTGCAAACAAATACACTTCTGTAATCGTTCCGGTCTATCCTTAGAGGATGTTTTATGCCACTTCATAAATAGTCTCCTTTATAAATGAATGGTTAAATTTTTACTTTGCCAACTTTATCAAGATTTCGCCATTCAACTACATTCTCTATACCTTTATTATTATGAATAAAAATAGTGGTCATATCCGCATCCACTTTATTAAGACGACGAAACTCTATCCAACCTTTATTAGTTATTGGTTCTTTCTGAAAACGAGCCCAAGCATCTTCAAACTTACGGTATGAATGAGCATAAATTTTCTTTCCGTATTCATCAAATTCCACAACATCATAAGGAGGTATACAATTAGGCACTGCCCACGGATTTTTCTGCCATTTCTTCATTCTTTACTCCTTTGAAATTTTTGTAAAATTGGTCTCAGGGGAAATTTGATTTATTTCCTATCCCTATAAAATGGTTCTTAGCTTATCTAGATCCCTCGCAGATAAGCAACCGCAAGACACAACAGATCCATTAGTCAGCTCATCTATGCGGACATCCTTATATTTCCCGCAATAACACTTACATCGGAAACGACGGTGCTTATCCCCTTTAGGGGAACGATAAGGCTTAATCTCTTTCTCTATGGTTAAAACACCAAACCGTTTACCTATAAAGTCCTCTGCATTTTTATTGGGTGTATCACGCTTTGTTCGTCTGATCTTGCGGGCTATACACCCGCAAGATTTGGTATTCCCACTTTTAAGGTTGGTTGACTTAATCACACATTTTTTACCACAGTCGCATTTGCACAACCATGCCACGAGTTTTTTACCAGACTTGGTTACTCTATCCTCTGCCCGCTCTAAGACAGTAAGTTTACCAAATCTCTGTCCTGTTAAATCAACTACAAAACCCATAGCACACCCCCTAAGAGGCTAAGTAATTGAGAGCATCCTCAATGGAAGTCTCCCAATTATCAAACACTACCTTATCGAAGGTTTCATTATCCATATCAATACGAGTAATATAAATAGATCTAATCTCATCTATGGGATCTCCCAAAGATGGAACAAAAGGCTGTGCCAATATTTCCACCTTATAAATGTAAGAGGAGTCCACAAAAGAAAGCACATAAAAATCATTAGATGAAATATCCAAGTTTCTAACATGCAAACAACTGGTGGAGAACCTTTGCTCTATTTGTTTACGTGCCTCACAAACCCAATCATAAAGATCTTCAATGTATGCCATAACACAGTCTCCTCTAAAAGTTGGTCAAATATTTTTGTAAAATTGGTCTCAGGGGATTTGATTTAAGTTTTTCATCCCCTATTAGGTTTAACCTTTATACCGATTTAAGAAAGACACAATCCTTTGTTTCTGTGATTCTGGAAAAGTGAAATCGGTATCACCCTCAACCAAAATCCCATTGTAGTCAAACTGGTCTTTAAACTGGCCATCCTCATGCACCTCTAAACATCCACCATAATTATTCTCTTTCAAGTCACAAAACACTATTTTATCACCAATAACCCAAATGTATGTCCACCCTCTATTCATAGAGTAGGAATGACCAAGAGTGCTATGGATAAGGTTAATAATCTCGCCACCATAATAATTTGTGTTGTGTTCCATAATTCAGTCTCCGAAACATCCCCCATTAGGGAAAGATTTTTGTAAAGTTGGTGTGAGGGATTAAAGTATTTAACTCTAATCCCTATTAGGGTTATGCCCAATAAAGCATCAAAGAATCTAGGTCTGTACTACTGGAATTATTGTCAGATGTCTCTTGTTCAGCATCATCACGAACCGTCGAAGTAAGCACTTCATACTTGCAACGAGTGATTATAGTCTGTTTCATACCACGGTAATCATCATGGTCTTTAATCGTTCCTGTCAGCTTAACCGTAGCACCTTGTTCAAGACTGTATGTACGGTTATTCATACGGAAACACATACCTTTATTCGTTGACCACTTAAACACATTGCCATCAGCATCAGAGAAAAAGTGGAAATAACCACCACCAAACTGGGAATCATAAGAGATGGACTTGGTATAAGTGAGTGTGAGAGAAAGTCTGTCACCAATGTTACCAACATGGTTACTAACAGAAGCACGTTCAGCCTGCAATCTCTTAGCTTCCTCTTTACGGAACGAAGGGATTAAAGACGCCAACAAACCGAAATGACGGGGTGTGCAATAATCAGCATCAATAATCTGTCTAAGATTGAACAGGTAAGAGGACTTTGTGAAGTCGTCATTAGACAGAGACTTAATCCACTCAATAGCCCTAACAGCTTCAGGCTCACTCTCATGTGTCTCTTTATAAGTATCATGGATGTATTTCCATGTAGCATTAAGACTATTTGAAGGTTCAAAACCATAAGCATTGATTATACGGACGGCACTGGAAACAACCCTCTCTACATTATAAATGGGACTACCATTCTGCTCACAGAAAACACTCACAGGGAGATCATCCAGAGATTCGCCCTGCAAAAGAATCTGCAATTCGCTATTACGTTTGGCTAAAATAACCTCAAATTCATTAAACTGAGCAATCAGGTTTCCGTCCAAACCACACGTGAACTCTTTAACACAAGATGTTCCCACTACTTTACGCTCGCCATTGTCATGCTCAAGGACAATGACAGAATTACGATGTACATGCTTGTGGCAATGATCACAATGAAAATCGGTGTTTCCATACTGCTGAATCAACTCCTGTGTTTTAAGATAGCACTGTGTAATCCCATCTTTTCTCTGAATCAAACCAAGAGCTTTCCAACCGTTAAATTTGAACTGAATGTCCAATTCAATGTCCGTAACACTAATGACAAAGCTGTTACCCTCATGATCTTCAACCACTTTGTCATAGGGATCGCTCATAAGGAAGGTGTAAGGGATACCCTGTTTGTAGCACTTATTGGCAATGTGATTGATCTTTTTGCTGAAGTCATTAACCATGCTAGTGAGGATTGTGTAATTGGCCATGATGTCTCTCCTTTAAAGTTGGTTAAATATTTTTGTAAAATTGGCGTCAGGGGATTTAAGTATTTAACTCTATCCCCTTAATGGTGACTAGTCATACAGCCATTTCATGTTACCCTTGGAGTCTCGAAAATGTTGGGAAAACTTGGCCATCTTTTTAAAGTTACGGCCATAAACAACGTAACAAGAATTTTTCCACCCCCGACGATTCTCCTCTATCCAGAGTCTCGCTTCCTTTAAAGAATTGGTTTCCGCTATGATCAAAGGAAGGCCATTTGAATCTTTTTCGTACATATCCTTAATTAAGCACTTCATAGTCTGTCTCCGTAAAAGTTGGTTAAAGATTTTTGTAAAATTGGTGTGAGGGGATTTGAGTGTTTAAATTCATCCCCTATTGAACTACCCACGGGATACAGCCATGTGAGCTTGTGGATCACTTTTTGGTCAAAGAAATCTGTACAGTTAGTAGTGTACTTAAAAAAGAACCTCATTGGATGGGTAATCCCGCCAATGAGGTTCTTTTACCACAAGTCTTTTGAAAGATCATTTCATTTAAGTGACATACCTCGACAAAGAAAGTTAATTTAACTGGTATACCGAATAACCCGCATCGGGCACTAAAACCAACAGTACTGCTAAAGGTCTAGAGAACTACAAATCATCTAAATTCACTGAACCCAAATTAAATCCTAAGTCAGACGGATTAATGTCCACGAATGAACCAAAAGAGGAAACAGAAGAATAGTTGTTTACAGAGGTTTGGTTTAAATCTTCCATCTCCCCGAACTGTTTAAACTCTGGATTAAAGTTGACCGTAATTGGGTCTTCATGTGTTTGACCAAATCTGCTTCTAAGTAGCTGAACACGAGCTTCATGTGATAATCTCATACCTTCTGTGGAATACACAGTTAAAAGATAAGAGCAAGAACGAGTAAGCTCATTCGCTTCTGCTACGGCGGTATCATCATACTTCCCTTCCATAGCGGGATCTTTCTTTCCTGCCTGTTGAGCCTTAATAAATCCAGATCTATTGCATTGAGCAAGCAAAACAATAATCATCTGTCTATCTACACCGTTCTCTACCTTAAAGCAAATAGCAAGTTTTCTGAAAAAAGAAACATAGTCATTTATTACGTCATAGAGATTATTTGTATTCCCTTTAGCGTAAAACTTAAATAAACTGGCTTGATCCACAAATACAGCATCAATCTTTCTTTTCTCATCTACCCTGTACAGAACATCTCGAATCTCCCCGTAAGAAAAATCCTTAAAGTTCCTTTCTGTCAGGATAACAAAGTTTGGTCGAATAGTCTGGTTAAAATCTTCTGCCACTCTCTTAAAGTTTGCTTCCTGCTGTTCACTTAAATTAAGTAAACGGATTGCATCACTAGGTATCGGGTCAATACCAAATCGCATATCCGTAGAATGCAAAGAGATTAAATCATAAAGCAGAAACTTCTCTGCCACCTCAAGGGAAATGTAAACAACGTGCTTTCCTTCTTTAGCGGCTTTATAAGCCATGTTTAAAGCAAACGTTGTTTTACCGTGTTTATTATACCCAACAATTGTGGTGAGTGTGCCGGGCTCTATTGTTCCGACTAATTGGTCTATCTCTGGAATATACGTCTTTATTCCACAGTTCCCCTTTTTCTTAGACTCATCATAGATGTCCAAAACGTTAGAGGTCTGCAAAGAGAAGTTTTCCTGTGTATTATTTACTTCCCCTCTTAGAGACTCTACCATATCTGGTGTTAAACCAGATTGTTGTATGGTAGTTGCCATAGTAAGTAGTTTCTTAGAGAGGGTAATTCTTTTATGCTTCTCTATAAACTCTCTTTTATAATAATCTAAGGATTCCTGCTCTAAGGGTGCTATATCTTTAAGTGAAGCTCTATATTCTGGGAACTGCTGTAAAAATAATTCCTCAGTTTGGAATTGAGAGAATGTATCATATCCCTGTTTAAGGAATTGAAAGACTTTTAATTCTTGAGGATTTAAATCTTTACTTGCTTCTTCTAAGATAGAAGAAATAATGAGTGCTTTACTTTCTTCAGTAGAGGATAATATAGACTTTACTATTGTCAGCATAACAATATTCCACTCCTGTGCAGAAAAGAAAACCCCTGTGGGTCAGACAGGGGTATATACGGCTAAGAGATTGATAACTCTATGATTATTTTAAAGTGTTTCCTCGTCGAGATGTCTGCATTCAGGACAGCAATGTAATTTTTGAGCTACCATGTACCCTAAACATTTATATAACGCATGAACGACGGATGGCTTTAAATCCTCTTTAGATGATGATATTTTATCTAAGATGGTTACTAATTTATGATCCTCAAAAGAGGCTTCCATCATATATTCAATACCCTTATTGGGTAACTTGGCCATTAGCATTTCATTAAACTCTTTGTCGTAATCTTGTGTAATATCCAGTTTAGAAATCATGTGGTCTATATGCTGAATAATCTTATCCACTACCTTATACCCACCCTTACCATAGTTTCTAGGTAAGGTCATGTATAAATCTCTTTCCCTGTCATAAATAGACGCACGCTGATCCCAATTCTCTTTCCATGCTATCGGTGCATTATTATGAATAATAGGATAAAATTCTTTTGTTTGATCATCTTTATGAGCCAAGTTTAATTTAAAGATTTTATCTTTAGGCTCATGGTTAAAGTCTATAACATGATAATCTTTATCTTCCTCTACTGGGAAATATGAAGTGCATAAAAACTGTTTAAGATTACTATAACCATTATGTAAGGTTACTGGTTCGAGCTTATCAAAGACGGGTGTAACAAAGACAGCGATTGCCTCTTTTTCGTCCGTGTCCAAAAAGAAAATGAAGGACTGAATATTCTGCTTCATTATGGGTGTGATTAAATCTAATAAAGAGTCTGTTAAAGTAGCGGACTCTCCATCAATCATCTTTTTCTTTAATAAACCAGTAATCCCCAATATAGGTAAAACAGAGGATTTAAAGGGTGTCTCTTTAACAAAGATTTCTTGGCGCTGTGTAGTAACAAGCATGGTCATATCCTGCATAATTTCAAGATTAACCAAATGGTCTGGCTCTACTACATAAGGTCTTGCCGTAGAGTGAATAAGGAAATCCCTGTTTTCTAAAAAGTTAATTCTGTTCATACTTTCTCCTACATTTCAAATTTGTCCTTAGACTTTAAAGAAGTCTTGGTTAAAGAAAAGGTTTTACCTGTATTAAGAATGCCTCTTTCTTGGACATTCTTATATTTATTCTTAAATTCCTGCATACTGCCTTCAAAGCAAAAGATTAAGGCTTTAGCATTTGCATTAGACAGAAAGTTGTCTGAAAACAAATTAAGGATCGTAATCATCTGCTGATTATACATCTCCGTACCTAACAGAATAACCACAATAGGTACACCTACTTCATAAAAGGAGTTATAATCAGGATGCTCATGGAAATAAATGTCTTTAATATTCTCAGCCGTAAACACCTTAACATAATCTATAACCTTATTATGGTACAGGTAATAGAATGCTACTTCCCGTAAGATTGGTCTTTGTGTAATAAAGGTGGTTACTTTGGAAAACTCGGGGATGGCATTTATCTGTGGTATCTCCTTTACCAGTTTATCCTGTAAAGGCCATAAATCAGCCATACGCATCACAAGTCTCTTATCCTGTATACTTAACTCATTCTCTTTATCCATAAAAGCCGATCCATTTTTATTCACTATTATTACTAATAGCTACTATTAAATCACACCAAACAAGGTGTGGAGGGATCTCTCAGCGCAAGAAATAACTGCTTTAACAGAATATTCCTTGCTCCGTTTATATCTCTGTCATGTACACAACCACAGTGTTTGCACGTCCAAACTTCTTTTCCACCAATCGAACTTATCTCTCCACAATTCCCACAAGTCTTTGACGTGTACTCTTCTGTACAATCAATAACTTTACAAGAATACTCCTCTGCTTTAGACTTAAGTTTCTTTTTAAAGCGATAATGTGCCCACCCAAGCATTGCTCTGGATGTCTTATGCTTCAACTTTGAAACCATGTACCGTGTCTCAAATATTGGTATGTAAATCACATCAAACATTCGACACAACGTTAAAGCTAGCTTATTATGGATTTCGTCGATAAGATCATGGACTCTCCAACGGATTCTATGCATTGCTTTATTAAACTTGTTTGATTTCTCTTTCTTTTTTCGAGAAACCAATTTGTCTAAAGCATAGCAATAACGAAAGATTCGTTGGAAATCATGCTCGCCTACTTTTAAAATAAGTTCTTTAGAAAAAACGGTTTGGAACGTTCTAACACCACAATCCAATGCACATGCAGAAAGCCTTTGGTTTTCAGGTCTTTTTACAAAAATATCTTTTGGTATAGAGACGAAATAACGCCCATTCTCTAAAAACATACGGCAGTCATGATTAGGTTTCCACAAAGGTTCTGCCGTCTTAAGTTTACCTAGGATAGTGTAATAAACACCATCCTTTGAAACTGCACTTTGTGGGATAAATAAATTATTATCACCGCGCTTCTTTGATCGAAACCTGACTTCGTTAAATTTACCAGTCTGCTTGAATTTCTTTTTTGCATTAGACACAGCATGACAACAATCACGAATTGCTACAGATTTAATCTGATAAGGAACTTCTTTTGACCATTCAGGCATTTCATGCAACAATGGAGTCTTAATAGATTTCCACTGTGCTTTCGTATTAGGTTGCTTTAAAAAAGCTACAGCTTTATTATAAGCAAACCTAGAAGCACCAAACCAATTATTCAAAATCTGCTTCTGTTCCTTGTTTGGATAAACTCTTATCTTCCTTGACCGCTGTACGGTATTTTCTGAGTCCGTGAACTCTACATGAAAACACTGTGATAACGGAAAGCAAGTCTGCAACAAGCTCCTGTTGAGGCGATAATTCTTGTTGTTCGAGAACCACGAGTTTAACAGAGTTTTTAGAGAAGAACCACTCAAGCAATTCAAATCCAAATCTACAAAGTCTGTCTCTGTAGGCAACGACAACTTCTCCGACTCTTCCCATTGCACATTCTTCAAGCAGGAAGATAAGTTGCTTTCGTTTGAAATTGAGTCCAGACCCAACATCTTTGAGAATGGTATAGTCTGGGTATCTTGACTGCATAAAACTGACTTGTCTTTCAAGGTCGTCTTTTTGCTTTGACGAGGAGACACGACAGTAGCAGTAGTTCTTTTTCGTGCTACTATTTTCTTCGACGCTGGAACAGTCATAGAGGCGTTTACCACCTGCTGTTCTGATGTATCGAATTTTCCCTTCATCTGCCCATCTCCTCAGCGTGTTAGCATGGACTCCCAACTCAAGGCAAGCCTTACGACTAGGTAAGTACATAAGACTATCGGCATAAGCCGCCTCCTTGATTAGAGAATTTACTCACTTTTTATACAAAAATCAAGTATAAAAAGTTAAAAATATTTAACAAATATTAATAAATATGATACTAGTATTTAACCTCCCCTAAAAAGGTTATACCATAATACCTTTACAGTCTTTTATTTTTTAAGGCAAAAGAAAAGCCCCTCATTAAGAGGAGCTTAACATCCTTAATAAAGGGGGCCTAACATTGGCACTTCATTATACCCAGAGTTCTTAATCTTATTTAAGTATGGAGATCCAGACGGGAATGTAGCTCTATCGGATCCAACATCTGCTTTACCGTCATCGTCGTCACTACTTCTACCAAAACCACTATATTCATACATCCTATATGTTTCATCCATTAAGAAGGATTGAGCTATTTCTATAGACTCTGTAACAGAGTGAATGTAGCTGTCGTTGATTGATTGAGTATTGGTTTGATTTAATTTCTGTTGTGCGGCATGTAAAGGGTCTGTTTTAGATTGAGTGTTTGTTTCCGATTTATTATCAGTCTTATTCTGTGTGTCAGTCTTGTTTTTACTGTCCTCTTTACCTTTCTCATCAGGTCTAGACTTACTCTTATCTGGACTCTGAGTTGTTTTCTCACCACCTTTAGCAAAAGAGTATTCCCCCCTTTCATTTAATGGCTCACATTCTTTATTAAGGTAGTCACGGAGTTTCTTAAAATTAGAATAATTAGACTCCCCGCCACCTTTACCAAATTTACCAGTTAATTCTGAATCAGTAATAGGAATCTTAGCAACGAAAGACCAAACAAAGTATTGATCTTTATTACCCTGTAACATTAAAGGAATCTGTGTTAAAGAGATAACATCATTCTTTACAGCTACACCCCAAGCTACTTTACCAAACCAAGGTATAGAGTTCTCGGTATAACTGGCTACAAAAGCTATGGCAAAAGGCGCTCCTTTCTGTCCATTCTCACCAACAGGCATTTCTTTCTGTGCATTATTAAAGGCGGTCATCCATCGACGGCCTTTAATATCTCCCTTAACGGTATTATTAAACTTAGTAAGTTTCCCTAAAGAGGAAGATTGATCTTCTCTACTTGCATCATCTTTCGCATCATCCTCTTTGTCTTTATCGTTTTTAGTTTTATTTGTCTCTGCATTCTTATCAGCTAACTCTCTATCTGCTTCTTTATTAAGCTGTGAGACATCACCATCATCCTCTAACTTTACTTTCTTAGTAGAATGTGTTTTAGCCTCATTATCACCTAAAAAAGAATCATCTGGAATTAAACCCCATATAGTTGCTCCTTCACCGTCTGCCTTAGTAACAAAGGCATAGACACCTTTATCAATCAGCTTACTTTTAGTCTTTTCAAAAGGCTCGCCCCAACTCTCATCCATAGTAAGAATATTCTTAACAGATTTACTAGGGCCTTTGATAAAGATGTCCCTCATTTTCCCTACTTGCTTATAAAGCATAGTAAGTTTCTTATTATAAGGATCATCATTTATATTAAAGAGTTTTGATATACCTAATAATGTACCGACATCCTTTGGGCTAGGAACAATATTCTCTGGTATTGTCATCTTGTTCTCCATAATAAAGACCGTTTCAAATCTTTCATCTTCATACGGTCTATCTCTACGTAATCACAGGTTAATGTTCCCCTACACTCTTTACCTAAAAGACGATCTAATAAAGAGAGATGATCCTTAAAGAGTGCTATACGATAAGAGTCGATAGTTTGCTCCACCTCTAAGATGTAAAAGTGTTGTTTGTCGAAGGTGGTATCTACACGACAAATCCGTCCTGATAATTGAATAAAGTCGGATAAGGAATAAGGAATGTTATACATAATAAGGTTATTCGACCTTTGCAAATTTCTCGAATTATGTACAATAGTTCCATCAGCTAACTGAAAATGTGGATCACCTTCTATTTCAAAACCATAAAATTCTCCAACTCCTTTATATTCTATCTTTAAAGAGGAAGCCGCATAGTCCGTTTTGGGATTTCTTTTTTCAGGAATCTTTCTTTTTATCCTAAGAGGTAAATCATCAAAATACCCGGAGATGCCTATAGTATAAATATACGACTCTTTATATGCTGTTTTTTTATAACTTTTTTTTATGTGTGTATGATACCCTAACCCATCACAAAGTCTCTTTATGCTAAAGGCTATTTGTGGAAATACACTAGATATAGCTAACCCTTCTCTATGCTTATTACCATCTGTATCAATCAAACCTGCTAGTAGCTCCAATCTTTGTTTACGTGAAGATGTTAAATATATTTCAGGGATATTTTTTTCCTCTCCAATTACTTTTTTTATTAATTGTGTAAATGGATTTGTCTTTCCATTTATATGTGAGGTTAAATAACTCCTAAAAGATTTCTCTCGTTTATCTTCTATTGTAGCTTCTAGTCCAATAGATTCTCCATAAAATTTCCATTCATTATATATTTCTATATCCTTATTATTTATGGTTATTTCTGGACGTTTTTTCGTACCATCACCTAACCATATACCTAAAATATACGGTGGTATTGGTAAATCTTTTTCTTCTCCTAAAAAACCTGTCTTAAATCCACGTAATACCGTTCTTTTATAAGAAGAAAGATTCATATACTCCTTAATAGGTAAGTCCAAAACATCTTGATGTAAATAAGAATTTTTATTAACCCTCACTTTATATCTTATAGTATTTCGTACACTTAAAATATGCTCAGAATTTACTACATAATCACTAGATTTATTTTGATGTACTATATAAAGATCATCAATTCCTGAATGTAACTCCTTAACTACTCTAGGTTTACTGTCCATTCCCATTACCTGATCACCTACTATTATATCCTCCACTTTCTTTATAGTTCCATCTGCCATCAATATTTCTGTTCCTTTACCAAAACACTGTCTTCCTGCTTTGGTGATAATAACAATATCCCTGTCCGATAATTCCTGCTCAATCTTTTGTCTTTTGTCCTCTTTTTCCTGACCAGACAAAACCATAATAGAGTTATAGTTCAGTTCATCCTTATGATTACTTAGTATCTCTTTTAAGTAATCTATGGTGTCCATATATTCTACATAAATAAGAGTAGCTTCATTCCTACCCATTATCTCTTTTACAGTGTCTAATAGTAAGCGTGTTTTATTGTATTCCTTAACAGGCTCTTCATTTTGTGGCAAACCATCTACGACACGTTGAAGATCATGAAGTCGAGGCCCCCACTCCTTCTCTTCCTCTGTAACCAATAATCCTTTAGCCGCTAGTTTATATTGCTCTAATCTATCATCATCTAATGGAACTTTTTTAAATTGGTAATCTACATCATATTCAGTAGCTCCTTTTATCGTTATTTTATCCAGAATATCATTCAGCTCCTTCATATTCTTATAACCAACAATCTCTTTTATGATTCTTTTCTTCCCCATCATCCTTATGGTTCTATCCTGCGTAATGCAGTATTGATTACGAAATTTAAACCAAGACTGAAATATTCTTACAGTTGGGAAAGTAAAACTGTAAAGATGGAACAATCCTTCTATAGAAGTGACTAAAGGGGTAGCACTAATAGCATAACATCCTCTACAATTCTGCCGTATCATTCTCATGTATGTAGTTTGTGCTGATTTAGGTGAACATAAGGCATGAGCCTCATCTATGAATATGTAAGAGGGAGTTACTTTAGTTAGCTCAACCAAATCATCAATATAATTGCCTAAGACAGAAAACTCGATAAAGATAAAGGAATACTTATATAAGAGAGATCGATCCTCTAAGGGACTGTCTGTATTAATCATAAGGTATGGAGCTTCCAACTTTAGCTTCATCTCTTTTTCAAACGCCGCCCTAGCTGATTTAGGAATACAGAATATTGTGCAGACAGCTTCTTTATCTTGAAGGTGTTTTGCTAAATGTAAAGAGATAATCGTTTTGCCATTACCAGGCATTAGAGCAATTACCGCAGATCTCATAGTGTAAAGTTTCTCTAATGCCTTTTCCTGTGTAGGGTATAGTGTATAAGCCATTTTATTTTCCTGTATTCCTAAGTTCCAACTCTTTCATAACCACAGTGTCTAAATACTCATTAGCCTGTAATTTATAGTGTCTTATTGCCGAAGGGTCTTGTTTAAAGTAATGCAGTACTTTCTGCCAGTGTGTAGAGATAAAACATTCCCAAAGACGTGGTGTTCCCCTAGAGCAACACCTCTTGTTCCATTCATTATAGCACTCTGGGGTATTCTCTGGATAGACTAAAACATAAGGTATTTTTTCTTTCGCCAATGCACTCCTTACACTACCATTCGAGGAAACAAAGATAACATCGTACTGATTAAGGTTTCCTTTTATAGCCTGAATGTAGTTGTTTGGCCACTTTGGATTAAACACCCCTTTCTTTGTTTTAAGCCAATCTTCCCCTTCCATATCAATCACCTTCATTTCTGGGTGATTGTTAGCAAATGTTGTTTTACCACAACAAAAGAATGCGGATATGATGATAGCTGACATAAGCACCTCCCATCTAAAAGACTCCCTATATTACTTAGATTTGTAGAGAATCTTTAGAGCAAAAAGGATAATCAGCCATAGAGTTGCAAAGAAATAGTTCACAAATTGAGGCCAGAGAGTAAAGCCCGTAGTAAGAAAAATAAAGGAAGCGCAGAAGATGTTCCCTAAGAAATCTGTAATCAACATTCCTGTGGACAAACCCTTTGTGCTATGTTTCCTTATACAGGCTATAACTTGGAATAAAGACTTAAAGCCGAAGAATAAATTTCCTATAAGGCCAATAAAATAAACTAACATTCTTGGTTAGCATCCAATAATTTAATTGTTTTAAAGACACCCATAACGCCAGAGGGAAAGTTTGGTATTATGGGATTCTCTTTTAGGAATGGGTAGTTTAAATCGGTATGCACATTCAGCTTCATAATTTCAAAGTTGGTGCTAAAGCTGTGATAGTTCTCTAATAAGAGGTCTAACTTTTCTTTCTTTGACTTAGTAAGATTATCAAAAGACTGAAAAAGAGCTTGCAGTCTCTCTTTAGTTGGGACAGTTCCATCATAATCAATACTCTCTGCAATTAACGCGGCTAATTCTTTAGGGAAACGGGGTACAGGGGGTTTTAAATTATCTGAGCTATCTCCGACAATAGCTCTATATACAGGTAAACGGGATGGCGTGACAGAATGGAACTTCTGCACCATCTCCGTCCTATAATACTGTTCATTGATTATTTTATCCTGTCTCTGTATTTCTGTGTCCTCTTTTAAAGACTGTAAGAGGTCATTATCCGTAGATACAATCAGTTTGTTCCCCTCTAATATACGTGTAAGGGAAAAGATAACCTCATCCGCTTCCAAATCAGGATTATAAGCTATATGCACCCTGTGTAAGTTTTGAAGCATATAAACCAATTGGGGCAGATAACGATAAACGGAAACCTCTCCATGATCCCTGTTAGCTTTATATGCCTCATTTATCTGTTTACCTTTAGGTGTTCCATCCAAACAAAGGTAAACATGAGAGGTAGGGTTTGTTAAATAAGATCGTATTGTGGTCAATGTAAAGAAAACTTCTCCACAAGGATGATTAGGGAAGGAATAATAACCACGATACAACAGATTAGAAGTATCAATAAGAATACTGCTCATTCTTGCCTTAAAGAAGATAGACAGAGGCCACCAGAAAACCCCGAAGGGCTAAAAGGTAATTTCTTTATGAATAGACCCCTATCATATAGGTAGATATAAAATCTAAAAATTTTTCTTAAAAGTTAGAAATTGGGAATTGCTCTCCAACGGGTACAGCAAGTCTCTCTAAAGCCTCTCTAGCTTCCTTATTAAAGTATTTATAAGAGGCCGTAGTAACGGAACTTTTTGAATATTCACCTAGAATAAACCCCTCTAATTTTGGAGTGCCATAAGAAACATACTGCCTAACACTACAAAGATAAGCACTATTAGTTAAGGAAGACATATACTTTGATCTAACATTACTACCCTGATTCTGCATATCACTACCAACATTAAGGTTAGTAAACCCTTGCATTTTATAAGAATTAAATGTCCTTGTAGTTATAATAGGATCAATTATACTTCTGTATATTAACCAATAAGTTGGTGTAGTTTGTTGTGTAACAAAGTATTGCCTAGCTATCTCAGCAATATATTCTACTTCTAAGAAGTCCTTAGCCTGATATACAGGTTCAGAATAGTTTCGTGATGCCTTATGTTCTTTATTACAGTCAATATTAATTCCCATCCAGTAACACTCATCTGAATGTAAATCTAAAGGAACACACATATCAAAACCATTACTTGTTTTTCTAATATTACTAGAACTAAGATTAACTTTAGTACCCAATCTTATTGGAACATACGCTTGTAAGATTGGAGTTTCTATCGCATCAAAAGGAATGTAAATAGCTGATTCTCTTACAGAATACATAGACTCATCCAAGCCTTCATTAACATCTCTCTCATAAAGATGAATAGTATCTGAATATTCCAATGTATACCCCCATCTATGCTCTCTTGTAAAGTACACACCGGGTAACAATCTCTCCGTTATTTGTTGTTTAGGTTGATCATAATGTATTGTAGTGAGACTACTCTTCTTTCTAAAAGGAAAATCATATATATACTCACTATCCGAGCTATATGTACATATAGCTATGTTATCTTTACTAAGAGTAGAAGCTAAGGTTATTAAAGACTGTGGATTACTAAAGCTATACTGGTCTAGAAGAAATGCTTTTTCACGCAAATGTAAATTAAGAGTTTGTGGTAGAGAGTAGATACGATTTATACCATTAAATAATGGAAAAGATTTTACACCCAAACTTACAGTATAGGAAAAAGGGTATGTAACTTTCTTTAAGTCTATCTTTCTTGGAGTGTACCCACGCCGTCTATTTGTAAAACGACGATAAAGCTGATTTAAAATAGTAAACTTCTTTCGTCTTCCTTTCATCTTTGTCATGGCTTACCACCTATCCAAGTTAAATTTATCAGGAATTATATTCGGAATATTATTTCCTTTAGAAAGCTCAAATACAGGAAGTCCCAAGAACTCTGGGGAACTATCAGGAGAAAAGTTAGACTTTGTTAATAAGAATACTTCATAATCCATTTCCACATTAGAATAAAATGGACTAAGTGTATCTACTAGTTCTTTAAACATATACATTGGGTTTATAGAGATATATCCATTTGAAATATGCGTAAAGATTAGTGGAAAAAAGATCAAGTAATCCGCTTTATTAGCTACTACCTGTCCATCACTACCAACATAATTTTCAAAAAAGAGGTATGATTCATAACACTTATTTATATAGTAAATATTTGGTACAAAGCACGGAGTATAGGAGATTCTATCAGGAATTGTAAATCCTTTATTAACCATAGCATTATAGATTCTAGCTAGAGTTATCCATGTCTTAGAAATCTCTCTTAAATAGAACTCTCTCATTCCAATACTTGTTGGCTTTTCATTATAAAGAGTTACTTTAAATGGAGTATTCTGCACTAGGTTGAAAAAAGGAAATTCAAAATAAGAATCTGTTAGTGCTGAATTTAAACTTCCTTTATGTTTCCCTAGTGGGGAGAAAGAGAATACATCTTGTACGTTGTAATTCTCCCCTTCTCTAATAAAGGTAAATTCTAAACCAGAATTTATCATTGTTATATCTCCTTACTCAAATAAAAGGCTACTATTAATATAGTTGGGTGACGTGAGAGATTCTATACGATTACTCTTAATCAATTCCTGTATTGTATGTAGAGTTTCTGTGGTAGATGGATATTTACATTTAATGTAAATATTATCACCATTACTAAAAGCGGATCTCATATTATTTAAAAGATTTTGATTCTCCTGTCTAAACCTTGTAAATGGAGACTCATAACCATAAACCAAACTATTCTGTACCAATGGTACATTTGTGGAAGTTGGGTCTATCGTTCTCTGTAAACCAAAAGGTTCTTCAAAATAAACCTTAGCCATCTCTGCTAAAGCATAAGACTGTGTATATCCATAACCATTATCCATATTATCAGGTACGGTAATTCTACGACCAAAGTCCTCTTGAGGAACATTAACACAATTGGTCTTTATGTTAATACAGGACAGGTAATCAGGAGCATCAAAATAGGAATAAAGGAATCTAAAGTTAATATTCAATAAGAAGCAAAGAGCTAAAGCTATCTCCTCTTTATAGTATCGTCTCCTTACATCATCTCCTTTAGTACCTATACGAATATGATTACAAACCCAACCTAAAGGATCTGTACATAAACCTCGATTATCAAAGTACGCATCGGTTAGAGGGTATAGAAAGATGTCCACAGGGTCATTTGCAGAAGCAAATGAATGTTCCATAACCGTTACCTCGAAGGGTTCTGATGTATCATAAGGAGTAGCACTATATTTTTCCTTACAGAATGTTAGGCGTATAGGGTGATCCACAGATGGGCCATAAGTAAGAGGCCACATATACTTATATCCACATGATTTACAACTATCTTGGATAATATTATTACTAGCATCCTTATCAACAGAGAAGGAATCAATTAGAGTCTCATTATAATCAGAGTCTATATCATAAAGATCCCATTGCCATAACTCTACGACTTGCCCGGGCTCGATGTCTGTACGATCCTCAGAATAAAATCTGATCTTTCTACCTATAACAGGCTTATAAAGAGAGGTATATGTATCTTTATAAGAGGTCTTGTCTAACCCCTCGTAGAAATAGCGGTAATATTTTGTTAAGGAATTACTTATTCTAACAAAGATACTTATACTGGTTGTACGTACCTCTACTAAAACTCTTTCTTTTGACTCTATATATTTTGGACGGTTGTATATATTGTTAATGCTATAAATAATTTCATCTACTGGAATTTCCTCACCAGACATGGTTGTTTCATAATTAGCAAGTCTTGTTTTATTAAGAACAATCTCTGCGTAAACTCCATACGTCTTTCCTTGATCTAACCCTTCCTTAACAGAAGTGGGGAGTTTTCTACTATCAAATTTAACTTTCCAAATCTGTGAAGTGTAGGGAAGGTGAATCTCTACCAAACGCTTCACTCTATTTAAGCACTTTACTTGCAGGAAAGAAGGGAACTGTGAAAGAAAAAAAGACTTAAGCCTAGAATAAAAAATATTCGCAGGATCGTCTATAAGAGGGAATAATGTAGAGAGTGTTTCTATTGACATATATATTACTCCTATCTCTTGCGAGGATAATTCTTTCTATCTTTTAATAACGCCACCATCTAAAAACTTACTCAACCCTTACAGCCATGACTTTAGCAGGTGTTCCTGTGAATGTGACACTATTCAATATCCGCCATTTACCATTAGCAGCAACTCCGTCCACGGTGACAGAAATGCGTTTATTTAGCTCCGTTATTTCGCCATTCTGCACGAGATAGGCACGAGTTAGGGTAACGGGCGCACTGTCCGTTATATTCGCAACTTGGATTTCTGCCAATGAACCTACGCTAAAATTAGGATCATAAAGTGTTTCAAGACATCCATGAAGTTTTTTTGCGTATAAATCACCATGTGTATTTGTGGATGTGCCAATATAGACCGCTCCATTTACTTTAGGCTGTAGAATAAGATCTCCATCATCCTCATACAATTTAACCGTATTGGTTGGATCTAAATCTATCTCCAGTGCATACAGGGTACGCCACATATTAGAGACTGTACCAAGATCAAAAGATCCTGTTGGGTAGATCCCGGTATTTACAGAGAATTGACCATTCTCAACCTTTATCACAAAAGAATCACTGCCATAGGGTATTGTAATATCCGTTGTTTCAATATGATTTATATAAGCATTGTTGAATCTCTGATATGATTGTCCAATGCTTGCTGTATTATTAGAGGTAGGAACAATAGAGTGTATAATATCAATCTGTTGTGCATCAACATTTAAAGAATACACATTATTCCATCTAAAATTAGATCCACCTAAATCACAAGCTCCTGTAGTATTAGGAATTATATTTCCATCAGATACTAAAGAACTTGAAAAATTACTTAGAGTTACACCATTTCCTGCTTGTTTTACTTTTAATGATGTTACTTCTGCACTACCACTCTTTAAACTACCATTACAGGTAAAAGAACCGCCACAATTTATATAATCACTACTTTGTATTGAATAACAGTCAAACTGATACACTTGTAAATCAGCATCAGAGTTAATAACTAACGTAGAATATTCATTTTCCTGTTTCATAGAGAATATAGAGTTAGTGGCTAATTCTATATATTCTGGTGTTTTAATCTTCATACCAAACCCCCTAGAATCCTATAATGTAGCCATAGCGATCTGTTTGTTGCACATCACGCTTACGTGCTGTCATATAATCGTTAATAAGCATCTCTGCGGTATCACTATTCTGAAGATTAGGGTCTAAAGGATTCTGACAATGAATGGGGATATTCACAATTCCATCAGGATTACCATCCGAATATTGGTAGGACGGATTACCCGTAGAGGGATCACGTGTCACGATATTTATCCTCTCCCTACGTAAAACCTGAGAGCTTCTTGGTAAAGGAGTCATATTTAAATTTAAAGTCTGTACGAGGGAATCAGGGAATTTAAATACGGTAACTTGTCTTACAGGCAGTTGGTTTTCCACTAAAGAGGACAGTACTAATTCATTTGGAAATACACTGACAGTCAATAAAACAAAGTGAGGCAGGTTGTTTCTGTTTATCTGTGAGTCCTGTACAATTCTCCAATAATGAGAACCATATTTAAAGGTACGGATAGTGTCTAGTGGTGTATCAGATTCTTCTCTTTCTAGTGGCTCTACAAACTGGGCAGAGCCTTGGATAAAGGATAACAAACCTAATGGCACTTCACTTACAGGCTGTCCACCTACTTGGTGTATTCCTTTATAAATATGGTAATTGTAGGCAAAGGAAAGATATTGAGAGGAATCCGTAGGCTCTATGGAAGGGTCAAACCCACCACGATCAGCCACAATATAGTCAGGGATAATACCAGTAGAATCATCTCTTGAAATCCAGTCTTTCCTATAAGAGACTGGGAAAGGCGGAATAAATGGGGATGGGTATTGTCTTGTTGGTGTGTCCATTCCCTGCCACAAAAACGTCTCTAATGTTCGTGAATCATTATGATACACGTTAATTGCAGGGGACATATAATCTGTAGGACAGTCAGGATCATTCTTTATCTGTGCATTATTAGGATAGCATGGTGGAGTTAAACCCGACCCACTAGGTGCTTCATCCGTACCAAAAGAACGGTCTAATAACTCCATTTCCTGCGGTTGGAGATCATAGAGTGAAGGCCAGTCATGTGCATTATCCTTGTCTGCTTTATACTGTCTGTGCCAACGATATAGAGGGGTATATGCGGCGGGTTGTGAGGGAGGGACAAAAGGACGGGAATTACCACCCACAGGTGTAACAAGCTCATCCCAACGAGGAGAGCCAATACTGAATCCAAACCAAATCCCCGCACCACTGTTACACCAATTCTTAAATTCTCTAGCCTTCATAAAACGGCCATAATCAGTATAAATACCCATTTGTCTCTCCTACACTAAATTAAGTAAACACACCTTAGAATAGATAGCGTGTCTAAAGCACAGATTATTATACGCAATACTACAAAAAAGCCCCACAAAGATAAAATCCTTATGGGGCTAAAAGAGTTAATTTAAAGACTTAAATTAACCGGCATTCACTTTGGCATCAAGAATAGCCTGTGAGGTTGGATAGGATGAAACTTTATCATTCATAGAGGTGTAATTGGTAACTCTACGAACGAATGGAGCTTTTGCCAGTGTACCACGGGCTGTGAAGGTGTAACCACCAGTAGCCTCTGGAATGTTGAACTTGAGGGTGTTACCATCACCAACGCTAAAGACGGAAGGATCAATTGCTTCGGAAAGGGCAACAACAGTCTCACCTGTACCAATAGTCCAAGATTCATCAGAAGCATTATATTCCGCACGTGCCATAACAGCAATGTACAGACCATTTGTAGCATCAGAAGCTATAGGATCAGCACCTGCGGCAACAGAGAATCCACAATTCAACTGAACACTGCTATCTTTAATGGTTGTACCATAGCACGTACCATGAATGTGCTTAGGATCAATCGCTTCAAGCTCGATTTTAGCGAGGTCATCACCAGAAGCGGCTGTTTTCTTACCCGTGCAAAGAACTGCACGACCCCAAGGAACACCTGCTAATTCTGAATGGAAAGGAATGTTCGGGCCATCCCAACCACTGTCCATGATTACATTGTTGACATAAGGAAGACCTGCATAGCCAACACCATAACCAAAGCGAGCGCCATTGGGCTCACCCAGTTTTTCAAGAAGCTCAGCACCTTTCTGTTCGACAGCCGCACTTTCGCTATCAGCTTTGAATGTGACTGTGACATTAGGATCAAGCGTACCGAAATTAACGAATACGGGATTAACGGAATTTACATCTGCCATAATTTTCCTCCTTATAAGGGGTGTATATATCTAAGGAAACCTTAGAGAGTTAGGTTTGTTACCCTTTTTAGTAGATAGAACCTTATTTGTTTTCTAGGTGGGTACACAAAAACTGAAATAGAGCATTGAGTTTCTTGCTTAATGCCTTACACTCTTTCTTTTTCTGCATCAAAAAGAAAATCAGGTCTGTACAAAAAGATCTAAGTTTCTTGTATTCGTCTGAATCCGATATTTCCTTTAAAGGAAGAGACCCATCTTTTATCTTAGATTGTACAGCGTCTAAAATCCCTTGTACTTTATCCCTAAATTTATTCTTTAATGATTCAAAGAATTGTCGGGATTCTTTATCCAGAAACTCCTTTCTCATTTCCTCTATATCATCAAAGAAGAATAAGAGGCTGTCTCTGACATTCTCCAAACTGTTTTGTTCCATCTTTTCTAACATGACCAACTCCTCTCTATAAGAGCAAACACTTAGATTAGATAATAGCTAGAATAACTTACTTATTCTTACTCTCTTTTAACCTAAATAAAGAAATCCCACGAGGCATTTTGCCCGTGGGTTAAATAACAAAAAACAGATTGAAATATCAAAAAGATTTCTCTATCTATATACTTGTGTGGCTAGGGTAGCTACCGAAAAGACGTAAAGCCTAACGTCCGCCACACACTCTTTTAGAGGTAAAATAGGCACGTATTCAAGGCTAAATACCACGATGTTAAAGGCTTTCAAATACAGGTTATATCCAACTAAAGCACAAGCTGATAAAATCAACCAGAATATTGGTTGTGCTAGATTGGTCTATAATCTCATGCTTGATGCCAAAACAAAGCATTATAAACAATATAAACAATATAAAGAAACCCTGTATGTTACACCTGCAAAATTCAAAAACGACTACCCATTTTTAAAAGATGCTGACAGTCTTGCTCTTGCCAATGCACAACTAAATTTAGAACAGGCATATCGAAATTTCTTCAAAAATCCTGAACACTTTGGATTTCCTCAGTTCAAATCTAAAAAGCATTCAAGACTAAGTTATAAAACGAATAACCAAAATGGATCGATTCGTTTTGATGGCAATCGTCTTAAACTGCCTAAAATTGGTTATGTAAAAATCATTGAGCATAGACAGCATGAAGGTGAAATTAAATCCGTCGTTGTTTCGCATGAACGCAGTGGAGAATATTATGCATCAGTGCTATGCGAGGTTAAAGAACCAGAAAAATTGCCAGAGACAGATAAACATGTTGGTATTGATTTAGGTCTGCATGACTTCATTGTCTGCTCCGATGGTAAACGTGTTGAAGCTCCAAAGCATTTCAGAAAAGCAGAAGAAAAACTAGCAAAGAGACAGCGTTCTTTTGCCAAGACTGTTAAAGATTCTAAGAATCACGAAAAGATGAGAATCAAAGTGGCACGATGTCACCAAAAGATAAAGAATCAGAGAAAAGATTTCTTGCAAAAACTGTCAACTAGGCTTATTCGCGAAAACCAAGTGATTTGCTTAGAAGATTTATCCGTCAAGGGAATGGAAGCAAATCACTGCATTGCTAAATCAGTCGCAGATGCGTCGTTTAGCAGGTTCGTGAATATGCTTGAATATAAGGCTGAATGGTATGGTAGAACTATTGTTAAAATAGGTCGTTTTTATCCATCGACACAGATATGTTCAGGCTGTGGTTTCCAGAATAAAAGCATAAGAGGCATCAAATCATTGAAAGTCAGGGAATGGGTGTGCCCGTGTTGTGGTGAAGTGCATGACAGAGATTTGAATGCCTCAAGGAATATAGACAGAAAAGGTCTAAGGATATTGAACCGTCGGGACGACGGGGATAGCTCGCTTACTGTGCATCAAACTGCCGAACGAGTTTTGGTATGTGATGAACTTGCACGAGAAGCCACGCAATCTTCATGTGCGTGGTAGTTCACCATAAAGAGCATTCACATAATAATTGTCCAATACCATCATAAACCCTACTACATCATCACCATCCTTGATCTCCACATACCCTTCCCCAGACCACTCCTTCAACAAGGGATAACAAAACTCCTCTATCACTTTCCTAAAGTCCATATACATAGCCAGATCATTTTCCATAACTCCAACCTCTCTAAAGTGTAGTATTCATGCGACTTTTTCAAAAAATTCACGTTTTCTGAAAATCTTTAAAAAGCGAATCAAACCCGCATGAATACTAGCGATTTTGCGGTTTTTTGATAAAAAAGAAAGGGCTTGGGATTATTAGACTCCCAGCCCTTCGTTTCAGTTTTTCTGAAACTATACTCTAATTACCCTTGAATTTTATAGTGTGTATATTCTTAGGTAATTAACTGAAAGTATAGAAATAAATGAAACATGTCTCTGTAGTAAATCAGGAAATTCTAAAAGGTTTCCTATAAATATCCGAATATTCTTCATTTTTAGAGTACTCAAATATGAAAATCTAATCTGAGATGAAGAATATTCAAATATAGGCGCTATGTATCTTATTTTATAAAACCAACTTTCTCAAAAGGGATTCTATCGCCTGTAGGAAAATGATCTTTTAGCCTTAAAACCCATCTTTTTAAAAAATGGTATGAATAAAATTCAGATCACTCCCCTTCTCCACCATCATCTTTTTTCTCATCATCCTTATTATCGTCAGTATGATTGAGTTCGGCGGTAGCTTTCAAATCTCCTTTTTCTATTGAGCCTTTTAAATTAAATCCTTTTAGCCAACCATTATAGAGTACCTTCTCCACTGTTCTAAGGACGAGAAATACACCTACAACGATCAAGCCACCACGAATGACAATATCACGGGTATTATCAGAAAGATGGTTAAAGTTAATGATAACACCAACCATAATTAAAAGAATAACTGATACACACGTCCACCTAAGAGAAATAAACTTGGAAAATTTCTCTACGGAATCTAACAGAGGAATGGCTATAGCCAAAACCACAATAAAACCAACTAAAATCCAAAGAGCGAGGTTTGCACTAATCATTTTTTACTCTCCTTTTTATTCTCCTGTTTATTATCTTCTATGTCCCTAATAAACAGGGTTTCATTCATTACCTTTTCAAAGTCTTCCTCTTTCTGTGAGACAACGAAATTGGAAAGTTCATTCGCCCTATCACCAAGTCTGGAATTTTCCAATTTCGGATTTACAGAGATTTCACCAGAGGTATTACCTCTCTGTACCTTCCCTCTAAATCTAGGAAACTTCCACTTATTTACAGCCGCTTTTTCCAAAGAGCGAACAATGAGAAATATGGCGGAAAGGATAATTCCACCTACTATTACTGCAAATCTAACAGAGGTGTCTAGGTGTTCAAAATCAAGAATAACACCAAGACACATTGCAGAATAAATAACAACCAAACTCCACCTAAGACTGATAAAGTCTTTAACATAAGGGACTTTATCCAAGATAGGTAGAATCAATCCAAAGACTAAAATAAAAACTACCAAAACAACGGTAGCTGTGTAAGAGTCTATCATCTATACCTCCATCCCCAAAAGAGAACCGCTAATATAAATGATAGACTGTGGAATTTCGTATTAAAGTATTCTCTGTACTAAAACTAAAAATTGAGAATCATGCTGTCCTGAATTAAAGAATATTCCACACAATAACACATACTTTGTCCCAACTGTGGACAAACTTACCCCAATACTAAAGTTTGGAGTATATGTATTAGACATAGGCATAGCCGTGGCATAACGAATATCATACTCTCTTTCTGAATATGCCTGATTGGTAGAATAATCTAGTATAAAACCGGCTTTTAAATGTGTAGCACCAGAGCCACTCACACCTTCTATTATACCTAAAAATATACTACCTACTGGTGGTAAGCTATCTGACTCACTAGGATAAGGTATTACACCATTAAGATTATTCGCATATACATTATTAAATGGTTTTGAAGCAGAACCTAAATTTAAGGAATAACCAGAGTAGGTACTACCCTCAACCGACGGCTCTACTGTAAGAGTATGTACAGAGGATGTATCTGTTCTTACTAAGGCAATTTGGAAATCTTTATAAGAAGTATTATAAGGCTTACATACTTTAAACTCAAGATCATAACCATGTGAGGATAAAGTAGTACCAACATTACCAGAATCACTTGAACTAATTTGTAATGCTTCTTTATACCCTTCTCCACTATCATGATCTATAATAAATCTAGCATCATCACCCCAAAATCTAGTATTATCACTACTACCAAAACAAACATAATCGTCATCTGCTAAAGAAATATAACGGGATTCAATTCCATTTTTAAAAGTCTTTATTCCGTAAATATCCTGATTATCACCTTGTGTAAGGCTGTTAAAAGCATGGACAGATACCATTCTATCCTCTAACGCATCTACGGACGCTTGAGTAGCATAAGTAGCAGACGTAGCATAAGCAATAGAATCTGTATTAGGGTTATAGTTAATAGACAACCTTGCTTCCCACTCATCCATAACATCTCCTACCTCTGGTAGATGGAAAGATGTAGAAGCAGAGGCTATAAAAATAACATAGTCATGTGCAGAATCAGACTCTAAATGACCATAAAGGTATAGGGTATTTACACTACCACCAGTAGTCTCCCCCGCTCTAAAATAAGCTCTAATATAAATAGAGTTCATCGTGTAATGGTTTATTGGTGTTACCTCTGTGGTATTGGATACAGGGGAATCAGGGCGGTTTGGATGGTATATCGCCTGTTGCTGTGTTAAAACATTGGTATCTGCATCACAACCCACAACAATAAATCTGTCAGAGGAAGTGGCGGCGGCTAATAACTCCGCACCTTTTAAAGTTATCGTGGAAACATCGAAAGCCATAACTTATTCTCCTAGATTAACATCTTATAATACTTAATTCCTTTGGCGGAAAGTCGGCTACTACTAAATTGTAGAACCACTTCCAGTTTCCCCGAAGTATTATTTACTAAACCGAATTTGCTTATAATAGGTATCAGTGCAGGGTCAGACTCTTCATCAGAACTATTTATAAAGACAAATGTCCAAGGTAGAAATACCTCTTTACTCTCTCCAAAAGCATCTGTTTCAACAGAGGAATTATTCCATAAAGGATACGTACCTGTAGAAATCGGAACGGTTAAGGGTGTTGTTCCACTAAATGCAAAGTAGGCGTTGAAGGAATCATAAGAGGTTGGTTTAGTTGTGGAATACCCTGTTATACTTGTACTCCACACACTCCCTGTACCTGTAAGAATATGGTAATACTTTGTCCCAAAGTAGTTATAAACAAATGTGGTATAACCAATCTTTGTAGTTGTGTCATATAAAACTGTTTCTGATATATCCGCATAAAAAGAACAATAACCTAAAGTAACATCTGTAATAGACAGTATTTGAGCTGTTCTATTCTCTACTTTACCTGCTGGGCCTAAGTTTAAACCGCCATGTGTTTCATGTGAGAGAATAGACCATTTAGATATACCATAGATGGTATTCGCGGCGGGCTGAAAAGCAGAACTAACTTTATAAATAACTGCTTCCCCATTAGGAGCAACATTGACATAACCTTTTGGTGATATAGTCGATGCTTTCTCCGTAGGATATGTCCTGTATAAAACACTAGGATTCGGGAAAGCTGGTAATTCATACCCATTAGAAATGAGCTGAGCTTTTGTTATCCATGAAGATCCTCCTTCTATAAAGAAGTAGAAAACAGAGTTAGAGGTATTTAAATAATAGGCATTATAGGTTGTACCATTCTTTGTTACTGTTGTACTCTTAGCAAACCCCGGAATCATGTGTTGCTGTGATAAAAGATGATTTATAATTAACCATCCCGTTACACCAGAGACAAAGTAAGAATAGGTGTTCACATCATTTTTATTAGTATAGGTATAATAACCAGAACCAATAACATTTCCCCAAGTGTCTGATTCAGAGGAAAGGAAATTAGTTGAATAAGCCTTTGTTTCAGAAAAGCCTAGAGTATTGTGGAGATAATCCCATGAGTAATACTCATTATTGTAAATATATAACTTACTCATCTCTCTTACTCTATGTCTATATAAGGTAATGTATAAGCGGTTGAACCTAAGTACAAGGTGTCTTGGCCTAATGTGAAGTTGACAGAGGCTTCTACAGACTGTAAGGATGTCGTATCACTACCTATTACGTTATCTGCATTCAATAGCTCAACATGAGTGTTATGATCACTTGCATTGGTTAAGACAATATTCCCGCTCCAATCCTTAACAGCAAAAATAACCTCTGTACTAACTAAATCATGTAGGAGCTGATTATAAAAGTTCTCCGCTTCACTATAAGGCATAGCTTTTGTAATAGCACAAGGCATATTTCTTATAATATACTCTATGTTATTACTGTCTATACCTAAGACTAATTCTAACTGACTCCTAGCCATAGAAAGATCATCAGCATAAATGATCCATACTGTGTAATCATCCACAAAGGAAAATTTAAATAAGTCAGTCTCTCTGCGATCAGCAATAATCTCTCTTTTATTCTGCTGAATTAAAGAGTCAGCTTTTAAAACAATTTTTTGCTCTCTCTGTAAGTATTGAGAGGCTAAAGATTCACCTCTATTAGTTAAAGAAGCAAAAGAGTAAGTTGGAGCTTGAATAGCCTTTAACCCTTTTACATGGTCATACCACTCTGGATACCAACTTTCACCTTTAAGGGTAGAAAGAAGGTAATCACCAAGCCAAATGTCTTTATAAAAGAGGGTGTTATTTAAATCTGCCTCATAACCCTGTTGTGCTTTATCCAGTACATCTTGATTAAGAAGCATGGAATAATAAGCTAAGTAATCATCCAAGTTTTGAAAAGGTGCATTCGTTTCAGGGTTTAAATAAGGTAAAGGTATTTGGTGAATGGTGTCGTCTGTAAAACGAGAATGACTAATCTGTGTAAAAGGAATACCTGTATCTCGCCATACTAAAGGATCATAATCAAAGACTGGGTGGTAATAAGGGAAAGAATTATCATCATCAATAATTATATCCTCTCTTACAAAGTTAAAATCCATAGCTTCCCAATAAAGGGGTTTATTATAGTATGGAATAACTCTGTAAACATCCACACCTGTTTCTGGGTCAGCCTCTACAAAGACAGTATCACCTGTATGCTTTACTTCCTTCTCTTTAGTATTTGGGTTTACATAATAACAAATATCTGAATCATCATCCTTATAATTCAAAAAATTGTCGAACTGCAATACACCTGTATTATACGAGTTTCTATACTCTGATAAAAAGATAAAGGTGTAACCCGCAGGAAGAAAGTTAAAGATGATTGGATTAGTGGCTAAGTAAGTCTTTAATACCTGTAAACGATTAGAGGTATAAGGAACAATAATATAACCATCTCCTACACCTAATTCTGGGAACTGGTTATCTCTAAAGGTATCAAAGTCAAAGAAAGAGGCTGTATCACCAAATATATCATTCTGCTTATAGAATTGAGTATTGGAGTGGACTAAGGTATTCATCATTCCTGCTGAATGAAATACATAATCCATAGACATCTTATTCCCTCGATGCTGATTCAGCTTTCTATACATCTTATAGAACTCGGGGGAGATGTACTCAAATTCCTTAGAGTTAATATCCAGAGAAATAAACTTACCAATAGAGATACTGGAAAAGCCAAGTAAGTTTAATTTCTGTTTTAACTCTAAGGATGATAAAGCGTAGAGATTCAGCGCCTCTGCTATTTCATATATATGGTCTACTACATTAAGACGTAGCTCCTCTAGCACCTCTTCTAAAATAGGTAAATTATTTATCTGTGATGGTGGTAGAATCTTCATAACTACGTTGAATATACCCAAATAATTGTATCGAACAGACTAGGTAAAACAAAGTGTGTCTTTTCATAGTCAGGATCATTTAAGGACATTGTATCTATGTCCTCACTATCATAGTAGAACTCTGAGTTCTCCGATACAATAGATAGGTCTTCATTTACGGTAGAATATGGAAGTGTTCTCGGATATTGATACCAATAGGATGTTCTAATAAGAGGTTTCTGTCCTTTAAAGCTATATAAACGATCAATGGCATCTGTCAGTACATTTCTAAATACTACTGTATCTTTCTTTAGAGGTAATTCAGAATAACGATCTAAGTAACTTAAATCCTTTACTGTATCATCCTCTGGATCATTAGGTAAAAGGTCATAAAAGAATTTAAAGATGTAATTATAATGAGGATTTTCCTCATCCCCAATCTTTTCATCAATGTACTCATGCAGACGTGTAGAATCTGTGATTATCTGCTCTGTTGGGAAGTTTGAGCAATCTTCTTCTACATCCACCTCTACGCCATCTATGGTACGAGTAAACTTCTCTCTGTACCCTTCTTCTATTAAAATAACCCATGCACGTGCAATAGCAGAATTACAAGAATGAACTTTGTAGTAAATAACAGATTCTATTGGGTCACGTACCTCGGAGATGTCATTATAAAAGGACTCCAAAGAGGACTTAATAGCAGACCTAATGTGTTCCTCGGATTCAGCTAACAGATTAGCCTCTACTATAATAAAGGCTCTATAAAGTTTACGACCATAAGGGATCATAAAGATGTTATCCGAACGGGAAGATCTCTTTAGAATCTCTTTACGTAAAGCCTCTCTTTCTGCATACGCCAAGTCTGAAAGAATGTACATGGTACGGACGGGAATACTTTCAAAGTTCCCATTGTACTCATCGGATTTATCGAATACTTGACAGCGTGAGTTAATGTTATAATTTACAAAAGACTTATAATCAAACTTTGTTACTAATGATGTGAAATCTCTTACATAATGCTTATAGTTCTGCTTAATGGATTCTGGATTTTCGTACTCTCTATAACCACCTGAACTTGTGGCCAACCCAATTACCCCTTCCATATCTTTAGACTCAAAATAATTGGATGTTTTAGATTCCTGTTTTATCGTCAGATACTTAAAGGTAAAGATGGTGTTTGTTGGAAACAGATTACGGTAATTATAAGGAAACTCTATATAAAGTCTCTCTACCCCATGAATAAAAGATGGTGTAAGAGAAAAGACATTTGCTTGCTGTAAATCAGAAATAACATCCTCTACTCGGATAATTTCCCTTACTTCCTGCCCAGACTGAGCAATTAACTGACACATCTCTGCATCAATCCTTGACTCTGGTAACTCTATCCTAGAATAATAGTCTATGTCGGAAAAAGTAAATGTTACTTCCTTTACCTCACCTGCGACAATTTCTATCTCGGGTGGTTCTTTTACCTCTACTGGATTACTAGGATCATTATTAGTGTATGGATACTGATAATAAACAGAGGTGGGTGGTAAAGGAGTTAAAACATAATATGTCCCTTCAACATTTTGAAGCTCAAACTCATCAAACTTATTGAAGGAAACATTTGGTATTTCAGCGGCGGACTCTGAATACAAATTTATTCTAAAGTGAGTGGAGCGAGGTAAAACAAGAGTATAACCTTCACGTAAAGCATAAGAGTAAACAGAGGATGCTAAAGCCGCAGTAGCCATATCTGCTTCACGTCTCATTGCATCAATGTAAAAGTGAAGGTTGTCCCCTAGCATTGCTATGGTTTCAATAAAACGAATCATGGGATCAGCGGCATTATTGCTGTCCCATGTTTCAGACGCTCTCTGTTTAACAAAGTCTATTATTTCTTGACGGAGTGTTTGAAAATCACGTCCTTGAAATCTTGAAGGCATACTATTTAAAACCTCCATCAGAATAAGTTAAGTGTAACCCTATCGGTTCTTGACCATAAACAAGATCAAAGTAAAGCTCAAGTTTCTTTTGCTTTTGCTTTAACTTATAATTCGTATTTACAATACGAAGATTGTCTATGGAATTTATAACAAAATAAACCTCTGAATGAATCTTTTGAGCTGTGGGAAGATCCAGAAGCATATACTTGAACTTCTCTAACAAAAGACCATAGTCAGGATAATATGGTCTTGTTCCTCTGTCCGTATTCAGAATATCCAATATGTACTCTTTTAAAGCGGGCACACCCCGCTTATAATAAAAGGATGTTTTATAAAAGGATTCTGTGAACGTAAACATTATGACAATACATCCACTACAAAGAGGTTTTGTTTTCCTGCCCCAATGGCTAAAACTAAAGCCTTACAATTAGGCTCTAAGAACTGCTCTCTGCCCAACTCCTTACAATAAGGAAGTTGTGCCTTTGCAGTTGTAGTAGTAGATAGATCGTAGTTATCCCCAGAATTAAAGGTAAAGTCTTTGCCCGTTGCTGATTGTGTCATGGAACAAGACTGAATAGCTACTGCCGAAGCGGCTTGTGCTGTTGCTTTTAATGCGGGCTCTATTGTATTAGCCACTCCTTCTATTACCGAAGATACAGATTGGATCTTATCCATGATTGTAGTGAGATTCTTTAAAGAATCTATTGTACTAAGCATGGAATTAACTCTACCCATTATCTCCTCTACCACACCCGCTATTTTATCAAAGCATGATGTTATTTTACTTACAATAGCTTTCAATAAGAAAGAAAGATCAAAGTTTTCCTGACTAAGTGCAGATAAAGTATGCTGAAACATCTCCGTAAATAAATTCACCATACGCTCAAAATTCTCATCTGGCTTTATAACAACTGGCTTAGAACCCAAATAAGAAACTAACCAAGCACAGTACCTTCCTTCTATACTAACTAAGGATGTCCATGTTATCTCTACCTCTGATCTTTCTTCATAGGTATAAAGATGTGTTATGACATTCTGTACAGGAATAAAATACCTGCAAGTATATCCTGTACTAGTGTAATCTCCATCCTGTAAAAGAATAGTTATTATTATCTTAAAGTCTGTATCTTTATTCGGAGATATTGTAGTGGATAGTGTTATTTCTATTTGCGTACTGGAAACAGTATAAGCTAATTTTGTATCTGGATTAGGAATAATCTGACAAAAAGAATCCTCATTCACTTTACGTTTAGACATTCCTAAACTAAAAGATTCATAGAACAAAGAGCTTTTTATAGAACTTTCTGGTGAAGAATCTTCATTTAACTTATTTACTAAATCATCTATCAATAACTTTTCCTCTGTAGCTGAGGGTGTTTTAGACATATAGTATAAGTCTGAAATTTCTGCAAAGGTTTTCTCATCCTCTGCACTTAACTCTTTACTAGGATCATTAAAACCTACCTTATATAAAGGTTGACCATCGTCTGTAATAGACCCTATGGTTAATGGAATAGGATTATAGTCACTATCATACTGAGGTACTAAATCAGTACCTACAACAGGATCATCTTCATTCATACTAACATGAGGAATCTCCTGCGAAAGATAAATCTTATTGGATTCAACCTTTACAGTATTATCCTTAGTAACATGAATATAAATATCCGAAGATGTATTATTGACAATATACCGAACTGTCTCTCCGTCAATTTGCGTCTCTATATATAGAGCTTTATTTGTAATCCATTCTTTTACTTCTGCACTACTCATATCTGAATCAGATAAAAGTGCTTCTCTATTAACAGGAGTATGTAAAAGCTCAAAAATAGGTAAAAATTCTTCCTTAGAATTATATTCATTATAGAAGAATAGTGCCTGTTGCATTCCCGAAGATGGAGTGGAATAGGAAATATTACCTTCTACTAAGGGTTGTTTTGGTAGAATTGTTTTATGATCATAATAATCAGCTTCATTATATACATCTACTACCAAAGAATCCTCACTGGTATTAATTAAGTTACTTCCAAAAGGAATACCATTAGAGGACTGATAAATCTCTCTTACTTCCTCTGTTAGTTCTAAAGAGGAAGGATCGTGAATAGTATTTTTAATCAAACTTACTAGAGCAATAATAAATGCGGAAACCTCTTTAGGATTAGACCAATCCAATTCCTCAAAATTCTTTTTAGAATCTACTGTACCATCAACATAAATGTCCAATGGAATTGGTGTATCTAATGGTTGATTTTTCCACTCTTTTAACTTAGCACAAAGAGTATTTAAATCATTTACAGTAAAACTGGGAATTAAGTTATAAAGGGTATCTTGGATTTTCTTTATAATTGGGTTTATAAGAGACCCTGCAAAAGAGGTAATAAATGAGGAAACCTGATTTTTTATAGCTTTTATAGATTCCTCTAAGATAGACTTAATAGGTTCTGCCAACCCTGACATAATAGAGTTAATAGGAACACCTAATAAGGTTCTTATTAAGGCTTTTATGGCATACTTTACAACTAACTGTACAATAGTTGGTAAAGAGGAAACCATTGGCTGAATAGACATTGCTATTGTATTTGCAATCTGCAATAGAGGCTTTCTAATAGCACTGTTAATAACCTCTACCAACTTCTTCTTTAAAGGTACAATAATATCCTTAATAGTATTATTCAAAGTAGTGAATAAGTAAGCTAAAGGATTGTACGTACTCTCTACAATGTAATTCATTGTATGATTAAAGATTTCAGCTATCTCTGGTGGCCAAGCAATATCTGTTATTTGATTACCTATCTCATCTATTCGTTTAGAAATAGCAGTTCTAATAGATAAAATATCTTGTGATATATCTGAATCAGCAAAGTTGGTTATTGGGAAAGTCCAATCCATGATGTTAGAAACTCTCCTTTGTACCAACTGTAAAGTATAAGAGATACATCGTAAGAAAGTTATATATGGTTGGAGAATAGTATCTGCTAAACTATGAACAGGGTTTACTACACTATATATAACACTTTCCATTGGGTCTAGTGTTACACTTTCACCATTTATTTTTCTACCAACATCACTTATGACATCTTCCAAACTTTTAGTGTTAAATATATTTTCTAATGCTTCCTCAGATTCTATCTCTCGTAAAAAAGCATCCAATAACTCGTTAATAAACTCCTCTAATGCAGAAGCTAAGTTAATGGATACCGCTTTTCCCGGGAAGGGTGTCTGATCCATTGACATCATCACTGGTGGTATATTGACTATACCTAAAGCATTAAGAGCGGCTGATACCGTAGCAAACCATGTGATTGACTGCATATCGAAGCAGTAATTCTGAAGGTGAAAGTCACCTGACATGGTGGCTGTCATAGCACCTTTAAAGTTAGTTTTGGAAAGAATCTCTGGAGGACTCTGCCAACACTTATGCGTATTCCTTACTGCAAAAGAAGCGGTAGCTATATTAGCTGTCTCAGCCCCTTTGTCTAAATCTGTCCCATTAGGGTCACACAAATCAACGAATAGTATCCCATTATCCTCAAAGTTCTCATCCAGTTTAATTACCCTGCCTACATAAACAGAGATGGTGTTTGGATCAATATTGTATGGAAAAATGTCATTTATATTCATGCTCGGTTTCCTCTAATGGAGTTAATTTAAGTTAAACACGTTTAATAAACTCTAGGAGAGCTATAGCTCTCTGCGTGTTAGCTATACGTCGTCGTCTATGATCTTTATCTGACCCTTTATTTATGTACATATCTGCAATAGCCTGTGCAGACTTACCATTCATTTCATTAATGGACATACCCCCTGAATTGTATGCAGATGAAGCCATCATTACAGCCTGAATGGTATTTTCCTGTGTACCATTATGCCATGAGTAAAAAGGCGACCAGTACTTAGCCATCCACACTAAAGGTGGATAAAGCTGATCTATCTCGTGGTTTAAGTGATAGTTACACCAAGCAACAAAATCAGTGGCCTCTGGTCTAGTCATATAAGATGTACTATCTTCCTTTTTTCCATAATCTGGGCCGATTAACTTAATTGATTTATCACTAAACTTACCCTTAACGGCGCACTTCCCTTCCACACTATTCTCATAACACAAATTAGACGGATTGTTTGTAAGACACTGGAAGGAAAGTCTTTTACCACCATCATACCCTACACCCCAACCATAAAGAGGTTTAGAATTATAACATACAGTATAATTCTCTACTATCATAGCACCTTGTTCATCTCGAACAATCTGTCCATTAGCATCCACTTTAGGTAAATTAGCTGTAATTGGGGAACATTTATAAAACTTTTCCAAACCACCTCTGTTAAAGTGAGCTATTCCAACACCCGTAGTCATTTTATCTACAGGAGCCCACGGAGTCTTACCAGAGGATGTTAAACCAGACCATGGTGTTGCCGAAGATTTAAGATTAACTACTGGGTCAACCACTCCTGCCGCATCCAGTAACTCCTTAGTTAAAACTTTACTTGTTTCGGTATCAGCATCAAAGTAAACAGAGTAACCTGCCACTCCTACTATAAGATTTAATAACCAAACACAATTGTCCCTAACTAAATGGTAAACAAAAGAGGAAGGGACAGAATGGTCATAATTCTTTCCATTATAGTTATGGGGTTTAGAAAAATTATTTAAAAACATTCTGTAATATGTACAGGCTGTATCAAAATTTGCATTAGCCATACTGCTCTCCTTATTTAACCTTCTAAAAGAAATCCCACGCGGCTTTAGCCAGTGGGTAAAAAATAACATAAAAGACTTGCACGAGAAGCCACACCACCTTTAGGTGGTGTGGTAGTTCACGAAACCTTATAATCGACCCCTGACTGAATTGTTACACCAGAACTGAGACCTGCACCAGAAGCATTGGCGGGTGGATATTCTGTTGCCGAAGATGGTGGATAAGAGGTAGTGTTAGTGGACTGATTTGCTGAAGCGGGCGTATTGAAGTATTGTGCCTGTAAAGAGTTATCCAACTCTGGCTTTAATGTAACATCCGCTTTTACCACACCACCATCAATCATGTAGTTGTATCCAACAATCCTCATTTTTCCTGTTAATGGGTGTACCTGACCTAAATGATCAAATACCAATAACTCTATTGGTGTAACGCCCTCTACGTAAAACTGAATAAAGTTATAGACCGTCATTGTCACCTGTAGTTGCTGTGACAATAAAATGCTTGTGAGCTTGGACATCGACTCTGCAATAGCCTGTGGCATACCAGAGGGAATTGTGATTGCACCACGTGATGTTAAAATAAGATTCCCATTAGGATTATTGGCATTAGCCTGAGTATCAAAGTTTGCTATAACCACATTGCTGTTGTCAAAGGTAGTGCTAAGACTATCCACAACAAACACCATCTTTTCCACACCAAGCGGAGTCTTATATAACTGTCCCTGCTTCATCGAAGAATTATAAACAAAAATTGATTCCTCTAGGAATGGAGCTGTGCCTTTTGGCATCGGAATATTTAAAGCATTATAGTTGTTAAAGGTGTATATAAGAAGGACATTACCATAGACAATCTTCCAGTTAATCTTAATCTGACTCTCTCCGTTTACAGCGTGACAGAACTGATCCATTACAAGACGAAGTAAAGAGGCTGTATCACCCGTAGGATCAATCCTCATTCTGTATTTCTTTACTTCATTCCCATCAAGTACACAGATTGATTCTGGGATCGTTATCGTGTATTCCTCTTGTTTGTCTCCATTATAATAGAGAATCTTTCCATCATCCTCTATCTCCTTTAACTGGTTTTCCTCTAACTCTCGGGATGTGGAATACTTAAAGACATAAGCATCGGAAAACACTTCTCTAATAGCCTGTTTAAACTCACCAAAGTTAGCCACACCTTTTTCGACAAGAAGCTCACGCATCTTTACTTCTTTAAAGGTGGGTGTTCCTTCCTCGGTCTGTTGTGTATTGTCTGGCATATTCTGCCATTCTAAAGTAATGGAAGGGACGCCACCACTAAAGCCACAAGTCCATCTCTGTACACGACACTTTGGGTATCGTCTTATTCCTGTATAAGCCTTAACAGTAATATCGAGAATATTCTCTAGCTGTTGACCACCTTGTGTCTTAGAAACAAGTAAAGCTCTAAAGATTGAGTTATCCTCATCATACAGAGACACTTTACCAGAGGCCACACCACCATCATGGTTTTCCATCTGTAATTGTGTACCGTCTATTTTAGGTGAACCCTCTGTGATTGTTAAACTTTGAAAATGCTCACCAAACTTAGACAGCTCTATAACCTTTTTATCATCTCCACCTAGATACAGCTTTATCTCTACACCTGTATAGTATTCATATTCTGGTAGAATTGTAATGGCCATTAGATGTCCTCTCTAGGCGATTTAGTAATATTGGGGAAACGAATTTTCTTACCCAAAGGAAGATCATTCTTAGGATCAATAATACCATTATACTGACATATAACCCACCAGTAGTTAGGGTTATTGTAAATCCTTTGAGACAATATCTCTGGATTATTTTCCTCTCCCCTACGTACTGTGGTTTCCGTATAAGAAACATTCAATACAGTAAGGTCTGTCTGTAAAACATTATCCACTTCTACTATTTTATAATAACGGGATGTCTGTGTGTATTCTATCATGGTTTATACTCCCAATAATAAGCATACTTAATTTCGCCACCTTGTGAACTAACACGAGTATTCATAAAATCTAAAGCACTTTTTTTATTTGGAAATAACTCTGCACCATCCTCTGTAATTTTTTCTGAACAAATCTTTTTAAAACCACTATAAAAAGCACTTCTTACAGCACCTATAGCTTTCATAAAAAATAGAAGGATTCTATTATCTGGTGTCTTTAAAATAGTTCCTTGATCATCTACAAGTACGAGAAATTTAGTAAAGTCTGTTATCTTTGCTAGTGTATAAAAAGATATTTTGCATTCATTATCATTTTCTTTATCACAATAACCAGAATCCTTTATTGTTTCAAAATAAAGTAAAGCCTCTTGCTCTGTTATCTCTATACCACACTCTTTAAAGTTATTTCTTATCTGAATACCTTGATCACCTTTCTGAAAAATAAAACCCGTAAATCTATTATAAGCATTGAAATATATAGGATTTGGTATATGCCAATCATGTAAGCCATACTTATTAGTTGTAGCTGTAGGTGTTTTTATACCTACACCATTTACACAACATACCTCCCATAATAAGTGGTAAGACCAAGAATCATCCCAACCATTTTTTTCTATTTGATTAAGAACTATATTTGGATCTGATTTTTCTGTTTCTATGCTAGTAAGCACAGTATGAATATCCTCTGTACTTTTAATATCTGTCTTTAAAAAAGTACTTAGTGGTAATGGAAGATTTGTCTGTGGTTTACCTGATTCCGGCATATAGAAAGAACCATTAGTAAAATAAGCCACATCTGAATTATCTTTTCCAACCCCTTCTGTGATAGCCTTCTGTTTATATTCAGCCTCTAAGAAGTCTACATTATCAAGTTTTGTTTCATATTCAGCTTTTTCGGCTTCCCATGCTTGGTGTTCTGGTGTGCCTGTCTGAGGCTCTGGATGTTCCTGTACCCACCGTTCCTCTAAGTAAGTTCGCATAGAAGTTACACTCTGTGAATCATTTATAATATTCCAAGCCTCTTGTGTACCTGCATCTATAATATCTGCTGTTGTATTCTGCTCTACTGTATCACCTTTCTTTATTTCCTGTTGTTTCTCCCATTCAGTTAAAGTAATACCTTCCCTACCATTTGTAGTATCTATTTCATTCTCATCTGAATCTATAAATTTTACACCTATTATTTCACCTGTTTTAGGATCAACATAGATACAGTCATCTATATATGTTCCATCCATTACACTTTTATGTAATTCTACATAACCACGAGCTTGATCAATTGCAATTTGTCTTTCTAATTCTTCTTTTCTCTTTCTTTCCTCTTCCTGCTGTATTCTTTCTTTCTCTGCTATTTCTTCTTGTGTTTCATAAGTAGTTAAAACAATATCCTCTACAATAAGAAGGGTAAAGTCGATAGTCATTTTAGACAAACCATAATAAACATTCTGGTTATCCGTCATAATGTCTTTACGATCATTAGAAATACCACCAATAGGTTCTAACTCTCTGGAATTATAACCACCATAGAAACCCTCTTGTTCACCCATTGTTCCAACTTTGCTTTTTATATCTATAAAGTTCCAGTTACTATAATCATCACCAGAAGTGTTTATAGACACACTCTGCAAATAACCTCTGAATACACGTCCGGGAATCTGTACCATTACCAGTTTAGGTATTAGTGCATAATCACCATGCTTATAAGGTCGTGCAAGATATTGAGCTTTTTCTGCAATAGAGAGTAGAGGTTCTAAAGGATATTCCTGTTGGTGGAACTCGGCTACAAAGCTAAGTGTTCTACCAGAATTATGGTTATAGTATCTTTGTGGTGTTTGTGATCCTCTGGGCTCTATCTGATCAAAGTTCTGTGATGTACCAAAGGAATAGTTATTAGGACTAGTTAATACACGTATCTCTACCTCTTTCCCTTCGGAAAAGACACCACGCTCATTTATCTGTGTGTAAGAAGCTGTCCCTGTTCTACTCTCTGATATAATACAAGGTGGATTTCTTGCGGGAGTAGCAATAAAAACATCAGGTGAATTAGAGTTTGTACCTGAATATATCTCTGGGCCATAAGAAGGATAAGGGCTTGCAGGAATATTATCTTTCTGTACACGATTATCTTTATCCTCAGCCGCTAAATTAGAGACATAATTATAAGATATTCCTATATTACTCTCTAAAGACTTTATCGGATTAAACTCAAAGTCTAAATTAGAATCAATCGTAAAGATTTTCTTATCTGTCTTAGAGGTAAAGATACCATCCTGCTGTTTAGCCTGTACAAGATTTGTATAATCAGTAGAGTCTAAAGATCGACTGACTATAGATTGAGAAGTTGGTGAAACACCATTGATTGACGTATTCACCATACAAGCTAATAAATTAGCATTGGTAGAAGATGTATAGGGAGCAGTAGTCTCTACTTGCTTAGTTACGTTAGTTGAATTAGACATTATTAGTATCTCCTACCTGCTAATGGACTGATGGGCATAGCATTCTTATTTATCGTCGCCTTCATCGCTATCCTATTACTTTCTTCAACAGAACTATTAAGTTTGTCTAACGCATTAGCCAAACGATCTTGGCGTACACTCATCGTTCTATCATAATCATAACCACTTATCAGATGTCTTTCTTTTAAAGCATCCAATTGTTTCTCATAATCCATAGACTCTAATTTATCATACGCCGCTTCTAATTTTGATATGAAAGCCTGAATACCAGATTCCACATCATCGTACTCTTTTAAAGAACCATCAATGTTTAAAATACCAAAAGGATTATGCGCCGCTATCTTAGCATCAAAATCGGGGGACATATCCCTGCTCTTAGCTAAGAGAAGATCTGTTAATACTTGAGGGTTAAAGTCGGTGTATTTTAACTTAGCATTCTGGACAGATTCATTAAAGATTCTACGTGTATCTACTTTAGACATGGTATCTTGGTTAATAACGTGTCTTTCCTCTCCATTAACACTAATTGTTCCTCTGCTGTTTGGTGTGGGCTGTGACATATCCCCAAACCCTGAGTCAGAGACAGACGGCAAACTACTTAAATCAATCTGTTTAACCTTAGACATATCTACGGCTGAACCGTAATCTATGCCTGAAAGATAAGCAAAAATCGGCTCTTTCGCATATTTCTTAGGATTGTTAAACTCTATACCCATACCATCTTCGGGACTTTTCCATGTCGTTTTGCCATAAAGATCAGGATTCTTTACAACTCGTCCCCATTTCTGAGAGGCATGGATACGTGAGTTATTATGACCAACAATACCCATGTGTTGATAAACAACTTTACCATATTTATTTAAGCCCCAGTTATTAAAGATGGCAAAGCCGGGCTGTGGTGTCTCAGTAAAGATCCACGGATTCTCTCCTGCATACTGTCTTGAAACACCGCCTGATTTAAGAGGTACACCTGCTTTAGCATAAGCGTATTCCACTACCTGATTACACACCAACCCTTTTTCTGGATGTTTTAAATTACCCGCTACATAAGGAACACCTATAACAGACTCCGCCGCCTTTACAATTAAATCTGCTAAAGAACCCTGAGACTGATTCGGTTCTTGAGACTGATTCGGTTCTTGAGACATCATAGATGCTACTTCTGGATTGGTAGAGGACATATTTGCGGCTTGATCCATCACCTCTTTGGCTTTTTCTGGATTAGTTAAAGGAATAATAGCCTCTGGTTTATCATCCTCACCAACTGTTGCAACTTGCTCTTTGGTAATGATTCCACCTTCTGCATACTTATTCTTTTTAGCTTGTTCCGCCGCATAAGATTGTGCTAACTCCGACCTTGCAGAAGAAACCTCACTGGACATATTTGGGCCACTAGCACCTGTGGCTAACGCCGTACCACCATAACCTAGCCCTGCCCCACCTGCTATACTAGCTCCAATAATAGCCGCACCTGCACCTGCACCAACACCTGAACCAATAAGAGCTATACCTGCTATAATACCCGCTATAGTTGCACCAATTCCTGCACCACCCATCTTCCAGAGATCATCAGATGACCCCTCTTTAAGGGTAATTTCAGAACTTAATTCTTGGTTTGTTCTCTCTCTAGCCTCTTTTAACTGCTTGTCTATATCATTCGCTAACTTCTTATTACCATTAAGTAAAGCATCCCTCTGTTGTTTCTCTAACTCCATTTCTTTAGCAAAGGATTCCAAAGCTCTCTGTCTTGCTTCCTCTGCCGCTTTTTCCTCTGCCTGACTATCAGAATAAGCGGTATACATCAATCCTGCTGTTACAGCTAATCCTGCCATTAAGGGTAGAGCGCCTTTAAAGAATTTGGACATACTCTTACCCTTTTCACCCGTACCATTAGCTTCTTTCTCGGTATTATTAGCAATCTTTCTTAAATAAAAGATTTGTGGGCTGTCTTTAAGTAAACCACCACCTAATTCAAAAGCCTGTTTGGTTAAGAATCCAGAATCACCTGTTAGTTGCTGTGATACAGAACCTAAACTTTCAGCGGGTAAAAGACCTGCTACCGCCTTAGTGATACGAGGTACGAGACCTTCATACTGCCCCTCCTTTATATCCTGCGTGGTAGCTATTCTACGTGTATGGCCATCATTAAATTGAATATTCTCTAATAAGGAATAATCACCTGATTGAGCTAAAGAGGCTGACGCTTCATCTATTCTCTGTCTAACATTAGCATCGGAATGATATTTTCTTGTCGCCGCCGCAAAGTCCGCAGTTAAATTACCTACATTCCCAGAATAAGTTCCCGCTATTTGTGCCGCACCAATATAAGAACTTAATCTGTCGGGCACAACAACGACTGCACCTCTACCAAGATTATTCTGTGTAGAGGTTAAAGCCATTGCTAAAGCATCTTGACCAGTAACACCTGCTTTGACTGCTTCTTTTAATTGAGCAATCATCTCCTTCTGGATTTCAGCATAAGTGGTTGTACCGTCCATCATCATGGCGGCTGTCGCTTTCTTAAAATCATCTGAATCTAAGAAGGAAGATATTTGCTCTTTACTAATAGCACCCTCTGTATCGGGAGATGAAAGTTCTGCCCAACCCTGTGCTAAATCTTTTACTTGAGAGGAATCAAATACAGATTGACCTATAGCTCTAATGGTAAAGGGCTGTAAGTTAAAACCAACTCCCTCTAAACCAGTAATGAGCTGTTTATTATTTTCTCTAAGGTAGCGTGGAGATTGTCCTGCGGCAATCATAGCATTGGTAGCTTTGATTGCTTTATCAATGGAAACGTTCCACCCTAATGTTTCCTCGGTAGCATCCATTGTACGACGTGTCATTTTATTTAACATCGCCGCATTAGGACCACCCATACCTTGCTCTTTTAAGGTGGCTATCTGTCTGTCCCACTGATCAAAAACTTTTCTAAAGTTACTGCTAAGTAAATTCTTTAAATCATCCGTAACTCTTTTAAGGGAATCGCTAAAGTTAGAGGTATGATCTTTAATCTCATCAATAGCCCCCTGAGCCCTTTTTATAGATTCTTCTTCAGACTCAGTTAAATCATTCCCTTCTTCTATGGCATCTTTAATTGCATCTAAAGCTCTTTCAGAACTTTCTCTCTCTGCCGCTGTTTCTTCTTGTGCCCTTTCTAAGTTTCTCTTTTGTTTCTCGGATTGCTCTTTATAATTGTGTGATAGTTCTTTAATAGACTTAGAAACTTCCTCATTTAATTTACCTTCCTCTACGAGTTTATTTATCCCCTCTATTAAAAACTCTACATTCTTTTCCTGCTTCTTTGTTCCTACTACTTCATTCTCAATGGATACTAAAGAGCTGTAAACATTATCACGCCAAACTTTATCATCTTGACTTGAGGATGATTTATTAGAGTTATCCTGATTACTTGCTTGGCTTTGAGTTTGAGTGGAGGCTTGTGTTGTAGAGGTTGATTTAATTGTAGTTAAAGAAGTTTTAATATCCCCTAGTAGCTTTTCAATACTCTGAGTCTTTATAGCTATAGTGTCCTGCTTCTTACTGAGACTCTTAATAACATCTTTATAGTCTTTCCCATTTAAGAGCTTATAGGTATTCTCTGACTCTTTGCGTATCTTTTCTAAACTCTGTTTCGGATCAACTATATTAGTTACTATTACAGGAACAGGAGTATTTGATTCTTCTGGATTAGCCATTACTCAACCTCTTTGCATATAAAAGAAAACCCCTAAGATATTAGATACATCTTAGGGGTTCGGATTTGGTTTCAGAGAATCAGACTAAAATCTGGCTCGATACTCATTTAAAAGATTCTGCATCTTCTCTTTATCTTCAATGAAGTAGCGGGGATCTGCGTTGAACTGCTCCTCAACCACTTCCTTACCTAAGAGCGTAGTTAATTTAACTTGTCCTAAAGGTCCAAACTCAACCTTACATCTCTTTGATCCAACTTGAAGATAATGGGTGTTAAGATTAGACTGCTTTTGAATACCACTCTCTACCTTTAGTTTATCAAACAGGGCATCCCAATAACGATTTAAATTAGGCATCTGTCTGTCAATACTCGGGTAGGATTCCTTAATGTGCTTGGATAAGAGATTAAGGATATTCTTAGCAACCTTGACAGGATTCTCTGCAAATGGAGCAATGTCTATGGTAATCTTATCGACAATTTTTCCATCTCTATAAGCATTGACCAATATCTGATTGTTTGTCACTTTCAGATCAATGGTAATGCCTTTAATCTTAGATGTGGAAATGTCAAATGTACCTTTAACATGACCCTCTATCGCACCTAAGTTAATTAACTCTTGTGAAATAGCCTGACGGAAATTATCAGAGGTTTTCTGTGCTGTACGTAAAGCCACATTATCCTTTGCCCATTTCTCTAAGAAGGAAAGATCAGACTGACCTTCTGCTTTGGTATTAGCACTTCCTTTAAGGTCTGGACGAATCCAAACAACAAACTTGTCACCACGATCAAAGTTGACACGTAATTCAAGTAAATGGTCTGTAAAGGATTTGTCCACATAAGAACCTGTAAAGACTAATTTACCAGACATATCCCTTGCGGCATCTGCTTGAGGATTATCACCAACTACACCATACTGTGCTAGGAAATCGACATAATCATCTGTCTCGATCTCCTCCACCTTCTTCTCTAAAGAAAGATTATAAGTTTCCTGTAACTTCTCTAATTCAGGCTCAATCTTGCCTAAAGTACGATCTGCCCAGTTAGCTAAGTTGTAATCGGGCTTATCATAGGAAACAATCCAGTCTTTACCACCAATGATCTGATTGTCTATGTCTGATATAGTAGCTAACGGCCTATTATAAGCACCAAAGTCTTCCAAGAATTTTTCTGCCGCATTCGTTATTTCTTTAAAGAATGCAGGGGAATTAAGCTCCACATCCCTGATAGAAGGGGTGTAGCCAAAGTTGGTTTTCATATCTGTGGCGGCTATTTTACCCTTATATGTTACCTTCGTGGTGGGTTCACCATGAATGTCTTTATCCTTCTGATAAAACTGTAAGGGTAAATTAGGCTCAATACGCCAAGAGATAATTCCCGCAGGACTGTTTGATTTAAGAGTATGCTGTGTAGTGAGGATTAAATCCCAATCCTCAGAACCGTCTGCATTCTGTGTGATGTCTATATTAGCCCATCTGGCTAAAGAGAAATCCTCTAAGGCATCCCCAATCTTCTTTACAAAAGCATCCAGTTTCTTAGGGTCATCCAACATAGAAATAGAGGAAGCACCTGATACCTTCATCTCTTTTGCTAACTTGCGAGACTCAAATTCATTAGCATAATCAGAATATTTATCTTTCTGATCTGCTAATCTTTCTCTTTCCTTTTCAAGGAGTTTGGCTAATTTAGCTAGGCTCATTTCCTGATTTCGATAAGTGGCATAAATCTTATATTCAGAGCCACCCTCATCTTGGAAATAAACGGTAAAATTGTAGTCTGGATCTGTGGGATGATTAAAGATGTATGTAACCTTATTACTGGAAGCTAACTTAGAAGCATCAACATCCATCTCCCAGTCACTATACATCTCCTTTAATTCCTGTAACTCTGGTGTAGAATCAAAATCTACTAAGTTACGGGATTTATACATCTCTGAATCAAACTTGTCTAAAATCTTAGCCGCTTCAATTATAGGTCTCTCTATTTCAGAGAGAGCATCTTCATACCCAGGGATATTTATTAGTTTTCTACCCTGTCCTGCAAAGGAAAATTGTGGGCCTGTAAATACAACAGAAATCAGCTTCTTAGTAGTAGGATCAACAGAGAGAGACATCGGATTTTTAATAGAGAAATTCCTTTCTGTCCAAATAGCGGCTTTAGGCTCTTTACGATACTTTAAATTAATTAAAGATTTCCCTGTCTGTGGAACACTGACACGAATGTCTAATGGTAAAGTATCTTTACGACCATAGGAAATATTCAGAGTCTCGTACCCATCTTCCTGTGTCACATACTCTCTACGGGTCTTTATAGCAGAAACATTATTAGAGTTAGCTTTAATCACATTGCTAACCCAAGAAACAAACATGGTAGCTGTGCCTTTAGCACCAGACTTCCATAACTGCCCCTGCCCACCTTCAAACTTTTCCTCAACTAAGGAAGATTCTTGTTTTACTAATTTAACCATAACTTATATCTCCCTTTAACCTTTATTAAAAACCAATAGCTGTACCACCTGCGGAAACTAGTTCAGTTCTATCCACTGCAAGATTCATAGTAATGGAAACTGGAGCGCCCTGACTGTCAGCAGAATAACTACCAAAGTTTATGTTTGTTGGGAAAACACCATAACAAATCCATTTTCTAAAGGTAGAAGCATCTGGTGAATACAGATAAAGTGTTGCAGAGGTTTTATATGATGTAACTAAACCCATTGTATGTGTAGCAGGATTAAAGACTCTCCAAAACCATTCCTGTAATAAAGTAGCCATATCACGTCCAATAACATCATAAACACTAATGGACATGTTTCCCCATGAAGGAGAACCTGCAACGTTTACTGTTTCATTACCATGACGTAAAGGCTGTGCTTGAATAGAAATATCAGGAACAGGAGCAGAAGTACAACAAAGACGAATAGCTTCTGCATAAGTTGAATCAAACTTAGGCTGTAAGGCATCCAAGTCTATAACAATCTCGTAATGATTACCACGTTGGACTTCATAATTGGAGTCGTTCGCAAAATGTGATGCACCTGAATATGTATCATAAGCCATAATATTATCTCCTTAATTAAAGGTAAGAGAAACCAAATCCTCTAATTAAGATAGATAATCTGATTATTAGCTATATCTTTTTATCCATTTGGTATGTCCAGACCTATACACCTTATTAGCACCAAGACTAAGCATAATATAATCCTCTTTATTTCCAGTCCTATTTAAAGACTCTTGATACAGTTCTGGATATTGTTTAGAAAGGAATTTTAACTGACATTGCTCTCTTTTAAGCTCTGATCCATTTAAATACCAGTAGTAGCGTGGAGATCCTGTATCACCAAAACAATCAAAACCTAACTTAGAATATACTCTACCAGTGAAATAATCATTATCAGAATAAGAGATTAAAATAGATGGTTTAAATTCCTTTTCAAACTCTGTTAAAAGTTTAGAAGCCCCACCTACAATAGAGTAACAAGACTTAGTAACAAAACGAGTGAGACACCAAACGGATTCTTTACCCTCTTTATACCTTCCTTTTTGAAAGCTCATGCAAGAAAGTAAATCATTGTTAAAAAATAAACCATAAGAGACAGACTGTACAGAAGTTTTACCTAACAAGTGATCCTCTTCATACATATCATTAGCTTCCTCTTTACTTATCTGTTTTACTTCACATTTCCTTGCATAAATTCTATTAGAGGATGGTGTTAAGAGGTCTTTAAGATACTGCTTGATTTTATCCTTTCTATATTCCCAATCGACATCGAATATAGAGATTAGTTGTATTCCTAATTCCTTACAAGCATAGTATTTCTGGTTATGATACAGCCTAGGCTTAAAACAAAAATCCTGTGGAAGTGTTTTATGCCAGAAAGATCCATTGTACTCTATGCCTATGTACTTATCTGGAATAAATATGTCTAACTCAAAGATGGGTAATATAGATGAATTAAACCGCTTATGTTCGGTATTAAATCCTAGTTCTTTAATAAAGTTCTCTATGCTAATCTCTGTGTTAGACCTCTGTTTAGCACAAACGGGACATCCACATAGTTGCTCTTGTGTACCTAAATTTATATGAGCATGTACTTCCTGCTTATATATGTGATTTTGTTTACACTGGAAATCTAATTTCTCATTAGACTTAATTTTACCTTCTTTAGCTCTTTGCTTATCTTCTTTATTAACTAAGTCTTTTATGAACCAATCAGGCAAAGGCGTGTCTGTATTTAAAGATTTTCTAAACTTCTCTACTTTACACTGTGGACATCCCGCTTTTGGTAAGTGAGTTTTTAAATCTATATGACTCCTCACTTTTTGTATGTACACCAAGTCATGTTTCTTACAATAGAATTGTTTTTCCTCTTTGCCATAAAAATTGGTGGTTGTAGCTAATGCTTTATCCTCATTAGAGTAAAGATCATCTATGAACCATTGTGGATAAGGCTTTATAATCTCTTTAGTTTTTCTACTGGACTCTATCTGTTTTCTTATACCACACTTAGGACACCCCTTCTTTTTAATACCTGTAGAAAGTGTTATATGACTAGCCACTCTTTGATTATATATCTCTTTACATATAGGGCAAATAAAAGGGACGTTATCATCAGACTTCAGTTTTCCATCTCTAGCTTTAATCTTATCCTCATCTCTAACTAACTCATCTATAAACCAATTAGGATAAGGTTTCGATGTACCTAAAGAGTCTCTGTATTTTTGAGCTGATATTCTCTTTGTACACTCTTTACAATGTCCAAACTTTCTCTCCCCAGTAGAGAGGTTAATATGGTTTGTTATTTTTTGTATATAAGTATTCCCACAAGCACATTTAAATTCTACTTTAGATACAGTGGAGAGTGACCCATCTACGGCCTGTTGCTTAACCGTAGGGTCTGCTAATTCTTCTATAAACCATTGTGGGTATATTCTTTTTTTCTTAGCCATAATACGATAAAAGAAAAAGGGAAAGAGAGGAATCTCTTTCCCTTATATACGATAAAAAGGAATAATCTCTGTTTATAATAACCTTATGTACTGCTTTTTTTCGGTTGGCCGACTTAACCCTGTGTATTTAGATTATCACTCGTACATAGAGGTCTCTACACCACCCGCTTTATTCGCCCAATTTTCTGGATAATGACTATAATACCATTTCTGATCTTTTTTCTTTCTCCTCTTATACCAAAATAAACAAACACTCGGAATGGAAACAACAATGTGATAGAATAGTCCCAGTATTACGCTTTGAAGACTGTGACCAGTCTCATGTCTAAGTATTTCATCATCCACATAATCATCACAAGTTATTATGAATGGGCCTGTTGAGAAACAGGCTGTACCAAAGGCACGATGACAGTTAATATTCCATACCGTAATATGGTTATGCGGATTTGTGTATGATGTCTTGTTACGGAATATAGCTAACATAACAAGACCAACCAATATCTGTGGTAGTTGCCATATACCTAGTAAGATGTTTAGAATTAATGGTTTGTCTTTATACATAATCTATCTCCATACACAAAAGGGGTATATGAAGATAGATAGAGGTTTATTTAGAATGGAAGTTTATTTTGTTTGGCCTGTGCAAAACGTAACATCTCTGCGGCGCTATCATCGACAATCTGCTGTACCTGATCTGGTGTCACAGGTTTTGATTTTCTTTCCATACTGTTGACAAACTTCTTAGCTTCATCATGCAACTCTATCATAAACGCTTTCATCTTCTCTGCATACTCTTTATATTTACGTTTACCAATAGAGTTACGATAGATAAATAGATCTGTGGGATCTGGTTTATACTGTCCATAGCTTGTTAAAGCAGAGACACCAGCCATATCGTATATTTTCTTATACGCTTTAATAAAGTCCTCAGCCTTTAAAGAAGTGTCTATTTCAGCATTAGCCATTTGAGCAATCTTTTCCAGTTTATCCACTGTCTCGTCAAATTTGGCGAGATGTAAAAGATGGACACATTCTGATCCAACAGGGAATGTTCTACCTGTTACCGTATTTAAAAATTGGTATTGGTAACGAATAGGATGTCCACAAACACAATGACCTGCACCATAATTCTTTAAATCTACAAGATAATAAGGGTTGACAGACCACTCTTTATCCCAATTATCTGGATTCCTAGAGTAAAACTTTAATAGGTTCTCTAAAGAACGGATATGATCATATCTCTCACAGACTCTCTTTAACTTAACCATAGTATTTCTCCTATATAAAAAAGCCCAACTATTTAAGTTGGGCTTTCTCTTTACTAAGATAGATATAGTTGTAATTAAAGAGCTTTTAAGATAGCATCTATATTCTCTTTAGTCAGCTCGAACTCGTCATTCCAGTTCTCCTCCACCAATGGAACTTGAGACAAAACACCTTCCACTGTGTTGATTAACATACAGACAACAAAAGCATCTGGGTCTTCAAACGGGTTATGCAGAACCTCACCAAAGTTATCCTTCTCATACTCGTACTCATCACGGGCATCATTGATATGCTTGGATATGAAACCCCAAGCATCTTCTTCATAAACCCCATTTGCATTAGGGCCTTCTGTAATGGTAGCGCCTAAATCACTACCATAAACAGTTTCTCCCTCATAATCAGGAAGGGTGTCTTTAATGTAGTCAATAGCCCAATCCACGATCTCTTTACTACGACCAATAGCAGAAGGGGAGATACCCTCTGTCACTGTTCTTGTTTCATTTCTTTTTAATTTACGCATGATACTCTCCTTTATTTTTAAGGAACAAAGTCACTATGTGTTAGATAGTGGATTTCCAAATCCACCTTTTATTACCACAACGATACACTTTATAATAACCTAAAGTGTGCATGATATAATCCTCTTTGTTAGATGCATTCTCATCTATAGATTTCTGGAAAATATCAGGATACTTTTCTTTTAGTTTATGTACCTGACACACCTCTCTATTTAGAAAAATGTGATCACTCTTAGCCCAGTAATAAGGAATACTAGTTATCTTATCCAAAAGAAAACCTAGTCTGGAATAGACTTCTCCTGTAAAGTAATCATTGTCAGAATAAGTTATTACATTAGAAGGATTAAATTCTTTTATAAATGTTTTAAAGAGTTTTTCAGCACCTCCTATAACAGAATAACCAAACTTAACACAATAACGTGTCAAATCCCACTCTACCTTTCTTTGATTCCCAAAGTTCGGTTTAGAAAAGGACATTGCTGATACCAAACTACCATTATAAAACAGACCATAAGAAATTTTATTGTGATTACCACTCCCTTTTAAATGATTTTCATCATAAAACTTCTTTGCTTCTTGTAAGGAAAGGGTTCTAACTTCTGTACATCTACCGAAAATTCTAATTTTAGGAACTAACAAATCTTTTAGAAAGTTAGAAATCTTATCTTTGTTTTCTTTCCAATCACGATCATAAATAGAGATTAAGCGAATACCTTGTTCTGCACAGAGTAAGAATTTATTCAAATTACTTTTCTTATCTTTTTTATGCAACTCTCCATGCCAGTAACTTCCATTATACTCAATAGCTATATTTTTATTAGGAATAAAAATATCCAATTCTAAAAATCGCGTAGACGCTTTCTCTTTAATCAAAGATCTATTTCTTTTTTCTATCTCTACCCCTAGTGATTTAATAAAATCAGATATTTCTATCTCACTTTTAGAAAGAAGGATTCCACAAGAAGGGCAACCTTGTTTTGGTGTTAAAGTAGAAGTGTTCATGTGTGCATCTATTCTTTGTTTATACACACCATGTATAGGACAAATAAAATTTACCTTATCAGACCACGTTAGTTCTTTGTTTCTCGCCCTATCTTTATCTTCCTCACTAGCTATATCCTCAATAAACCAGTCTGGATAGTTTGGTCTTTTCTGTTTATTTCTCTCTTTCTTATTTAAATTTCTTTTTATTATTCCGCACTTTGGGCATCCCTGTTTCTTTTCCCCTGTCTTATACTCTATATGATCTGCTACTATCTGTGTATAGACACCATGATCCTTACAATAAAAAGAAACCTTTTCATTATACCTTAAACACTTATTCCTAGCACGCTCTTTATCTTCCTCTTTAAATAATTCTTCTATAAACCAAACAGGATAGTCTGGTCTATTTTCCATCTTTGTTTTAATACAGTGTTCTCTCCTATCTACTTTTGCACACTCTGGACATCCACGTAGTCTTAATCCTGTCTTTAAACGAATATGATTAAAGACTGCCATACTGTAAATACCATGTACAGGACATAGAAAATCTACTCTGTCTCCCGTAGAAAGCTCCTTATTTTTCACTTTAATTCTATCCTCATCATGTGCTAACTCATTTATAAACCACTCTGGATAAGACTTTCTAACTTTTCTTTTAGTTATCTTACTCTTTTCTATTTGTAGGCGTCTCCCACATTTCGGACAACCTCCCTTTAAAGACATAGTTTTAAAGTCTATGTGGTTCGAGGGTGTTTGGAGATAAGAGCCATGATCTTTACAGAAAAGAGTAACCTTTTTAGAACGAGGTAAAATACCTTTCTTAGCATCCTCACGATCTTCTTTATTAACTAATTCCTCTATAAACCACGTTGGATATTTTGTAAAATGTCGATAATCTTTACCCATAATGTAGCTCCGTATCTTATTAAGTGAGGGATTTCACTTAATGTAACTACTATACTACATTCTGAGATGAAAGTCAAACAAAAAGAAAACCCGATTAAGTACAATCCTAATCGGGTTTTTAACTGAGTTTAAATTTTCATCTTACGTTGTAGTAGCTTCCATATCCAGAGCAGAAGAATAAACGACAAATTCTAAGTCGATTATTTCAAGAGCCTGCGTAAACTGTAGGCTAATCATGCCACGAATCTTACGTTGTGCTATCTCATCTCGTGTAGTGGTGTTATAACCCATATCGACCTGATACCACTGTAATCCACCCAAGGATCGGATAGGATCAAGAATCTTGGTAGAGACGTAATTGATCCATGTACCCCAAGTGTACTTATCGTTGAGTGAGAACTTAATGGTTTCTGAGTAAGCATCAACTCTGGATCGAATCTGAACGAGGGTACGGGCTATATGAGCGGCTGAAAGATCGGTGTATTGTGGATTAAGGGTATCATTACCGTAAATCTGAATACCACGTAAACCAGTATCATAAATGGGGTTAATTCTATAAGAGATTAGTTTGTCTCTCTGTCCTTTGGTAGAAGGATTCTGTAGAATGGTACAGGAATCAGGAAGGACACCACCTTGATCACCTGCAACAGGGTAGAACGAACCTTTTGTACGATAAGAGGCTAAAGCATTCAAAATAACGAAAGGTGTGGGTGGCATGATTACAACGGAAGAACCAGTGGCCAAACCATTAACTAATTTAGCTACACGCCATTTAAGCCATGACCAGTACATTTCACAGTAAAAAGCCTGTTCGGAGTAATCGACAGCCTGAGAATTACCATATTCAAATAAGTCTGTAAAATCACCTTTAACGGCAACCCAATTACAGGCTCTATTTAAATCAAACAAATCCTCATAGATAAGTGTCTTTTGTACTATAGACTGTTCTATGTCACAAGGTTTGTATGGGGTGGTAAATACACAGGTTAAGTCTTTTCTAAGAGCGGCTACATGTTTAATGATATAGTGTAAACCACGTCTATCATCGGACGGCATTTCCACCATCTCTGTCACTTCTTCTTTATCATTACCTTCTACTGGTGGTTCTGCACTTGGATTAGCTACAATTCTCTCCACATAAGCTGTACCATCTTCATTTTTAACAAAAAAGATTTGGTCTGTAGCCGGGGATGGTTCAGAAGTTAAATTAACTCTGGTATAACCATTAGGGTTATAGAGCTGTTTATTATACTTGTCGTTTACCCCTGCCTCCAGAGTAACAAAGTTGGAGTTTTCCGTATCGGGAGCAAATCTCTCTGTTAAGGTGGGATTAGACTCATACTTTCTTACGAATGTTCCTGAAGGATCTGGTGTATAGGTATAAACGGTGACATCACCCTCTGTTTCTGAGGTCTGTGTGAATTTCTGTCTATCCAGACCACGTGTTGCTAAGTAAGCGGTATTATCAGCAATATACTTCATGCTGTCATAGGTAGTGGTAGGATCATCCTCGTCACCTCTCTTAACAAAGAGATAACCTGTTGTCTTTGGGTAATCTTCGGGCAGAGCTTCTTCATTATAGCTATTAGCTATATAGTTGGTTGCTTTATAAGTGGGTTTATCTTTCTCTATTGTGACTGTGACATCAGAGCTTAAATCAGAGATAAAGCAACCATTGTACTTAGGATCACTATAAAGATTTAAAGAGCGGACATAATCTGCCTGTGAAACGGAAAGGGTAGCATCCTCACCTTTATTCACTTTGCATATAAATGTTGTTCTGTTATGTCCAACATAGCCATTTGTCCATTCCACTTTAAGAGCTTCCAAACCTCTCTTGGTAACACCAGACACTTCTTTTGTACACAGTTCCATATTGTCCATAAGAAGATCGGTGCTGTCAAAGTGATCACCCTCTTTTCTTAAAACATAGAGTCCGCAGATATAGAGAAGGACGTTCGCAATGCAGTAATACTTTTCACCAGTAGAGGAATCAGGTTCAATCACCTCACTGGCATCTGTAACCGTAGCAAACGTGGCATCATTAAGAATGTCTGGTAACTGGAAGCTAATGTCTCCACCAAGATAACCATTGATTGTTTTAATCAAATCCGCATTCTTGGTATCGGGTGTAAGCATTATTCTAGCAGAGGAAACCTCTACTTCATCAGAAGATGATGTAGCTTTAGAGGTAAAGTGAATCTCTAAAACAACTTGGTTGATTGAGAATGGTTTTAAAGGAATAAGGGCGACAGACAGCTTGTTTGTACCTACAATAGAGGACTCTACATTAAATAAGTTAATGTCTTGTAAGTCTGCTTTAAGCTGAATTAACTCTGATTCATCATCTAACTGAGTATTTGGAATACAACCTGCTGATTCAAAAAGACCAGAGGAGTTTACAATAGCAGTATAGGGTTCACCTGATTTAACTTTTGCAATATGACAGGCAAAACCATTCTGCACGATTGTTCTGATAGCATAAAGGTCTTTATAGGTAGCAGGATCAATTCTAGGATCACCAAATAATTCTGTCAGAGTATCGACATCTCTAACTAACTGAGGAAGGTAGACTTTAACACCGTCAACAATGGTATAATTTTCTGGCTCATCTAAAGAAGAATGAGCTTTAGGTGTAATACAAGCAAAGCACCCTACATAGTCTGGTGTATTGGTAATAAGACTAAGGTCTTTAACTCTGGATTTTACATACGCCGCTTCACGACCTTGATTTGGATTCATACTATTTCTCCTTCTATTGAAGTAGTGGGTGGATAAAGAAAAACCCTCTAAGAGAATTAGATAATCTCTTAGAGGGTTTTGTTTTAGTTAAACTTCTAAGCTAATTAAGGATTTTCTGTATTATCACCTTCCCCATCTTCCTCTGGATCAGGAACTGGAATAGAGGGTAATACAGGTGTGCCGGGAATTGGGCGCATATCTGAAATGTATTGAGAGGAAACAAAGATATTCATTGCTCTTTTATAATCCAAATACTCTTTCTCTGTCATAATCCATCTCCTTATGCTTCTACCTTTAGTAAGGAAACATTCTCTTACTAAAGATAGATAAGTTGGAGTAAGTTAAGGTTGAGCTACCTCTGCCACATGCATTAACTGACATTGTTCACAAGAGGACTATATTACTAGAAACCTCAACCATATCTAAAGCAGAGGAATATACGGTATATTCTAAGTCTATTATCTCTAAATCTGGTCGGAATTGCAGAGAAACAATACCGTTTATTCTTCTTTGTGCTATCTGGTCGGGCGTAGTTGTGTCTGTACCCATCTTAACACTGTACCAAACTAAGCCACCTTGTGCCTTTAAAGGATCAAGAATCTTAGTAGATACATTATTAATCCAACTACCCCATGTGTACTTGTTATTTAAAGAGAATTTAATCGACTCTGTGTACGTGTCTATCTGGTTACGTATCTGCACAAGCATTCTTGCAATATGCGCCGAAGATAAATCTGTATAGAGAGGATTCAAAGTCTCATTACCATAAATCTGAATACCACGTGTACCTGTGTCCCAAATAGGGTTAATTCTGTAAGAGACTAATTTATCCTTCTTCTGTTTCGTATCTGGGTTATCCAGAATACTTATGTAATCTATGTTACTATTTAAAACACCACCCTGATCTCCCGCAACAGGGAAAGAGATACCTTTGTTATTCCAAGCATCAATAATGTTGGCAATAACAAAGAGAGTTGCATTCACTTCCTTAATCTTATAAGGTTGGCCGGAAACTAAGGCTGTTTTATAACTAAACCAACCATAGTACATCTCGCAGTAGAAAGCCTGTTCAGAATACTCTAAGGTTTGAGATGTACCGTATTCCCAATAATCTGCATAATCACCTTTAGCGGCTACCCAATTACAGGCTTGATCTAAAGGTAAATTAGGTGTTGAGAATATGCAGATTAAATCCTTACGTGTTGCCGCAATCTCCTTCATTGTCCAATGAATCGCCCTACGTTCATTTTCTGGCATGATGTAGATTTCATAATAAGGCTCACTATCTGGGTCTGGATTTTCATACCACCTTACTAAAGGATATGTTAAATCAGCAATAAAGTTTCCATAATACTTTGGATCTGAATAAACCTTAATTGCTTTCTGGTAATCCTCTAATGTTATTTCTACATCCAAGTCATAGTGAACTGTATAGGCTAAGTTACTAAAATACCCTGCTATAACATTCCTGTAAATATTGTCTGCTTCTGGATCATCCACAGTAACATTAACGTATGGATTCTCATTCATTGCATCAGCAAATTGCTGATTGGTAAAGTGATCTGGCAGAGTAATTGTTTCCTCAATTAAGAAGTTGGTGTAGGAAAAGTCATAACCCTGTAAAACATACTTAATACGCAGTCCTGCCGAAGCGGGTTTTAATTTAGTCACAGAGGTTATGGTCAAAATATTTGAGTCCTGATAGAGCATCGAATCCATACTAAAGAGTAAAAGATCCTCTGCACTTAATTCTGGTATTAAAGTTGTGTCAAACGAGGTAAGATGTGTCTCACTTGAAGAGAACCCATCTGGGTAGTGCATCTCTATGTCGAAATTATCTTTAAGATAATCCTCTATCTCAGACCAATAGCTATAAGGGAAATAAACAGAGAAATCTTCTGCTTCTTCTCCCCTATATAATGTTCTTGACATCAAGTTGTTTATAATACGGTCGTCCACATAGACTAAGTTTGCTCCAATAGAATAAATAAGACTATAATTGCTATCACATATTTCAAAAGCCGCATTATAATAATAATTAGAGGATGATGTAGAGGTATAAAAGAGTCTGTATAGTGGAGCTTTAGGTATATTAGGAGATGAAGAAGAATAAATAAATGTTTGCCAATTAGGCTCTATCCTTTCTATAGAGGTAGAGTCTTTCTCATTGGTATAGTATTCCGTACCATCTATTAACTCGGATTCTGGAACAAGATAATCTTCCCATTCCTCATCTGTCGTAGGTATTTCAGAATACACCTTCCTTTTTCTTAGTTTAGATTCAGTGTATCTAGTAGCTTTATAAAAGACATGGATTAACTTATCTATGATATACCTTGCACCTGACTGGTTATATGTACCTGCGGGTAATTTTATCTCCTGATAAATATCCCCTGTACCACTAGAATTAGCCATACCAATCTTAATATGGTTATCCTGTAAAACTGGGAAAGGTATTGGATTATTTCGTAAAACGTAGTATCCAATAGATGCTGTAAAGGTTAAACTAAGGAGGTCTGGGTTTGATTCCGTGTTTATTGGAAAGTATGTATGTGTATTTGTATCATAAGGAATCTTCTCTCCTTCAAATATATCAAAAGGTTCTATTTCTATAGTAGTGGGACCAGTATAATACTCTGTACATTCTACACTAATAGAGTACATAAGATATGAATACCCTAGGTATGTACTAGGAGAAAAAGTAAGAGTTAATCCTTCTGTGGATAAATTCGGAAATTTCCAAACATAAGTAGCGTCATCCACTTTGTTGTAATTAGAAGAAGGGTCTTTAGGGTCTACAACATAATTAGGAGTATAATATACTTTATAAATAGCTTTATTATGAATAAGAATATCTAATGGACTTACTGTTATAGTATCTTGACTATAATCATCTTTAACTTTTATTCTCTTATTCACTTCATTTGTAAACTCTAAACAATCTTTATACCTTTCATCAGCAACAAGAGAATTTTTTAGAGTAACTTTATCTACACGTGTACTGGAAGATGTACTACCATTAACTGTATTAAGATAAATCCATCCATCCCCATCCTCTTGAGTTTTACCTATGATAACGGTATTAGAACCTTCTTGAGCAGGTTCTAAATAGTAAATGTGAGGTTCTGGATTTGGTTTTTCTACTGTTATAGACGTTTTCCTAGAATAAAGATGATTTGTTTGTTTATAAATATTTGAGTATCCCACACTTGGTATTGTATAAGAGGTATGTTCTGGTGTACCAATATAGGCATCTACAACATCTTCCAATACCTTTACAGGTACAACCGTCTGCTTAAAAAGGGAGATGTTATTTGGATTATCAGGTCTAATTAAATGACCTTCGGAATCTCTGATAATTTTCCCATCAGAACCAACAGGTTGTACATAAACAGTAGAGGTTAAAGTATGTTTTTCTGGTGTAGAGTATGTACCCTGCCACCTCATAGTAATGTATTTCCTACCCTTGTTTACAGAAGTGGTGAACTGCTGTAAAGAGTTATGCTTTTCTGCAATTCGGATAAGAGGATTTTCTGGTACATCTACCACCCACCCCGTTTTCTCAAATATCTCATCCTTCTTTGAAACAATATCATATATTTCAGTAAAGATGTCTACATCGAGGTAATTACCTAAATGATCCTGAAAACGGATAACGCTTGAACCACCATAGAGATAACCTGCATTAGCTATACGCTTTTCCTCTGTTGTAAGTGTATTCCACTTAGGATAAGTAAAATAAAGCATATAGACCAAAGGTAGAGTATTGTTAAGATAAAAATAGTAGTGGAACTTCTGTGCATTTACAGGGACACGATTCACCCAACAGGATCGCCCACCCTTTACAAAATCTCTAATGGTAATTAAATCCCTGTATAAAATAGGGTTTATAGAAGGATCACCAAACTCATTTAAAAGATCATCCACCTGACGAATAAGTACGGGTTCTGTAGATGTGCCTTTTGGTGCTAAACAGGTAAATAAAGGGAGATATTCCGTGGAAGCAGGAACTAGGCTTTTATCTATAACGCGGGAACGAACATACGCGGCTTCTCTACCATCATTAGGTCTCATAATTACCCCTCCTTAAAGGATAAACTAAACAATTTGATAGGCTACACGCGCTATCTACCTAATTAGGCTATTAGCCTAACACTTACCCTTATTTTAAGGAGATTAAATTATGTCATTTCCATACGTTTTAGATTTAGCATTTGGTAGTGAAAAACCTACCGCCGATCCTCAAGGTAGACTCTCTTTTGGTAAAAGTTCCTCAAGACTTCCTACTACTATAGAAGAAGTAGAGGAGATGAGAGAAAAAGGTTTAGCCGTAGTAGTGAATCTAAATAAAAATATCGTAGACCTGTCAGATAGAGAGCGAATAACTCAAGAACAGGTAGATTCTTTACCAGAGAATTTGTCTGGTATAATTTATCAGAAGCTACCAGAAAATCTTATAGAGCCTCTCTCTTATAATGTTTCTACAGATCCTTCATTAGAGATCTATATTACTTCTGTATTAGAGATAATGCCAAAATATGTATTTCTTATTCTTAAACAGGCAGTAGAGTAAACTACTTAAATAAACCCAGATAATAAAGAAACATTGGAATGTTTACATAAAGGATAAAAATAAAAGCCCCTTAATTGGGGCTTTTATTTTTAGTGCTGTACTTCTTCACCCAACGTTTAGAGCCTCACTAACTAACTCTTTTTTAACTAGCTTAACCATAGCCTATACGTCCTTTTCTATTATATGTAAAAGTTTTTTCAGAAAAAAGGTCTGTTCATGTTGTTAAATACTCAAACAAATCATCTCCCTCTTTAGGTAGAAGATGTATTAAACAAGAATTTAACAATTACTTTAGAGAAACAGACATGTTTTCGTCTCTAAAATTTTCTCTAACAATCGTTAATATAGGCTCTCCATTAAAAAATCTATATCTCTCACTTCCTATAAACACAACAACGTAATTCTTAGAACAACGAGCTATAGAAAAAGCTACATCTACTGAGACAAAGTACGTTCTAAATTCTCCATTATGAGATACCTTCGACACAATAGCCCTACTCTCACACATATTTCTTAACCCATCTTTTAGATCCTGAACGATATACTTTTATTGCACCTAAACTTTCCATGATGAAGTCCTCTTTATTAGACACATTCTTTTCTATGGCTTCCTCATACAGTTCTGGGTATTGCTTGGAAAGACTTTTCAATCTGCATTTTCTTTTGTTAATACACTCATCATTTAGAATCCAGAAATAGTCTGGTGGAACATTCTTATCCAGAGTAAAACCTAACTTGGAATACATTGTACCGTCATACCAATCATTCCACGAATAAGACAGCAAGAATGCAGGGTGGTATTCTCTTTCAAACAGACTAAGTAATTTAGACGCCCCACCCACAACAGTTAAACCAGTTTTTGTTACAAAACGATGTAGCTCATAATCCCCTTCATTATACTGCCTGTTATGGAAAGAGGATGAGCCAAAACCCATCACTGCCACCAAAGAATCTTTATAATAAAGACCATAATTTATCTTTGCTAAACAAGACTTATTCTGAATATGATAGGTATCATAAAACTCCCATGCTTCCTGTATAGATACACTCTTTACCACACACTTCCTAGCAGGGATTTTCTCTTTAGGTAAAATGTTGTACTTAATAAGATTCTTTATCTTATCTTTAGAAGCCTTCCAGTCCATCTCAAATATGGAAATTAAACGAATCCCTTTCTCACTAGCGAGATAGAATTTATCTCTATAAAAATTTTTAGGTCTCTTTAGGTTTGTATTATATATAGAGGAAGAAAACATAAAAGCAAGATTAAATTTTTCTAAGTATAAATCAAATAGAGAATCTCTATACTCTACTACACTATCCGTAATTAAGGAATTTATAAAACTCTTAACTTCCTCTTTCATGGGGAGTGTGACTAATGAGGAATTTTCATTTAACGGAGCATTTTCCTTTAAACTATTTCCTTTGTATTCCTTTATCCATCTCTTATTACCAGAGTGGTATACCTTAACAGCTCTTAGTTGATCCATAATATAATCCTCTTTATTAAGAGCTTTCTCTTGTAAGGCTTTATTGTAAATATCTGGATATTGTTTAGATAGATATTTTAACTGACAACTCTCTCTGGTACGAACTGTCTGATCTCGCATAAACCAATGATAACGAGGCTTTACATAAGCATCTAATGTAAAGCCTAAAATCCTATACACCTTCCCTGTAAAGAAGTCATTGTCTGAATAAGAGAGCAATTTACTAGGTGTATATTCTTTCTCAAAAAAAGTAAGTAACTTAGATGCACCACCTATAATAGAAAAACCATTTTTTACAGAAAAGCGAACAAGTTCAAAATAAGTCTCATTTTTTGCAGTAGGGTTGTGTAAACCAACTTTGGTAAAACTCATACAGGAAATCAAAGAGTCTTTATCATAAAGACCAAGATTTATATCACACTGTGAACTAGCTCCTTGAATATGGTTCTCATTATAAAAGTTATTAGCTACATTCTTAGTAATAGTTCTTATAAAACAGCTACGTGCATACACTTTTTGAGTTTTTCCCAAACAATCATGTAAATAGCTTTTTATTTTCTCTTTATTACTTTTCCAGTAAGATTCAAAAATTTGAATTAAATGAATCCCTTTATCTTCTGCTAATTGGTATTTCTTTTGGTGATACAAACCCCCTTTATTATAACTAGCAGAATGAAAGTAATCCCCATTACACTCTATAGCTACACCTATATCAGGAAGGTACATGTCCAGTTCATACTGTACTTGACCATCTCTTAGAATACCCCATATATTTCTCTGTATGGTTTTTTCATTAACTATGGATTTTATATATTGATAAACTTCTTCTTCAAAGGAAGAACGATGATTAGAACAATTCAAGCATAATACGACTGGCTGTTCTCTTTCTTTATTTAATCGCATAATATATGAGATTGGCTTCTCTACAATTTGCCCACAATTAGAACATCGAAAATGAAGTCTAGTCTCATAAGAATAATCCTTATTTTTTATACCATTAATTTCTTCTTCAAACACTAAAAAATTAGACAGCCATGTAGGATACTCTCTCTTTTTCTTTGCTTTTTCAGATATAACTTTTCTTGGATTTTCAAATTTAGTACACCCACAAGAAGCCTGACCTCTCTTTAAACATTGCTGTCTAATTACTACTTCTTTACCACAAACACATTTACACTTATAACAATGTTCTTTTTTTACACCACATGGCAAAATCCCTAAATCTTCTATAACAGTTAAATTACCTGAAACAGTCCCAATAGGGATAGCAGACTTTTGTTTCTGTTTTTCCTTTATCTCCTTCATAGTGTCTTTCCAAAGACACCCACAAGATTGTGTAATACCTTTACATAATAGTTTTGCTCTTACTATAGTAGTATTACCACAAGAGCATTGACATAAATAATTTGGGTGACTTATGTCTTTAGGATTAACTTCTTCTCTTAATACAGTTAGTCTCCCAAATTGGTCTCCAATATTTACTATAAACTTCCTTTTCCTAGCCATAATATATCTCCTTTTTATCATTAAGGGAATTAACACCCAACTATAAAGAACAAAGGGATATAACACCCAACTAGCTCTATAATAAAGGGATATAACACCCAACTATGACTAATAACAAAAAGAGAACTAATATGCAACAATAAAAACAGAAAAGGTCATTTCAGATAAAAGAAAAGCCCCAAAGGAGCTTCCTTTGGGGCTTGAAATCCTTTATTTATAAGGATTATACAATTGTACCCTTTACGTACATATTGGGATTGACCATACGTGAACCCCAAATACTTACGAAGCCTTTGCGGCTCACGAAGTCGTCCAATGTAATGAAATCAGTGGAAGCGATCGGCAAATAGTCACCAACAATGAAACCCGCATCAATATAGCTATCACCTTTGTAACCGACTAGGAACTCATTACGGGCAACGTATGGTGAGAAGATAACTTTCATAGCGTTATCAAGTGTACCTACTACAGTTGGACCATTGAGGTTGCTAAGAGCGGTTGCTTGGAAACGAGGAGCGCCAACTGACATAATGGTGTCAAGACCTTCTTTACCAACGACAACCCAGTTACCGAAAACTTTCTTTGTACGATAGCTGATTTCGGAAGCGGCGGCAAACAGTGTGGTGAGGAAGCTCTCATTATGTTCACGCTGTGAAACATAATTTGAGTTTAATCTATTCCACTGGACTGAGGAAAGGGCTTGGTGCATAAGGATGTTAATAACTTCCATATCACGTTCATGGCGGATTTCAGTTGTGCAAGCATCAATGAGGCACTGTTCAATATCAATGCCGTGTGATTTTGCCAAGCTGTACCCTGCATCAAAGACGTACTGGGCACGGAGTTTGTGTGGCTCGGCCTTAACAGATTCGGTTTTGAGGTGAAGGGTAACACGACCTGCCATTGAGGGACCGCTTGAAAGATCCTGTGAATAACGAGCATTCACACCAGATTCAATAGCAGAGAGCAAAGAGAATTTAAAGTGACCTGCATCGGGCTTAACAATGACTTCTTTAGTGGTATCCAGAAGGTTTGTACCTTCTTCATAACCCTTAGCATTAACCATAACAACTGAAATGGTGGTGTCAGAAGTTTTCTTAACACGATAAACGTTACCAGAATTGGTGTTATCAATGAGGTCAATTGGGTGCATTGCATCAAAGAGAACTGGAAGGTTCTGAAGGTGCATATCAATGTCTTTACCACCAGTAGAGGTAGCAGGTTCACCGTCAATGATCTGGGAAGCGTAACGATTACGCTGATCCTGATTCTGCATTGCACCAAATTCATTGATCATGTCCTGACCAACAGTATTATCACCACGGGTATCGCCATAGAGATACTGTAAGAAAACGATCTGTCCGATAGGATTGTCAAGAGGCTGAATGGAAACTAGCTCTTCAATGATCTGTGAAGCATAGAGGGCAGAAACCATGTTAATGACATGGGGTGGAAACCAAGAAATATCCGCACCTTGAGTAATGCCGCCACGAACAAAGTTTTCATTGGAAATACCACGTTCACGGAGAGCGTTCTTGGTATTTTCAAGAACCTTTGCTAAATGAACCTGTCCTGCTTCATCCATTGGACGGATTTTATTCACGGACTGGACATTACGTTTCCATGCTTCAAGCAAATACTTTTTGTCTGTTTCTGTAATAACGCTCATTTGTTATCTCCTTATTTGCGCACGGATTGTGCGTGTTAATGAATCCTCTATTTCTTGCGACGATTCTTCTGAATGAATTAAAATATCTGGCTCACGCTCAAACTGAGCAATCTTTTGCGAGTCACGAGAACAAACAGACCCTTCATTAGAATTAGATAAAAGCGTTCTAATTCTATTCTCTTTAACACAATATCTATTGGAAAATTCCTTAGATGTTCTGGATTCTTTGATAGAGGATTTATCTGTTTGTAAAGATTCTATTCGTTTTACCAGAGTATTAAGATGGTCTAACTGTGTAAGATAATCGGGTGATAAAGAGCGGGTATAAAGTAGATTATCCAATCTACTTATTTCCTCTTGTAGAGCCCGATTTTCAGACGTTAGTCTTTCCATTTCTTCTTTTAACTCTGCATTTGTTCGTTTAAATACTTCAAGTCTAATCTTAGACTCATTTATAAAGGTATTGGACATAGCTATTAGAGAATCTACATCCTCTACTTTAGATAATGAGTACGCTTTCTTTATATAAGAAAGGCACTCTTTTATCTGTTGGATTTCAACGCTAATATCCATTGCCTTTCTTCTTTCTATCTCTTTATCAATCATTCGGATTCTGCTTTCAAAAGCCTGTACTTTTGCAGATTTTAAAGAGGAACTGGCGGATTGAAGTTCAGAGATAGTCATAGAATCTATGGGACGCATCGCAGATTCTACTTTAGAAAGACGGGCTGATTTAAAGCCGGGATCAGGAACAGCATCAAAAGTAATGAGGTCATAAGTTGTTTCTGATATAACCTCATGGCCATCCTTTTCGACGGAATCAGTCATAGCTCTTGCAGAGATACCAATAGAAGAACCGTATTTTACTAAAGTTTCTAAAATACGTCCTACTGGTGTATCCAAGATAGCAAAGCGACCCCATAAAAGATTCTTAGAATCTTTTGGAATCCATAGCTTCTCTACACACAGAGCTACATCTGGATAAGAAATCTCTACTCTGGTTTCAGGATGTCCACCTTCACCTAACATGGACTTATTCTTTAATGCTTCCTGAACGACTGAGTTATTTAAGATTCTATCCTCAATCAACTTCTTGGAATAGATACGGTTATTTCTATTGACCTTATCAAACTCCATACATGGCCCTTCCATAATACAAAGAGCAGGGGAGCTTGAGTCTTTATCGACAACACGCATCTCCGATATTAAGGATTCTGTTACCAATTTACTACTCATCTTTTTACTCCTACCGTTAAAAAGACTAACATTAAAATAGATTGTTAGTGCATAGATTTATTCTAAGCTATTATAATGGAAAGTTGATATATATGGCTTTAGTATCTGGTTTTACTAAGCTCAGTGCAATAATAGGAGTCTTATGTGTCATGTAATCAAACATGGGATAAACAGTTAAAGACTCTATTTTCATAGTCTTACTGTTTAGTAATTTAGAGAGAGACATTGTAGATTCTTTATTTGGAGAGGTTGATACGGTTGGTTTCTTGCTCTCTAATTCTTCTTCTATGATCTCTACAATAGCGTTAATTAAATCACCCACATTCTTTAATGACTGATCCTCATCAAACTCTACTGTAATCTTTGTTTTACCTGTTGTAACATCCCCTAATTTACCAAAGAATTGTTTGCATATACTATTTATAGCAATGAAGATGTTAGGGCTGTCATAAGCATGAATCTTTCTACATAGAGCTATAAAAGCATCTATATCTTTTGGTAAATCCGTCTTAACAATCTTTGGGTTTCTTCTGCCAGAGATAGAGACTATATCCATCGGTATCCCACTACCTTTCATCTCTTCTAAGCTGTCTGCTATTCCTTTAAAGATTCTTGGATTAGCACGGGTAAAGATGTCTTTTATAATGAGGATATTCAAACTCTTAGTGAACTTCTTTAGATCTTTAAGTGAGCCTTCCATCACTTCTTCTTTTTCAGAATATTCCTCACTATAATCTGGTGCGGCATAGGGAGCTATTTTATTGTTTTCAGATAGCTTGTCCCCGTCTATAACAAACTGGAAAAGAATGGGTGAAGTTAAAGAGACTGTATCTACTAGATAAAGTTTGTCTCTGGTAAAGGATATAGTCCTTTTCCCATTTCTGTCATTGGCCGCACCACTGGGAGTAATGGAGTTATGTTTAATATTATATAAGGCTGAGGATAAACCACATACATGGTATAATATTCCAACCTGTTTTGCTTCCTGTACTCTTTTTAATTTAAGCATAAACAATCTCCAATAAGAGAGTAACATACTAAATGTTAGATAATAAAAAAGCCGCAAGGGTTATCCCTGCGGCTTTTCTTTAGAGGAGTTTATTTAATTTGTTTTACTTACGACCCATTGTAAACTCTACCATATCAAGTATGTTCTCAATCTGCTTGCTCATATCAGGTGTCTTTGTTCCACCTTTCATGCTTCTATCACGGATTTGAGTATCACCCATCTTCCATGTCTTTTTACCTAAGCTGACAATACATTCACCCGAACCAGTATTCATTAAATCAACGTCTAATTTTACTGCTTTATCAGGATCATTCTTATCAGCAAGTGTAAGGCTGTTTAATTTACTGTCTGCAACCACCAATTTTCTGGCTATAGCATCCTTCTTTATCTTAGCCACAATTTCTTTCCAAACATCCGTAGTTCTACTTTCATATCTACGTGACTCTTCTTTCTTATTCTCTGCAAAGTGGCTTTTTAAAGCTCTGCCAAGATATTTAATGTTTTCATACATATCCCATCTATTTCCAGAAGCGGCTCGTAGAGTCATAGGAGCGGCATTTCTACCACCAAGAGGTGTCATATCCATTTCTACTACACCACTACTCAATATAGAATAAGGAAGCCGAACGGTGTCCTCTGGGTTGTCTAAGGAACTAAATTCAAAGAATGTAGTAGATACTCTATCTAAGGCAACTCCAAAGTTCTTAGGTAATTCTCTCCGATACAGTTTAATGTACTGTTCCAATAAATCCTTGGAGTTCATCTCAACGATCTCTTTGCGTTCTTTTTTATAACGAATCATTTTTCCTCTCCTTATACGAGTGTCCACTTCTCTTTGTTATTTGAGAAATTGGTGTCTAAGATTTTAAGATCAAAGTCATAACGACCACTGTCTGCCAAGTTATTTAATTCATTCTGAGCTATAGCTAAATCGGTATAACCCAGTGGAGTCAGTTTATTAACTTCTTTATCCGAAGTTAAATCTGTGTCACTAGGAACAATAAAGTAGCGGGATTCTTTTAAAAGAGAATCACCTTTAAGATCTAGTGCATCAGACAGCTCCATTTTCTTGTTTTGATAGCTGTCTGCCATAGTATTAACTAAGTCAACAACCTGTGCTTTAACATCATCTGCATTATCCACATCCAACATAGCTATATCAGACATAGGTGCATCATTAAGCATATAATCCTGTACAGCATTGTCGTATTCAGCTAAAGCATTTTCAGAGAAATCACCACCAAATACTGCATTAGGATCTGGCATCTCTACAACAGGCATTGTCACCTTTCTACCTGTAATACAGAGAGGTAGAACAATGTCAGAGAGTTGCTCTATGGCATAAGAAGGTGAAAGATAAAGCCAAACTAAATCACCATCACAGGCATCCAAGCAATTACATTCCCCTTTATATTCTGGGGCTATAATTAAAGACTTGGACAGCTTTTCCATAAAGCGGGACTTAGCAACATCTTGGAAAACTGGGGAATTGTCAATGGTGGGATCTTCCATTACGGGATGATCTTCATTAGCTTCATCCAGTCTTTTTTCCTCTATAGTATCCATACCACTATTGCTTAAATCCACCGAGTTCCAAATAACTTTTATCTCCCCTTCATCTAAAGCATCCCAGAAGGTGTCATTCATAAAGTAAGCAATGTCCACCAATTCTGTTACACCAAAGAGACTGTCAGGATCATTATAGCGAAGGTCTGTGGCAATCTGTATTGCTTCATCCTTAGAGATATACCCTTTTTCATCCCCTACGATTTCCTCAAAGAAATCGTGACCTTCCTCATCCACCTTTCCCTTAAGAATGTAAAAGGCATCTAAATCATGTGGACTAGGTAATTCATCGGACTGAATATCATCATCCCATTTATGAGCTTCTTTCTTAGTCTCTTTTACTTCTTCTTTGTCACTGTCCGCTAAACGAGCTTCCCTACGAGAGAATACTGTTTTAATCGTATCTAAGAGATTTTCTATGGTAAGATTATTCTTGTCTTTAACAGGGTAATTCGTGGCGGGAATATCATCATCGGTATCCGTGTCTAAAACAAGCATATAACCTTGAAGATGGAGAGAACCATTCTTACCATTATACTTAAAGATTAACTCTTTATCGGTTGTCTTAGATTTATTAATCTCCAACCCTTTAATGGTATCTGTGATAGCCTTCTGGACATCCTCATCCTTCCAACTAATCTTTTTCTGATCTTCCTCTGTCTCTGCTTCTGTAATGTACCCTTCATTAATACGATTAAAATTCTCATCATAATCAATGAAGTATGTAGTGGATTCTTTAGCAGGAAGCTCTACCACTTCACTAAGAGCTAAAGCAATATCCTTTATAATATTGTCTTTTGTTTTCTTTATATAAGACTGGAATGTGGGTGTAGCTAAATTAGTGATAGTGTAAGGCTGTGGTTTTTCAAAAGGCTTTACACTTTTACCAGTAAGTCTTCCTTCTTTTGGTTTATCCGCTACTAACTTCTTTTGTAAGACTAAAAGATTGCTGTCTTTGCCTACAATAACATTGTCAACAATAAGCTCACGTTTACCTGAGTTGTTTTTAATAATGTTAAAACGTAGATTGCCTGTAAGACCCGCACCTTTATAAATGAAGTCTTTACCTTTATTTGCTTTTAACCAAGCCTTCCCTTCTTTAGTATTATGAGGGTCATCATTCTCTGTTAATTTAAAAGCTACCGTCATACCCTTGTCCGAATAAGTGGCATCAATAGTATCTTTCTCATCCTCTAAAAGGAGAGTAGTGTTTGGTCTTACTGTCTCTATGACATCACTATTCTTAGAAGGACTCTCTCTTAATTCCACTTCATCAGTGGTAACATAAGCCCCACCCTTCTCTTCTATGCTGTCTCTGGTATTTGCTTTAGATACCCAACCTGAAATGTCAGAATTTTTAACATGAAATTTATACCAACCTTTATCGGCAAATGAATTTGCCATATTAAACATAATTGAGGTATGACTGGAATCCACTGCCTCATTTACTCTTCTTAGTTTTACCATAGCTACTCTCCTTAATGGACAAAAAGAAACCCCTTACAGGTAATCCTATAAGGGGTAGATAAGTTTTACGATGTTACGCTATATAGATTAGGTTAATCAACAGCCTGTTTAAGGATAATATAAGCACCTTTAACACCTTCTGGTACTGAATTAACAGTGATAACTAAAGGATCTGTAGTTACTATGTATGTATGAGATGTGATTGACATATCCTCTGGGTCTTCAATAACAACACCTTTTAAATTCTCTGGTAATGTCTCTACTACAGTACTAGGTATGCGTTCTGTATCACTTAAATCCAATGTATTATCCGCACCAAGCATAACAAAGAATGCTAATCCCTCTTGTGCTAACTGATGTAATTCTTCTGAAGTTTTAGGTAAATCAGAATTACCACCTTTACCAAAAGAAAGACGACCTATAGGGTCTGCTGTTGCTTTTTCTGAACCAAAAGCGAGGTCTAAGCTAGATGGGTATGACATGTTTAATTCTCCTTAAATTAAGTAGAATATTCTACTAGAGTAGTAGATATTTATTCTGGTTTATAACACACTCCGAAATCTTCACAGACTTTGTTAAGTAAATTTAAGTCTGCTTTACCTGTCTGCATATTCTCATAAGGGCCTGTAATACAGGGGTAATCTCTCCCTTCTATACAGATATAGACACATCGGCCTATATTATCCAGATATTCTATATTGGTTGGTGGACATATAAGAGAGGATGAATTAAGGACAAAGAATAAAGTTAATTCTGGCATTATGCATCCACCTCTGGTTTTTTTGGCCAAACAATATTGTCTGGAAAACTCTTTTGTTTAGTAATGTCTCTTAAAGACTGTCTATAAGCCTTCATCTCCTCTTTCTTTTCCTTAGATATGGGATAATCATCAACCATGTAATAATCACTCTCTTTTAACAGAGTATTCCTTTTCATCAAAGCCTCTGCCGAAAGCAATTCTTCATCTACTGCTTTATTTATGCTTATCTTTAATTCCCCTTTATTATAGAGGTCATTTAAATAAAGATACATAGGTGATTCATCACCCGAGTTCGGACAAAAGAAATAAGGATAGTCTACATTATCCTTATCTCTCATTAAAACAAGAGCTTGAGTATGACTTGAATTAGTATACTCAGCACGAATAATGGTAAGTTTATCAGAGGATTCGTCGCTCATTTAAAGTCTCCTAATTAAGCTATACGTACTGCAATAATTAAATAAATAGTGGTGGATGTTTGAGAAGGAATAGTGGATAGCGTTACCCATGTTCCATCTGCTGTTGTACTCTGATCTCTGTAAGGAGTGGGCATACCCTGTGAGTTAAAAGATATACTACCATAAGAGAGTGTTCCATCACTAATTATAGTGCCCATATACATCTCACTTTTCGTACCTGTTCTGTATAATACCATTTGTCTAACAGCACCTATTCCACCTTTACTTACACCTGAACTACTTGTAGTTCTTGAAACACTACTATAAGAGTCACCATAACCAGTAGCACTAACACCCCAAATTGTACTGGCTATTATGTTAGAAATACCACAGAAATTCTTTCTATCATCTGTCTTAGACCACATGGTTAGCATCATGGCCGTATTAGTCGAGGAAGGACTAGTAGTATCTACAACATGACGTGCCCCAGAGGACTTAGCTGTGTACATATTGTAAGGATAACCTTGAGCTATATTATAGCCAAAAGTATCATAACCAAATACAGCATGTGATCTACCTATTGCATACCATCTACCACCACCCATAGTGAAGAATACGAAGTGTACAATCTCTCCACTATACCAAGATGATTCCTGTGTGGTACCTGCTTTATTAGCACCAAAATAAATTGGGTATGCTGTAGTATCATTTATGTTTAAGGTTGGATCTGTGGCTGTATTAGAAGCACTAAAATGGATATAAATGTCTATACCATTAGACACTGTTAATCCTGTAATGGTTGCTGTCTTTGCCGCAACATTACCTTCTGTTGTACATTGAGCAAAGTTCTGAATATCGGCACTACCATCAAAGGCGAGTCCGTTAATATTCCTTGCTGTCGCAAATTTACCAGTAACATCACCTGTTAGATTACCTGTGAAGGTTGTAGAATAAACATTGCTCCATTTTAAAGAGGATGTACCTAGAGTGTATGTTTCCGTAGTAGAAGGCGCAAACACACCAGTCATTTTTAAGGTGCTTGTAAAATTATCATTTTGTAAAGAAGTTGAGTAATTGCTATTAGCTCCATTAAAAGTTAAAGTTTTAGAATCAGATATAGTAACACCATCAGTATCTACATAACACTTAATATTATTACCATAACTAACATTTAGTCTACCATCACTTTGTACATCTAAATAAGTATCTTTAACCGTCTGAGAATTTACTGTACGATCTACAGATCGTATCCGAAAATAAATAGTGCTATTATTTGAAGTATCCCCAAATTCTAATACACTACCCTTCATTAACAAAGTAGTCCACACCTGAAGTTTATTTGCGTCTAAAGTATAAGAAAGGTTTACTAACTTCGTTTCTACAGGAGCTTCACTTGTACCACTATGCTTTGTTAGTGTTAAACCATTACTAGTTACATCAAATTCAGTATAAAAACTAGAATTTGTAGAGAGAAAAGCACAAATGTGTATAGACCCACTATTAGAACTACCTGCTATATAAGAATAAGCTGAACCTAAATATAGTTTTTTACCAAACTGTAAAGTCTTATTAGAGGTTATAGTCTGATCAGAATTTATCGTGACAAAAGAACTATCAGCCTCCGTCTTTGAATAACTATCCTTTCCTGACCATAAACGTATCCCAGTTCCATCATGGTAATAAACAGGATGGTTAGGTATTAGTTCAAAAGCTGTTGTACTATATGCAATACCAAGTAATATATAAATCTTTCCATCATTAGAAGAAGGTAAGGTTTGCACAATCGGAGTATCTGAATCAATAATAGCAGATCCGTCACTCTGAGGTGAGCATTTTACATAAACGGGTTTATCATCCACTAGAGATACTGTAAATGAATAACCTATTGATACTGTGTACTGATTCCATATAGCTGTAGCAGTTAGATTAGCACCAGAATTAGTAGTACCATTTGTACTATAATATATAATACGACCAAATGGATTTATTTTTTCAGTAGTAGGTGTCCGTGCAGTAGTATTATCTGTAGAAGTCGAACTATTTGCACCAACAAAGTAATTACCATCAAAACTAGTAAAATATAACCTATATCTATATGTTTTAAATTTTACTGGTAAAGTGCTAGAATTTGTTCTTAGCTGATAACCTACTGTATTAGTATTTGAGTCGTACCCTCTATAACAAATCCAACAACCGCCAGACACTCTTGTACTATCATACACAAAAAGCATTGTATATGATACATTGAAGATTGTAGTGTCACGCGTAGATGCTGCTAAATTTGTGTAGCATGGTTTTCCACCAAGACCATTTACATTGAGTGTAAAACCTGAAGCTGAGGTTACTACACCATTTTTTACCATACAGCACACACCATCTTCCAATTTATATATACCGGGGACGGTTACTGTAAAAGCTGTTGCTGTTGAAGTCGAATCACATATTCCAAATGGAATACCAGTTGTTTTAATAGTATTATTTGATAAAGATATACCTTCACCTGCTGTATAGGTTGGGCCACCTGATATAGTGATATTTCCAGTACCTATAAGACTCTCATTATTTATGGTTTTAATTTGATTAATATAACCTGCATTATTTGTTAAGTCTCCTGTATCTGTAGGTATTACTGTAGTACTTGGTAAAGCTCCAACCTCACTGGCTGTATAAGTAGGCTTATTTGGTGTTTTTGCCCATGCGGGTACTGTTGGGTCTGTTTCCGTATAAGAGGTTAAATAAGTATTAGAATCTAAAGATCCATCCGCTTTCAAAAATTGGTCTTGTCTACCCTCAGTAGTTCCATTTTTATATTTAAATCCTGTAGCCGTACAAGTACCTGTTTGAAATGTGCCATTACCAGACTGATCTAACCTCAATGCCTTTGCGGAGGTAGGTCCAAAATAAAAATAATTTGAAGCTGCCTGAGCATACCACAAGTTAGATCCTTCCTTTAACCCTAAGAATGGATTATTGCTGTTAGCTCTAATTGCCACATAAGCCGTAACACCAGAGGTGTTAATAAGGTTATTGGCATTAGAGAATCCGATATTATTCATAACCACATCTACGGACTGACCATTATATAAATACCCTTGGTCACTACGAGCTGTGGTTTTTGAAGGAATAGCAGGAACATCTGACAGAGTAATAAACCCTGAATCATTTGTTAATTGAGATGTTTTTGAAGGAATTGTTGTACTATCGGGTAAAGCACCAACCTCGCTCGCTGTATACGTTGGCTTACTTGACTGTTTAGCCCATGAAGGAACAGTGGGATCTGTCTCCGTTGTTAAATAACCCAATCCAGAAACGTAAGTAGCTACTGCCTTAGAAGTTGGAAGGTTGTTTGACGAAGAAGTCATTGTCGTTTCATCTACATCAACGAACGCTCCTTCCTTTAACCCTAAATTGCAAGTAACTGGGGATGAAGCATTAGCCGTAAACTCCGTTCCTGTATCAGAGCTATTCTTTTTAATTGTTAATTTAGCATTATTAACCGTTGGAATAGTCGGCTTATTTGTAAGGTCATTATAATTACCACTGGTTGCTACCGTAGCTAAATCAGCAGAGTTAGCCTTTAGACCTAGAGCAGTATTTAAATCTATCTGATTAGACAGTGTACCTGTAATTTTACCCCACTGTGCCTTTTCATCCTTAGAGGAAATGGTTAAGACATCATTTATCTCCGTACTACCTGTAAACTGTGTAGAAGATGAGGATGTAATAAAGGTATCGGATACGGTATCATAAAGACCATATCTACCGTCCGAATTTCTATAACAAGGAATACCTTGGAAAGCTAAAACATCATCTCTATAAATCTCACACCTATAAACCCGCGTAGTTCCACCCAAGACATTAGAGGAATTAAAAGCACACAGTAGAATATGTGTAGAGACCGTACCTATGGTAGAGTAAGAAATAGAAGCACTAAACTCTCTATCATTCGTTAAATCCTCTATTTCATAAAAGCCTGTTCCATTGTTTGTCTCTAAGGTAATTACGTATCTCTGTCCTAATGACGTTCTTGACCAATTTGTACTTCCTGTCTTTGCAGTTATAGATGTACCATTAAATGTACCTGAAAGGACTGCACCAGTAGAACTACCTGATTGAGCAAGAATAATGGTAGAGCTAGATGAAGCTCTTGCACCAATAACATAGAAAGAGCCCGTAGAATTATTAAAGATGTCTACAATTATTTTAGTAGTATCTGTTGGAGCTAATCCTGTGTCTAAGTAAGAAGACCCATTACTTTGAATATACTCTACTTGTGAATAACCTGTAGGTAAAACACTTGAGCTAGATGTTATAGTAATATTGTTTCCTGCTACTATAACATTCTGATGATCTTCTAAATAATCCTGTACGGTTGTCTCTAAATCATTTTCCGTTACGTAATTACTTGCATCTGTTAATTCCGCTACGGTTGTTGGAACGGTAATATTAGCTGTAACAGGTGATGAGGCATTTGCCGTAAAAGTATTTACGGTTGTTCCATTCTTCTGAATAGTTAAAGTAGCATTATTAACAGTAGGTAACTGTGATACTTTAGCAAAGTTCTGTGACGACACATACGCCGCCATAGATTTACCTGTAGTAAGGTTTGTAGAGGATGCAGTCGTCGTGTTCTCATCTACATCCACATAAGCCCCCTCTTTTAAATTTGCAGATAACTCATAAGGTGATAAATCACTAGTTGTTATGAACCCTGCATCATTATTTAAATCAGAGGTATTAGCGGGAATAAATGTGTTGGAAGGAAGTGCGCCTACCTCACTGGCTGTATAAGTTGGTTTACTTGGTTGTTTAGCCCACGATGGTACAGTTGGGTCTGTTTCCGTACTAATGTAATTGGCGTCATTATTTAATTGAGAGACATTCGTAGGTACACTGGATAAGGTAATATAGTTTGCATCATTGGTTAATTGAGAGACATTCGTAGGAATATCCGAAGTTAAAGCCATAGTGCCAGTAGCACTAGGTACGGTAATTTTATATGTACCATTCTTACAAATCTTTCCTGCAATATAGAGATCTTTCCAACGATAACTGGATGTACCTATGTCTATTGCATTATCACTGGTTGATACAGGTCTAAATGCTGTACTCTCAAAAGTGTAATAACCTGTATAGGTAGAACCTGACTTAACACCATAAGCCAAACCACCTGTGGTATTTGATCCAAACCACGCATTACCAATAACCAATTTAGCATTCTGTGAGAATGTACCTGAACTACCTAAAGGAATTAAAAGATTGTTTGAATCATCTATGGTAACACCACTGTTCTGTACTGCACCAGATGTACCATCAAAACGAACAATGGCATTATCCGTAGAGGATGAAATTTTCTGTACATAACCAGAAAGATCACTTTGAGTGGCATAGTTTACATCATCTGTTAAATCTGAAATCTTAGTAGGAATTTGTGATGTGGTAGCAAAGTTCTGATTAGAAATATAAGTAGTAATTGCAGATGTGGTGGGCAAATTAGCCGATGTATTCATATCAGTAGAATAGTTCTTAGTAGAAGCTGTACCAAGATTTAAAGCTGTTATAGCTCCACTAATCTCTGAATCTGTTTCTGTCTTGGTGTAATAGTTAGAAGCATCGAAAATATCAGATATAGGAATCTCTATATCCTCTTTACCCGCATCGGTATTAAAGGAAATAATCAGTTTCCCATTAGATACCTCTACATTATCCACCATACCGTCTTTAATAAAGGCAGTAGCGTCAATATCAGTATTTAATTTTGTCCCTGACGAGTTATAAAACTCTATTGTTTTATTCGTAGAGTTATACTGTGCTGTTGCTACTACTCCTGCTAAAGATTGGTGCTGTGTTAAATAACCACTATCATTAGTAAGTTGAGATGTAGCTGTTGGAATAGTTGGAATATTATCCAAATCATTGTAATCATTACTTACAGCCGCTACACCAACGGTATTGATAACCACCCCTGTTTTATAAACGTGTACACGGATAACAGTATTAGAAGCTACCGAGCCGGGAAGTGTTCCATTCCATACAGCTCCACTAGCTAAAGTAAGTGTACGAGTATCATCTATAATACCACTTGAAGATGTTAAGGAATAAGAGTTTGTACCAAAGGTGACATTCAGTGTGTAAGTGGATGTAGAGGAATACATTCTTACTCTGACACTATATGTCCCTGCTACGGAAATGGTTGGGAATTGACCATAACAGTTAGCCACAGGTTTAGAGATTGACCCTGTACCCGAAACATTGTTTCTATAAAAAGAGCCAATAGTCTCTATGGAAACAATATCGTCTGGAATGTGTAAATCCACATTCTTGTTTGTTATTGTCTGTGCATCCCCATCTACGGAAATACTCTCAATAACATTGTGATCACCTAAGTCTAACTGAACATTTCCTGTACCCACTAAGGAATTATTGTTTATCGTCTTAATGGACTGGTGTTGTGTTAAATAAGGAACATCATTAGCTAACTGTGAAACATTAGTGGGTATTTGAGAGACAGTAGCATAATTTAACCCTGAAATATAAGAGGCTACCGCTTTACCAGTAGGAAGATTGCCCGATGTAGAAGTCATTGTTGTTTCATCTACATCAACATAAGCGCCTTCCTTTAAATTAGCAGACAACTCATAAGGAGCTAAAGCACTGGAAGTTAAATAAGTGTTCGAGTCCAAAGACCCGTCCGCCTTCATAAACTGATTAGATGTACCACCAGTAACAATAAACTTTGGGCCTGTTAGGTTATAATAAAGAGTCTGTGCTATCCCTTTATTAAAGACTGCGAGCTGTTGAAGTGTGCCACGGGTTTGGTAAAAAGCTATTTCTGTGACAGAGGCATCATTCCCTGCTTTGGCTACTACGGTAATCTCCATTTGAGTAACACCATAGAATCCTGTGTTTTGACCTCTATACAGAGCTTGGTTGTTATATTTACATACGTTAGTTAATGTAAATAAATGCCACCCGGGATTCTGTGACCAGTCAGAGTACACTCTACACGAAACGGATTCTGGAATACTCGTATAATAAAAGGCTACCTCTAAATAACCATAGGGATAACCACCATCAAACATTTTTGTCCCATTCTTTCCTGCAATGGTAATAACACCTGTATTACCTGCGGTTACTTTACATTGTGTTTCAAAAGAACCGTCAAAGAACGTAGTGGTAGCACCTGTGGAAAACCCTGACATGGTAACATCATATCTTTGAGTTGCCGCCCAAAGAACATTATGCACCTCGAACAACCATTGTCTTCTATTATCAAACCCGTTTATCGTAGAGAATATTTCTCCATAAGGAACATAGTTTGAAAGTTTACGGTTTGAGCCGTCTGCGACATCATCTAAATTAAGTGTGATGTCTGCTGACAAAGCCTTATTATTTACCTTACGTGTTGTAGGGACATAATCTGAAAGTTTACGGGTTGAACCATCTGTAACCTCATCTAATGTATAACTAGGCTTATTTTGTTCTTTAGCCCATGCAGGAACAGTGGGGTCTGTCTCTGTATAGGATGTAAGATAACCCACATCATTGTTAAAAGCAGAAATGTCTGATGGTATATCCTCTGCTGTAATAAACTCTGCATCATTCGTAAGTTCTGATGTCTTTGTAGGTATTGTGGGTTTATTACTTAAATCATTATAGCTACCAGAGGTAGCTACCGTAGCTAAATCTAAATTTATTGTTTTATTCTGTGAAGCATTGGCAGTAAAGGTATCACCATTATCAGAGCTATTCTTCTTAATGGTTAAAGTAGCATCATAGACAGTAGGAATAACTGTGCTGTCTGGTAAAGCCCCCACTTCACTAGCTGTATAAGTTGGTTTACTTGGTTGTTTAGCCCAACTAGGTACAGTAGGATCTGTTTCTGTGTATGAGGTAAGATAGCCCGCATCATTATTAAAAGCACTAACATTCGTTGGTATATCTGAACTAGTAATAAATCCACTATCATTATTTAAATCAGAGGTGTTTGTTGGTATTGAGTTTTCTAAACCATCTATTTTTTCAGAATTTACAAAAGACTGATGTGTTATTTGAGTAACTACACCATCTTTTAAGGTGTACATAGGATGTTCTGGTAATAATGAAATTGTTGTAGCTGAATAAGCTATACCAACTAGAACATAAATATCATCTGTTGTAACTTCTTGTGCATAATAATTAGGATTGTTAAAATAGAACTTTCCATCATTATGGAATGTACCAACAAAATAAAAAGGTTTACCTACAACTAAAGGTGTAGTTGTTACATCTGCAAAGTAATTTGTATATGATAAGGTATTATAAATATTATAGTGTGTTGCGGTAGTGTTAGACCCAGAATTTACTTTAGTAGTTCCTGAAGTATAATAAATTACATCTGGATAAAAACCACTTGTATTTAAAACATGGTTCGCGACTTTGTTTGAATAAGACAACATGATAGATTCCCATGTATCTACACCTGTGCGCATTACAAGACATCTACCATAAATACCGTTAGTTCCTGCTTTTAAAGGTTGTGATGTGGAAATATAAGTTGTTGTGTTACCATCAATATAATCAGAATCAGCAAACCACCCTTTAGTAATAGTAGTTGATCCAATAGTTACATTTTCCATATAGGTTAGCTGAATCAAACTACCTACAGGGAAATGTGTACTTACTACTGTTGCTCCTCTAAAGTAAACAGGAATAGCATCAGTTGTGGTATTATTAGCTAGAGTTAAAGTTAAATTAGATCCTGCGGCGCTAGCAAAAGGAAGGAAGTAGTTTATCTGCATTCCTACATAAAGTGCATTTCTTTTAGTCACACCTGTCCAGTTAGCTGTTGCGGCGGCCTGTGTACCTAAAATTAACTCTGTATCATTTCTTAGTAAAAGAGCATCTACCTGTGGTTTTGAATATACAGAGTATTGGTTATCTGATTCAATATCTGGATCTTCTATATGCACAAGACCATCTGTATTATGAGTGGCTGTGGAAAACCCTGCTTGAATAGAGGAAAATAAAAAACCATGAGTAAACGCTGAGAAATCAAAAGAGAGAAAAAGATTTAACTGTTGATTTACCTTCTGAATAAGTGGTGTACCTTGAGAGTAACCTCCCAAAATCTTCTTCTCATTGTTTACAGTTTTATAGAAAAGAATAGTCTTTGCCTGATAGGATGTATTACCCAAGTCCAGTATTCGGACATTACCTAAACTCCCCTTTATATTACCAACAGCCTCATCATCATAAACCGTAGAATAAGAGGATATGCTTGTTAAAGAAGAAATATTGTCTATTTGATCTAATAAGAGGATTGTACCCTCTATAATAACTTGAGCTGAAATCTGTGTTTGACCATAAGATGTAAGTTCAACTTGAAACATATATTTCTCCTAGAGATAATACAAAAATAGGAAAGGTGGTTAGCCTTTCCTATTCGATAGTACAAAGTGTTAAGCAACTTATTATCACTGTGTGCTAATCTTTTGTGCCAATACCAAGCAAGGCTCTGTAGCTGTTGTTCTCTTGAAAGCACCAGATAACAATGTCCATGTACCCGACATAGGAAGACCTACTGCTTTATACGAAATTTGACCTGACATTGGTAACGAAATAGCGGCGGCTTTTAAAAATTGTCCGTCCACGGTATCACCATACCCTTTTTCCACACCAACCTCTGAATAAATGAATAAACCAATTGAACCTATAGTATCGGAAGAGGAAATGGTGTTTAAAACAGCATTCTTTGCATCCGTAATTGCGGATCTAACTGAAGCTACTGTTGGTAGTTTTGAATTACTACCTGAATTATCCCATCCACCTGTATCAGAACCAGAAGAATAAGAACTGTAAACTCCTGTACCAGTATAAGATGTGGCAGAAACACCCTTAAAGGTATTTATATTTCCTTCAAAGTTATTTTCTGCACTTAACTTAGCATAAGCACCCATGTCTCCTGTAAAGGCATTCAAATAATCTACCGTTACAAGACGACCATCCGTAAAAGTTCCACCATGAGTAGCATCCTGATAACTAGCTACATGCGTACCTATAACATTAGGAGTACCACCAGAACTTTCAATAGAAAAAGCCTTATCACTACTACCCAAATAAACAACGAAATGACCATAAGTAGATTCTAATTTAACTTTAACAAAAGTACTACCAGATGTATTTCCAGCAATTAAATCATAATAACTATCAGAAGCAAATGTACTATCTGTTAAAGAAACCCTGTTAAATCCTGTATCAAGGATTAATTCTGATTCTATTGTCTGTACAGACTCAGATACTAATTTTACATAATTACCTTCTACAGTATCTGATAAATCTTCTAAGGCATCATAAACCGCTTTGGTAGAAGGTGCATTAGTTGTTGAAGAAGTTGAAGCAATAGATTGATCTAAGTTGTCTTTAATGACATACTTATCATCTGACTGTGATTTGGTATAAGAGTCACAACCATACTGACCAACATACTCCCAATAATAACCAGACTTATTTAAAGCCGCAACTTCCCGTGTATTCGGTGCAGGATGTCCAGAGGTTACTTGCTTTAAGGTATAAACAGTAGAGACACCATCAAAACCTTGTGTAGTATCAATAGTTCCGTCCGTCTTAGTTTTATCATGCAGGACTTGAACTTTGTCCCCTGCATTTAAATTAGAGGCATCCAAGAGAGCTAAATCATCATGGCGCTGTTGTGTATTATCATCACCGCGACTGTTTATAATATCTGCTAAATTCTGACCTGCATTGATTCCATCAATCTGTTCCTGTAAACCTGCATCGGCCTGTTGGAAAGCTACCGTAACAGCTTCATCACCCGCTTTTATAGCCGTACTAACGACATCCACAGTAGGTAATTTGCTTGCATTACCAGAGGCATCCCAATTGGACGTAGAGCTTTGAATACCAGAACCAGAAATTGTGGAATTGGCTACAATACCACCTGTAAAGGTCTTTGGGCCATCAATCGTCTCTGCTCCCGCTTTATGCACAACTGCATTATTGATTGTGGAAACCTGTCCCTCTACATAAGCTCTGACTGCATGAGAAGTGACGAGTTTTCGAGCAATATCTGTCTCTGTACCTGTCTGAATCTCATTTAAATAAATGTTACTTATGTATGTCCCATTAACTAATTTAGCTGTATCGGAAACAGTAGAAGCACTAATAGCACCTGAATAGTGTGGTGTTGTTTCAACCGCTGTACCTGTGATATAACCACCAACGGATAGACTGGAAACACCACCACTTGCACTACCCGAAATTTCTACCGTAACTGTCTGGGTAGGGGTTGAGTAATCATTGACAATATTAAGTGTCTCTAATGTGGTAGAGCCCTCTACTGGTGATCCAGAATTAGTGTCCCAAGGAATAAGACCATCTGTGATCGTCTCTATGTCCGAAACAATAGTGTCGATTTGAGTTGCATTATAGACAGTAAAGTCTTTATTTGTCTCACCTGTAGGACGAGCTATACGAATGACACCCTCACGGAATTGTGTGGAGTGAGGCAGAGCTACTTTAATGGTATTAAAGGAACATTTCTCTGCTCCTGTAAACTGACAAGAAACCTCTAACTGCAAACCTTTATTAGAGGCTTTTGTTACCGAGATTAACTCTGACTTAGCTATCTCCGTACTACCAGACTTTAAAACAAGCATGGTGATGGTGTAAGAAGAATCAGAATTATCCTCAAAAGAAATTTTACAATAAGGGCCAATCCCTGTATCATCCTTATATGAGCTACCAAATACCTCGGATATGGTCTTAATACTGGATGTGCCTGTTGCTCCACCATATAAAGATACTGCATCAATTATTACAGGAGATGAGCCAGCAGTAGCACCATCAAGTGCTGTCTGTCCCGCTGTAGTAACATTAAATCTTATCATAAACCCCTCCTATATAGAGTATTTCTAGTCTTTAGATAGACAATATTTCCGTAGTATGAACGCCGATATTCTCTAAGTAAGTTAATACACAAGCACTTAAATTAACTCCATGCGTATTAACCGCCAACTTCCCTTCATTATTAACTAACTCTACCCCTTCTATGTCTAACTCATCATCATCATAGTTTCTTAAAGAGACTATAGTATAGACCTTCTCTGAATCGTAATAAATGTACTGATTCTCATCAGAAATAAGGATGTTTAAGCTAAGTTCTTGATCTGTATGACTTAAATTAAAATAACCTAATTTAATCGGACTTTCCGTATCCTCTGTCTCTGTATTTTCTACCTCTGATTGGGGATTATCTAACTGCGAATCACTATTCTCTGTTTCATCGGACAGAGAAGGCTTTATTGATCCAAAGTTTAAGGAATCGTCTGAGATAATAGTCTGGGAATCATCCGTAGAAGATCCAACATCTGTGTTGTCAGATTGAGTATTATCGGGCTGAGTATCAGAGGAATCCTGTGTGTTAGAACCTTGAGTATTCCCTGTGCTAGAATCCTCTGTATCAGAATCAGTAAACTTATCCGCTACCTTAATCGCAAACACGATACAGGGTTGCACGGCTGTACGGGCTTTGGCTACAGATAAGAGTTTCCACTTACCAGTTAAATTAACTTTATCGTAGTGGGTGTAAGAGAATGCTCCACCATTAGTGAAGTTGAGACTTATGGGTTTAAGGTATTTACCATCAACCTCTGCACCATACGACTTCATCTCTCCTGCTTCGGAATACTGGAACAAACCTATGGACGCTATGCCGTTTAAGACAGCAACATTATCCGTAGTTAATTTAGTTCCTGTAGGTTCCGGATCAGGACCAGGTGGCGGATAAGGTGGATCTGGTTCTGGTGGAAAATCGGGATAATCAGAATCTACGACCTGTTGTGTAACCTTGTTATAGTCAAGAATCCTATACCCACTTATCACTTCCTCAAGCAATAAGGCGGCATACTTCCTATAAATATAAGCCCTAAGAGTAAAGGTAATTGTAGCCCTATAAAAAGGTGTCTGCGAATCAAAAGACTCTAAATCAGTGTTATCCTCTGTTGATTCCCAAGTAATGTTAGTGGACATACCAGATACTTGAGGATCGGGCATTCTAAGATCTTGGTCTTTCCAGTTTTCAAAAGTTAAATAAGGATAACGATAAAGATTCTCCTGTACCTCTACGACAAGCTCATCAAAGTTATCACGCTCAAAGGAGAACACCTCAAGCATATAACGTAGCTCATAATTAGTCTGTACCATAGTCATGTCGGCAGAAGTACAGCGACCATCAGGAGCTATGGAAATATCTCGACCACGCCTGTCACCAGTCCTAGCAGTAGCCCAACTGTTCTGTGCATCCTTATACATGATAGGGGTGGCTACACGACGTAATACAATCAGAGGGAACTCTACTCTTTTACCCTCGTATATATGATTGTTTCTTATTTCAGTAATTGGACAGTTCGGTCGGTTATTCCAATGAGTATTCTCAAAAAATAGTTTGAATCTATACAGTGTGGCTAGATCATAATCTCGGACATCTATAGTCATTTGATCTAGCCTCCTTAGTCACAGAACCATTCCCACTTAGAATTACCACAGCGGTACACTTTATTATATCCTAAATCTCTCATTATGAAATCTTCAATAGAGCCCTCTATCTTAATATCCTTATATATTGGATATTTATTTAATAAAGTCTCTACGGTACAAGTGTACCTGTTAAGGACAGACTTGTACTTAACCCATTGATAGTCTATAGACTTTTCCCCATAAGAAACAAGGGTGAAGCCTAGTGTTCGATAAACATCACCAGTAAAGTAATCATTGTCGGAGTAAGAAAGAAGGTACTTGGGGTGGTGATCTTTAATAAAGTGAGACAGCAGTTTCGATGCACCACCTATTATTTTATAACCTGTCTTAAAGGCTAGTCTTTTAAGTTCATAATAATGCTCTTTTTTATGTAGATGGTTATTTCCTCTTAGTTTTCCAAAAGACATTACAGCTAACAGAGTATCTTTATAGAATAACCCATAAGAGTACTTAGAGTGGTTATAATCACCATCAAAGTGATATTGGGATAAGAAAGATATTCTTTCTTTCTTAGTAATCTCTTTTACAATACATTTCCTAGCATATATGACTTCGGGTTTTGAAAAAGAATCACGTAAGATTTGATCTACCTTCTCTCTTTTATATTCCCAATCCTGACTATACACTGAAAGTAATCGAATGCCGAGCTTTCTACACAAAAAGAATTTCTGATAATGCGTTGTTTTCTTTTTATATATGTCAGAATGCCAATAGCTACCATGATATTCTATGGCGATTTTCTTTTCTGGGTAGAATAAATCCAGTTCATAAGGTGGAATAATATCTCTATTATTCTCCTCTACCTTTCCATCATAAAAAGAATGAATGAAGTCTCTTATTTCTTTTTCTTGTTTCGAGGAATTAAGCTGATGTAAACAAGTCTCACAATGAATTGGTGTATCTATTCTATTATTCGTTATACTACAAAGGTTATATAATAAGTGTGTACTATACTCTCCACAAGTTGGGCATTTAACACGAACAGGGGATAGAGAATTTACTTCACCAGAAAGAAGATGAGAATAATCTTCTGGGTGAAGAATGGATGATAATTGCTCTTTGAAAGAGTCAGTCAGATTACGTATTCTTTTATTATAAAGAGACTTAGAAAGACACTCTCTTTTCTTCTCTCTCCATTCTTTATTTTTATAATGCTCTTTTATTTTATTACTAATACTCTTTCTAATATCTGGATTAGACTGTAAATGAAGGCTTAATTTTCTTGCCTTCTCCTTAACTTTTTCTGGGTTATTTTTATACCATTCCGATACCTTCTTTCCTATCTCTTTAGCTCTATCAGGATTCTCTCTATTCACTTTCTTTTGTGCTTCACTAAGACGCTCTCTTAAATCTGTCGTTTTACACAGTTCTCTATAACACCATGCTCTTTTCTTTAGTAGTTCAGGATTTCTACGTAAAGACTTAGAAATGTTTTCACCTATCCCCTTACTATGCTCTTTTCTAAGAGTTCTATTTCTCTCTTTAATTTCTTTAGCTTTCTCTGGATGACTTTTCCACCACGCACCCATTCTATGCACAAATTCTTCTACAACCTCTGGATGTTCTTTAAGATACTTCGATTTATTCAACCCTCTTTCTTTTAAGGCTTCTGGATGCTCTTTATAATACAGCTTTGCCTTCTCTACTGCAACTTTATTGGAAGCACAAACCTTCTCATAATTATCCTGTATATAATTTAATCTGTCCTGCCTATGTTTTTCTCTGGCACACTCTTTACACCCTCTCCTCTGTTTCATTGTTTTTAAACAAATATGATTTCCTACCTTTGTTTCGTATTCATACCCACATTTTAAACACCTAACACATACCCTCTTAGTAGAGGGTAAAGATCCATCTATAGCTCTCTCTTTATCTTCATCTCTAATCAGTTCATCTATAAACCATTGAGGATAAACCCGACGATTAGCTTTAGTTTTCTTACAATTCTCTATTTTACTCACCTTATTACAAACAGGACAAAGAGCTGATTTTAACTTCATTGTCTTTACTTTTATTTTACTTGAGAGCTTACACTTCGTAATATGGCCATTAGGGCATTCAAATTCTAATACATCATTTAAATGTAGCTCATTATTTCTAGCTTTTTCTTTATCACTTTCTAAATGCAAGGAGTCTATAAACCACTGTGGGAACTTCTTTTCTAGCATAAAGTAAACTCCATTATTAAAGCACTAAAATTAACACCTAATAATGGAGTTTACTATGAATAAAAAGAGTTTTCAACTATTATCTTGTACAGAAGTATAGGGACATCTGATTTCCTAGTTTTTCCTCTAATTCTTTCTGTTCTGTTGCACCTTCTTGAAGAAGGGAGTCACCATCCTGATCAACAGGGCTTCCAGAGACTTTTACTTTACGTAAAATTCTACCTTCAACTTGCTTGCAGAGGCTCAAGCTATAACGTAAAACCCATGACTGGTAATCTTCTGTCATATTTTTAATTGACCTGTCTGTTATACACTCTGCTGTATATGGGCCTGTTCCGCCTGTAGCATCATCCACATATAAAGTGTTGCCGATTAGTCTAAACCCAATTGGATTTAAAGTAGCTTTCACTTCTTCATAATAATAGTTATAAAGAGCGGCATTAACCAGACCTTGTGATCCAGAGTATTGGGACATATCCGTACCACCTAACTGGTTATAAATTGATCTGGCAATAAGCATATCATAATAGGATGTGCCTGCTGTGGTAGAGGTTTCAGCATCCACATAACCCATTTGGTGAACACGAACGACTGCATAAATAAGTCTGTCTGTGAACTCAGTCTTACGTCCTACCTCTATAAACTCTACTGCATTAACATAGGGCAGTACTTTTCTTAGGGCAAAGGATATTTGTTGTTGTATCATATCATCATTCATATAGACATTAACTACAGGATAACCTAAAGAGGTTTTTATGTAATTAAGCCATAAAGCTCTGTCTAACATCTCAGGAAAGGGCATGATACACCTCTATTAAATTAGAATGAATAAAAGAAAAGACCCTTATGGGTCTTTTCTAAATTAGATATTGGTTTTATTATCTTTATTGTCTCACACTGGAAACACATTAAGTATCATATCGTAAGAATCCATAGGATCTTCTATCGACCCTGCACCAGAGCAAATAATCAATCCATTGAGTGTACCAAAATCAGTTTCTATCTCTATGTCCCTTTCTTTAGCCACTGGCATCTTCGATACAGACTTATCCCACCTATAACCCTGTGGGTATCTGTCAGAGTCCTTATAAAACACATTATTCACACCATCAATACCTTGAATTAAACTGATAAGATTTTTAAACGGACCCCATGCACCATTGTCACGATAAATATGTCTCTGAATTTCTTGGATGTTCCTGTCTCCAATAATCTTATTACGAATCTTTTTTAACTGTGCCCTATTATTTTCTTCTGTGCGTAATAATTTAACCATAATAATCTCCTAAAAGAAAAAGACCCATAAGGGTAGATACCTTATGGGTCTTTTTCTAAATAGAAATTGGTTTTACTATCACTTAATGAAAGTGTTTAGTAATCAACGTCCAGATAAAACACTCTTTATTCTAGCGGCAACTGATCCATAGTTAGTTATAAAAGAATCTGTTCTAACACTACTACAAACAAAAGGTGTTTTATTCACCTCAGGACAATATCCCATTATGATACCTTTACCTTTTCTTATAGTCCAATCAACATAAACTTGAACGGTAGTAGAATTACCACTACTTAAAGTTATGTGTAAAAGCATCCAACCAAAATCTGAAATCTCAACATCACACCCTAGTTCTTTGGAAAGACCTTGGGCTAAAGTTTTCCAAGACTCCCCAACATGATTTATACTTTCATTTTTACTAACTCTCATAACAATAAACTCCTCTAACTTAGGTAAGTATTTTAGAGTCTTTTATTCAATAAATAAAAAGACTCTATGTTCCACTCAATCTTAGATAGAAGATAGATTAACCAATCTCTTTTAGTTTTTCGAGCATCACAGCTTTGGTCATGCCTGTGGTGTCCACCCCTTTTTCCCCTAATACAGCTCTCAACTCTTTCTTAGACATAGAAGAATAATCTACTGCTTTATCTTCCTCTTTAGCAGGTTCTTCTGCGGGTATTTCTGCTTTCGGTTCTTCAGCTACTTCCTCTTGGGAAACAATAACAGATTCAGTTAAGACCTCAGAGGCATTTACCATTTCTGGTACAGCTTCCTCTTTAGGAGCTTCTACCACTACTTTTGGTTCTTCTTTTACTTCTTCCATATCCCCGCTACTAACAGGTTCTTCTGCAATTAAATCCTCTGCTTTTGGCTCTTCCACAACGGGTTCTTCCTCTACGGGACGAACTTTCATAAAGGGGAGCTTGGATAATGCTTCATAAGATCCTTTGCTCACATCTTTGATAATCTCTTTTTTTGACGGTAAGATAAAACGTTTTCCGTCTATGTAAACAATACGTGGGTTGTTACGGATGTCTGTAATGTAAATCTTCATCTCTCTTTTCCTTTTATTTTAAGTGTGTATAAGAATGAATAATAACACCACCTATTAGATAAGTAGTGTTATTATTCAGTTTGGAATTGGAGCAGGGGTTCTCCGTCTTTAAATCTAAATCGTTTATTACCTAAACAGACTAAGGCTTGTCCATACGTATTTCTTGCAATATCAAATGCGGCTTCCAAACGAAGAAAATAGGTTTCCTCTATTCCATCTTGGTTTAGAATGACAAACGCCTTTTCCTCTTTTTCCTCTGATGTGTCCATTATTCCCCAAACTCTACTGCCTGTTTAATTAACTTATCTACCAACTCTTTCGGTGGTTCACCAACATCAACATTAGGTGGATTGCCTAACATTAACTTGTAGTGCTGTTCTATCTCACCTTTATCATTCTTTATTGCTCTGGTATACCAATACTCATCATAAGGTACGCACGATTTCTTAGTGATATTCATTAAGTCACAGGCTATGTCAGAAGGGATTGGATAACCACCATGCTTTAATGCTGTAATGGCCGCTTTACCAGAGAATCCTGCCCACATCTGACGATCCTTTAATTTAAAATCATCCTCTAGCATTCCCTTTAAAGACTTTTTACCCTCGGGTGTTCCATCCTGCCCTAAGAGACACAGCTTTCTACCACCTCTTTTAAAGCTGTATATAATACACGCTTTAATCTCCCCACCAGACTTATACAACTTCCAGAAATCGGAGTCTGCAATTAAGTCCTCTACTCCATTCACATTCTTTATACCACCACAATATTCGTATGCTTTTTTAAGAATGTCCCAAACCACATCCCCATACTTCTTCATTTCGTCTTTTGTTTTAAGGTTAATAAACCTCTCTGTAATATACTTGCTCTCACTGCATCTTTTTAATACAACCATAATCTACCCCTTAGTGTAAAACTGGTAAAAAGAAACCCTCTTAATATTAGATTTAAGAGGGTTTCTTTTATTTTAATTTCCTGTATAAGAAGACCAAGCATCCTCTGTACGAATGTCTGGATTGGATTCATCCCAACCAACATAATACTGTGGGACACCATTAGAAGTACCTATATACACTGCACCTATATTAGAATAAGTAGTATAGTCTAAAGCTAAATAGTTCCCATTAGCGGCTGTGGCTAAATAACCAAATAAATCAGAAGAATTTTTAAACACATTACAGGCTATCAAATCAATCTTTGTTCTACCCTTTGTTCCAATACCATCTGCATTTAAAGGACGGTTTATAGTATCATAATTACCACTTGTAGTTAATACGGGTGCTTCATAAGGAATAGTCTGATTCCCACCAACTACCCAAGCAGACATTGGCCATGTTAAAGAACAATACTGGTTATATATACCTGTTATATCATACTTTAATCCGTTAGAGCATAAGGTAGTAAAGGCATGATCTTGAAACTGGAAACCATTGGAAGTTCTCTTTGTTAAAACAGACTCACCAGAGGTACCACTACTTAAGTTTAAAGAAATGGAAAAGATGTTATAAGGATCGGAAGGACTGCTTAAAGCAGATAAGCCATCTATTGCAGTAACACCAACCTGTATATTATTTATGTCTTTACCTGCAAAACTAATGATGGATTTATCCTTAGTAGCATAACCAAAATAATTGGATGTATTTGTTAAGAAACATCCTGTTATTGTATTCCAAGATGGATATAGTTGATTACCAGAACCCGAACAATAAATATTCCCTACGGGCATTAACAGTGTACATTTCTTATACTCAAAGTCAGTAACAACGTCATCTGCAAAGTCTTCATAAGAAATACTGTGCATACAACTTACTCTAGATAACTGCTGATTATTATTACTACTAGAATTAGCTGTTTTAAGCATTCTATATAAACTAATTTTACCTGCTGAAAGGTCACTAGAACCAACATCCCAATAACCCGCAGTAAGAATTAAATAATAGGCATCACTACTACCACACTTAAAGAAACTGGCGTAATTGTAGCCTACATCATCCAGTCTATAAATCACATTGCCGTATGAACCAAGACTAAACTGCCCTTGTGTATGATTAAATGTCCACTGTGCCCCTGATAAAGCACAACTATCCATAAATGCCTTTACTCTAGTTTTATGTACGAGTAAAACCCAGTTTGTCTCACTAGTTGTATCACCAACCACATAACCAGAGGGTCTTGCACATTTATAACCAACAAATTTATAGCCGCCTAAAGACATTGTTTATCTCCTATTAACAATCCTATAAGTTAGGTACTTAAAAGAAAGAGTACTACTGGAAGTATTCTTACATGCTAAATGGTTGTTAGAATCACAATACAGCTCTGCCTTAACAGGGTGAAGATTATATGGGAGATCACCTGTTACCATGCAGGGAATGTATTGCTTATATGAATCATACGTTATTGGTGTTTGTCCATCATCGGAATAGAGTGTAATAGAGCTTCCTTGATTAACTGTTACAGATGCTTTATTTTGAGCATACGCTAAAGAGACTGGGTATTCTCTATACCTTAATCTAAAGGCATAGTAATATCTTCCTGTCTCTGGTAGAACTTTAGAAAGCCATAATAAGGATAAAGGTGTCGCGGGATCAGCTCTAATGTAATCTTCTGAACTGGTATCAAGACGTGTTCCATCGAATTTATAAACACCAACAATTTCATAATGGGTGGTGTCAGAATATGGTATCTTTACACCAAACTCATCATACAAAGAATAATTTGTGTTTCTACCAACAGCAACATCCCCTGTTTCCGAAGCACCCTCATCATTAAAGTAAGCTGTCTTTATTTCTGGATTTAATCTCTTTACACAATGGATATAGACATAAGGCATTCCTGTATCTGAACTAAAGCTAAAGTCTTCCCAATCATGGGCATAATACCAAGCTAAATCATTCTGATCTGAGGTATTACCCAACCATGAGAAAGTACCATCGCTAAATGACCATAAAGAGTGTGGGACTTTAAATGCCTCGGGTGAATGTAACCATGTAACTCCACTTATAGTGGAATCATAAATAAAGTAGAGATAACGTGCAGGATAAGAGTTATTCCTATCAAAAGGCACATTACTACCCTTCATATAAACAGAATAATCTCCCGCAGTAGAATCTGTGCCATTCACGTGTTTTTCACTGAATGTCCAATTCGCAGTAGAATTAGGCCAACCTATTGTAAGACGTGTACCCTGCATCTTAGGGCTTTGGTAATTATTTATAGAAGTACCTTGGAATACTTCTATCATTGGCCACTCATTAGGAGAATCGTGGGAAACTTCTTGTAGCATAGAATCTGTTAAATCATCTGAATAAACATTCTTACCAGAGTATGCTACTATAAAATAATTACCTGTTTCTTCTGCATAAGATCTTGGAACATAGGCTACAAATGTTCTTAATTCTACTGGTTCATAACCATCAGGTACATTAACACGTTCTCCCCATAGTGCTTTCAAAACAATCTCTGGCGGGGGTGTTGGATTTATTCTCTCTACTTGTAAAGACCAAACAAATCGTGTTCCACTTTCAGGATGGAAATACCAGTTACGACGTGTACTGGACATATAAATATAATCCCCATTTATCGGGGAAAGCATATTTCCATCTACTTGAGTTAAAGATAAAACTGGGGCATTGTCATAACCCGCATCTATATCCTCACCAACAATAAGATGTCCAGTTTCATCATAAATAAAATCATTTACAGACCCACGCCTCTCACTATTCTCTGTCTCTTTATTACCCTTATTAGTAAAGAAGAAGCTCCGTACAGCTACTCCTAATTCTAAGGTAGTAATCATAGTTGTATCAGATATAGTGGTAACACTAATATCACTATAAGACATTAAAGAATCTGAAATAAAGTGGGGTGGTATATTGCTATAAGATAAAATATCTTCCTCTGTGGTATGAACAATACGTCCTAATCCATTATCAAACACTAAGAAAGGTATTTCGTCTAAAGGCTTTGGTGGAATGGGAGTCCACAGTTTTTTCCACTCTCTATCATCCCAATATTCTCTCATAACTGGATTATACCAAGACCAAACATAATCACCCTCTTTGGCATAAACCTCACACTTTATTTTAGTATAACCCAACGTAGAGTACAGTATATCATAATCGTAATCTTGCCAATCATTATTTAAGAATATCTTAGTAGCCATATTACTTTCTTATAAGAAGATACTGTTATACCTATGGAATCCACTGTTCCTCGGATAGAGGCAACTCTAACAATTCATTACCTCTATAAAGAGGAATAGACGATGAATAACCATTCACAGGCAAAGCCTGATTATTTAAGAATGCCCATTCCTGTATTTCCTCTAATGTAATCCATGTCTCTCCATTGTCTAAAGAATACTTGTTAATGGCGGGGTCATACAGATAGTTCTGGTCTATGCTTGAGGAAAGCACTCTGTTTTCTCTTATAACAGGATACGTATCTGTTCTAAACAAATAAGCATTTAAGTTAAATAACTCATTTGTTCCAACCTTATCAAAAGACGTATTTTGAAACCAGAAAAATGCCTCATCTACCATTTGAATGTATTTGTAATAATTACAATATTCAGATGGACGCATAGTAAAAGGTAGAGTAGCCCAACCAGAATTAGACATTCCGTACAGAACGCCTAAAGAGAACTGGTAGAGTTGTGTAAAGGCTAAAGAGTCCCAGATAAACCATGAACAATAATCATTGTACTCACTTACTGGTTTTTCCTCTGTGGGATAAAGCCATTCTTTTAAAAAGTTATCAGAACCAAAAGACTTGTAAAGATCTAAAGCCTCTCCCTGATTCCCTTTATAGGTTGTGTTAAATATCGTATAGAGAGGATATTCATCTGGCCCAGTGCATCCCGCCGTAGGCTTCTGATAATATTTCTCTTTAGCCTCATCCGTTTTCCACTTATCCTCTGTATTCCAGTAATCCTTTATTGTAAGAATATCCCTTATTCTCTTATAGTCTTGAGATCGTTTGGTAAATAAAGGAACATGAGGAACGCGGTTTAATTTTGCATTATAGGGGGTGGTAGATTTATAACTATTATAAAATCCTATCTGCTCCAATACCAAAGTTAAACCATACAGGTTAAACATATCACCTGTATCTAAGCTCTCTACTGAATCTAAGGTATTGAGGTATTGACGGACATTTAAGAAAAAAGACTGGTTGGGTAATGCAATTAAATTACCCTCTGAGTCTAGGATATAGTGTGGTATAAAGAGCTTGTCCGATACTTGTGTATCACCAAAGGCACGCGCATATCCTATGAGGAATAAAAGAGTGTTGGAAGCAAAAGACTGTTTCCTTAATATAGGGTCATAATAAAGCAACCCTTCATCTGTGCATCGAAACTCGAACATTATTGTATTCCAAAGCTCTTTAGTACAGCTAAAATATGTTTACACAACATCCCTTTCTGTCTTGGGTTTCTCACAACAGGTACACGACCCTCTGGATCAATCCCTGCCTGTGCTTTATAGGTAATAAATTTAAAGCCCTGATAAAGAAAAGCATCACAGCTACACGCTACCTTTATATCCTCTCTTTGTAAGATTTGTTTGAGGTCTTTAGTAGTTGTTTCCTCTGTGATAGAAGGGGAAGATAGAATAACTATGTGCTTTTTTCCGGGACTCGACTGTGAATCAACAGAGAAATACACTTCATTCTCTGTAAACTTTTCAAATTGAGAACGGAGGTACTTAGATCTAAGTCTGGACTTTAAATCCGACCGATTAACCAATTCCCTAGCTTTTAATTCACATTTTAATCTACGCATTTCAACACCTTTGAACTACCAAAAGTCTAAAGACTCTCGGATTCTATGGAGTCCTCACGGATCTTCCTTTCTGTTTCATCGAATACTCAGCATTGCCGCAAAGCGGCTTAGCGTCCATACCCTCCACAGACATTAGTTCCCGTAGTTCCTACGGTACATTTTAAAATACTTAATTCTAATATTTAGAACTAAACTTGGTTATCGTTTAATTCTAAATATAAGATAACTTAAAAATCTTTTTAGCCTACTAGAAATTCTTTTAATTTTTCTCGTCCCACTGGAGAAAGCCCGTGAGTTTTCAACACCTATAAAGAAAGCCGTAGAATTAGATAGGGAAAAGAAAAGCCCCAATTAAGGGGCTTTGTCTTACTCAAGGCTGATTATTCCATCCTCATCTGCTTCATAACCAGATTCTTCCACAGATAATTCCTCTATAGAATCTTCATCCTCTGTGTTTGTTTCAGTCACAGGCTGAATCATCTCCGAATCAGGAATTAACTTAATTCCACCACAGCTCTCCACAATAGCCTTATAATACTCTAAATGTTCCTTAATAAAAGCATCAAATTTAGCTTTACTTAAAAGCACTACTTCCTCACCCTTATAATCCACAGTGTACTTTTTAGAGGAAGCCTTAGCTAAACCATTTAAAACCATTGCATTCGCAATAGCACCAGAGTTGGAAACACCTTTACCAAAAATTACTTGAAGGAGCATTGGAATCTTTGGTGGTACATGACGATTTTTATTAGCCTTTAAAAAACACTCTGCACCATAAGGTATAGGTTTATCATGCCCTTTAATTGTACGTGTTAAAAACTCCTTCTTTGTTAATTCCAGTGTTATATCCATGTGATACTCAACAGATTTACCACCTGCCGCCTGTACTGTGGTAGGTTGGGTATAAGTCATACCAATCTTTGTACGATTCTGTAAGACAAAGAATGTTGTAATACCTGCATTAGAAAGAGGAAATTTATACTTGGCTAATATTCTTGACTGCATGACAGCATTCAAAGCAGGTTGATTTACATCAGAGATGTTATTTTCAATAAGCTGATCTGGTATAATGTCTGTCAAAGAATCAATAAAAATAAACTTTAAATTTTCATCATTCTGAACACGTTTTAGTAAATCATCTAACTCTCTATATGTTCTAACATACTTAGGAATAAATGTTCGATTCTCTAAAAAAGGAATCATTGAGAAAGACTCTAACTGGGAACGGTTTAAACCACACTCTGTGTCTATATAAAGACAGCGATAACCCTTAGAACAACAATTCCTAGCAATATGAAGGCAACACGTCGTATTATGAGAAACTAAACCATTTGTTAAAAAAGAATGGCTTTGCGGAATAGTATAATCATAAACATACATATCACCTTCTACTTCTTCTTTACAAAAGACCTCATGTAATTCAACTTTACTATAATCTCTAGCTAAAAGAGAATTATTATACATTTCTCTTAGAGAATTAACAGACACACTATTCCTTTTAGCTATACTATTTAACCTACATCTATAGTCATGATCCCTTACACACTTCCTTTTATTAAAGATTACCTCACTTTCTACAAAAAAAGTTTTTCTTGCTTCAGAAGAATTACCCCATACTTTAGGAATAGGATCACTTTTTTGAAGAAGATTACTTAATTTACTACCTACAATACGAACCAAGCCAATTGTAAGTGAAGCTAATTTTTTAGCCTCACTTAAATTTAAAAGAAGCCTGAAATATGTCGTATTCACCTTTTTAACAAACTTCTCTGTCTTTTTACCTACAATCCCAATCATAGAGAGAAACTTCTGTAAATCTTCAATAATAGTAAGATCCTTCTGACAAAACTCTATTCTATCACAACCTACCCAAGCATCCGTATCTAATATACCTGCTATCTTAGACAACAACTGATTATAAGACATAGGTTCATAAAAAGACTTTGTAACAAAGTCTGGTCTACTTTCCGCAGAAAAACGCAAATACTCTAATGTCTTTTTACCAACTTTCTCACAAAGAAGTGTAGTATATTTATCTTTACCTATCCTAGTATTATCTGCAATTTTTTCAGAGAAACCTAACATAGAAAGAACTTCTTTTATCTTAGAACTTTCCTCTTGTATTGTAGTTATAACAGGGTTTTCTTTATGTAAACCTGCTGTAGAACCATCCGCTAAATAAACCCCTCTCATATAAAAATCAGGATCAAAGTCTGGTTTTTTATAAACAAAACCTTGTCCTATAATCTTATCTTTTAATTTTATATCCTTAGCCTTCACCCATTCTTCTTGTAAATTAGAATGGAGAACTAGAACAGGGTGATCTGGTGTACAAAGAATCTGCATTCCATACTGATCTATAATTCGTATTACTCTGCAAACTCGTTCTCTATATTTATGTGATGTAGTATCGTTATTATTAAGAGTTAAAATTTCTCCTATAAATGGAGTAAAGCCATCTGAAAAGTCTCCCTCATCTATTCTCTGAAAGATACCATTTAAATTTATAATGGTATCACCACAAACGCATTTACCTATACCGCTCTCTGAATTAATAGAGATGAATTTACCCATAGGGATTCCCTTACCATTGGAAAGTACACTATCTATAACCAATGACCCTGACGGGAAAAAGTTATCCTCTCTTTCCGTCATGTCCAACAAGTCCCCGTAAATGGAATCAACCACACTCTTTTCTTTCTCTAATTCTGCTGTAGTTGTCTTAGAGGCTGTTGTTTTCCTTGTAGTTTTTTTAGTCTCCGTTTTTTCCTCTTTTACTTCCTCTGCCTTTTCTTCTGTCTTAGCCTCTACATTTTCCTCTGTTTTCTTATTTGTTTCTTCGGTTACTTTTTTATTGGGTATTCCTCTTGGCATAACATCTCCTTGTGTATTTGGACATAACTATATGTCCTTGTGAAAAACTACTTATATATACTTTATCATTATTGGATTTTGCACAAAAAAGAAAAAGCCCATAGGACAACCTATGGGCTTTTGTCTGAACCGAAAGGAAAAGATTAGCGACGGTTCATAGCAACACGTTTTCCTTCTTTACGGAGTGAACGGTTACGTTTCCAAGCCTCAAAACGACGATTGCATTCTTCGGCTTCTTCCTGATCAGCAAGTTTGCCCTCAAGATCTTCTTGGAGTTCAGCTTTGACATCTTCAACTGGCTGATCCAATTTAACAACGATGTCTTCATCCTCATCGAGGTCAATCTTGAGGGTTTTACCTTTAACTTCTACGCCAACTTCATTACCATCTTCATCGGCACAGATAGCTTCGTTTTCCTCGGGTTCTTCACCTTCTTCATACTCAATTTCTTCAACGCCGAAATCTTTGAGGGCTTTAACGGCGAGGTCAACAATAGCCTCAACTTCGAGAGCATCACAAGCATCTTCGGCTTCGGCTTCACGACGGCTACGACGAGGTTCGTCACAGTCAGCGCAATCTTTACCTTCAAAGCGACGGGAAATACGACGGGCTTCATTTTTAGAAATTCTACGAATCATGTTTTATCTCCTTAGTCTAAACCAGAGGTGTCGTCTGGTGGATTATAAGAACCTTTATACACATCAGATTCTTTTATGTATTTACGCGGATTATAAGGACACATTTCCAAAGGATCTGTGTTAGTTACAACAGCTAGATACCAACTACCATCTGTCAAACGTAGAACTAGTTTCTCTCCAACAGATAGAGTACTTTCATCCTCTACCAACCGATAACAAGCAGAATAAACCATATTCTGCGTCATCGTTATGTGTGATTCTCTATCTCTGATAAAATCAATAGACATGATTAATCACCTAAAATAGTGGATATACTGGAATTAAGAAAATTTAGCATCCTTACAGATAGCTCCTTTATATTAGATTGTAAGAGCTTAGAATAATTCTGTGTGCAGTAATCAGCTATAATTCCTATGGACATTACAGGTAAAGAAAAGAAATCGGAAACTTTAGCAACAGGGTATGTAATGCAGTCCACTAATTTAGACTGCATGATAGGCGTTGTTTTATTCACACACTCCCTATCACCTGATATACCCTTACCTATAATTGTTTTATAGTCTGTTTCAATCGTCTGTAAAGAAAGTAATCTAGTCTCTTTATGATCCCACAGAGTTACTTCCTCTGCCATAACCACCTTCCCTAAAGGTTGATTTATGTCTGGACACTGTACAGGATTTAAAATAACTACCTTGTTTGGTAATTCTGGCTTGCCTGATAAAAAATGAGTTAATACCAAAGTAGCGTCAATTTTATTATTCTCTAATAAAAGTAAATCTATCTGCTTCCCTTCTTTAGAACCCTCATATAAGAGTGGCGTTATTTGTGTTAAAGAAAATTCTTTAGCTATACTGGTTAAAAATTCCTCATTAGACGTAACAAACAAGATTCCTGACATAATTACCCTTCACTTAAACCTCTGGAATATCTGGAATTTCCATATCTGGTTCTTCATCTAATCCACTTTCTGTTTCAAACTGATCATCGGAAAAACCAGATGGTCCACCCATTTCTTCATCTTCCATACCACCTTCCTCATTCTCCCCCTCACCTTCCTGTGACTGAGGTGCTTCGGATTGGGCATAAATATTCTCGAATATAGATATAACGTCTGCATCTCTGCCAAGAGAATTAAAGATAAAGTAAAGGAGTTTTTGTTTATCCGCTTTTTGCAAAATCTCTGGGTCAATAAGTTGAAGCATATCAAACAAATCTCTGATACGCTGTGTAGAGTCTGTGATAATTTTTGATCTTCGATCATCCTCTGCCGTAAGAATATGAGTCATATTTACCTCAAACTCTGGTGGCAGAATATCATCAATTAGACACTTCCAGATAATTAAGTCTCTAATACCATTCTTTAAAACACGCTGAACACGTTTAACCAAACGTGCATATCGAATGTCCAACTGTGTAAGAGTAGAATCACCCAACCCTGCGGGTAATTCACCTGTCTGCCCCAAGAATGATTGAGGAACACCTAATGCAGAGTAATAGTTATTGTTAAAGTAGTCTATATCCTTTAATGAGGAAACATTGGGATCATCTGCTATCTGCTGTACCTCTACACCACCCAACCCATTTCTGACTGGGAAGTACACATTACCACCTGAAAGAAGCGGGGAATTACGGGATGAAAAGACCTGATTTGAAACAGACACTTCCTGTCTCTGCTGAATAGCTGTCTTAACCTCTCTAATCATTCTGGCGGTGTCTTGAGAAGTAGCCTGTCCAACCTCAACCTTAAATAAGTTGTACTTAGAGGAACGAGTGAGACGAGATAAAAGAATTAAATCATCTAATAACTGTCTCTGTGGGTAATAATACTGTGCGCCCTCTAGTAAGGATGTACCATAACCTATGTACAATCCTTCTTCCTCATCTGCTAGGTATTCCTTATTCCCCTTATCGTTAATAAAATGAATGTAAGATTTTTCTGGAAGGATTTGATCCTTTATATAAGAATAACCTTCCTCTGTCTTTAAACGACGAATGTACCCTAAAGGAACACCGTACTTAAATAAGTGGGAAACTTTTTTAATGTCCTCTAGCATAAAGTAGTCACCTAGGTGGAAATACTTTAAGTAACCATCCAAGTCGTCATAGTGGGTTTTAACAAAGCATTCACCATAAGCCACTACATTATAGGCTATGGAATAAATGATGTCATTTATGTGGAAGTTATTGGTTAAAAAGTCGTTCATAGACTTGGCAAACTCTGGATTGTCTATGGACGTAACCCAAGCTACCATATTCGTATCTAGGTCTAGCTGAGTTGCATCTTCCACAATTAAATTAACTGCGGCAAGTGTCACACCATCCTTAAGCATGGTGGTGTACTCATCTAACTGCTCTGATCTTGTCTGGGCATAGGTGTGAAGATCTGACAAGAAGGAGGTTGACCTTTCACCAAAAATTTGTCTTAAAAAGTTATCTCTGGGGTCTTTAGGATCTTCAATGATCTGTACCTGACCTTGTGTACCGAATAACTTGGACAACCATGTTTTAAACTTTGACTTAGCCATAATCTACAAACCTATTAGAGAATAGAACACCTTAACAATTAGATAATGTTTGGCTCTAAAACAAAAGCCACCATAAGACTGGTGGCTTTTGTTGGGTCTGTACAGAGTAATCCAGAGTTTATTTATTCAAACCATCTTTCAGTTTAGCAACTGGTTTGAAGGTAACAGTTTTCTTCTCAGCAACATGGACTGCTTCACCTGTACGAGGATTGCGGGCTTCACGTGCGGCACGTGTTTTAACTTTAAAAGAACCGAAACCTGCTACGGTAACATCATTACCTGCCATAAACTCTGCTTTAATTGCATCAAAAATTGTATCTACCACTTTTTCAGCGGCCATCTTTGATACTTTACCTTCCAGAGCTTCGTGAACCTTGGCAACCATTTCTGCTTTTGTCATTTTTCTTTTCCTTTATAAAAAGTATTGAACTACCAACGGCCTAAAGGCCGTTAGATTCTATGGAATCCTCACGGATCTTCCTTTCTGATTCAACGAGTACTCAGCATTGCCGCTTTGCGGCATAGCGTCCATACCCTCCACAGACCTACTTTCCGTAGTTCCTACGGTACATAATTCTAATATATAGAACTAAACTTGGTTATCGTTTAATTCTATATATAAGATAGCTTAAAAGGATCTTTTATTCAACTATAAAACAATCAGAGAGAGTAAAAACCCTCTCTAATCACTATACCATAGATATAGACATATTTTAGTTTAGAAAAGAGAATTTATTGATATTTCTTTTCACAAGTCTTTGGTTTCATAGACTCTGGGATATTGTTTTCCAAGGAATAAGCTAATTGTACTTCCTCACACTCCTTAGTATGTTTTGTAGTATTTATCTTACAGAGTTTGTATTTATCAACACTCATAAGTACTTCCATACTATAACTTCGACCCTGACTGCTTGCAAAGAAGTTAAGCCTTGCTTCCGTAGGAAACTCTAATTCATACCTAATATCATCATCTAAACTCTGTGGAGAATCATCCCATGCTGTATTTTTAGGATAAGTCGAATATATCCTCAGTATATTCTTTTCTAAACGATCAAATACAAGAACATTATTCCTGTATAAGGATCTATAAGCATGGCCATCCATATCTTCATGTTTTTCCATTGTTCTAAATACAGCACCATTTACAGATCTATCATAACAATAATTTAAATAAGTTCTAAACCATGCATAATCCTCTAACTCAGTATATGTAGAGTTATATTTCATACCAACCTTTATTACATAGTTATTCAACCCTTTAGGATTAGAGCTAGTTAATAAAAGCTCAAAAGTTCCTTCTGACCATACACAACTATCCTCTTTATCTTTTAATGCAGGTAAATAAGTAAAAGAAGTGGTAGAGTTAAAGTCTGCTTTAGCTATAGCTACATCCCTATAATTTGACCAAGATAAGACATGAACTATAATATTCTGTGCTGTATCAATATCACAGACCCGATATAAATCAGATTTGGTAATCCTAATAACTGCATACGGGTTAGTAACACCTTCTTTCTGTAAGTCATTAGGAAGCCCATAACCAGAATCATAATGAACAAGATAAGTATCATCACCAAGAACTTGAATAAGAGAAAACGTCCAATTAAAGGTTTGTGTAGAAACTGTAATATGAGAAGATGTTATATTCAAATAATAGTCAGAAGCATCACTGCATTCCTTATCATTACAGGAAAGATAAGAAGTATCTCCAGTCCTAATAGGGTCAGGGATTGTTATTGAAGGGACAGAGTAAGTAGGTACTTCAGTTATAGTCGGACTAGAATACGTGTAGCTTATAGAAGGTACGGATTTAACATCTGACTTGTTTAAATGAGAAGAATTATTAAAGTAAACATTACATGAACCACAATCACATGAACCTACTTTAAAGTAGGAATAATAACCCTCATCTCCTAAAGAGGAATAAACCCACTGTACAGTACTTGAATCAATAACCAAACCGACTTGACCACTTAGTATAATATATGTCTTTCCTTTTTCCGTTACCTTATGAAAGGTTAGAGATGATGTTGAGTACACCCCATCCTTAAACTCTCTATTGGTAGGACATACTTCTTTACAGTTAGAATAATCCAACTTACAAGAAGTACAAATAACATTCCCAGTAGCATTAGAATAAATATCCTTACATGTATGTGATCCAACAGACCCATCACATTCTTCAGTAGAGGAATTTATTTTACCATCACCACACTTAGGTGTAACTATACAGGATGAATAATCAATAGTACATGATGAAGAACATTTTAAATAACCAGAACTAAAATTAGAGTTATATTCAGAACAAGACTGTATGGTAAACAAATCTCCATCACAGACCTCGCCTTGAGAAAGAATACCATCATTACATTTAGGAAGAGTACATAAATTGGTGCAAAGATCTGTATTAACCTTATTTCCGTCATCACACTCTTCTCCATCTTCTTTAATCCCATTACCACATGCAGGTTCTGGGTTTTCTACAGGAACAGTCTCTTTTGAGCATGAAGATAAGTCTATCTTACATGAACTACAGGATATGTTACCTTTATTATAATCACCATAAAAAGAGCAAAGTAATTCATCATTTTGAATTACTGTATCACACTCCTCACCTTCCTCTATAATCCCATTACCACATACGGGTTCATCTTTAGGAATCTCTGACTGGTTGGTTTCCTTTGAACAGAGAGAGAGATCCACCTTACATTGAATACAATAAGCACTACCTTTATTATAATCACCAAATATATCACAAGACCCTAGAAAAATTCCTGAGTCACACTCCTCATTTCCTTCTTTAACACCATTACCACAAATAGGATCATCTACAGGATCATCTACAGGATCATCTACAGGATCATCTACAGGATCATCTACAGGATCATCCACGGGTTTATTGTCAAACTCTCTAGTGCAATCTGAGAAATCCAATAAACAGGAAGTACACTTAACTAAGCCATCAGAATAACCGTAGTCTGAACAAAGCTGAGATACGACAAAGAAGTTTCCCTCACAGACTTCTTCATTTGGAGAGATTTTACCATCCCCACAAACAGAACTAATAGTAGTAGAGGTCTCTAGTGTGTCAGGAAACACTCGTGAACTCTTTGTCTCCTCACTGCAAGAAGAAAGAATAACCATAGAAGTTAAAAACCAAAGAATCGCTTTTTTCATAACAAATCTCCTTTGTGCAATTTTTGTAAAATTGATCTCGGGGGAAAAGAAACCCATTTTCAATCCCTAAAAAGACTACGGAAATTTACTTAAAAGTAAACCCCAGACTAACTCTCTTAGTCTGGGGTTCATTTAACCTAACTCTACTCTTTATGTTGACTATTTTTCCACTTTTACTTCCTCTGCTTTAGGGGCATCCGCGGGAACTGTTTCTGCTTTAGGGGCATCAGCAGGTTTAGCCTCATTAGCAGGATTTGGAACTTCAACAGGCTTAATCTCATCCGCTTTCTTTTCCTCTGCTTTAGGGGCTTCATCTTTCTTAGCTTCGTCAGCTTTTAGAGCTTCAGCTTTCTTAGCATCATCTGTTTTAGCTCCGTCAGCTTTTGGAGCTTCCTGTTTTGCAGTCATGGGTTCATACTGAACGGACTGATTCTTACAGGCGGTTAAAGCACAAAGAGCAACTAAAATAACAAATAGCTTACGCATATTCTTTATTCTCCTTTCAATGTAAAGAAGGGTTCTTAAAAATTAACTGTCTGAGTCTATTAGGTAGTTACCATGTTTTCGGCATCCAGAAGTAAAAGATCGGAAACTTCAATTCATCATCGTAACCATTTACCCAAATAGCTGTGTATGTTATTAGACCCAGACACAAAAGACTGAGTACAAGCATATTAACCTCCTTATAACCACGATGTATGTGTAGGTGGTTATAAGGAGATAGATAAATTAGGCTTACTCTTTTACCCAAGACTGGTTTACGAGAAAAACCTTATTGGAACAATGGTAACATCCTAAAGAGTGATATAGTTTTGTACATGCTAGGCAGAACTCTAAGGAACTAGAGTGATAGCAGTAATGACAAGATGTTAGATATGACGAATGATAACAATTAGTACAGTAAGCACTTTTCGTTAAACCTACACTATACTTAGTATATATAGTGGAAATAGAGTTATAGGTATGGTTGCACTTATAACACCCTACACAGTATTGAGAGTGTGTGCAACCAATACACGCTATATTACTTGGCTTCGATATACCTAATATCTTTGGTGGTCTTCGATGCAGTTTCGTCATTCATAGTCTTATAATTATAAGTAAAAGTGTTTTGAATCGTCTTATTAGAACGTGGAGTGTGATTCTGTGGTCTATGCTCACTAATTAAAATAAACAAGCACCCGATAATAACCACTAATTCAATAATATGATGTATCTGCAAATCCTTTGCTCCTAGCCTATGTTAATCATCTCCAAGAATATGTGAAGCACAGACAGAACCGACAGTGTACTTCTTCCCATCCTTTCCTTTTAATACAACAACCGTGGTAATTCCTCTACCACAAACAGCACACTTTTTAGGATCTTTTACTTCCTGTGTATCCACTTCCACATACTTCTGATTAGGAATCTCTGTTTCCTCTTTGACATGTTTTAGTTTAAGCATAACTAATTCTCCTTTTTAGCTCCATATTTCTTTAAAAGTTCTACTAAATCATCCCTTCCATTTTTATGAGCTATATCTAAAGGGTATTCCCAAGGTGAAATTCTTGGGCGATCTGGTAATGCTCCATGTTTTAATAAAACATTTATAATATCTATATCTCCACCACTATCTAAAACTTGAATCAAAGGCGTTTTTTTATTAGGTAAAAGTAAATTTGGATTTAATCCAAATTGAAGGAAAATATCTAAAAGATCAGCATCTCCTGTTTTAAGAAGCTCTGGCATAAATCCACCATGATAATTACCTAATGAATCATATTGACTATTTATATCAAAACTACTTTGTGATAAATCTTTTTTTAATTTTACATAATCCCTTTTCTTTATATCTTCTTTAATATCCTTTAAGGTAATATTACTTAAATGTACTCCTTTAACTACAGGTAACTCTACATTAAGGTCTCCACTACTCTGAAATTCCTTATCTGTTGAATCAAAAATACCAACAATTTTATTATTTTTATCTTGAAGGACACAATATTTCTCTTTAGGATCTTTCTTAGAGAGATAAAAATAGTACCCACCATCCAGATTTTTATTATCTATATAACTATGGAACCAAGAATTACCGTTAGTAGAAGAAGTTATACACCATTTAGTACCAGACCCATATAGTTTAGCGGCTGTATAATCAGTAATCTTATAAACTACCCAATCAGAATCCTCATATATTTTCTCAGCTCCCTCTATTTTATCACTTTTTTTCTTATCACCTGTACTAAGATAAGTTGAAATAAAAGACTGAATATAATCTTTATCTTGTTTCTTCAAACGACTAAAATTTCTAAACTTAGAATAAGTTTCTAAAATATAATCTCTTAGTTTAGCATAGTTATTTAAGTAAGTATCTTTATTCGTACTATCTAACATATAATTATGTAAACTAGGTATATCTCTATAGAAAGAGAGACGCAAAATTTGGTCTTCAATGATAAGATTATACTTCTTTATAAACATATCCTCTGTTTCTTTACCCCATTCTTTATCATCATTAAATTCTGGATATTTTTTCTTCAAGTCAGAAGGTGAAGGTATCTTATCTCTGATTTTCATATAATCATCAAATAGTTTGTCACCCAAGTAAGCCTTTAAATCATCTAAATCTTTCTTTGATTCTAAAGTAAGAATAGACTCATATACTCTACGTAACTTCACCATATTATATATCCTTTATTTTTATTATAAAGACTTTAAAATACCCTCAGCAATACCTTTAGCGATAGCAATTCTATATTTCTCCGAGTTATAGAGCAGATAGACTTCCTGTGGATTGGACATAAAGCCACACTCTACAACGACACTAGGCATTGTTGTATGACGTAAGGTGTAATAAGCAGTAGTGGATTTTACACCACGAGATTTTATGGGCTGATCCTCATTATTTATATCCAGTCTAAAATCCTTCACTCTCTCCATAATAGAGTTCTGAATATTCGTAGCAAGTGTCTTAGACTTGGATTTCTTAGAATCATAACACCATGTCTCTATTCCATTTGGTTCTTCACTAGTGCATGAATTACAGTGTATAGAGACAAAGAGTTTAGACCCTTTAGAATTAGCAAAAGCACATCTGTTTGCTAAAGAAATATCGACATCCGTAGTACGGGTCATAGACACTTCTACCAAAGACGAGGAACTAGGACAATGATCATTTATAATGTAGTTGTCTCCTTCCTTAGTGGCATAAAGAAGATAGTCTCTTACTTTAATGGAAATGTCTAAAGCTATATCTTTTTCTAAATAACCAAAAGTCTTTGAAACAGCTCCCGGCTGGATTCCACCATGTCCCGGGTCTATACAGATGTTTACTATTTTTGAAGTAGCCATAATGAACCCTCCATTAGCATAGTCTCCATGAAGGGTAGATAGGAATGAGGTTATTCTACATCATCCTCATCATCTAGATATTCTTCTCCCCACTCCTTCATTATTTCATCCTCTGTGAAATAAAGCTCTCGAAGTGTTTTTAAAACAGTCTTTGTTTCTTTGGTTACTGGAATGGAATAACTCTCTGCAAAGAACTCGTCGTCATAAAAGACAGAATCTTTAAGATAGTTAAGCATCCATTCCAGTTTCCACTCATTAAATTGAATTTTGGCTAACTGTGTTTGTTCCGAGGAAAGTGAGTTAATTAAAGGTGCGTATTTATTCTTTAAAAGGTCTATAATCTCCATAGACTTGAGTGTTACGTTACCTCTCCTAAACCTAAGAAGATCACGATAAAGCTCTGTAAGATTTACTTTTAATTTAGTATCTAACTGTCCTATCTGGTGAATTGCTGTATTCTCATCCTTGCTTAAACCAGAATAAATCTTAGAGAGGGTTGCGTAAGGATTAAAGCATGAATACTGTTCAGCGATTCTCTCTACTGTATGACCAACGGCTATCTCTTTTTCCATGTTTCATTACCAGTTAGTTTTCGTTAATCTAAAATATTCTTTTTTAATTCTGCGTCTATTTCCAGTGGAATAGAATGATCCTCTGCATAAGCTATTATACTCTCTAATGCAGATTTTAAATAATTTTTCTGAAAAAGAATATCCGTAGAATTGAGTGGTTTGTTTAAAATAATTGCGATGGACTTTATGTATTTAGAAAAGTTCGTTATTTTACCAACTACCACTTCCTCTTTTTCTAAATCCCCTCCATATACTGATGTATCTATATCATTATAAGGGAAAATTCTATGATTTTCAGAGAGCTTATTACCATCTACATCAAATCTAACAAGAATTTTCTCATAACTAAGAAGATCTACTATAAATCTTTTATCCCTAGTAAAAGACAAAACATTTGACGAACCTATCAAAGAGTTCGTCCATTTTCCTGAAGGTGATAAAGTATCATTAGGAATAATATACTTTACTGCTACTTGTAGAGTACAAAAATGATAAATATCTCCTACCTGCTTTGCTTCATATCTTCTTAATTTTACCATAATAGCCTCCTCGACTTCATAGCTACATAAAGTTGATAAAGAGCAATCTCACAATCTATTCTTCATTATATCTTTATACTCTTGTCCCACAATTTCTTTTATTTGTTCTGCACGAGAATCCTGATCAAACAACCAAGCAGAATCCTCTGTAAACTGAGCTACATTTGCATCAGAATTAAGATAAGATAGTGCATAAGTATCATCAAAATTTACCTGTCTTGGCGCACACTCAAAGCAGTTATACAAACTACCGACCACGCTATCGCAAACGTCCTTCGTATACCCATGTGCAGTATCTAAAATATGATCCACCTTATGCTTTTGTCTGTTATGTTGCAAGTTGAATAGTTCATGTTCTATTGTATCTGCAAACTGTCTATTAAATTTAACTGTACCTAAGAACATCTGATCTATAAAAAATAAATATGCCTTATCTGTACGATCTACTGACTGGTAACGAACAGGAAAACCTAATTCCTGTAAACGCTGTTGACTTGAGGAGCTATTATGAGAATATATACCATTTGCAACATACGCTTGCTCTTTATCTACAGATAAATCATAAACATCTGATTTACCATAACTTACTACAGAAACAACCTTATCAAAATAAGGTCTATAATTTCTAACTCCTATTAATTTTAAAGATAATCCTATATCTAAGGATTCTACATTACCTGTAATGCCTAAATGATATGAAGTCTTAGCCTTACATATCTTTCCAATAACTTCCATTTTACAAGCATCTCTAACCTTTGAGATAAATCCTCTTAATCCCAATCTATACTCCAGAATAAACTTAAAATCCTTTAATAACTGTATAGAGGTAGAACTACAATTTATCTGATGATTCACTGTAGTTCCATCAGCATCTATATAACCACATAATAAACTCAATAAGAAATTATTGGATAACCCTTTTACTAAATCAGGTATTTTTTTAGTATCACTCTTTTCTTTACAAAAACCTAAAGAATAAAAAAAGTCTGATATTTCCTTATAAGGAGCCTGTACAGAATACCCTGTAGTGGGCTGTACTTTTTTATAAACTCTATGAATATGACCTACAAAGTAAGTATCTAATAATATTTTTATTTTGTCTGCATATTTCTCACTACCAGTAGTAAAGTATACTCCATGATCTCTATTAGTTCCTAAATTACCATTACCTAAATAATACCCTACTAAATATGCTATATCTCTCTCCTTATAGAGATCTTCAAACAAATGATTATTTGAGTCATATACAATATAATCAGTATCTACTATATCACCTTGTTTAATATCGGATAAACTAATCCACTCCCAATTTGGTGTTTGTCTAACTTTAAATTTTTGAGGCGACCATTTATGTCCATTCCAAACTTTTGAATAATCCCATTTCCTACTTACTCTTATTCTATGATTGGGTGTACCTATTAATTCTTTCCCTCTTTTTGTAGTAACTCTAATAAGATCAGCATCTTGATAATGAAATACTTTATTGACTCTACATTCTCCACTATCATTAATAACAAAATCTCCCACCTTCACTTCTTTAATAGGTATGTTACCCTTTGTTGTATAAATCAAAGTATCTCCATGAAGACATTGAAATTGATCAAAGCTAATCATACCAAAGGTTAAATGAAGTTTGTCCCGCATATAAACAATAAACTCCTCAACCCTTGAAATTGAAATTTTCTTTGGTGGAGGTGGTGGCATTATTCTTATACAGAAATCATAAAAATAGACTGGGTGCTTGACACCATCCACCTCTTTCTCACCATACTTATAACAGCAAGCGATACCCGTTGTATCTGTACTTAGACTAAGGTCTATATGAACAAAACGAGGGCACTCTGGATGAAGGAAGGGTCTTCCAGAAAGATAGTACATAACTGTATTTATCTGAGAGTCATTCTGTGTTTCTATAACAAACTCATTCTTTGTAAAGAGATCTGGTATACCTGCATCCACACACTCCTCAAATACAGTTTTGTTATTAAATAAACCTCCAGTACTTTGAATGGAAAATCCTGAAACATCCTGTATAGACTTTAAAAGATTAACATCATATTGTGACCTAAAATTTATAGGTACATCATCTACTAAAATTCTTAACTCATTAGGCAATAATGCTACTGCATCCTTTATACTCATATCTGGCTTTACAGGAACATTCAGCTTTGCACTAATATCCATCACATCATTTATAATAAAAGGATCTATCTTATCATTGCCACAAAATACATAGAATACCTCGTTAGAAAAAGTCCCCTTTTCTTTTACGTCCCAGACTCTTGCACGATAATATTTAATGGTAGGATCAGTTAATGATCTTTGCTTTAATTCCTCTGTAAAACCAGAGGAATATGTACTGGAAGATACTACAATGGAAAGAGATTTATTTCCTTCCTTTGTCATAAAACGGGAAGCCTGACGTGCTACCAAACTTCTATGTAAATCAGATACCTCTGACATATCTGTTGAGTTACCACTGGCATCCGAAAAAAAGTTTGCTTCATCGACCATGCTACATACAACGTCTAGCCCGATAGCATCCCCAGTACCAGAACCGTATAGTGTTAAAACATTCTTAGGAAAACGTAATTCATCATTAGCTCTTTCATATCTAGGGAAATTCTCTCTAAAGTAAGGTATAGAATCTATGGTCTCTCTTAGTTTTCTAAATGTCGTATTCTTAACTTGTTTTTTTGTAATACAAAAAAGAAGGAATACCAGAGCGGCGGTATCCATTCTTAAGCCAAGATGTTTATGGATATTCTCATAACAGGAAAGCTCATAGAGGAAACGAACCATGAGATATACACCTGCGGTTGATTTACCAGTTCCAATGCCGCCTGATGCAATCACTATATTATAGTTCAGTTTCCCATCTTTAAAAGTATCTTCAATAACCTTAATCCAAAAAGGATAGAGAGCTAAACCTTGCTGTCCTACATAATAAGGATCTTTCACCCATTCACTGACTGGAATAATTGGACGTATAAGCTCCTCTTTTTTAACGGAAAGTTTATTAAAAATCTGCTTTAAAATATAGTCTCTATCTTTATTAGCCATAATACACCTAAAAGAAAATCCACAAAAGGATTATTCTTCCTCTGTGGATTTTAAGGAAACCAAACTTTCCTTAATACTGGCTATTGCGTCTGGCGACAACGACTTCAATAACTTGTAAACCTCATCCACTTCTTTATTAGAAGATTCTTCTTGTGGAATCTGTATAGCCACCTTACGTGCCAAGTCCAAAATCTCCAAAGACGCTGTTTTAGCCTGTTTATAATTCTCTTTAATAGAGTCGTTATCCTGATTAAGGAGATTGTCCTCATCAAACAATACTTCCTCTGCTTTTACCATGTAATTTGTCAGCTTGGATAAACGCTTTAAATTAAGTGTAGAGTAGAATGTGAGAAAAGCATTGAGACGGGAAACAATTGTAGGAAGATTCTTAACAAGATCCATAGGTAGCTCTTTTAAAACTTCCTGTAATTCTGTGGACTGTGCTTCAGAAAGCTCCGAAGGCTCTGTCACTTCTACATCTTTATCAGTCATCTTCTAACTCCATATCATTAGTATCACCGCCCTGTTGTTCTAACTCCTGATGAACAGCTTGAATAATCTCATGTATTACAGATGGATTCTTCTTATATTTCTTAGCTAGATAGTCTATTTCATATATAGAGGAATCATTGTAAATTTTAATATATTCAGCTCTTAGTAAAACCTTATTGACGGCAGGTACATGAATATTATCACCTTGAAAGATGTCTAAAAAAGGAAGGAATTTATCACCTAAGAAATTCTCCAATACACGAAATGTATTCGTACCAGAAAGATTGTCCAGAATATCGGATAACTGTCCACGTTCTTTCTTACTCAAATTCGCTATCTTTAGTAATTTTCCCGGCTCTCTCATTTTCCTTCCCTCTATTCCAAACTATCAGAGTTATCCTTCTCTCCCTCGTAGAGACGCCATAGTTTTAACGATAAAAGATGTGCTTCCTCTAAAGTACTAAATTCATACTTAATAGGTAATTCATCTGTATAGCATTCCATAGAAATCTGAGTGTCTAAGATCTCATCCTCTGTAGGAACATCCTTTCTGCGGTGATAAAGATAATTAGACATCGTATTTCTAGCTCTAGTGAATAATACATTCCGTATAGAGCGTGGTAACTCATCACTCTTTTCTAACAGAAAAAGAAATTCTGCTAAATCAGTTATGGCTAAAGATATTAAATCCTCTGTATCATACGTGCGATAATAACGATAACACACTGTACGACTAAGATTCTGAATATATCGCCAACCGTAGTCTGTAATTTGTGAGTCCTTTATGTAAGACTCCAAATTATTTGAATTATTTGCCTTACCTCTTGACAAGTCCCCACCCCTCGGTATAATCACCAGATAATATTTCTGCTTCTGGTGAAGTTAAAATAACTCTATCTTTATTATTTCGATATGTCAATAACTCTTTAAAAGAATATGTAGGGTATTGATAGATGCAATAAACAACACCCTTCCAATCCTTTTTGTGTATATACGAATTATATACAGATTTTAGCCTTAAAAAATGTCTATTTAACCAGAATACTAAATGCTTTTTAGAATCATACACCTTTACTACAAAACAAGGATATTCTATTTTAGGGATATACGGTGTATTCATTATTAAGCATTCCTAAAGACAATGACCATAGAAGGGAATGGGGCCGAGTTTTTAGAATCACCAAACTTTAGGCGACCTTTTATGAACCGTATTTCCACATTCTCTTTTTTGTAAATATAGGTATGAAACCAAGCGGTATCTGTTCTGGCAGGGATAAGCATTACAGCCAAACCTTTATGTGTAGCACATTTCTCAACCCACTTGTCTATTCCTCTGCCATAAGGCGGGTTACAATAAACACGGTAATTTCCCCAGTCCTGCTTTAATCCATCTGTCTCTTTAGTAAAGTAAATATCACATTTATGATTCTCATCTGTGGCACAAGGGTCTAGTTCAAAGTGAAACTCCTCATTTAGATGGTCATAAAAGTCCTGCGGCGTTGCCCATTCAGGTGTATTGGATGTAAAGAGGGATTTATTAATACTCATTTTTGTTCCTTAGAAAGAGACTGATAAATGGCTAACATAGCTGTCTGTGCTTGTGTGGAGTTTTGAAAAGATTTTATCACCCAATCCTGTATGCAGAATTTAACTATATTTACAGTCTGTTTACCAAGTGCAGAAGCAATCTTTTTAATCCTATCATCCTGTACAAGATCAGGATCAATAGATGCTCGCATTAGATTTAAAAAGTATTCCTGCCAATCATCTTTAAGATATGAAACTGGAATACGGGATAATTCTGACACAGTATCTAATACGGAAACACGATCTGTTTTTAGTATGGCTACTATGAAATTATTTAAGAGAGAGGTGGTTGGTAAATCCGATTTTAAAAACTCTTCCTCTCCAATTAAATTAACTTTATCCAGAAGCATGTGTGCATTACGCATTATTCCTCTACTGCGTGTAGCAATCACATCCAGAGTGGTTGAGGATAAAGAAAGCCCTAGCTCTTTAGCGTGCTTGTCTATATCCTCTTTTACTTCCTTAGAGGATTTAGCTGTATAAATAAGCTCCAATGAACGTGAACGGATAGTGGGTAAAAGTTTATCTGGATCAGTGGTAGATAAAATAAAGTAAATTCCTCTGGGTGTCTCCTCAAACACTTTAAGTAAAGCAGATTGTGCGGTCTTGGAAAGTAGGTGTGTTTCATCAAGAGTGATAACTCTATTATAACCTCTGGCTGTAGTAATAAAGATGTCCCTTAATTCTCTTATAGAGTCCACATTACCCATTGCAGAGGAATCAAATTCTGTGTACCACGGGACATTATTTAAATCTGCTTTACAGGTATCACACTCACCACAAATATCATTCTCTTTTAAATGTTTACAATTTAATGCTTTAGCAAACAGTCTGGATGATGTGGTATTGTGTGTAACAATAAAGTCATTGCATAAGAATAAGTGGTCTGGATTATCCACTAAGAAACAAACCATCTCCCTCTGTTCTTCCTCTTTTTCAATTGAGGTAATGGCAATCTTGGTTGTATCTATATGGCTGTTATATGGCCTATCTTCAATCTGTCTGGTCTTAAATAGCTTCTGTATTGTTTTCCTGTTAGCCTTAAAGTAAAAGACATCTTTATTTACGCCCTCTATTATAGAGACGACTAAACCAAGACTATTAACAAGCCTTTGGAAAGACTCTCTCATACTTTGTTCTATTTCACAGAATACATTATTATCATTAGAGACTGTTCCTCTAACATCCATAATACCATGCAGAATATCCCAACGTTGTGGAATACTTCCTTGCAAGTAAATTTCTGGTATAATGCTGTTCTCTACATCCGTGAGAATATCTCCATAGAATGCTTCTTTAGAGATAATATTTCCCTGACTGTCTTTTGGAATAGAGTATGACCAAATAAGATTGTACTCCCACTCTATATTAGGCATTTGAGATTTAAGAATATCCAAATACTTACCACTGTATAATACAGTCGTTTTATCCACCTCTGATTCAGTAAGTAAAAGGCCTAATACATAAGGTGGAATAATGTACGGTTTAGAGGAATACTGGACAGGTTTATTAACGGGAATTTCCACCTCTATATTACGATCTATGATATTCTGTAAAGACAGCGTGTTAAAAGCCCCTGTCTTACGATCTATAATTGTCCATAAATGTTCCGAGTTACAATAAACAACTCTGCCATCCTCAAATTTTACCTTATAAGAATCCAATAAACCTTGAGGAAACACTCCCGTTACCTGTGTCGGCTGTCCTGTATGATCAAACAGGAAATCTCCTATCTGAATATCCCCTGCTCTTTTTAATCCAGAAGGTGTCGGTATCATGGAATTAACATCCAATGCTTTACCACTACCAAAAGAACCTTGAAGGATAATCGTAGAAGGGCCTTTGTCTGGATTCTTAGCCAAAGTCATAAGAATCTTATTATTTAACCTGTTTCCAACAACCTGTGAGAATGTCTGTGGACGTAAAGACTGTATTAACATTGGTATTCCGTAAGTGCTTGCAGAGATGTTTTTATTAGCAGAGATTCTAGCTCAAACTGTATTAAGTTATTGGCAAAAAGATGATTGAGGGTGTCTCCAAAGTCTTTATTATTTAAAGGTGGCTCAATCTTCTTCACCCTACCCTTATACTTATAATACATCTTTTTATATGCCTGTAATCCTGCCTCATCATTATCGAACCCTACTATAATGTAAGGTGCTGTTTCAAAAAGAAATTCCTGTAAGAAGTTGGATACGGTAACACCGAAGGTGGCTATCACATAAGGATAATACTGCCTAAGAAAATCTGCATCCAAACAAGACTCTACAATCACCCAAGGTAATGTATAAGGCTTATTGTTTATCCCTGCACCATAAGGTGTTTTATACTCAGAAAAATAACGGAAAGTCTTTGTATAGATGGGTCTTAGTAAAAGCACAATTACT